ATATGTAAAAAAAATTGAAAAAAAAATTTGAAATGTATAAAAAACTATTTTTTATTTGATAATTATAATGCTTTTTTATATTTATATACACTTAAAAAGTAAAAAAGACTATAAAATAGACAACGTATATAATAAAGTTAATAATTTGAATTATAATTTCATTTTTTTTTTGAATTAATATAAAAAAATGTTAATTATTATTTTTTAGTTCTTATTAAAAAATTTTTCATAAACTAGACCTATTTTTGTATAATCAAAAAAATTATGATTAACTTTTTTTTTTTGAATTAATATAAAAAAATGTTAATTATTATTTTTTAGTTCTTATTAAAAAATTTTTCATAAACTAGACCTATTTTTGTATAATCAAAAAAATCATAATTAACATTTTTTTTTTTTGAATTAACATAAAAAATGTTAATTATTATTTTTTATTTTTTAGTTCTTATTAAAAAATTTTTCATAAACTAGACCTATTTTTGTATAATCAAAGAAATCATAATTAACATTTTTTTTGAATTAATATAAAAAAACGTTAATTATTATTTTTTAGTTCCATCATTATTAAAAAATTTTTCATAAACTAGACCTATTTTTGTATAATCAAAAAAATCATAAAGATAAGGCGCAAACAAAATATAATTTGGTCCTAAAAATGTTACTGTGTCACATAATTCAACATGATTATAAAAACCAAAAATATTACAAAAAGTATCAACGTTATGAGGAAATATTTTAGATTCAATTGTGTTTCCTGGGTGTTTTATTAATGTATCGAAATAGTCTAAAATATGTAAATTATTAAAAATTAACTCGGTCTCTGTTGCTAATTTACATTCATATTGCAATTTTAAAATTAATAATAAATTTTCTAAATTTTCTAAATTTTTAATACAATGGTATATCATTGATTTATAATGTTGTAGCAATATTATTTTGTTTGGTTTATATATATTTGCAATTTCAGCCATATTCATAGTATTGGAATCAGCAGATGTTCGACCTTCAGGAAATTTAACTTTATTATTTTTTATAATACTGTCAATTTCCAAATTATATTTATTTATTAAATGATCATCATCTATAGCTTTTTTTTCTAACATTTTAAGAATTTCATTATATTTGTCAATATTATAAGCATATAAATTACGTATAATTATGATATTACAATATAATTTAATGCTAATGCTAAACTTAAGAAAACTATCATAAACTTTAATGTTATAACAAAAGGCGTCTGTTGATGTTTTCAATTCAGGAAATTTATTAAAATTACTATTTTTATTTTCTGAATCTTTTTTTTCTAAATTTATATTTATTTCTGTTTTTTCATTTATATTAGGTTTATTTTGTTTTGCAATCAAATTATTTAATTCACTATTAGTTATCTTATCAAATTTTTTAGTTTCATTTAAGAACTTGATTACCAAATCTAAATCTTTAATAACTGTTATTATTTGTATTAAAGATGCACTTGTTATTAATATACCTTTTTCTAATACTAAAGAATCTATTATAGGACCATAATGTAATTTTAATATACCTTTAATCTGATTCTCATCACAATAAGTAACATGAATAATATTATCTATTCTTCCTGGTCTTATTAATGCTGGATTATTATTTAAATATGACATATTATTAGCTGTCATTATTGTTATTCTACCATGATATTCATCAATACCATCTAATAATTGTAATAATGTTGATACTTGGATATCATTATATCTTGCTAAATTAGTTGTGTCTATATCTTCTATTGCTACTATATGAGGCGTTCCTGGTTTTATATATTTATAAATCATTTCATTTGCTGTATTTACCATATTTGTTGTATTTATAACATCAAAACTAAAAGTAAAAATAGGTAAATTATATTCTACGGCAACACTTTTAATAATACTTGTTTTACCTGTTCCTGGTTCTCCATATAATAGAAAACCAATTTTATAAGGTAATCCTTTCTCATTATATATTTGTAATTGTGATTTAGTCAAAAAGATTTTTATTTTTTCAACAAAATTTTTATTAACTGAATCAGATAAAATAGTATTAATTAATCTTTTATTAGTTTTTGATATATTTTTATTCCAACCAGTAAATGAACTAATGTTATTTTTGTTTTCACTATTAATAGAAATTAAAGGTTTAAATATTACTAAATCGTAATTTTCACATGTTAATGCTATGCGATCATGGATATTTTTTATATATTCTTGTATTAATTCAACATTAGTATTACAACTTATTTTATAAGAATTTTTATTCTCAATAGTTATATGCATTTTGTATTTTTTATTATTTTTTTCAAATATATCAATTATTGTAGTTTTGCAAAATTCTACTGCTTCAAAATTTGTATTATAATCTTCTTGTATTGTTTTACATGCTTTAATTTTGTCAATATGGTTACTGATTATGTATTTACCAAATGATTTATAATACAGCATAGTATTATCTAATATAACATATTTTTTTTGAAAATAATATAATGGCATAAAATTTATTAAATTTGATATGATATCAAATATAAATACAAGTAACGACACTATTAATTTTGATAAAGGATAAGCCAATAAGGATCTAGTTGATAAATCATCAATTGGTATATATTTTATTAATAATGTTGGTAAAATAGTATTAATTGTTTCAATTAATATATTATTCATTCTTGATTAAATATTGATTATTGTTAAATATATTAATATTTAAATTTTCATTTTTTTTTAATTTACTAATAACATTAATTTTATATTTTGTTATTATTTATTATTCATAATGATTATTTTTTAAATAAATATTTAGTTTTGTATTTAATGTATTTATCTAAATATTTATCTCCGGAATAATTACTGATATCTACTAAATAATTATCGATATTGTCATTTATTTCATGATTAGGTTTATAGTTTGGATCTATAATTGTTAATAACATGCCATCTACTATATCGCGATTTAATTGTATTATGCTATCTTTATCATAATCATGAAAACCTATTTTATCATTAATTTCTAATAATTTAATATGACCATTATCATTTATCATAATATCTGCACCAAAAATCTCAAAACATTTTTTACTTTCAGAAAAACAACCTGCATTTATTAATTTTAAAATATGATAAAATAATATCTTAATTTGTTCAAATATTATTTGAGATTGCTTTTTATCAAAATCATCTGGAAAGACATATCCACAATTAGCAACTAAACAATGAGTATCATGTATTTCATTGTTTTTATAATCTGATTTTTTATAATTTTGTTTGGCTGTAGTTAATTTTGATTTTTTATATACATAACCTTTTTTATTAGTTGCATCATATAAAAAATATACTCGTAAATGAAATTTTTTATTATCATATAGAAAAGGATTCTCAATGTATCTAGCTAGAACAAAACCATCTTTAAGCATACGATTATCGTTTTTTTTATTTTTAAATTCTTCAAAATATTTTATATACTCATCATAATTTTTAAATATTTCAATACCTACACCTAAACATGAACCAATTGGTTTTAAAATATGTATGTTATTGAATTTTTCAACATTTAAATAATTATGTTGATCTACATATTGTTGTTTCATCATGTATTTTAATGCTATTTGTTCATTGTATTTTATAAAATTATTATATAACTTGTTTTTATCACATATTTCTAATTTATCAGAATTTACTAAATTTTTTATATCCGATTTTATATTATATAATGATCTATCATATACAAATTTATCATCAACGAACATAAATGTTACGTAATTATTTTGATTTTGTTTTTTCCATCCTCTAGATTCTAATTGTTTTTCAATATATTTTTGATCTAGATCAATTGTTTTTATTAAATATGTATTCATTATATTATATATAAAAAAATTAATCAAGATTTTCAAAATTTAATTTAAAAATGATCATACATTTGTTATTATTCCATATAGCATTATTATTTTATAGCTGCCTTAATATTATTTTTTGTAATGGTAGTAGTAAAATAATTATCATAATGTTCGAAATATCCTCTTGGATAAAACATATCATGACCAAAGTCTGAATAACTAAAAAATGGACACGTAAAACTATTGTCAGTTGAATCATATCCATATTTCTCATCTTCATTATCATCTTCATTATCATCTTCATTATCATCTTCATTATCATCTTCATTATCTTCGTTGTCATTTTTATTGTTAATTAATTCGATATGATCATACCACTCGAAATCTCCAAAATCTCCAAAAACTCGATTATCTTTTATGACTATACAATGATTTGAATATTTCTCTCCAGGACAGATATCCATCACATCCATTCCATATGATATGCATACATTATATTTCACACTAACTGAACATCCTGAAATTGAATCAAACCAATATTTAATTTTAAAACTCAATAATATGCGATCTGATTTCAATCTTTGAAGATGACTTTCACTAAGTATTTTGCATTCATAAATATGAATCTTCTTATAATTAATGAATTTTTCAGAACCATAAAAAAGACTCGTTGTTTCAATTGTAGGTAAATATTGAACACAATGGCCTATAATTCTAAATTGCATGCCTCGATAATTACTAAATACTAAATTTTCGCCGTAATGAACTTTATTATTTTTATTGTTTAACAAAAATATTAATTTTTTTCGTTTATTATTATTTAAACTAGGACTAATTTTATAATAATCATTATTATAGTAATATTTTTTTTCATTATTATCAAAATTATCAGATTCTAAATCTTTATTATTCTTATAATTCAAATCATTAATTCCTAAATCTTTATAATTACTATCTTCATGTTCAGAATCATTAGCCTCTAAATTTTCATAATTTCCATTATCTTGAAAAATATCGTCCAAATCAAATAAAATTTCGGTGTTTGTGTTTTTAACTTTATTTGACATTGTAATTTTTTGTATCAAGTTATGTTATTAGTTTATTGTAATATGGTATATTTAAAAATATTATTTTCAATTTTATATTATGTTTGTTAACATACTTATTAAATAATATTTATCGTAACGATTTATTAATATTTGTTAATATTTGTTAATATTAATATAACAATTTTATTATTATACTTGGTAATATATATAGATGATTGACATTTTAAAAGAAATGCAAATAATTAAATACAATAATTTTATCGTCGATAATAACAAACAAAATTTACAATTTATTAAAATTAACAAAAATATTATTAAACAATTAGATAAAAATGATTTAGACAAAATAACAAATATATTATTAGAATATTTTAAAACTAACAAAATAGATTTTCCATACTTTAGAATGTTCGGATATGATATTTATGAACTATTTAATAATATTAGGAATGCAAATAATAAATATAAATTTACAAATTCTGAATATAAAATTAATGAACAAAAAGATATGACATTAAAATTACCAATTACTTTTACTTTAGATCATAAAACATGTAAATATTATTTATATGAATATAATGCTGAAGATTATAAAAAATTAGATATATTAACAGATTATTTTGTAGAAAATAGCAGATTATTATGTTTAAGGAAATATATGAAAAAGAATGCTATCGAAACATGGTATAATTACGATGATATAGTCAAAAAAACAATATTTAATACTTTAGTTAATAAACAAGAATTTAATGTAGAAAATTGTAAAACATATTATCAAAAATTAACTCATGAATGTTCAGGTGAAAAAGCATCATTTTATGTATTATTGGAATTTTTGTATAATAATAATACAACAAATATTAAAATATTGGATGGTTGTGCTGGTTATGGTGATAGATTATTAAGTGCAATGGCTTCTAATGTTGCCGAATATATAGGTGTAGAACCAAATAAATTATCTCATTATGGATTTAATGAAATGATTAAAAAATTTCAACCTTTGTGTAATAAACAAAATAATTATAAAGTATATTTAAATGGTCTTCCTGATGTTTATGATTTATTCGAGGAAAAGTATAAACATAATTATTTTGATATTTGCCATTTTTCTCCTCCTTCGTTTGATTCTGAAATATATTCACAAGATTCAGAACAAAGTGTAAAATTATATCCTACTATGGAAATTTGGACTACTGAATGGTTATATAAAACGATAAAATTGTTATGGAAATGTCTTAAACCTGGGGGTTATTTTATATGTCAAAGTATATTAATTGATATTATTAATCCTTTTATGTATTCGAAATTAAAAAATTCATTATATATGGGTGTAATTTCTTATTCTACTATGTCAGGAAGAAATAAACCTTTATGGATATGGAGAAAAAATACTGATTTAAAAATTACCAATGATATGTATAATTTACCTGATAAAAAATCTGTTTATCAAATGATTGACAAAAAATATCGGGATTTATACCAAAAGAAAAAAGTAGCATTAATAACATCAAAAAAGTTTTTTTGGTTTCCTAAATCTATAAATAATTTAAAAAATATAGCATATGATAATAATATCAAAATAGTCATTAAAAAATTTGATGAAGATAAAATAAATCCAAATAAATATTCAGGTTGTTTGTTGTTTTCATCATGGGATTATTTTAATAATATTGATAAATTTTTATCGTTATTGGAATCATGTAAAAATATTATGATAAATCCATATAAAACTATAAAATGGAATATTAACAAAAAATATTTATTAGATTTACAAAAATGGAATATTGATATAATACCAACTTTTATAGTAAATAAATCTGTTGATTTTAATAATTATTTAACAAAATATAAAAAAATTGTAATGAAACCTTTACAAGGAGCAAATTCGTATAATATTTTTATGTCTGATAATATAGATTTTTTAAATGATAATAAAAAAAATTATGATGATGAATTTATTATTCAACCATTTTTAGAAGAAGCAAAAATAGAATATTTAATGGTATTTTTTAATTACGAATATTCACATCATATAATTAAAAAAACTATTATTGATAAAGATCAACCGTCGAGACTTAATAAAGTTATAATAAATAAAGGATTGCCGCAAGATTTTATAGAAATAGGTAAAAATATTTTGACAACAATAAAAAATAATGGTTATGATACTGTATATGCTAGGATAGATGGTATTTTATATAATAATAAATTTCATGTTATGGAAGTAGAATTAATAGAACCAAATTTATTTTTTAATGATGTTAATAAAGAAATTATAAGTAATTATTTTAAAACTATAAATGATTATATTAAATCATAATCATATTATTTTATAATAATTATCATTATCATAATCATAATCATATTATTTATCATAATCATAATCATAATCATAATCATAATCATATTATAATCATAATAATAATCATAATCATAATCATATTATTCTATAATAATTATTATTATTATCATAATCTTTTTCAGAAAAAGTACAGGTACAAATATTTACTGTATCATTAATTGAATTTGTTGTTTTATATGTTTGATTCAAACAGTCTTCATCTAATTTAGTATCATTGACATAACAATATAATAATGCGCCTAATAAAATGCCTACCATTAAAGATTTTGAAATTAAAATTAATGATAAATATATACCATATAATACTGATATTAATATTAAACTGGTTCGTATTAAATCATAATGGTCTAAATTACAATCATAATCAATAGTTAAAAAGTAGATACTAAAACTAAAAATTATCGAACAAATTATTAAATGAAATATATCATAACATATGTTTCCATTTACACATGATTTTATAATTAGAGTAATAATAGAGATTAATAATAATGTTGAAATGTAAATACATTCATGAAAACCAATATTTAAAATTGTTACGAACATGTATATTATTGTAACAATTTTAAATATACAATAAGCAATTTTGCTTAAGACGCCTAATATTATAAAACAGCCACATAATGCAGTTTGCAGTTGTTGCATTTTAATATATTTTTTAGTAATATATATATACTAATTTAAAACATATAATTTCATTTTTTTTTAACTTGTAATATATACGGACGAAGACGTGTAAATAGTTGCTAATTTATTAATATAGGTATATTAATATAAGTATATAAGTATATTAATATTACTAAAAAAAATTGAAATTAATATCCTATAATATGACCATTATTATGATTTTATATATATAAACAATGTCTAAAAGACCAAGCTTGCCTGATTTTTCTTTTCGTTTTGAACCACACACAGCTCGTGAATTAGAACGTTTGCAAAAAGTATATCACGAAACACATTTCGCAATTGCTCAAGAAAGGTTTCGTTATATATGTCAATTTATTAATAATAAAAATATTGTCAATATTTCTACAAATCATGATAATATAAAAAAAGTAGAAGAATTAAAGGAATTAGGGGACGAAACGGCGGACTTTGCCCTAAAATTATTTAAAATACAATATTTTATTTAGTTAAAATAAAATTGAATTTTTTATTCTTAAGCGAGTCTTTAAAAAAGACCTTATTAAACAATGTCTCACTACGATTTCTGGACTTCTACCTTGGCGATAGCTTTCAAGCAACAAAAAATATATTATATATTAATCCTAACATTAATTACATATATAATTGTTCCAATTGTTGTCGCTCACTTAACTATTGTTTTTACTGAAAATGGTAATAGTGCATTAACATTATTAATACTAGATTTTGTTAATAATTTACTAGTTATGTATATTTTGAATCCTTTGTATATTAATTTGGCAACATTTGCAGAAATTAAAATTATAAAAAAGGAACACAAAAAATATAACAATATATCCTTTGAAGATAAAACAATTAAAACTAGTTCTGAACATAAAGAAGCTTTATGTCCTTATACATCAGCTTCATACATGTTAATTGAATGGGGTATGCCTAATGCATTAAGTTTGTTCGGGACTATTGTAGCAACATTGTATGTGTTTTATTATAAGGATTTATTACTGATCTTAATATCAGTTATTATATTTTTTGGTATAATATATTATTTCTTCATATCAAAAAAACAAAAACAATTAACTACCTTGGACAAAAAACTAAAACAAAAAAATCAAATGTTGTTCGCAAGAATCCAAATGTATTTGATTCCTTTTCAATACAAGGAATATACACCTAAAGATATTATTAAAAATTATGTCGAAATTAAAAAGAACCAAAAAACTATTACCAAACAATATACTATAATTTCTAGTTTTACATCAACAGCCAATAATATAATATCATTCATCGTTTGTTATACGGCTTCAAATGACGTTAATAATTTCTTATTACTATCAATTTTCATGAATCAATTAACTAGAGACATCAATAATACTATGTGGTTTATTAATCAATATAACAGATACAAAAATGACTATGATAATTATAAAAAATTTATGTCTAATGTATCTTTTAATGATGAACCTGAAAAAATAAACATTGATGATAATGGTTTAGTAATCAAAAATGTTAATATAAAAAGAGGCGATTATGTAATAAAATGTAATGATATAATCAAAATAAACAAGAATGATAAAATATTAGTTACAGGACCAACAGGACACGGGAAATCTAGTTTTGTTAAAGCTTTATTTGGTCTTATTCCTGGAATAACTTTAGAAAATAACAATCCTAATAATTATTATCATACTGTCGCAGATTATTATCAAGAAATTAAAGAAAAAATGCCATCTAGTAAAGTAACAATTAGGGACTTTTTTAAAGATCAACAGGATAATGACTTGATTAAAACTTATCTTGAATATGCATGGTCTCAAGATAATGAATATCAAGGAATTATTGCTAATATTAAGGCTAAAGCGGTTGATAGCAATGATTATGAATGTCCTGTTATTGTAGGACACGAATATGATTTACCTATTAATGAAACCTTATCAGGTGGCCAAAAATCAAGATTAATTCTTTGGTCTCGTTGCTATCAATTGGATCAATTAGATAAACAAATATTAATATTGGACGAACCGATACCTGATGTAGATTATAACAATTATCTCTATAATATTCAATCTATTTTTAAAAAATATGATAACAAAATGATTATCATGATTGCTCATTTACACGAACAAACTAAAAAAGACTTGAATATTGACTGGAATAAATTTATTAATATTGAAAATGGTTTGATTAAATTAAATAATTTGATTTAAATAATTTGACTTAATAAGTTAAGTAATAATTCCATATTTTGTATTCCAATAATATTATAATACTTTGATACTTTTTTCTGATTTTTTATATAGTTTTGTTTGTTTTTAATTTCAACAATTTTTTTATATAATAGCGAATTATTTGTAACATAAAAACAAGTATATAAAAATATTTTATATATTGTTAATATATATTTATTATAGTTTGGTTCCGTTCTATAATATTTGTAGTTTGATATCAAATTATATTTTATATCTTTTTGATAAAAAATATTTTTATTTATTGTATTTTTATAATTATTTAATATGTCATTAATTTTTTTTTCTAATATTTTTATTCTTATCATAGTAATTTCACTTTTATATTTTTCTTCTAAATTCATTTTATTATATTAATTACTATAATAATTATTTATTTGTGATAATTATTTGTTTGTGATAATTATTTATTTTAATAATTATTTATTTTAATAATTATTTATTTAATAATTATTTATTTAATAACTCAATTAATTCTTCTAATTTATCATAACCAATTATTTTATAATATTTTTGTCTTTTTTTTTCGTTGTTATTTTTAATAAATTTATAATTTAAAAACATCCTAGTTTTTATTATCATGTTCAACATTGCTATGAATAATGAAATAAATATTGTGAATATAACAAATAATATTGAAGTAATAATTGTAGTGTAAATTATATTATACGTTATATTTATAATAAACATAACAAAACATATTAAAAAAATTAATGATAATGTATTTAATATTTTTTTAGCTTTTTTTAATGTATTACAAGTATTCGTTATTTTATCAAAATTATATAATACATTACATTTATCATCTAAAATTTTGTCGAGTTTTTTAATAATATTATATGTTCTTGTTGTTTTATCAAAATTATATAATAAACCATATTTTGCATCTTTCGAAAAAAATAAATTGTTATCGTTTGTATTTTTATTATTTTGTTGTTTATATTCTTTTATTTTTTGATTAAATAAAACATGTAAATCATGTATTTTATCCATATTTATAAATAATTATAAAATAATATGAATATTATAACATAATAATTTCATTTTTTTTGGATAAAAAATTAATTAAAAAAAATTAATAAAAATATTAATTAACAAAACATAGCTTTAATAATAACTTGTGTTTCTTCATCAAGACTATAAAATTTCTTAATGAGTTCTTTTTCTTTATCAGTTAATAAAAGGTCGAAAACACTAAAAAAAGTTTCTTCACTCATAATTTTATGAATATTTTTGACTACAAATTTTTCACATACTTTGGTATTTAATAACTCGTTGATATATTTATTATCAACAAATTTATTTAATGTAAATTTATTATTAATAATCATATCTAAATTTTGTCGTAAATTCATTTCGTGTTTAAACTTGTCGCTTATTTCTTGTTTTTTAGCGACACTTGCATAATTATATGCCTTAACATATTTAGTAATATTCTTGGGTAAATTAATAACACGAATAACTCTTTTATAATTATTGTAACTATGTCTAACTATTGTTATTTGTTCTTTTTTAATTTGATAAGGCAAATCATAATAAATATTAGAATATAACATATTTACCATATAAGTTAAATTATCGTCACAATTTGAATCGCCCAATTTTAATATTAAAGTTAGTAGGGAAAATTGTTTTTCTGTTAAAGTTTCTAAATTAATAGGATTACTTTCATCAAGCAAACGAAACGTAAATTTATTTGCGATGAAATCTTCGAATACCATACTAAAATAATAATCATTATTAACTTCTTTCCTTGTTATGTTAATTTTCCAACTATTGTCAAAATTTAATAATATTAACATGTTATCCATTAGACTACATGCAATTAACAAATGATTTTGAATTTCTGAACAATTTGTTTTGATAAAAGTCATTATTTGCATTACTAGATCTTTTTTTATATCATATTCTTCTTTTGTAATATTTGTTTTTATTTTAATGTCATCCAAAACAATAAGATCTTCTAATCCTTCAACAAATTGCATTATTTAATATTATAGTATTATAGTATTATAGTGTTATTATACATTCTATAGATATACGTGCGATATGATTTTTATTTCAATTTTTTTTTTAATAAAAAAATTAATTATAATTAATAATAATTATTATTCATTATAATCAATTTTTTTTTTAATGAAAAAATTAATTATAATTAATAATAATTATTATTCATTATAATCAATTTTTTTTTAATAAAAAAATTAATTATAATGTATAATAATTATTATTCATTATAATCAATTTTTTTTTATAAAAAATAATCATAATATAATTAAACCAAAGCTTTAATAAGTGTTTTTAATTCTTCATTAGAATCATGATATTTGAGAATTAAATCAAGTTCTTCTTTTTTTAATACTGATTCGAATATACCAACAAATGTATCGCGATCCGTAATCGTAAATATATCATATTTAATGTAATATCTACAAGAATCATTATTTAATATTTCGTCAACTAATTTATCATTTTGTTCTTGATTTTTATTATTTAATTTGAAATTATTATTTTTGATTAAATCTAAAGAATTGTTAAAAATAGATTTCATTTTAAATGTATCACTTAAAATTTTAACATTCTCTTGTTCTTTGTTTAATAATTTTGTATAATCTCTTATTAAATTATTGTGTTTAATAATTTTCTTTTCTGTTTGCTTGACACATTTTATACTATGTAAATATTTATTATATTCCTTGTTTTTTATATTAACATATACAATTAAAACATTATTATCCACACGATATCCAATATCTTTTCTACTTAATTTACATGGTAATTCAGGATAAATATAATTTAATATAACATTAAAATTATTAACATCATCTAAATATAATTTCCTATCGCCTAATGATATATATAAGCCAATAATTGTTAATTGTTCTTGTGTTAATTCTTGAATATTTAATGATTTGAAACTCTTTTTTGATATAATCCAAGGACGATTATCATAACTAATAAAATAGGTCATTAAATTAATTTCGAATTTTTTTTTGTAATCCACAAAAAGAACATAATGTTGCGTATCTTTATTTAAAATTTTAAAATAATTATCACCAACACTGTAAATTTCGATATGTTTATGTATTGTTTTAGGTATATGATCTTGAATAAAATCAAGTATTTTAGCTAATTTTTCAGAATATTTCACATAATTATTAGCAATTGTACGATTTACAAATATTTCAATGTTATTGTATTTAACATAATCTAAATAACCTTTTTTTATTAAAATTGCCATTTGTTATAATAATTATATATAATAAAATACGCGATATGTTTTAAATTTCATTTTTTTTATAAAAAAAGTCATTAATGATTATAATTAATTGTTAATATATTAATTGTTTATATATTAATTAGCGCTTGAATAATCATCTTTAATTCTTCGTTAGAATCATAATATTTTGTCATCAAATCAAGTTCTTTTTCGTTTAATTCTAGATACAAACTGAAAAATGTATCTTTATCAACAATTGTAGTTATATCACATTTTATGAAATGACGACATGTCGAATTATAGACTATTGTATTAACAAAATCATCATCATTTTGTTCTTGGTTTTGATTTTGATTTTGGTCTTGATTTTGATTTTGGTCTTGTTTTATTGGTTTTAGATTAAAATTATTATTTTTAATTAAATTTAAAGATTTTCCTAATATAATTTTATTATTCTTCTTGTTTATAATTTCTTGTAAATTTTCTTTTTCTATTTTTAATTGTTCTGTGTCATTAATAATTTTATTTTTATTGTTATCAATTGATTTTTGTAATTCGATAATTTTTTGTTCAGAATTTTTAATATTAATGTTACTTTGATCGATATTTTTCTCAATATTTTTAATGCCTTGTATTTTTTCAATATATTCTAAATAATCATCATTTTTTGAAAAATTGATAACTATGCGATTAATAATATAGGATATATTATTTTGTTTCAAATGGCATTTATAATTTGGATAAATATAATTTAACATGACATTAAAATTATTTAAATCGTCTAAACGCAATAATGAGTCTCCTAATGACAAATATATACCGGCATAAATTAATTCTTCTTCGGTAAAAGTTTCTGCACTTTCTGCACTGTCTCTAGCATATATCATATATTCATTGTAATATTTAGATAAATGATATTCTTGTCTTGAATACATAATTTCATTATTGACGACTCGATAAAATGTTATTATGTTGCCTGTTTCTCTATTACATATTTGTAATCGACAATCCGATTTATCCAATTCACCAGACAGACTTTTATAATTATAATTACACTGAATTTTAATATGACCATGTATGGGTTTGGGCACATAATTTTTAATAAATTTCATAACTTCAATCATCTTTTGCTCAGGAATGTTTTGTAAAATTTCTACACTATCTGTTAATATTTTCATACCATTATAATTTATAGTTCCTTTTTTAATTATTTCAAACATATTATTATTATATTATTGATTATGTTGATAATATATTTAATATATGTATTGTAAATTTTTAATTTCATTTTTTTTTCAATAAAATAAACTTTAATTAAACTAAATTCTTAATTTCTAACACAAACTTTTAATAATAGTCTTTAATTCTTCATTGGAATCATAATATTTTGTCATTAAATCAAATTCATCTTTTCTTAATACTGATTCGTAAATATTAATAAATGTTTCCTTGTCCATAATCTTTTCAATATCATTTTTAATATATAATCTACATTGGACATATTTTATTATTTCATTCACAAAATCATTATCTATTGATTTGTTAATTGGTTTTAATTTAAAATCATTGTTTTTGATTAAATTTAATGAATTATTAAATATACGTTTATTTTTATAGTTTTCAATATTTTTTTCTATTTCAGCTAGTTTTTCTTTTTCAAGATTAATTTTTTGTTGAGCTTCTTTAATTATATTATTTTGTAATTCAATATTTTGTTTAAAAATATTATATTTTTGAATTTCTTCGCAATGTTTATTAAAAAATTCTAAATGTTCAAAATTAGCTAAGACGCTTCTATACCCACATTTAAGTTGATTTTTCTTAAAATTATATTTAAAATAAGGACATATGTAATTATATATCACATTAAAATTATTCAAGTCATCCATATATAAATATGGATCATTTAGAGACATGTATACGCCAGCAATTGTTAATTCCTCATCACTCGCTTTATTAACATCAAAATAATTGTGATAATCACAAGTAATGCGTAAAGTATTTAAAAATAGGTCGCATGAAATCCGATATTTAATATATTTCAATCCTTTTTCAGAAATAAATATTTGGTGTCCTGAACTAGTGTTTATTATCGTGAAATTAGTGTATTTACGTGATATAATTAAGTGTTCGTGTATTGTTTTTGGTATATAATTTATAATAAAATTCATAATCTTATCAATATAACCTAATTCCATTTTATTTACAATAAATGAATCATTGGCGGCTATTTGGACGTTGTTATAACTGATGTGTATATTTGACATGATTTTTATTAGTTATTATATAGATATATATCCATTGTAAATTTTTAATTTCATTTTTTTTTTTCAATAAAATAAACTTTCTAATTAAACTAAATTATTAATTTCTTAATTTCACATTTTTATAAAAAAAATATAATCATTTCTAGCACAAACTTTTAATAATAGTCTTTAATTCTTCATTGGAATCATAATATTTTGTCATCAAATCAAATTCATCTTTTCTTAATACTGATTCGTAAATATTAATAAATGTTTCCTTGTCCATAATCTTTTCAATATCATTTTTAATATATAATCTACATTGGACATATTTTATTATTTCATTCACAAAATCATTATCCATTGATTTGTTAATTGATTTTAATTTAAAATCATTGTTTTTGATTAAATTTAATGAATTATTAAATATACATTTATTTTTATTATATTGTTCTTCAGTTAATTCAAATATTTTATTTTGCGATGTTTTAATTTTATATTCTAATTCATTTGTTTCATTTTCAGCTTTTGTGATCAACGAAGGTATACTTTGAGTAAATACTCGCGGCGCGTTTTCAATATAATGTTGTAAATTCTCTTTAGTTTTATTTAGATTCACAATTTTCTCTAAATTTTCTTTAATTTTATCTTGTTCTTCCTTTATTTTATCTTGGTAAATTTGTTTTAATTTAAAATCATTATTTTTGATTAAATTTAATGAATTATTAAATATACATTTATTTTTATAGTTTTCAACAATTTTTTCCATTTCAGCTAGTTTTTCTTTTTCAAGATTAATTTTTTGTTGAGCTTTTTTAATTTGTTGTTGAGCTTTTTTAATTATATCATTTTGTAACTCGATATTTTGTTCGAACGTGTTGTGTCTTTGAGTTTCTTTGACATGGTTGTTAAAAAATTCTAAATGTTCAAAATTAGCCGTGACATTTTCATAACCATCAATAATTACAGATTCAAGTTGATTTTTCTTAAAATTATATTTAAAATTAGGATATGTGTAATTATATATTACATTAAAATTATTCAAGTGATCCATATATAAATATGGATCGTCTAATGATATATATATACCAGCAATTGTTAATTCTTCATCACTTGCTTTAGTAACATCAAAATAATAATTTTTTACATTTCCAATACGACGAGCAATGCGCAAAGCTTTATGGTTTGAATCGTAATAAATGCTATATTTTATGTATTCCAATCCTTCTTCAGAAATAACTATTCTGCGATCTGTACACGTGTTCCTAATTGTAAAACTATTACCTTCACATGATATAATTAAGTGTTCGTGTATTGTTTTTGGTATATAATTTATAATAAAATTCATAATCTTGTTAACATAATCAAAATTAATTTTATTCTTATTCTTAATAAATGATTCATCAATATCTATTTGGTTATTGTTATAACTAATATATTGTTGTATTTTTGACATGGTATATTTTTATTATATGTATAAATATATATCTATTGTAAATTTTTTATTTCATTTTTTTTTTTGAGTTCAAAATATATATTAATTATTGCTTTATTTCTTATTTATTATTAAATCTTTATTGCCATAAAAATTAGCGCTTTATTAAAATAATATACTAACCAAAATATTAATAAAAATTAATATTATATTAATAAAAAAAGTATCAATAAAATCATAAAATCATAAAATCATAAAATTGATAATTATTTAACAAAGAACTGCTTCTAATATTGTCTTGTCAGACAAATCATAAAATTTCATCATTAAATTTAATTCATGATCAGTAATATCTAAACTATAAATATTTCTAAATGTTTCCTTGTCCATTATTTTATGAACATTTTGACTGATAAAAGTTGAACATGTATTATTAGTAGTAATTTTAATAACAAGGTCATGAAAATCATTATCGTTATTATTAACATTATTAATTCCAATATTTTTTAATTCAAATTGTTTGTTTTTAATTAATTCTAAAGATTGTTTGTATAATTCTTGATATTTTATATTTTTTAATTTGAATTGTTTATTTTCGATTAATTCTAAAGATTGTTTGTATAATTCTTTACATTTATTTTTTTGATCTATTTCTTTTTTTACATCTTTTAGTTCATAATCTTCATCTAATATCAAATATAAAGATTCTTGATATAATTTACGATATTTATATTTTTCTGTTATTTCTTCTTTTAATTTTTCAATATCATCACAAGTTTTCAAATAAAAATCATAGGCAATAGATTTAGTATTTTTTAACATAAAATTAACAATTTTATTTAAATTCATTAATTCATATAATAAATTGGTCATGTTGTTATCAAATATGGTATATAATATTTTTTGCATATTTTTATTACCATATTTTATTGCGATATTATTATTCTTAATATTACATGGAAAACCACATACATAATTAAACAACACATTAATATTATTCAAATCATCTAAAACTAATTTAGAATCTCCTAAACATAATAATAAACCTAACATTACAAGTTCTTCGTCGGATAAATCATAAATATTTATCATATCCACACAAGTTATATAATAATAATCAGAACCTGGTTTTTTTCTTAAATTTATTATTTTTGAATCATTAATATATTTTTTATCAAATATAAATTTCACAATTGCTCCTGAATCACGATTGATCATTGCAATATTACAATGTTCATAACGTAATATAATATGATCATGTATATTTTTTGGTATGTAATTTTTAATAAAATTTATGATTGCTAGTAATAATCTTTCTCTTAATTGTTGACCAAAATTCGGAAAATTACTTGCTTGAATCTTAATATCATCGGAAATTATAAAATTTTGGTTATTTTGTTTAACTTGCATTATATTATATTATATTATCTTATATTTATATTATATTTATGTTAGTAATTTTATTTCATTTTTTTTTTTTCAATAAGTTATTGATATAAAATTATTAATTAATTATTATAAAAAAAAGTTATTGATATAAAATTATTAACATCGTTTAAATTATTTATTATTTAGCTATCGCTTTAATTATTTCTCTAGTTTCTTCACTAACATTATACAATTTTTTCATTAATTCAAGTTGTATGTTAGTCAAATCAGGACCATAAATTGCCATAAATGTTTCTTGATCTAGTATTTTATGGATATCTTGTTTTATAAGATTTACACATATATTATGGTTTAGTATGTCATTTACATATTTATCCGTTTGATATTTTTCATCATTGTAATTATTGTCGTTTCTATCATCATCATCTTCATCATCTTTGTCATCTTCATCATCTTCATCATCATCATCTTCATCTTCATCATCATAAGGCTTATTACACTGGTATAAAGTGTCATTATCTTTTACATTATTATTATCATTATCATCATTATCATCTTCATCATCTTCATCATCTTCATCATCTTCATCTTCATCTTCTTCATCATGAGGCTTATTACACTGGTATAAAGTGTCATTATCTTTTACATTGTTATCATCATTATCATTATCATCATCATCATCGTCATCGTCATCATCATCATCATCATCGTCATCACGACTACAACAATAATAATCATTATCATCATCTTCATCGTTATCATCATCATCATCATCGACATCATTATCATCGTCATCATCGTCATCATCATCATCGCTACAACGATAATGACGATGATAATAATCAACGCCATCATCGTCATCATCGTCATCATCGTCATAATCGCCATTATCATCATCATCATCATCATCATCGTCATCATCATCGTCATAATAGGGCTTATTGCACTGGTATAAAACATCATTATCTTTTACATTATTTTCATTTTCATTATTATGATATTCTATTAAAGATTTTATCGTTTTACAATCTTTTTCACTGATTTTCAAGTTATTTTCCAATAAATATAGACATTTTTTTAATAATTCATTTTTTGCGTGTTGTTTAATAATATCATTTTTGAAAGTTTGTGTACATTCTATTATTTTAACTTTTAAATCATGATGTAAATCTATTTGATCCATTGAGAATAATAAATAATTAATATTTAAAATTTGACTTAGATTTTTGGCATAATCAATTGGAAATTTAAATATTAAATTTTTCATAATAATATTATTATTACTATAATAATCATACTTTTGATCGATTACAATATTATCGTTGGTTATCTTATAAGGCAATTCACTAACATAATTAAATAAAGCATTTGCATTATTAATTCTATCCAAAATTAGATTATCATCATTCAATGATAAATATAATCCTAAAATTATTGCGTCATTACTACTAATATCATTAATATTAATTGTATTTACGACACATATATTATAACAATTTTGTTCTTTATATCTATAAGGTTTAATCATAAATATTTTTTGTTTTTCTTTCATGTTAAAAGAATAACTAATACGTATTTGATCTTGTGTTTTTTTGTTATATATTTTAATAATTGAATTTCCTACATCACCAATTACAATATTTTTATGAACTAATGTTGGAATATTATTTTTTATAAATGATAATATTTTATTTAATCCTTCTTGATGACCTAACGTATCATGTGGCATGCAATAACCTATGTTATTATAAGATATTTTAATTCCTTGATAGCTTATAAAAAGCTTACCGTCAGGCTTACCATTATTACCATTTTCATTCTCAATTATAAATTTATTACTCATTGTGATATATGTATAATATATATAATATTTTAATAATCACACGATATTATTTTAATTTCATTTTTTTTTACATAAAATTGAAATTAAAATGATATCATTAAATTATCATAAATTTATCAAGCAAATAATTAATGTTAAAAATTAACATACAAAAATACATACATTACAAGAATAATTTTTATAAAATTTTAAAAGCAAAATCATTAAATGATAAATTTTTAAAAACAAAATCATTAAATAATACATTATTAAAAACTAAATTAATAAATCCTAATTATTTTGACAACAAAATAAAATTTTACGTTGAACATATATTACCTATATCATTAATTAAAAAACAATATAAATTTTCGCAAAATATTATAAAAAATTCCATTAATCAATTAATAATTACTAATAATAAAAAATTTGTAATACCATATAATACAAATAATATGATATTAATAAAACATTATAAAAAACAAGGATTAAATATCAATGATATTTTATATATTATTTTGTATCATAAAACAAACATTAATACAATAAATTATTTACAAATTAATAATATTAAATTGTCATTAGAAGACTTGAAATATATATTTATTGATTCTGAATTAAATACATTTAGACATGATTGGAAAAAAATAATCAAATATATTCATGATTTTCAATTAGTAAAAACATTTTTAATATCTAATTGTGATAATTTATTAGTATTTGATTATATAGAAAATAATTTATTTAATATTCAAAATGATAAACATGATTATATGATTATTTTAAATATCGATAATTCATATTATAGAAGAATATTATTAGCTAATTATTCGTCTTTTTATTTATAGTTGTTTTAGTTATTTTATACATAATTTTTATTATTTATATTCAATTTACGTTTATTTAATTTGCCTCCATTTATTTCTAAATTATTATCAAATAATATTTTAACATATTTTTTTTTTTCGTTTTCTAAATTTTCTATTTGTTTCGTATATTTTTTTATTTTTTCATCGTTATCATTTTTAAATATTATGTCCTGTAATAATAATTTTTTTTCATCAGCATTTGCTTCTTTTATTTCATCATTAATTTCTGTAAATATTTCAGATATTTTATTTATTTCTTTTTCTTTAATAGTATATACACCATACACAAAATTTGCAAATGTATCTATGTCTGAAATATTTCTTTTCCAATAATTAAATAAGTTAGCAAATTTTGTCCTTTTAATGATATCATTAAATATTATTTTAAAATTATCGTATTCTAATTTTATATCTTCAATAATTTTATATTTTTCTTTATTTACTATAATTTCTTCAAAACGTTTATCGAAATAATGTAAATTTTTATTCGTAATATTTATAAGGTTTTTCAATGATTCTATTTTTTTTTCGAAATGCAAAGTAATATATTTTCTATTATCAAATTTATCATTCATAATATCATTTATAATATCTAACGAATACCATGGTAATATTGATAGTTTTTCATTTATATATTTTAGTATTTGTATAAAATATATTTTTAGATCTGATTTACTTATAATTTTATACGTTGTTAATAAATTATCGCCAAATAATAAACTTATAAAATAATCGTAAATTGACATATTAATATTTTTATTTAAAACTACCTTATTAGAAACGATTAAAATATTATTATTTTTTTTTAAAAAATTTAATTTCGATAACAATACGTTGCTCATAAAATCATCTAATATTATATATTGATCTTCTTTTTCATATTTAATATAATATTTATTATAATCAACGTATCTTTTGGTTTCGATTTTTTTATCAATAGGATTTTCATTTTTATAATGTTTAAAATAGTATTCAAGGTTTCCAATAAAAGACAAATTAGGAACATTGTCAAAATAGGCAACACATTCTTTAATAGTATTCCAATCATTAAAATCATTCAAGGTTGGACGTTTTATACCTTGAACCATGTCAGGATATTCAATATTATCATCTATTCTTTGATATTCAAATTGTATTTCAGTTTCAGTTTCTACATTGATTTCTTTTTGAACTTCTATTTGTATATTTATCCCTAAAGGTCCGCTTTGCTTACCCAAAGGTCCGCTTTGCTTACCCAAAGGTCCGCTTTGCTTACCTATATCATGTTTTTCATTGCTCATTTGAATTAAATTATTACATAATTCTCTGTATATAGGATTATCATATTCTTTTATAATAATATTTTTAAGATATTCTTGTTCATTTTTATATAAATTTTCATATTCTATATATTGTTCTAATTCATTTTTATTATTTTTTCCAATTATTTTATTTAAAGCTAATACATTTTGCAAAAATAATTTATATTTACTATTTTTTTTATATGATTTATTTTTATTAAGTAGATATAACACTAAATCATTACGAGATACTACATTTTTTATTATGTCATCTAATACAAAATATATTTCATGACCATAATTCATATTCCTTAATCTAAAGCTTCCTTGAGCAATATCATCATATTTATTATATTTGTTAATAGTAATAATACCTTTCATTTTATACGGTTGGTTTTTAATGTCAGTTCCTACGATATGTTTATTATCATAATATATAAATACTTGGTTTTTCATAATATTGTCATAAGGTTCTATTACAATGTTATTATTTTTATCTTTATACATATTATATTGAATATCATTTAAAGAAATAAATATGATACTTTTAAACCTAAATAATTTATGATTTAATATATATTTAGCTACTACTTCCGGTTTATATTCTTTAAAAAAAGCACCTACATCAATTAAACAAGATATATTTAAAGGTAAAATTAAAGATACTAAATTTTCTAAAATATTTGTATCTTGACTATTTATTTTTAAAACGGAATCATTTAAATTATTACCTGTTAAATTTAACATCGCTGTAAGAATAGCACCTTCATCTTCACTAGTCATAATAACATTTTTGAAAGTATGTTCATTTTGCAAGTATATAGGTAAATCTATGTTAATGGTTCCGGAAAAACCAGTTTTTAATTTGATAAATTTATCACTAATAATATCAATAAAAGATGCATTTAACATAGTTTTGTAATATTTCAACATTCCCAAAATAAAATCATTGATATATTGGATTTTAAATTTTGTTAAATTATCTTTAGATTTATTATTTATATTTGGCATTATAGTTTCAACATAATGATATAATTCTTTTGGAGTTTTCTGACTTAACATGTCAATATCAATATTTTGTAATATATTGTTACTGTATTTTTCTATAAAAATTGAAGGATTAATAGAAACATAAGAATATTTAAACATCTTATATTTTTCGATAACATCCAATATAAATAAATATATATCGTCCGTTCTAATTGGACTATATTTATAACACAAGATAGTATATATAAAAAGTATATCTATATCTGAAAATTGTGATCCATTTATAGGATTAAATGCATGGCTATAAGGAGTTGCTAAGAAAATATTATATTTATTATCGTTCGCAAATCCATAATGATAATTATATTTATTATTAATGCAAAAATTTATGCTATTTAAAAGTTTTTGTAAATTTTTATATTTATTATCATTTAAAAATGTTTCTATATTTTTAATGTTTATTTCATCTTTCATTAATTCATCTATAATAAAATCTGTAACATTATTATCGTTATTTATAGCATCTATAATATTAGATGATTCACCAGTTGGAAAATTCAAATCACTTTTTAAAACATCATATAAACTATCAAATTCATCGATTATTAGTATCGTATCTAATGATTCGGAATTTATACTTGCACATTTTAAAGCATCGCTACTTGTTATTAATATGTTATTATTATAATAATGTTTAGTATTTAAATTAGATATTTTTTTTATTCTATCATCGTTTAAATTTACCTTATCGATAATATTAACATGACAATCATATATACCTAAGTTATGTATCGATACAAGATTATTATAAAAATCTTTAATTAAATGGTTCGGCATTACTAATGTAATACATTTTTTAAAATTATAATCGTAAATATAATGATACAATAAATATGGCATTATCACACTAGTTTTACCACTTCCCATTAACATTTGATAAACATTATAACTTGAATTACCTTTTAATTCATTTAATATATTGTTTATTAAATTCATTTGCTTTTTACGGATAAAATAACCAAAATTAATTTCAAATAATATAGTATCTATTCTATTTCTTGTTTCTGTGTATAATATATTTAAATCTATTTGATCATGTATTTTTTTTAATTCAATACAATCAGGTTGATATTCTATAATATAGTTTATACTGTTAATAACATTATTAATAGATTTAATTTCTAATAAATTATAAAATATTTTAACATTTGATAATATAATTTGATTAATATGTTCATCATCGTCAATTATTTTATCATAAATAATATTAAAGTATTTATTTTTAATGTTTGACATGTCAATATTTTTTATTTTTTTATTACATCGTAATGTACAAGAACGATATTCTTTAAAATAATCATATATATTAGTTTTTGCTATATCATTTAGATTTTTATAATCAAGACCTTCATTATTCTTAACATTTTCAATACACAAATAATCTAATTCAGGTATTTTGATATCAGTAAATATATTATATTCTGTATTTAATTCATACTTGTTGTATTTGTATTTATTCGAAAAATAATTTTCACGATGTTTATAACTATTCAAATTTTGTTTATCATATCTATATGCATAATATGATTTATGAGGAACATTAAACAATTTATTCGTAAATATATAATTTAATATTTGGTAGTTAATAGTATTAGAAACATTATTCAGTTCATTAATAACTTGATCAAAAATTAAATTTAAACATTTTTCTTTTTGATAAAGAATACAATATATAGCATATGTTATTAAAGAATTACTATTATTAAAAATTAAACCAGTCCCATTATATTTGACTTTTATTTTTTCAATTCGTGTTTCTGGTTTTTTAATATTAAGGTTATTTATGAAATCCATATATTTTTTTTTATTTTGTTTTTTTAACCAACAAGTATCATATATTTTTTTATGCAAATTAGTGTTTAAATTTTCAATAACATCAATTAAATAAATATCGTATTCGCCATTAATATTTTTTGTCATAAAACAATAAGGTATCGAATTTATCCACATTGCAAACAATTTATTTGGAACAAAAATATCATCTGAATTAAATTTAATAAATTTATAACCATAATTAGTATTTTTTAATAGAATCCTACACAAATGTGAATTATCATATTCCATGTTACTAAATATGTCTAATATAATATTTTCTTCATTAGAATACATTAACTTGTTAGGATAATTGTTAAAATAATCAGGAATATTATATAATAGTGCATAATCAATACCTTCTAATTTAATATATATCATAGACTCTTGTTTTTTATTTAAATAAATATTATTAACATAATTTAATAAATTAGTATTAGCTGTAATTATTTTATTGTCATTTTCATATATTATTATATTATTCGATAAAAATATATTATTTTCTTCATTAGAACTTTCATATATATTATATATCCGTTCAGACTCCATTTCTACATAATTTGTATTAAAAGTCAAATAATCAAATTTATTTAATTTAATCAGTAAATTATTTACATTACGTTGTATATTTGTAGTTTCCTTGAATAAATAACTGATTGTATTCAAATATTTATATTCAGTAATATTTATAAAATATATCATAAAATCTAATAGTGATAATTGTAATGTTTCATCTTCATTAAAATAATTTTCCAATATAGAATTATTTATATCTGATGCTAGTAAAAAATTATATATATAAGTTAATTCTTTATCTAGAACATTATTAGTTAAAATTTCATTAAGAATATTTTGATAATTTTTTACATTACTATAATAATTTATGACGTAAATAACATATATTAATGCATATTTATTCATCTTATTAAAATTTATCGTATTCGATATATTTTTTTTTATTATTTTTTTATTGTAATTGTAATTATTAATATACTTTTGATAAAAATTTATTTGGTTATGACCTTCATTATAAAATAATGAAGTATTTGGATCATATAGATCATTTTTAAAAAGAGGTTTGTTAAAATTTAAAAAATATAAAAGTGTTTTCAAGTCATAAATAAGTGTATTAACTTTATCAAATTCAATAATTTTCATGTTTGTTATTTTTTTGTTAATAATATTTTTTCTAATATATTTCATACTAATTATTATATTCACAAAGTTGTAATAAATATAATTAGTTCGATTCATATTAATATAAATTTTTCTGAATTCAATATTATTAAATTTCGGTTTATAATTTGGATCAATAAAAATTTCTCTATTTCCATTATCTATGTATTTATAAAAACTATTACATATAATATAATTTATGCTTTCAATTAAATTATCATCAGGTATATTTTTTTTATAGGTATATAATTCTGTATGATCTATTAATAAACTATTACCACTAGATTTTACATAAATTTCCCTAAAAAATAACTCGTAATTATTTAAAACTAATTTAAAATCTTGGTCATTTAATATATATTTTGTAAAATTATCTATACATAAACTTGCGATAGTATTTTTTTTAAGTTCTAAATCAAGATCACCTTTTTTTATTATTTCAATTAAATCTAATTTAACAATATACAAAGTTAATATTAAACTTAGCGTCATATATTGTTCATGTATCCTATATAATAATTTTTCCTTTGCTTTGATATTTTTTTTATCTCCTTTTGGTATTACATATTTTCTTCTTTTTATATCTATTAATGAATCCATATTTAATATATCACGTTGCATTATTTGTAAAATGAGAGAACCATATTTAATATTTTCAGAATATTCTACATAATTATTTTTATCTTTAATTAATTTAGTAAAATATATTTTCACATATTCATATGCTAAATAATTATTAGTGTTATTTTTTTGCTCAGACAAAATATCAATCAAATTAAATATGTTATTAGTATTAATTTCTATTTCATTACTTTTTTTATTTAATTTTTTATTAGTAAAATCTATTTTAAATATTAAACCTTTATTATAATAATTATCTCTTTCATAATCTTTTTTTTGTTTATGCCATAATTTACTTTCATATGGATAATTTATGGTATTCATATCATTATCAATTATATTTAACGCTGTTTCTTTATAATATTTTTTTAACTCGATTATTTCATCACTTCTGTTTAAAGATTCAAGACAATATATTGATGCATAATATAAACTATAATAAGTACATGAACCTGAAATTTGATATTTGTAATTATTATTAGTTAATATTTTATAATCATTAAAAAAGTATTTGACGTTAAATTTCTTAATTAAATCAGAATATTTGATATTTTCTATAGTTTTATTTGTTTCACCTATAAAATACATTTCTGATGTAGCAAATTGAACACGTAAATAAAATATTACCATACAAATAAATAATAATAATTTATCATCATCCATATATTGTTGAACTACTATACTATAATCAAAATGATTTACACCATTACCACTGTTGATCATTGTAACGTAATTTTTTTCAATACAATAAACAATCATATGGGCGCCATTAACATCATCTACATAACCACCCGGTAATAACCATATTGAGTTACTATTATTTTTATTAATTATTTTTTTGGCATGGGTATTTATTTTATTTATAAAATTAGGTATTATATTTTCGGATGCCATTCGTATCGTATTTTTATTTGTTATATTATAAATTTGATTGCTTAAATAATCTGTATTTCCGTGTATCGTATCTGTATTCAAAAGTTGAATCGTTTCATAGTCCATTGAACATCTATTAAATATTCTTCCTAAATCTCTATTTTTTTCATATAATATATCCGTAAAATAGTTTATTGCTACCGCCATATTATTTGTATAATTAGAAGGCAAATAATAGTCATATAATTCATGCATTGCTGATTTATTAAGTGTTTTAAATATTTTCTCAGTATTATTATTTAATCCAGTGATAAAGCCTTGATATTTACTTGTCAATTCTATTTGGATTACCTGTTCCAAATTATTATTAATATTATCAAGCGTAGAATTTATTTGTATATGTGTATTATTATCAATAATTTCATTTGTTTCATTAGTAATATTAATAATTATTACCAAATCATAATTATTTTCTAATGACAAATTATAATTATCTGATATATAAACTTGGAAATTTGTTGTCATTAGATCATATTTTTCTAATAATTTTATTGCACTATTATTAATAATTGGCATATATTAAAATAAAATAAAAAAATTATACATTTTTAAATTTAATATACCATAATTTTTTTATTATGGTTTGTTTTATTATAAAAAAAACATAATATATTAATTATTTATATTTTTTCTTTAATTTGATCAATTGCCATGTATATATATTTATTCGCAAATATAAATTTAACTGGTTCATGACTTTTTTCCATATATAAAGCTAATATTACTAACAAAAGCATCATTGTAAACATTTGTAGTTCTAATTTAATATTTTTTGTTTTATTATCGAAAAAAAAATAACTAATTGGACAAAATATCGCTATCAAAATAGGAATAAGTGATACTTCTCCTCTATAACCTATATAATAAGTTATTATGTTACATGCAGTTATCATATTTATAACAACTAAAGAATTATATAATATAGGACTTTCAAAGAATTGTTTTGTCATTACTTCTTGTTTTATTTTTTGCTTTATTGGTTCTTGCTTTGTTGGTTCTTGATTAATTGATTCTTGATTAATTGATTCTTGATTAATTGATTGATTAATTGATTCTTGATTAATTGATTTATTAATTGATTGATTTATTGATTCTTGATTAATTGATTTATTAATTGATTGATTATTATTTAATATTTTTGTAAATTTGTTGACTTTATTTGTTTCATAAAAACGTTTATTATTTAAAAAATAATTTTTGGTTATTTTATTAAAATCATTTTTGGTTATTTTATTAAAATTATTCAAGTTTATGGTATTCTTATAATCAAAAGATTTTGGTGTTATTTTTAACATTATTGTTTATTATTAATGTTATGATTATATACATTTAACAATTTAATTTCATTTTTTTTTTAATTATTGGATAATTAAAAAGAAAGTTCATATTTTTTAATTAATTTAACTTTTTTATTATATACTTGTGTCATACTAGCATAAGTTAAAGCTGTTAAACCTTTCTTGTCTTGTAAAAACAAATCCTGTTTATATTTTAACAAACATTTAACTGTTTTTATATTATTTGGTATATTACTTTTACAAGCATGAATTAATGCTGTACGACCTTCGTTGTCTTGAATATTTAAATCTGATTTTGGTAATAATAATTCTATCATTGTCATTTTAAAAAATGAATCTGTTAATTCATTTATAGCAATCATCAAAACTGTTTGACCATTGTTATTTTGTAAATTTATATTGCTATTAATTAACAACATTTTTGCAATTACTATATTTTTATAACCAATTATATTATTACAAGTTATCATTAAAGCATTATTACCCATTTTATCTTGTAAATCTACGATTGCATTATGATCTAACAATAATTTAACAGTCCTAATATTTTTATTGTAACAAGCCATAATCAATGGAGTTATGCCCATTTCATTTTGTTTATTTAATTCTTTTTTACCTTCTTCTGAATCTAAATATTCTCGCAAATAATTATATAATATATTATCATTCTCAGTTTTTAATACTAATTTGTGTAAGTGTGTAAATCCTAAAGAATTATAATGAGAATAATAATTACATTTAATATTTTCTTGATTAATTAATAAGTTATCATAGTTATTTTTAATGTAACTATATAATATTCCATTATTTTGCAATATTATATTGGTATATTTCATGTTTGAATATTTATGGTAAATCAGTTTTACTATAATTTAGTATTATAAATTAAGTTATTTATAAAAAATAATATTCATTTTTATTATTTATTTTTTATTTTTATTATTTATTTTTTATTTTTATTATTTATTTGTATTCTTGTTTTTATTCTTATTATTGTTCTTGTTTTATTCTTGTTCTTGTTCTTATAATCTATTTATAATTCTTGTTCTTGTTTTTATTCTTGTTCTTGTTTTATTCTTGTTCTTGTTCTTATAATCTATTTATAATTCATTTATTAATCCTTTTGATGATTCAGAACCTGTTGATAATTCTTTTGATGATTCAGAACCTGTTAATAATTCATTTGAAGATTCTTTTAATTCTATATTATTCCATTTTAAAATACCTGGATCTAAATTTTCTATTATATTTTCAGGAATAACAAATTCAATCAGTTCCAAGTTAATAATTGTCATAGGTAAGGTAGTTAATAAATTATTATAAATATATAATCTTTTCAAATTTTTCATATTACCTATAGAATCTGGTAATTCTGTTAATAAATTTTCATGTAAATAAAGTGAATATAATTTTTGTAAATTTGCTATTTCATTTGGTATTGTAGTTAAATTATTATTAGACAAGTTTAATGTATATAAATTACATAAATTACATACTTTATCTATTTGTGTTATTATATTAAATGACAAATCAAGGTATTTTAATTGTTTAATGTAGTGTATTTTTTTAGGTATTTTTTTTAAATTATTATTAAATATTGTAAATTTTTGTAAATTTTTTAAATTATCTAAGCTTGGTGTATTAGATAATTTGTTATAATAAAGATTTAATTCAGTTAAATTTATTAATTCGTTAATTTCAATTGGTAATATTCTTAAATTATTATTATTTAAATTTAATATTCGTAATTTTTTTAAATTTTTTATGTTAGAATTTATTAATGTTATTTTATTTCTTGCTAAATCTAGTTTTTCTAAATTTGATAACATTAATATTTCAGTAGGTATTATCGTAAGTAAATTATCTGATAATACAAGTTCCCGTAAATTTATTAAATTATTAACAATTATATTGTTTTGTAATAAATTGTTGTTTAAATATAGTATTTCTAGTTTTTGTAAATTGTTTATATTTATTTCCTTTAGTAAATTCGAAAATACATAAAGTTGTGATAAATTTTGTAATTCTAATATTTCTTTAGGAATAATATCAAGTTTATTATGGCTAATATTTAAAACTTTTGTATCTTTACTATAATTTTTTTGTAATATTTGTATCATTATATATTGGTTATAAATAGTATATTGTTATTTTTATATTTCATTTTTATGTTGTTTTTTAATTTTATGTTGTTTTTTCATTTTTATAAAACAAAATAAAATTGAAAAATAAAATGTTTATTATAAACTTTAAATAATAATTAGTAACTTGATAAACTATGACGACATTAAGAAATTATCTACTTAACAATAATATTGTTTCATTAAAAGAAAATTATTATATTAAATCAACTAGACACAAAAAGTATCCAAATTTAATATTATTCAAATATAATCAAGTAAAATCTCCTTTTCAAGAAAAAATAGTCCAAGAATCTAGAGGAATAATATTAGATGAAGCGAATAATTATAATATAGTATCTTATCCATATGATAAATTTTTTAATTACAACGAACCTATGGGAATTGATATAACAAAACAATTAGATTGGTCAAATATTAAAATTTATGAAAAATTAGATGGAAGTTTGATGACACTTTATTATTATAATAATGAATGGTCTGTTGCTACTTCAGGAACTCCTGATGCTTCTGGATCAACTAATACGGGTGATAATAAAAATACTTTTGCAGATTTATTTTGGTCTACTTGGAATAATTTAAATTATTCTTTACCTAATGATACTACAAAGTGTTATATTTTTGAACTTGTTAGTCCTGAAAACCGTATAATAGTAGCATATCAAAAATACGATATTATTTTACATGGTGTAAGATGTTTAATAACGTTAAATGAACTAGATCCTGAATATTATGCTAATATTAATAATTGGCAATTGGTTAAATCTTATAATATGGCATCATTAGAAGAAGTATTAAATGCATCAAATAAATTAAATCCTATAGAAAGTGAAGGTTATATTTTATGTGATAATAAATTTAATAGGTGTAAAATAAAATCTACTAAATATATTCAAATAGCATATAAATTAAATGGTGGTTCTGATAATGTAATCATTGATATTATTCAAAAGAATGAACAAGATGAAGTTTTAAATTCGTTCCCAGAATTATCGGAAAAATACATTAAATATAAATTAATATACGAAGAACAAAAAAAATTAATTAATGATACTTATCAAAAAAATAAATATTTATTGGAAGAAATTAATAAAAATGACCAAGATATTAGAAATATTAAAAAAATATTAGTTCAAAATATTAAACACTTGTGGTATTGTAAATATTTTTATGATAAAATTAAAAATTATGATTTAACAATAGATGATTGGTTAAGTAATTATGATTCAAAAAAATTATTATCGATTTTTGATAAATTATAATTTATTATTTTATTATTTTATTATTTTATTATAATTTATTATCTAAATATTTACCTTTCAAAATAGATAAATCAATATCATTTTTACTTAAATAATTCGATACTACTAATATATTTGTTTGTGCAAAATTAGTAACAATAGATTCGTTTTTATATTTTACATAATCAGTATAACCATAATCATTTTGACAATATAATCTATCAATTACGAGATATTTATCATTTTTTAAAACTAATTCAGGATTAGTATAATCAGTTTTTTTATCTGTATTGCAAAATTTGTTTAATTTTACCCTACCAAAAATATCCCATACAGGTATCGTAATGTACACAGTTATTTTACTATTAGGATTATGTAATGCTTTCTGAATGTGTTTAAATGAATCTTCCATTATCCATACAACAAAAGGTGGATTCATTTCATAAAAACCTTTTTTAATTGTAACATTAAAAAAATTACCAATACTACCAAAATATTTTTCTAAATCATAAAACATACTACAAAAATATTTTAACGAAGTATTTATTATCGATCCAAATAATTCAACATTACATTTATATTTATTTTTAAAATATTTTAATTCGTTAATTCTTATTGAACCTTGTTTACCATCCAATATATCTAAATATTTATATCTAAATAACGCTGACCATATTATTTGGTTAAGTTCATTTTCTTCAAGTTTATGTAATTCTTTATTATTATGTATAGTTCTATTTTGTCTTTTGATAATTTTATCATATACATGTTTATTAATAGTTATGTAAGTGTATTCTTTGTTTTTTATACCAAAAGTAATGTTGTTATTATTTTTATTTACTATGAATTTTAATTTAGAAGTAATAAAATTTATATTTTCTAATCTTTTATAATATTTATTTATTTTCGAATTCAATATATTTATTACTTCGTCATTTGCATCGACGTTATATACAAATTTAATACTTGATCGTTTTATTTTAATTAGAACAGGATCTTGTGTATTATAATTTTTTGATATTCCATATAACAATATATTTCCTATTGGTTCTTGTATATTTAATAAATTTTTAAAATGCTGTGTTAATCTTAATATACATTTATATCGTGCATATTCTAAATTTATACTCGTAGGATATTTGTAATCAAAATATTCATAATCTAATTCGATATTATATTTTTCATTTATTAAATTCTTTTTTATCATATCGTATATATTTAATATACAATATATTTAATACGATATATTTAATATGATATATTTAATAGCTTGAAAATATTAACAAAAGCTTCTATATAATATATTACCTTAATTATTCTAGAAAAGTGGATACTAAAAAGGTAATATATTATTTAATAGCTTGAAATTATTAACCAAAGCTTCTATATAATATATTACCTTAATTGTTCTAGAAAAGTGTGTACTAAAAAGGTAATATTTTTTTTTTTAAAAGTGAATATGCAAAAAGGCAGGAATTATTTTTTGAAATTACCTAAATTTTTGTTAAAAAAGTGCATATACCAAAAGGCAGAGATTTTTTTTTGAAATTACCTTAATTTTTGTTTTTTTGTTAAAAAAGTGCATATACCAAAAGGCAGTAAAAATATCAAAAAGTGCATATGCAAAAAGGCAGGAATTATTTTTTGAAATTGCCTAAATTTTTGTATTTTGTTAAAAAAGTGCATATGCAAAAAGGCAGAGATTTTTTTTGAAATTGCCCAAATTTTTTTTTTTCGTTAAAAAAGTGCATATGCAAAAAGGCAGAAAAATTTCAAAAAGGCAGAAAATTTTGAAAAAAAAAAATAAAAAAAAATTTTTTTTCGACAAAAAAGTAATTAAGAATACTAAAAAAAAAGTCAAAAATTTGGGCAGAAAAAGGCAGAAAAAGGCTGCCCAAATTTTTCGCGTCAAAAAAGTAAATAAGAATACTAAAAAAAAAATATTTTTTTGAATTTTTTTTCAAAAAAAATCGAAAAAAAAGTAAATAAGAATACTAAAAAATGAGAAAAAAAATTTGGGCAGAGATTTTCTGCCCAAATTTTCCGTGTCAAAAAGAATATAAGAATACACAAAAATGACGATTTTTTTGATTTTTTTTTGATTTTTTTGGGAATTTTTTTTTAGGAAAAAAAGGCAATTTTTTGTAAATTAATAAAAAAGTGAATACCTATATTAAAATACAAATTTCTGCATTTTTTTTCAAAAAAAACCGGTTTTTTCGAAAAATCATCAAAAATTTTCGATTTTTTCAGGAAAAATTTTTTTTTTTTGATTTTTTTCTGAGCATGTTTTTATCATACTTATACACTTTTTTCATTTTTCGTTTCCGAAAAAATCATGTTTTTTTAATATTTTTTTAAAATTTTCACCGTAAAAAATTTCGCAACACATGGCGGCCATGTGTTGCAAAATTTTTCGCCCCCAACTTTTTCCAAAATTTTTTATTTTTTGATGATTTTTTTTTTTGTTTTTTTTTACAAATTTACAATAAACTTTTAAATAATAAAATGTATAATAATATATAATATCAGAAACAACATGAGTTTGACAAGTAAATATTACTGTAAGTGTTGTGACTATCAATCAGATTATTCGTCTAAATATATTCGTCATATGGAAACGATAAAACATAAATTAAATGCTGACAAGTATCAAAAAAATAGTCAAGATACAAATAGTCAAGAATATCATAATTATAGTTACGATAGCAACAAACAAGATAAACAAAAAATAACAAAAATAACAATTTGCAAAAATAATATTTTACAAAGTAAAATCAAAATAAATAATCAATATTCTTTGCAAGAAAATACTTTACAAGAAAATACTTTACAAGAAAATACTTTACAAGAAAATACTTTACAAGACATTTCACAAGATACATTACAAAATGATAACTTACAAAAAGACACGTTTCAAGATAATAACTTAGATACTGTACAAGATAATAATAACAATACGGATGTTGTTACGAGTAATCAAAATACTAATCCCCAAAATATCAAAAATATCCAAAATATCCAAAATATCCAAAATAATAACCATATTATAAAAAATATTATTATTAATAAAGACATTAATAAAGATATTAATAAGGACATTAATAAAGATATTAATAAGGACATTAATAAAGATATTAATAAAGATATTAACAATCACAATAAAATCATGATAAAACAAATAAATGAAGAAACAAAAAACAGTGTTATAAAAAATCATCATAAACAAAACAAAAATAGTCATCATAAACAAAACAAAAATAGTCATCATAAACAAGATAATCATCATAAACAAGATAACCATCACAAACAAGATAATCAACGCAAACAGAATAATTATCATAAGCAAGATAATTATCATAAACAAGAAAATCATCACAAAAATAGTCATAAAAATAGTCATAAAAATAGTCATAAAAATAGTCATAAAAATAGTCATAATAAAAATAGTCACAATAAAGATAAACAAAATAAACAAAATAACAAATGTAGTAATAAATATAACAATAATAATAAAGAAAAGTCTCCAAAACAAACACAGAAAGATTTATATAGTCAAATTGGTATTTTAGAATCACAAAATTCATTATTAATGAATAATAATAATAAATTATCAAATCAACTAACAGATATGAAAATGCAAATTATAAAATTATTAGCCGAGAATAATGAATACAAAGAAAAGACGAGTAAAATGGAAATAAAAATAAGTAATTTAAATACTGGTAATGTTATTTTAAGATCTGAAATAATACAACTTAATAACAAAATAAATAATTTATCAAATCTTAATAACGAATTAAAGGAAGAAAAAATAAAATTATGTTCAGATGTATATAATTTGCAAAACGAAATAAAAAAATTATATGAAGAAAATAACAAAACTATTACAAAATATACAGATAAAATAGAAACAATATTACAAAAAAAAGATGTTCCTAATATTATCAATAATGTCAATAAAAATTATAATATTTTGAATATTATGAATAATACATATAAAAATACTCCTATAATTGAAACACCTAATTTTTTTGACATATTTGATAACTATACGGTAAATCACAAAAAAATTAATGTGAGTAAATACAATAATTTAAAAAAATGCCCTGGAACATATGAGTGTGATGGTAATTGTAATAAAAAATATATTTGTGCAAGTAATTATATTTTACCAAAAATGTTTCTTACTATTAAAAACGAAAAAAATTTAACAAAAACTTATTCAAAGTATATTGCCGATGTTTTAGCAAATCATTTTAAGAAAGATGTTAATATCGAAAATTTTAATATTTTGCCAATATTAAATACTGATATTAACAGACAGTCATATGTTATTAGAATATTAAAAGATGCAAATCCTGTGTGGATTAATGATAAAAAAGGTTTCATTTTAACTAAATTATTAATTAAACCATTGATAGATTATATAATAACTATAGTTAATGATTATAATGGACATATTACTGATAGAATTAAAGATAATATTAATGAATTGATAACAAATACAATAAAATATTTTCAAAATTGCTTAACCGAATTAACTGAATATGATTATGATGAGGAAGATAAAAAAATGTATAGTGATTATATTAACGAATGTATAAAATACCAAAAAGCAAGTATAAAACCAGAAGGCGGATTTAGTAATATATTAGATATATGTGCAAGTTATTGTATCGAATATTACAATAAATATTATGATGTTAATACTAATTTGTCCAACATTAAAATATTACTAAATAGTATAATAAAATGCATCAGTCATGAAAGTTTTATTACTGCCATATTAAAATATTTAGGACCTCATTTTTACATTAATAAAAATCAATTAATAAAGAATGATAAGAATGATAAGAATGATAAGAATAATCAGGATGATAAGGATGATAAGAATGATGAAGAATAATGAAAAATAATAAAGAATAATGAAAAATAATAAAGGATGATAAAGAATAATAAAGAATAATAAAGAATAATAAAGAATGATAAAGAATGATAAAGGATGATAAAAATTATAAAAATGAAAATAAAAATTATAAACAAGTATATGTAATATTAATAATAATTAAATATGCTTGTAATTTATTTTGAAAATTTGTCTTATCTTAAAAGTATTTTCAATAGTTTATCTGGTGTTGATACATGTTCTGTAGAATGTTATAAAAAAGATAATGAGAAATATGTTATATTTCACGCATTAAATACGTTAAATACTACTTATTTTAATTTCAAGGTAACAAATTTAAATATTTCTGAACCAACACATACTAAAATTAATCTAGACTTAAAAAAATTTAATTCGTGTTTGCAAAAAGTCCAAGGTAATAAATTAATGTTTGTTATAACACCTGGTTATTTAGATATTAGTGGTTACATAAATAATTTAATGTTTTCAATAGAAACTGAAGTTTTTAATCCTATTTTTGATACATTTGAAAAAAACATTATTCCGGACGTCCAAATTAAAGTTAATTCAGATGCTTGGTTTACAATGTCAAATGCTGGTTCAGGTAATGTAAAAATAAATGTTTCTGATTGTTTGCGAATAGAAAGTCAAGGATCAAAATGTATTTTAAATAATGAAAGTGGTATGACAATTAAAACTTTGAATAAAATTATAAAAAGTGACAATGTTTATGACTCAACATATTTTAACATTTTGGGCAATGAAAACAAAAGTTTAAATTTATATTTTACAAACAAAAATAATTTAATGATTTTACACCATATTATTCCAAATGAAGCTAGATTATGCATAACATTTACTTGCTTATCTGAATAAAAAGTTTATTTGAATATTTTTTATATAATTTGAATATTTTTAAATACTTATTTTTTTATGGTATATTATTATTATGGAATTAAAGACTATCAAGTTTAATGATAATTATTATCGTAATCATAGTTTTTATATGAATTTAGGAATAATGAATTTTATAAATTATTCTAATTTTATTGTTAAATTTTTAGATAATAAAATGCATATTATACACAAAAATATTACAAAAACTGTTAAAAAATATATTTTTGAATATGACACACTAAAAATAATAGAAGTATCATTTGAACCATATGTAATATTATGTATTTTAATAAATAATGATAGTATTCTAGCTAATTATATTTTAATAAATTTTACAAACAGTAACATAATAAATTTCGCAATTAGCAAAAAAATAATACCGTTAGATATATCAAATGAAATTAATAATAATTATATTACGATCAAGTGTAAAAATAATGATATTATATTTAATAATATAAAACAAGATAACAAACAAGATAACAAACAAGATAACAAACAAAATAATAACCAAGATAATAATCAAGATAATAAACAAAATAATAATCAAAATAATAATCAAAATAATAATCAAGATAATAATCAAAATAATAATCAAAATAATAATCAAAATAATAATCAAAATAATAATAAAGATAATAACCAAAATAATAACCAATATGATAAACAAAATAATAATGAAGATAATAATCAAAATAATAATCAAAATAATAATCAAGGTAATAATCAAGATAAAAAAATAATAAATTTATATAATAATTTGAGCGAAACAGATATTAAAAAAAATAGTTCATTTATTAACAACATAATAAAAAAATTATGGAATAAGAGCGAAAAAAATAATAAAGATAATGAAGACAAAAATCATAATAATGATAATATTCATAATAATGATATTCGTAATAATATTCATAATAATAAAAATCATGATATCATTATAAATACTCGAGATAATTATAGCATAACTGATAATTTATATATTTATCTTGTAATCACACCTCTTTTTTACATTATTTATAATAATAAATATGTTATGTGTAATAAATTTATTTATGAAATAGAAAAAATAAATTTAGACATAAAAAAATATATTAATATAATTGTTAATAAAAAATATGATATTGATAATTATGTTAATTATTTATCTAGTGTTGATAATTTTTTAAATAATAATGGTATAGAAATAATGAAAATATTAAATTTTTGTCAATTATTTAAGGTAATCGAGTAAATTATTATGATATTTTTTATTTGACTGTTTTTTATAAAATAAGGATTTAAAGATAAACGATTCCTATTAAATAAACTTTTTATAATGATCATATTTGATATATTTTAAAAAAGTGTAAAAAAATATGTAATTCTTTATTTATGCAAAATAAAAATATATTATTATATTAAATTTTTAATATGATCTGATAAAACTTGATAACCAAGGTTCTTATCAAGAATGTCTATATTTCTTTTATTATTCTTAAATTCTTAAATTTGTAAATCTAAGGAATCATTTAAAATATTAATAATTTAGAAAATTTATATTTCTTTCCTAGCCATTCTTGAATTTGTAAATCTAAATTTTCTAAAGGATTATCTAAAATATTAATTCTAAATATATGTGTATTAATGATATCAATTGGTAAATAGGTTAATTTATTATTCTCTAAATTTAAACTACACAAACTTTTTAACTTTGATATACCAGTTGGTAAATCTGTCAATTTATTATAAGACATATCAAGATTTTGTAATTGTTCAAATTCATAAAATTCTAATGAAAAACAAGTTAAATTATTATGAGATAGTATAAGTGTTCGTAATTTTTTTAAATTATGTATATTTTTAGGAACGATAGACAAATTATTGTTACTTAAATCCAAATATTCTAAATTATGTAAATTATGTATATTATCAAATATTACAAGTTGATTATATGATAAATTTAAATAACATAATTTACTTAAATTTAAATTTGATATACTTGTTATCTGATTATGTGACAAATTCAAATCATACAAATCATTTAACAAAGATATATTATTTGGTATTTCAGTTAATTTGTTATTAGATACTTCTATGTGCAAAATTTTACGATTTGCATCATTTGGTATATTTATATTCGATATTTGATTATTAGAAAAATTAATACAGCGTAAACTATATAAATTCCATAAGTGAGGAGATATTTCTGTTAAATTATTATTATTAAATTTTAACTTGCTAACATATTTTATATTATAAAAATGCTCTGGTATTTTAGTTAATAAATTATCAGAATAATCTATTAACTCAAAATTTAAATAATATTTCGAGTTATATAAATTATTTGGTATCTGTGTGATTTTATTCTTGCCTACAAAAAATTTTTTTAATTTTGTTAAATTCTCTAGTTCATTAGGTAATACGGTAATAAAATTATTTGAAACATCTAATTTTATTAAATTTATTAATTCACAAATTTTTTTTGATATTTTAAATAATTTATTTCCATTTAAAAAAAGTGTCCGCAAATTTTGTAATTTGTTAAAATTATTAGGTATTTTAGTTATTTCATTAAAAGATAAATTCAATGTATGTAAATTTTTTAAAGTAGTTAATTCTATTGGCAATATAGAAATTTGATTATAAGATAAATTTAAAACATGTAAATTTTGCAAATTACTTATAGTTTCAAAAATACTTATTTTATTATGTTGTAAAAATAATTCTTGTAAATTTTTACATTTTTCAGTTAAAATAACAATATCACTTATTTTATTTTTAGCAGCATATAATTTTTTTAAAAATTCTAATTTATAAACATTTTCCAATATAGATTCTAAATTACTATTAGATATATCTACATCTTCTGACCAATATTTATACTTGCTTTCTAATATTTTTACTCTGACCATTTGTTTTAATTATTTTTATTATGGTAGATTATATTCAAATTTGAATATATAATATCATTATTAATTTTATTTTCATTTTTATAATTTTTGTTTTCATTTTTTATAATTTTTTTTTTTTGATTTGATTTGATTCGATTTTATTTTATAATTTCATCATAAAATCTATTACAAAAGGAATCATAATTAAAATTATCTTGATTATAATTAATACATTTTTTTATAAAGTCATTATAATAATCTTGTTCAAATTTGCTAATATTTATTATTTTATTATACAAATCATTTTGATCTATTTCATGAATTATATTATCATCTATAATAGTTTTTTTTTCACATAACCAACCATTAATATTATCTTTAATTATTTCTTCATATCCATAATGAGTTAATATAGGCGTCCCTGTTTTAATTGATTCATAGATATTTAATCCTAAGCCTTCACTTTTAGAACTAATTATTGAAACATGACAAGTATGATACAAATCTATTATTTCTTGTTTTAACAAATTACTCAATTTTGTTATTATAGGTAAATTTATCGTTTCATGAATTTTTTTATTTACATTTGTCACAGTCAAAAATAAATGTATATTTCTAATACCATCTTTATATAATTTATAAAATGTTTCTACAACTGGTAATATATTTTTTAAAGCGCCCCCTACTAATAAAAATTTTATTACAGTAATCTTAGGTTTCATTTTAATATCGAATGGCAAAGAAAAACCAATAAAATTACTTGTAATATTATATTTATTAAACATGTAATTTTTCGAATAAAAACTATTTGCTAATATTTTATAATTATTTGTTGTTAATTTTTTAATATTATTAAAATTACTAGTATCAATATTTGGTATGTAAATTATATTATTATGATATTTAATTTCAAATAATAATTCAGGTATAATAATATTTCCAAAAGTTTTATACTTTTTTGTTATTTTAATATGTTTATAGTCACAAGATGTATGAATAATTTCATCAAAATATGTTAAATTTAATTCTTCATTATTTTCAGTTAAATAATAAGGTTTATATGTTAAAAGTGTAATATAAGCATTACTATTTTTAGTTTTTATGGCTTGGGCGTAATTACATACTGAATAAAATAAACCACATTGGGAATAAGGAGCGATAAATAAAAATCTGTTGGTAAATAAATTTAAATAATGTGAAAAACTAAATTTATTAAATATTTTATCAAAAAAATATTTTTTATTAAGGTCATTATAAATTTCTAATGATAAATTTGACAAAGAAATTAATTTGTCATTGTTATGATATAAACTACATATTTCATCATACCATAAATTAATTGATGATTTATTAATAATATCAATACTGTATAATTTAGAAAACATACCTAATTCACTAAAATTACCTAAACCAGAAGTAATAATAGGAATACCTAATTTACAACCCTCATATGCTACTCTACAAAAAGTTTCATCAACAAGACTAGGTATTAGTAATATTTTTGTATTAGCATATATTTCTTGTATGTTATCAATATAATTTAAATATAATCCTTCATTTTCTAATATTTGATTTTTAATAATGTCATTATTTTTATGTTTTTTTGTATTTATTACACAAAATTTAATGTCGGAATTTCTAAAATATTTTAATAAATTTAATAATAAATAACCACATTTATAAAAATTAGTATTTATACACGTAATATAAATATTATTAGTTGAGTATTTAGAAAGATTAATTTTATTAACATCTTCTATTACTGGAATAATCAAATTAATATTATTAATGTCAAAATTATATAATTTATACAATGTCAAAAAAACATACGTAGACGGAACATAATATTGTATCTTGTTATTAAATATTATTTTTTTTGTATATATTCCTAAATCAGTATTTTTATATTTTAACAAATTAAAAATATTTTGATACACAACGTATGACACTTGTTTATTACATTTATCAGTTTTAATAACATTATTTTTATCACAACTATTATCATTATCACTAATGTCATTACTATTATCATCATTGTGCCAATAATTATTATTACTATCACTACTATCATTATTATCGCTAATGTCAGACCAATAATTATTATCAGAATCATTATCAGAATCATTATCAGACCAATAATTATTATCAGAATCATTATCAGACCAATAATTATTATCAGAATCATTATCAGACCAATAATTATTATCAGAATCATTATCAGACCAATAATTATTACTGTCAGTATTATCACTAATGTCAGACCAATAATTATTATCAGAATAATTATTATATTCAGAACAAGTATTTAAACCCCCTGTACATTCATTATCAGAACTATATACACTTTCGTTAGTTGTATCAGTATATTCATTATTGTAATTGCTAATATTAGGACTATTATTATTTAAATATTCACTAATAGAAATTTCATCAGTATTATCACTAATACAAATTATATCAGTATTATCACTAATACAAATTATATCAGTATTATCAGTAATACAAATTTCATCAGTATTATCACTAATACAAATCTCATCAGTATTATCACTAATACAAATCTCATCAGTATTATCACTAATACAGTTTTCATCAGTATTATTAGTAATATAAGTTTCATCAGTAATACAAATATCATCAGTATTATTAGTAATGCAAGTTTCATCGGTATTGTTAGTAACACAAATATCATCAGTATTATTAGTAATACAAGTTTCCTCAGTATTAGTAATATAAGTTTCCTCAGTATTATTAGTAATGCAAGTTTCATCAGTATTATTAGTAATGCAAGTTTCATCAGTATTAGTAATATAAGTTTCCTCAGTATTAGTAATATAAGTTTCCTCAGTATTATTAGTAATGCAAGTTTCATCAGTATTAGTAATATAAGTTTCCTCAGTATTAGTAATATAAGTTTCCTCAGTATTATTAGTAACGTAAGTTTCATCAGTATTATTAGTATTGCAAATATTATTAGTAATGCAAGTTTCATCAGTATTCATTATATCTTGGTCACCAGTTCTATTGGAATTATTAGTTATGCAGGATTTATTATTATTTTCTCCGACTTTATTTTCTATGCTAAATTTTGTTTCTATTTTGTATTTTTTTAATTTTATTTTTTTACGAGTAATTTTATGTTTTTTGTAATACGGAAATTTTGCACTCATATGACTAGTTAAAGAATGTGATATTTTGTTATTAAATATGTCATAAAATTTTTGTTTGTTATAATTTAATATTTCTTTCCAAAAATGGATACCAACAAATATGAATATTCCGGGATTAATATTAATATTATTAAAATAATGAATATTTGAACCAATATAATGTAAAATTTTTGGATTATATGATTCAATTACGTTATAAATAAATTTTGAATTAAAAATATATTTGGAATACATAATCAAATCACAATAATTTATAATTTCTGATTCGGATTTATTACAAGAAAAAGTAATCCATAAACTTTTTATATTTAAAGAATTAGTATATTTAACAGTTTCAAAAGCAAACTCCTCACCTCCGCCATTAGGATAAATACGATCAGTAATTAATATATAAAAATATTTTTTATTCATTACACAATATTATAATTTATAATATCATAAAAATAATAAAACTTGACAACAAAAATATAGCCAAAAATATAATAAACAATACGAAAATATTAACAAATAATTTAAACAAAAAATATTAATAAATGATTAATAAAAATAGTAAAAAATAAAAAAATTAATTGAAATGAAATTTTTTGTTTAATCGTTTAATGGTATCATCTAAACGAGGAATATTTGCTGTTAAATTTATTTTTTTTATATTAACATAAATTTCTTTAAAAAATATTCTAGTTTTTTTGTTTCCGCAATTAAAATTATCCAAGTGATGAGAATATATATTTAATAAATTATGATGAACAAGACATATAATAGTTTTTATAATATGATTAAAATTATTATATCCTTTGCAATCACAATAACTATTATTCTTAACATGAGAACAAAAAATAGTATTATTATATAATTTTACGATATCAAAAAATTTTTTGATTCTCCCAAAACCAATAAATTTTTTATGGAACAAAAAATTAACAAAAGTATCTATCAAGATAAATTTTTCCCAATAAGCAAAATTACTAAAACAAACATAACGTCCATATTTTTTAATTGCCATTAATCCTTCATTAATATGTGTTTTAATAAGATCAATGTTACCATTTTCGAATAAATTTTTAGTGATATCATTTTTACAAAAATAATAATCTAAAACATATTTTTCCAAAGTTGCTATTTCATAGGTTAAATAATATGTTTTACAACATAAATTCATGTTAAATAATATTTTTTTAATATTATCATATGTAGGTAATTCTTTAACAAGTTTATTTATTTCTTCAAGATTAATATGGTTATTATTATGATTTATATGATTTTTAAGATCTTTATATCCTTTATCCGTTAATAATAAACTACTATAACATTTAGCATCTTCATAGGTATCAATATATTCACCTTCATAATTCAAATAATTATTACAATAACTAGAAATAAACACTTTACCACAATTACTTACTACCCATCTAAAAACATCTATAGTAAATAATCTGTCCTTTGCAACATTTATAATATTTTTATCCAAAGGCATATCAGGTTCCTGATGACAATTATTTATCATCAAAAAAAATATAATGTCTTTATTAAAAATTATAGGTATTTGATAACCACAATAATTAGTCATATAAATATATGATTGGACATATTGCAATAATTTATTATTTTCTGTCTGTAAAATATTTTCTCTGGCTAAAATTATTTGATTGTTAAAATTATCCTTATTCATATTCAAAAAAATATTTAACAAGAATAAAATTTTATTATGAAAAATAAACAAGTTATTGATTAATTCATATTCCTCATTTTTTTTAATATAGTCATATAATTCTTTAGCATTTTCATATAGTGAATTAATATTATCAAACATTTCTTGACTCAAATTTTGCCTTTTACCTAACCACATTACAAATTTTAAGAATCGATTATGATAATTCAAAGATGGTTCGGCCATTGTGAAGTTTAAATATAGAGCTATTTAAAAGATGTATTTATGGAATATAATTTCAATTTTTATATATAAAAATTAATTCATAAATGTTGAGATAATATTTGTGAATCAATTTTTATATATAAAAATTAATTCATAAATGTTGAGATAATATTTATGAATCAATTTTTATATATAAAAATTAATTCATAAATGTTGAGATAATATTTATGAATCAATTTTTATATATAAAAATTAATTCATAAATGTTGAGATAATATTTATGAATCAATTTTTATATATAAAAATTAATTCATAAATGTTGAGATAATATTTATGAATCAATTTTTATATATAAAAATTAATTCATAAATGTTGAGATAATATTTATGAATCAATTTTTATATATAAAAATTAATTCATAAATGTTGAGATAATATTTATAAATCAATTTTTGTATATAAAAATTAATTCATAAATGTTGAGATAATATTTATAAATCAATTTTTATATATACACTGTCCATAAAGTTTCTTAATCACTTTTGTATTAAAACAAAATTATGTTATTATATTGTTTATAATTAATGGTATATGATAATACATACAAAAATATAGCAAAAAGTAAGCAAACTTAATTATAAATAATATATAAATGCAATATTGTTTTTACATAAAAAGTGATCAAGTATCATTATAGACAGTGTAATAAAAATTGTCGAGTTAATAAAAAATGCTATAATTTTTGGAAGCAGAAACAACATTCATAATTTAGTTTTCTAATACAATTTTTACATAAATTATGTTTAAACTGGCATACATATACCATATCTTCACTTAGGCATATGTCACATTCTTCATTAACTTTTTTACATTTTAAATATTCATCAAGATTACAAAATTTATAGTTTTCTTCCTTACATTTGATACCATTTGAGTATAATAATTCGCATATATCAATTACCGTATTATATTTTTTGTTTGTAAATTCTTTATTTTTAAGCGTATCACAATACATATCAATTATTGTTTTACCGTCCGTATTATGTATATTAAAATCGTATCCATTTTTTGATAATAGTTTTATAAATTCATATTGATACAAATTATTAAAAAAAATCTTTAAAGTAATTACTTCTTTTTTATCTACTAATAATTTAATAATATTATTTAGATATTTATTATCCTGATGATTTTCATAATATTCCTTGATTCTTAATCTTAAAGTAAAAATATCAAAAACTGACACATTAAAATTTATCATATCTAAATCTAGTGTATTTAATATATTAGCAGTAAAATTAAAATTATCGTATAAATATTTTAATATCACATAATAATGTTCATAATTAGAATTTATGTTTCCTAAGTAATTCATAATAACATGATGAAAATTATTTTTAAATACCTCGAGATGCATATCAAAATCATAATTATTTATAATGCATAAATATAATACATATACATCGGCATTATTAATAACTGTAAATTTTGTAAATTTTTCACCTTGTTTAATTAAAAATCCAATTAAATTTTTAATATAATTATCAAGACAATTCATACTAAACAAATATTCTCGGTAATTACATTTAATAATATCTAAAACAGAGCCATCAAAATTATCAGATTTTTTGTTAATACATACTATATTTGATTCGTATAATTTTACAACAAAGTTAAATATTTCATCAAACGGTTTGTTAGATCTCGGAGGAAGTAAAACACTTCTAATACATTTTATCAGTAAATCATTATTGTCATTATAATTTTTAAATACATTTATATCAATTTTATTTAATAATTCGACATCGACGTGGTTTATAATTGCGTTAAGTAATTTATATGAATTTAATTCTTTGTAATTATAATTATTTAATTTATTAATTGTTTTTTTATCTAAGGAACGTATTATATTAAATAATTGAGAACGATTATCAACAGAAATTTTTTTATTATCAATATTAGTGAAAATTACGTGTTGTATAGTTTCATTTTTAATTTTAACCATTTCTTTAATAATATTATATCTCGTTTTTTTATTACTATTAAAAAAATTATCAGAAAACAACAACCATTCAAATAAATCGTAATAATAAACGTCAGGTAATATAACAGAATTGACTAAAAATGAGTAAATATCTATGTATTGTAAAATATTTTTACTAATTTTTTTCATATTATTATAATAATTATAATAATTATAATAGTCCATCAATAATTTATTAGCATAAATATTATTATTTTTAAACATATTTTCAAAAATATCATTAATGTCATCATATAATTTGTTTTTAGCAAGATAATCCATTAAGGTAGACAAAAAATAAATATCACAAGAATTAACATTTTTTACAAATTCTTTAATAGCTTGTGTTTCATTTTTTCTGATTAATGCTTGCAATATATATATATCGGTCATGGTATTTAATACTTTTTTATATTAAGAGTATTAATATAAAATAAAAAAATCAATTTTTTTAGTAATTATTTTTTTTATAATTCTTTGTTATTTTTATTATTTTTTAATTACATAATTTTTTTGTATATTTTTTCATATTTGATTGCCATATTTTTAATTGTTATAATAACAACAACTAGAGTAATTATTTCCAAAATATAATGAACAATAATATCTTGCCATGGTAATATTTCAACATTATCAAGACTAAAACATGAATTTATCAAATGTCTATTAAATAAACAAGTAAAACCACGTAACATGTTGAAAATTGTTAAACTTGTAATTGGTGTATAAAACACCAATCTATAATCTATTTGTAATATTATTAATTCATGTGTCTTGATTTTCTTGCGTAAGTTGCTATAATAATTACAAAATACTTTCTTAAATATAAATCCAATACAATAACAAATCAAAAATAAAATTACAATAATTAATTTTACGAAAATAGTATACATAATTATAAGTTCTAAACAAAAAAATCCTGAATTTTTTTCGTGTTCAATAAACATATAATGACATTCACTATATAAATTTTGTTCTAAATTAGGATCAATACAAGCATATCGCGTATATTTATACTTGAGACCATCAATCTCATATTTAGTGCATTTAAAATTTAAAGGACAAGAACCATTTATATTTTTTTTCGAACAATTATAACTATCATCATAAAAATCATATACTTTAGGTATGATATGTTGTGTATAATTTTTATGATTAGAAATTAACGAATAACGATTTATTGTTAAGACTTTCTCACCAATATAATAATTGTGATAAATACAAAAAATACCGAACAATAATAATAAATATTTAGATGATTGCATATGTTAATTAATATCTTATTAATAGATAAACATTAAAAAATATATTTCATTTTTTATTAAAAAAAATTGAAATTAAAAAAGCATCACGCATAGTTTAATAATTTATATATATACAATACATATAATACATATAATAATGTCTGATATTTCTTTTAGAGAAAAACTAGTTCATTTATACCAAGAAAAGTATGAAGAATTAAAACACGTCGGGTCGACATTTATTAATTTTGAAAATAAATGCGGCAATATATTAACAATTAGAAAAGAACTTGTCGTAGAAAAAGAATTTGAAGAATTAATTGATATTTTTAATAAAGGAAACTATAATAAAGATATTAAAATAGATTTAAACAAGTTTCGAGCTTCGTACAGATTTGGATATTTAATCTTGAATACTAATGATAAAATTGTAATTACCAAAGGTTACGTACCTAGCAAATGTAAAATACCAAAAAGTAGTCTAAGAAATGTAGGTTTATATTTTTATAAAAATTTTTTTGAGATTGATAATTCTGAAATAGTAAAATTAATAATAAAAAATAAAAAAAATCCTGAAATTAATATATCTTATTATTTTGCAAGTTTTAATGCGATAAAAATGTTATTAATGTTTAATAATAAAAATGTTTACGTTGATAATTTTAATTTTTTGTTATCAATAAATAATATTGACAATACTCGATATAATGTTCATTATGACGAACAAACTAATGAAATATATGGTATTTTGAAAGATGATATATTAAATAATATCGTCATTTCAAGTTTAAAATATTTAAAGTCATGTGACAATAATTTACTAACCTTGGTAAAAAAAAAAGTTCAAGATAAAAATTCTGAATTAATTACAAAATCAAGTATTATAACTAGAAAATGGTATTTCAAAAATATGTGTTTACCAGAATTATTAAACAAACATAAAAAAAACTTTAGCGATCTAAAATGTGACTATACTAGACCAATCAAAATTGCAATTAATATCTTAGAACGTATTATCAAATTTAGTCAAAGTAATAATATAAAATCCGAGTTAATTACAAAATCAAGTATTATAACTAGAAAATGGTATTTTAAAAATATGTGTTTACCAGAATTATTAAACAAAAGTAAAAATAAATTTGATGATAAAGAAATATATGATCATTGTCTAAAATACGAAAAAATCATAAAATTAGTTAATTTACTAGACTTGGAAGAATTTGTAAAATTATGTGAGCAAGATAATATTAACGATGAAGATATTAGCAAATTTAAATATATATATTCTATGGACAAGGATATTAGAAATATTTTAATTGATTTTTAAATTTTTGATTTTTTTATATTGAATATTAACAAAACTTTGATAATAAAAAATAATAACAAAAAATATAAATTTTATTTGTTAGAAAATAAAAAATAATAAAAAATAATAAACAATAATAATAAATCAAATATTATAATAACAAAATACTTAATATGGTATATAAATTTCGTCTTCTTCAACATTAGTTTGTAATAAATCTTTAATCATGGAATCTTCTGTAATTTCGTTTACTTTCTTTTTATATTTATAATTGATATCTTCATCATATTCAGAATTTTCTAACATATCATAATCTAAAATAATATTACATAATCCAGTTCCACCTTTAATTGCTAAACCGGTCATTATCCTAGACGATACACTTTTTAAAGTATCTACATCATGGAATACTGCTGCATTTAATAATTGTTCTACGGGTTTTTCAAATGATGCTTTAGCTAAAGGATCATTATCTAATTTTTGCAAGCCATGACGATCTATGGAAGTTAAAACACCATAATGCGTCATAATATCGGCTACAATTGATAAATGATGAAAATCTACATTTTGAGCACTAAATACTGCATTAAGTTCATTAATAATTTTATTTCTTGCTGCCTCAACGCCAAAATTATTATAAATAGCAACGATATCATTAGTTACTAACTTATTAAAATCAATACCATTAATATATTTGATAGCTACTAAATCTACACCATCAGTACTAATAATAGTATTCTTAGTTTTTTCTAATGCTCCGGTTTCTTTATTAAAAGAAACTAAATTGGTATCAATATCAATGCCATTTACATCATTAATATTATCAAGACCCTTAAGTTTGAAATTTTCAATAAATATTTCTATAAATTGATTTAAAGTATTAATATCTACGACTGCTAAATCTAATCTAATATGAATAATTGGCACGGTATCACTATCATTATTTGATAAAATGGCACATTGTATAATTTTATTTACTAATCCTTTTTCACCTGCTTTAACATTTTTAGTATTTTTATATCTTTTTTCCCAATTATCACAAAATTTAGTTTTGATATCTAATAATGTAATATTTTTTTCCATAAGTTTTTCTCTATTTAAAGTTATTCTAATTAACCAAGGTAATTTATTTATTTCAGTAGAACAACTTAATTTAGATTGATTAAATTGTTTAAATGTATTTTTAACATTATCTTTTTGCATAATATTACCTTCATCGAACATCAAAGGTTCATATAAAACTTGAACATTATCCATTATGTGTTTCATGGTAGTATATTTCAAGTGTGATGCAATTTCATTAATAATATTAATATCACCTTTAAATTGATCATTTAAATATATTGTCATATAAGCTGTTTTAAGATTAGTAGAACAATTCATAATTTCTTTAATTCTAGGAACACCTAAACTTGCCGTACTTTTAGAACCAATACCTGCATGATGGAAAGTATTCAATGTTAATTGTGTAGTAGGTTCTCCAATAGAAGTAGCCGATAATGCGCCAACCATTTCACCAGGTTCAACCATTCCTTTATTAAATGATCTTATAATTTCATTAACAATATAATCAAATTGTTCTTTATTAAATCCATATTCTTCTAAACATATTTTTGGCGCTAAACTACTATAGATTGCTAATTTGAACATTAATTTTGCCTGCCTTTCATCTTTATATTTGATTGTATTTTTATAATTTGTATTATTAATTGCAATTGTTTTTGTATTTTTATAATCTAAAATATCTTTTAAATGTTTTAAAACATATTCAGCATTAATTACCTCATTTTTACTAGTTTTTAATTTTCTAGCGTTTAATATTATTCTATTTAAATTAATAGGTAACATTACAGTATGATTAAATAATTGGTATTCTGCTGCTTGTTTTTGGATATTATATCTAATAATATCTCTCAATTTAATTAATTTCATACCAAATTTATTGCCATATTTTTCTAATACTTGTTTATTATCTAAAATTAATATCATCAATTGATATGAAAATTGTTTTGATACATCTAAACCATCATCGCCATATACAAATTGTATAATATGATTTCTAGAATTTCTAACTGTCGAATCATTAGCAACCGATATATCTTCAGTAGCTTTTACTATTCTTCTTTGTATATAACCTGATTCTGCTGTTTTAATGGCTGTGTCCATAACACCTTCTCTACTTGATCCATTTTGGAACATGAATTCAGTAGGGGTTTGACCTTTAATAAATGAGGATCTAATAAATCCTCTAGCTTCAGGTGTGTCATCATTTTGGAAAAAGTATGGAAAAGTTCTGCCATTATTTTTCCTTTTAGGTCTAGCCGCTTCTAAATTCTGTTGTCCAATACAAATACACATTTGACCTAAATTAGTTAAACCACCTTTAGCGCCGGAATCTTTCATAATTTTGAATCCATTATTTTCTGACATTTTTTGATCTACTATATCGGATAAATTAGATAAAACCGTATTTAAACTAGAATATATAGATGCTTCAAAAGTATCGGGATCCACCATATTAGGATTATTTTCTAAGGTAGTTATACGATTATTGATTTCGACTATTTTTTTTTGTATCATAATTTCTGCTTCTTTTTCTAAATCATTGTCAATAAATGAATCGCCTATACCGGTAGTGAAACCTCTATATAAATTATAATTATTAGCTAATCTTTGGACATTATTTAAAAAATCTACGGCGGGTTTATCTCCATATTGATCTAAAATATTATGTAAAATACTATTTGTACTAGGACCTAAATGTGATTTATTTAATTGACCTTGTATAATTTTACCATTTTCTATTATAACACGATTATTATTTATATTGATATTTTCGGGAATAATATATGAAAATAAATCGATACCGGATATTTTATTCCTAGGAATTTCAACATTATAAATATCGACATCAGTATAAGCTAATATATTCATTGCGTCTCGCCAATTAACTTGAGTAGTATTTTTCGTTAAGTTAAAAGATCCAGATAATACATCTTGCACAGTACCTATAGCGGGAGATCCTGATTTAGGATTAATTAATTGTTTTTGAACATTAGCCGCTTCTTGTATTTCTATCATCGTCCTATAAGATTGAGGAACATGAATATTCATTTCATCACCGTCAAAATCGGCATTATACGGAGTAGTAACATTAGGATTTAATCTGAAAGTTTGTAAATCATCATTTTCAATTACCTTAATTTTATGACCCATCATAGATAATTTATGTAAAGTAGGTTGTCTGTTTAAAATAACATAATCACCATTAACTAATTGTCTATCAACAGTATCACCATATTGTAATACTATTTTTTCACCAGCAAATCTTAAATCAGTAGTAATTTCATTACCATCCCTGGAAATACGTCTAACAAAATTTGCACCAGGATAAACATTTCTAGCATTGAATACTAATTTTTGTAATTTTTCAATATTATAAGGAGTTACAATTTCCGGAAAAGTCAAATTTTTAGCAATTTTAATAGGCATACCTAATTCATTAATATCTAATTGAGGATCAGGAGTAATTACAGTTCTACCACTATAATTAACACGCTTACCCATTAAATTTTGTCTAATTCTACCTTCTTTAGATTTAATACGTTGTGTTAATGGTTTTCTAGTTTTGCCTTTTTGATCACAAGCACCAGAATTATCAAAATAACAATATAATGTATTTTGCAATAAATTTCTAGATTCGGCAATCGCTTTCATTTTTTGCACAGGTTCTTCCTTATATTTCTTTAATTTAATATTAGCTTTTACTGTATCAGCTAAAACCAAAGTAGAATCATTTTCTAATCTTTGTGAAGCCGTAAAATCAGCTTTAGCAGAAGGTCTCATACATATAGGAGGAACATAAAATTCTGAATAAACCATATTTTCAGGTCTATCTTTAAGACCCATTAATGCATTATCTTCAGGAGGTATTGCTTGTAAAATACCATACACTAAATCAGGAGTTAATACATATCTTGATTTTTTTTTATCATACAAAACACCTTCTTCATTAGTTATATTTTGTAAATTAGCTTCAGAAACTAAATAATTCATGCCTGTAGGAGCTTTTTTTTCTTTTTTTATTTTTGTTACCAAACTACCACATTTTTGACAATGAGGAACTGTAGATACTAATTTTTTTAATCTAGCTAATCTTTCAATAGGGGGTTTTCTAGATAATTGTTCTCTTATTTCATTTTCATTTTTGTGAATTAAAATCTTGGAACATTTCAAACATATACAACTTAATATTTTTTTAATATAATCTAAATAACCAGCATGAAACATTTTTTCAGCTAATGTTATATGTGAAGAATGACCAGCACAATAATCAGTAGTCAAACCACAAGTAGCACATATATCAGTAGGATTAGCAGGTCCAAATCTAGTATCTATTAACGAATTAGCTTTTGGAGTTCCATTATCATATAATTCATAAACTTCTATACCTTGACTATCTTGACCCATAAATGACATTTTAACAATTTCATTTGATGATAAAATACCAAATTCAATACGATCAATGGTCTTAATTTTATTATTAATCATATATATATATTATTATAATATTATTATATAATACTATATTGTTATATAATATTAAAACTTCAATTTTAAATGTTTAAAAAATAAAAAAATAAATATTAAAATAATGATATATTATTATAATTCAATATATCTAAAAAATATATTATATTTAAAAGATACTAAACCAGATAATATCTTATAATATGGTAAGTCATGATTACAAATATTTTTTTAACTAAAGTCAATTTACTTTTTTTTCTTATCTTTTTTCTTATCTTTTTTCTTGTCTTTTTTCTTGTCTTTTTTCTTATCTTTTTTTGTATCTTTCTTTTTTATATCCTTCTTTTTTGTATCCTTCTTTTTAGGCGAACCATTGCCACCACTACCGACACCACCACCATTACCACCACCCGTATTACCATTATCTTGATTAGGAATACCTTCACCATCTTCAGTACCACCAAAAGGATCAGTATTACCGGTATCATCAGTATAATCTTGTGTATCCGAATCATCCATAGTGTCATTAGTATCATCAGTTGTATCATCAGTAGTATCATCAGAACTAGTTTTTGTAGATTCCATATATAATACGATACCACAAGATGATATTAGGAAAGATATTACCATTACGATACCAAATATTAATACTATAAAAATTTTAGCATTTTCCATTATAATTACAGTTAGAAAAATAAATGATAAGCATAAAAAAATTGAAAAAATATATTCCAAACTAGTATATTTATAAATGCTATTATATTAGCAATAACTATATAAAAACTATGGAAACACTCACAAGAGAAGAAATATTGGATCAAGAAAAAGTAGGAAAACATGTTTTAGAAGAAATATTACGATTTGAATTTCCTCACGGTTTATCATTTTGTGAATGTCCAAAATATGATCAAAAAAAAGTATTATTTAATAGTTTTTTACCATCATTTATAACTGAAATATTTTATAATTATTTACCTAAAACATACGTAACCCACAAAATAGCCATAATCCCTATTATTGAATTACCTAAAGGAACAACAATAATAAGACCTTATGTACCAAATAAGCCTGAAAATTATTACGGTTATTATTATGAAACGAATCATTTTTCTGTTTCTAAAACATTACGTTATAATAAATTTATATTAAGATATCCAGGGTTTTCGACAGTTTTTACAGAAGAAGAAAAAAAAGCATGTAAATGCTATCCCTTTGCGAATAATTATCCTGTGTTAATAGGAGGAGATGGTCCCGCATTTAATATGGATCAAGAAATAGAAATTGATAACAGTGATCATTTTTATGACATATATAGAGAAAATAAACTGTTTTATTCTTTTGAAACTCGAGACATTAGAAAATAAAAAAATTATTTTCTTATTTCTTCCTATTAATATTTTTTTTATTTTCTAATATTAATATTTTTGTCAATAATTAAAAATCTCTAAATAATAAAAATCATAAAAAAATAGTTATGTAAATAATCAATTAGTAAATAATTAATCGCTAGAAATGCCAACAATTTTGCCTAACATTACTACATTTTGTGAATCCATAAAAGCCAAACGGCCTAAACCTTCACAATTTCTAAATTCATCAGCTACAATTGGTTTTTGAGGTTCTACAACAATTTCGGCCATATCACCAGTTTTCAAACAAGTAATACCGGTATCAACTTTTTGATTACCGGTATCTTTACCCATTTTCCAATTAATACTTAATAATCTCATTGGAGCTTTATTAGTTCTAATATAAACTATAGGAGTATAACCAACTTTAATTTCACCGGGATGACTTAATACTTTTACTTGAGCAGTAATTTTTTTAGCAACTTTAACTGTTGCATCATTAGCCAAAGTCATAATATCACCTGATTTAGGTAAATAATCTTTGGATAAACCTTTGATATTAAGACCAACATTATCACCAGGATTAGCAATATCTTGTGATGTATGATGCATTTCAATACTAAATACTGTTCCTTCACAAGGTCTAGCTTTAGTATGTGTAGGCAAAAATACAATCTTGTCTTTTGGTTTTAATGTTCCTTGTTCAATTCTACCAGTAATAACATCACCAATTCCGGGAATTTTTAATACACCAGAAACAGGCATTCTCAAAGGATTATTAGGAAATCTGACAGGAACTTGAATGTGATTATCCAAAACATCCATCAAACAATTAACATGGACCATTTGTTTATTAATGGTTTCTACATCGACACCTGTCCACCAAGGCATATTTGTTGACTGAGTCAATAAATTATCACCTTGCCAAGCAGAAATAGGCATAATAGGAACCGAATTCATAATAAAAGGTTTTTGCCAACCTGTTTGAAGCAACATGTGTCTAATTTCATCACGTATTTCTTCAAATCTAGCCTGATCATAATTAATGCTATCCATTTTATTAACACAAACAATTAATTGTTTGACACCTAATAAATTCAATAACAATGAATGTTGTCTAGTTTGACCTTCAATTTCACCATTTTTATGATTACCTTTAGCAGTTGCAATAGCAAAATTATCAGCGGGAGCCATTAAAATAGCTACATCAGCAGCAGATGAACCTGAAATCATATTTTTTACAAAATCTTTATGCCCAGGAGCATCAATAATTGTAAAATGATAATTATTTGAATAAAAATCTTTAGTAGTACAACTAATAGTAATACCTCTTGCTCTTTCCTCTTTTTGTTTATCAGTGAAAAAAGCAAATACAAAAGATTCTTTACCCAAGGCTCTAGCTTCTTGCTTCAATTTTTCCAATTCTCTTTCAGGCAAACCACCCATATCAAACATTAATCTACCACAAAATGTTGATTTACCTGAATCAACATGACCAGTAATAGCAATTGAAATATGTTCTTTTTGTTGGTTAGTTTTTGACATAATTATATATTTTGATATTATAATATATAGTCTCAACCTCACGATACCATTTTAATATCATTTTTTTTTTGTTATTATATAAAAAATGATATAAAGTATCAATATATATAGATAATATAGACAAAATATGAATAATATGAATAATATGAATAATATAGATAATATGAATAATATGGATAATATGGATAATATAGATAATAATATGGATAATATGGATAATATGGATAATATGGATAATATGGATAATATGGATAATATAGATAATAATATGGATGATAGTGATAGTCGAGATATTAATATGTCTAATATAGATAATATGGATAATATGGATAATATAGATAATAATATGGATGATAGTGATAGTCGAGATATTAATATGTCTAATATTGATGACCAAGATAGTCAAGATACTAGTATGAATAATATGGATAATATGGATAATATGGATAATATGGATAGTATAGATAGCAGTGATGCTAATATGGATAGTATAGATGACGGTGATGTAAATATGGATAGTATGAATAATATTGATAGTATGAATAGTGTTAATGATGATTCTGATAATACGGATAGTATAGATAGTAGTGATGCTAATATGAATAGTGTTCTAGACAATAATTATAGTGTCTATAATAATGATGTGAATAATATGATCGTTATAGATGATACGAATGATATGAATAATATGAATAATAAAATAAATAATTATTTAAATAGAATAATAACATATTATAAACATAATAACAATATATATATAAAAACAATATCAAGTATAATAAAAAAAAATAAGGCAAATATTAATTTATATTACGACAGATTTATAAGATATGTCTTACCTTTTATAAGATTACTATTTATAAGTAAAATAGGAAAAAAGAATATAAAAAAAAATATTTTGTTATGGTCTTTGTTAGAAATATATCTAAAAAATAAAAAGTTATGTAATTTTGATATTATGAAAGAATTAATTAAATTTTATATATATATTTACTTGTATAACTATAATTACATATTAAACAAATCATTTTTTAGTACAATGTTAATATTATTATCATTTTGATTCTATACTTAAAACAATATCGATAATATTTTCTGAAATTAATGATTCTTTGCACAATATTATAAAATTTTCAGTATCAGTAATAGTTTTTAAATCTATCAAGTTTTTGTATTCTTTTTTAATATTGTTAATAATATTGTTATATTTCGCTTTTTCTAATAATTGTTTCTTCATTTCTTCTTTTTTTTTCATTGTAATTAAATAATCTGAAAGTGAATAATTTTTTTCGTAATATAATATATTTTTAATAGTGATAGTAGTCATATTAGTTATATTAGGAAATAGTAAATTAACATAATTTATATGTTGCATGACTTGTTTTACGAGGATACTAAAATATTCATTAAATTCACATGTATAATAATACTTGTTATCAAGAAAAATGATATCTGAAATTATAATATTGTCAGTATTAATAAAATCATCATATATATTTAAAATATCATATTTACAAGTTTCAATAATATTTTGGAAAGTATATTTTTGCAAGTTAATTAAATATTCTATGGTAACTTTATTATTTAATAAAATGGTATTTACTAACTCGAACCTACAAATTAACCGATCATTATCAAAATGATATGATTGCCTACAATTAGGCACGACTAGAGGTATTGGTGAATTTCTAATCCGGACGTCAAAATCAATACATTTGAGGCGTAAATTTTCAATTTTTTCTATATTATATTTAGACATTGTATTTATAATTATATATATATATATATATATGTATATTAGTCAATATATTTCATTTTTAAAATTGAAATAATAGTTTCCTAAATGGTTTTATATAATTATATATATATATATATAATACAAATAACCAATAAAATGGTTAAAATAAGATCACATGGCCATAATTTAAATAACTACAAAACACATAACGCGCATAATGAATGCTTAAATTTCTTGAAACCTAATTTTTTAGGGAAGAATTTCGGTTATATAATGGTAAATATAGATAATGAATATCATAAATTTTTAGTAGAAAATTTTGAAGTTCTAGACGGTCATTGCACATTCGATTATTATTGCAAAATTTTAGAACTATTTAAAAAAACATGTTCTTACGTAATTGAAGGAGGATCATGTCAAGCTGTATATAATAACAAAATTATTACATATGACTGCATGAGAATATATGTTCCAGAAACTGAAGAATATATATGTCCAAATGTATGTATAATGGAAAATAAAATAATTCTAGATTTACAAGATATTACTAGCAAAATGAAAAATATATTACAAAATAAAGTAAATCTAGAAGAATTTAACTCGAATATATTGACAGATATAATTAAGAATATACAAAAAAAAAATTGAATTTTTTATTTTAAAACATATCCATTTCATGGATTTGTATTAACCAACAAATGACTACCACGATACCACAAAACTATCAATTATTAAACCCTCAATATGAGCAATACGAGTTTGAGGATAAAATGGATGTAGAAGATCCATTTCAATATGAACTTGTTTATAATTATGAGCTAAAAAAATCCCATGATGAAGAGTTAAAAATGCAACAATTTAATATTACATTAAGACAACCACCTCAATTTCAAACTCCAGTATTTACCCCTCAACAGCCTTCAGTTGAGGAAATATCACTTGTTATTGATTTTGCTAATTTGATTGGAACCAATGGCGAATGGGAAGATTTCCGTTATGGTGATTTTTCTACATTCGGTAATGTTCTTGTGAGAGCTATTGAAAATTTACGTTTGTGTTCTCGAAACTATAATGTTGATGTTCGAATTTCAACAATTTACATATGTGTCAAATGTGTAAAGGGCAAAATACCTGAAGTGATGTTCGAATATGTTCGGTTTTGTTTGTCAGATAATTCTTTAAAGAATTGTTGTTGCCGTGTTATAGCATGTAATACTTGGGATAAAGATGATTATATGCCATTAAGTACTTGTCAGGATTATTGTTCTGAAGAAGATGATATGCTTGCAGTATTTACTAGTTGTATTTTGGTAAAGGAAAAGAATTTTATTATAACAAATGATAAATTTAGATCAATGACTAAAAATATTCGGAAACACTCGGACAAGACAATTAAATATTTTGTTCATGATCCCCTTTGTGAACAAACTTTAAGGTCAAATAACAAAATGGAATTGGATTTCGATTCTTTTTCGGTAGGCGAGCTTAGACACAAGAAATATCAATTGTTTGATCATATAAACAATCGTTTTTCTAATTGATTTTCTAATTGATTTTCTAATTGATTTTATAATTTCTAATTGATTTTTTTATTAAATGATGAATAAATAATAAATAAATAATAAAAAAATGAATAAAAAATCTGAAATATACTATAAATATATATTATAATATTAATCATATATATATATATATTAAATAATAATGCAAGACTATAATTCTTTCATGTTGAATCAAGAAGATAAATTTTTAGAACAATATGATATTACAACGATTAAAGATGGAAAAAAAATAATTTACCAAAATAAATTTCAAGATAAATTTACTTTTAACTGTACAAATTCAAAACATCAATTTTTTTTGGAACCTAAAATGTTAAATTTTTTTAGCAAAAATAATATCTTAAAAGACAAAAATATTATTATTCAACTTTATTTTACTATAAATAATAGTTATCCTGAGAGATTAACTGTAAAAGTAGGCATAGAGAATACCTTCAAGTTGATTGTAGGTGATATATCTAAAATCAATCGATACCAAGCACTAGAATTGGATGATCATGAATATTTTATTCATGAAGCAGCAACTAGTTTCATTTACGTTTCTGTAACTGATCCTAATTTTACTACTCAATTTATTAAATTAATTAATAGACATGAAAATATAAATTATTTTAACGAGCATAAACATTTATATAAAAGTAGAAAATATAGTTTAGATTGCACAAATTCTAGATATGAACTAAGTGTAAAACAAGAGACTAGTTTAGAAAAAGCAAAATCACATATTTGTGGAATATTCTACGATCTAGATGTTAAAGATAGCAATGAAATTAAAAAGTTAGTTACAGAATTAATTGCTAAAAAAGAAATTGAACAGAATAAAAAACAATTTAATGAAACTTTGAAAAAAATACCTGAACATGTTTCAGAAAAACTAACACTGAAAAATAAAGATAAATATAAATCAGTTTTAAATGAACTCGTTGATAAATCAAACAAAAAACAAGATATTGATGACACAACATTTTTAAGAATTTCTCAGAAATATAAAGATATTTTACAATTAGTAGATTTTGGCTTGGATAAAGAAGAAATTACCAGAATTTTCATAGAAGAATATGGTAAGCCTAGCGGACCTTTAGGTGAGCCTAGCGGACCTTTAGGTAAGCCTAGCGGACCTTTAGGTGAGCCTAGCGGACCTTTAGGAAAACAAGAATTGGATTTATTTTTGACTGTTGCATTTGACTATAAAGATTTTCTAACATTATAAACTTTTTTTATGAAAAAATGAAAAAAAATGAAATAAAAATCTGAAATATACTTGATTTATATATTTATATCAATAAATCATATATTATATATAATAATAATGCAAGACTATAATACTTTTATTTCAGAACAACAAAAAAGATTTTTGGAACAAAATGGTATTACAAAGGATAAGAATAAAATTTATAAAAATAAATTTGGCGATAAATTTACGTTTAACCGTAGCAGCACAAAACAAACATTTTTATCGCAAGCTAAAATATTTAATTTTTTTGCGGAAAATAACATATTAAAGGATAAAACTATCGTTATTAAAATTGAACAAGATGACTATTGTCGTTCGATGTTTTGTTTGTGTTTAATTATTGGTATAAACAACGCAATATATTTGAATTTACGTAATTTACCAACTAACCATTTGTCTAAAATAGATAATTACTCACTATTTATTAACAATTTATTTAGGGGAGATCCATATTCTTTAAATGATCCTGATTTTAATACTCATTTTATTAAATTAATTAATAGATATGAAAATTTGAATTTTTTCAATGAAAATAAACATTTGTATAATAATAATATTTTTAACCATATAGTATGTAAAAATAATAGGTTTTATCTAGAAGCAAAACCAGTGTCAGCTTTGCAAGTTCAAGAACCAGTTATTATTAACGCAATAAAAAAACTTGATATTAAGGATAGTAAAAAAATTTATAAAGAAATTGCCGAATTAATCGCAAAAAAAGAAATTGAACAGAATAAAAAACAATTTAATGAAACTTTGAAAAAATTACCTGAGCATGTTTCAGAAAAATTAACATTGAAAAATAAAGATAAATATAAATCAGTTTTAAATGAACTTGTTGATAAATCAAACAAGAAACAAGAAATTATTATTAATGATTTAACATTTATAAACATTTTTAATAAATATAATGATGTCTTGAAATTGGTAGATTTTGGCTTAGATAAAGAAGAAATTACCAGAATATTTGTTGAAGAATATGGTAATCTTGATTTGGAATTATTTTTGACTGTTGCTTATGATTATAAAGATTTTAGAGTATTATAAATAACCTTTTTTTATTAAATTACTAGTTATTATTATAAATTAAATTATTATCAAAAAAAAAAATGATATTTAAAACGTATCACGTGATTTATTATATATACTATTAATAATAATATAATATAATAATGCAAATCTCAAATAATAAATCAAAAGTATGTAAATTCTTTTTACAAAATAAATGCTCAAAAGGCGATGCATGTGAATTTAGCCATACATCTAATAATGTATCAGTTGCAAAACCAGATCCAAAATCAACAAAAAAATCATCATTACCTTGCAAATTTTTTGTATTAGGAACATGTAATAAAGGTGATACATGTGAATTTAGTCATACATTAAATAATGTATTACCAGATATAAAACCAGATACAAAACCAGATACAAAACCAAAATCATCATTACCTTGCAAATTTTTTACATTAGGAACATGTAATAAAGGTGATACATGTGAATTTAGTCATGTAATTAATAACGTTGATACAAAACCAACAAAAAAGCCTTGTAAATTTTTTGCATTAGGTACATGTAATAAAGGTGATACATGTGAATTTAGTCATGATATTATTAGTAAAAATCCAATTGCAAGTGACAAAAAATCAATTGCAAGTGACAAAAAATCAATTGCAAGTGACAAAAATTCCCCTTGTAAATTTTTTGTTCAAGGTAAATGTAATAAAGGTGATGCTTGTGAATTTAGCCATTGTCCTGAATTATTAAAAGGATTATCAAATGACAGAATGTGTAAATTTTTTGCACAAGGTAAATGTAATAAAGGCGACACTTGTCCTTTTGAACATTTGGTTATTTTAGGTAATTAATTTTAATATAATTTTTTTATGGTTTAATGATTTAATATGATTTATTATGATTTATTATGATTTATTACAATTATAAAACAAAAAAAAAAATGAAAAAAAAACTTGAAATGATGGTAAAATAACTATAAACAATAATAATACTAAATATACAATGAATTATAAACAATATGTCGAAGAACGAGATAGAAAATATTTTTTAGATAATTATAATCTAAAAATGACTTCAATAGAGTACGAGTTTCCGTCTCAACCTGATATAATACTTGAAAATACTTTTGGTGATAAATTTAAGATCGGAAGACATGGAAAAAATGCTATACTTGAAAAAATGGGTGATTTTTTACATTTTATTTCTAAAAATAATTTTTTAAATAAAAAAAACATAATGGAAATTTCTCAAAGTATCTTTAGAGATACAATTATTTTTAGCTCACACATTAATATTTCAATTTTAATCACACTAGATAAGAGACAAAATGCATTTAAATTGAGTGAATTACAAGATTTAGATAAAATTGCATTTAATCATTTGATTAATGATGGGAAAAATAGTTCTCTTTATTTTTATGATGGATCTGAAGCGTGTAACGATAATTTAGTTAAATTATTGAATAAAATCTCAGATCAAAATTTTTATGTAGAGAATGTTAATATAATTGAAAAATTATATCCAACACATATTATTACTGTTGATAAGGTAGAAAAAAAGCTCATAATTTCAAAAAAACCAAATTTAGAATATAATGCAATTGACATTGTACATAATCATAAATACCGTAATGTTTCTGAATGCAAAATGTATTGTGATCTATTGTACAAAGAAATGGAAACGTATGTTATTAAAAAACAAGAAGATGAACAAATTCAAAATAATAAAAAAAATTTTAAACAAGTAATTAGTAATTTGAAAGAACATATTTTAGAAAAAGAAATGTTAAAAAATAAAGCAAAATACAATTTGGTATTAAAAGAAATCGTTAAAAATAATATGGATGATAAAACTTTTATTAGAATATTAGGTAATTACAGTTATCTTTTAAATTTGGCTGATTTAGGAACAGATAAAGATGAAGTTCAAAAGATTTTTATAGAAGATTATGGTAAAAATGATTTGGAAAAATTTTTGATTGTTGCTTATGATTATAAGGATTTCAGAATTATTAATAATTAATTATCTTTCCTCAGAATTATTAATAATTAATTACCATTTACTAACAAATTTTTTTTTGACTAGTTTATTTTTTTGATCTAATTTTTTTATATCATAATAATCACAAAAATATTGTGTATAATGTTGGATCATTTTTTGTATATATGTTTTAACATCAGGAACATTAAGGACATAATCCAAATTATTGTATCTAAAATACAAGAAATTTAAACTTAATAATCTAGAATATAAAATAGTCTTGTTAATATGTATTAAATCATTTAAAAAATCTTTATCAATTGCTAACATTATACTTGTATTGTCATTAATATTAGCAAATATATTATATAATTTTTCTAATACTTGATCAGTGTCTTTTTTATCAAATCTAAAATTTTTGCATACACAATATATTTCTCCAGACGTAATTTTAGTTTTTAAAGCTCGAACTATATGAACTGATTCAAAAAATAACCTAGCTAATTCGACTATTTCTATAGTTAATATTTCATATATACTAAATAATTTAAAAAAATAATTGGTTCCTTTACTAGCTAAAGATATTGCTACTAAAAATTGACCTAATATTACTTTAACTAAATTATGTTCTTGAGCTGAAAAATCATCCGAACAATCTAAACCACAATCTGCCGTTAATATGTCAAAGTTTTTTTGGTAATATTTTTCCCTATAATATCTAATATTATTCAAATGTGTGACATCTCCTGTGTTATCATCTCCATAATCATAAACATGTTTATATTCAGTAAATAATTCTCTTTCTGCCTTAAATATTTTTTTATCTAAAGAAGGATTTAAAGATTCCAATATAAAATCAAATTTAACGTTTTTATTAATTTTAGTTTTGATAAAATGATTAATGGCATATAAAAAAGCTCCCGGTTGTTCGCATATTCCAAAATAATTTATTGTATCATTTTGAGGTATTAATTTGAATAAAGTAATTATTTCATAACATTTTAACCAAGCATTAGTAACATATTCTGCATCAAAATTTTTTTGAACATGATCGATAACTTCATATGAAAAAAAATATCGTATTTTAGCTTGGTCCATATTTTTTTTATTAACATTTACTGTTATGTCATTAAATTCATCCATTTTGTTTTTCAATAATGTTTGCATATTATTTGTATTTTGTAATATGTCATCATATTTTTTGTAATCATTATTATTATTCAGAATATTTAATATATGTTTAGTAGTAATATTATTTTTATAAGAAATATCATATTGTTGAGGCGTAGGGAACAAAGGATACATATTTAGAATATCAAAATGACTTAGGAATACACTTATATTTTCATTAGTAAATTTATATTTGTATATTCCTGTAGAAATATTATATTTGTTTTTAATTAATTTATCATATACCATATGTTATATAATCACGTCAATAAAAAAATTATCAAATAATATATTATGTTATATTAAAGTCCTCGAGCTAATTAATAATTTGGCCATAAACCTGAAGCATTGAGTTGAGCATTAGAATTAGATCTAGTAGAAAAACTTGATGTTCTAATGTAATTATACATTTGGTCTGTTGATTGATTCAGAAAATGATTTTGAAGATCATAACCTCCTAAATTGACAGTTGCTTGATTCAAGGGATGTTTAGCTTGTTCGCAACCATCAGGGTTAGGTGAGCTTTTAGGACCTAAATAATTGTTTTGAGGTATAGATAAATTACTTGTTAAATTATCTTGGGGGAAACCTAAATTAACTGTTGCTTGATTTAAGAAATGACTAGTTTCTTCACAACCAATGTTTTGTTTATTAAAGTTAGATATAGATAAATTACTTATTAATTTGTCTATCTTATCTACTTTATTATTTTCAAAAGTAGGTAGTTTGGTATTGGCTTTTCTCAAACTAATAGGGGAATCACAAAAAATAGATTTAGAAAACATTTTTATTAATATTATATATACTTTATGTAATGGATATATTTATAAAATAAAATTTCAATTTTTTTTTATAAAATGATTTTAATATGTGTAGAATCATTTATAATTTGGTCCTTATTATTAATAAATACTTCGATACAAGTAGTCCCTTTTTTAATTAAATATAAATTTAAAAACCTTTCTAACAGTTCATTAATAATGATTTTTTTATATTTACGATCCATATATTCATTAAATTTTAATATAATTTCTGTATTTAATTCTTTTAATGATGAAATAATTTTTTCAGTAAATATTTTTCTAGTTTCTCTTAATAATTCTAATTGTTTAATATTATAATTTTGAATACAATTTTTACGATCTATATCATCCGGGAATTGATCCATATTTGTATATGTTATATTTTTTGTTTATATATTAAATATTATTAATAATAATTTATTCATTTTTTAAATTATTATTAGCTCATAATTATTATTTATTCACATTTTAACTTGTTATTTGTTCATATTTTAACTTATTATTTGTTCATATTTTAACTTGTTATTTGTTAATTTTTTAAATTATTATTTGTTCATGTTTTAACTTATTATTTGTTCATATTTTAACTTGTTATTTGTTCATTTTTTAAATTATTTTTGTTATTTGTTGTTATTTTATTATTGCTCGTTTAGGTAATAACTTTATTTAATACTTCAACTAATTGCATTCTGATACTTTTTAAATTTGCGCCGACTAAACTATTCATATCTATATTAGCTCTAACGATGGCTGACATTGAATCTAATAATGAATTAACTGATGATTGTTTTTGTTGAACACTAGAATCAATATATTTTTGGAATATTTGATCTAATGGTGTTTGTATTTGTGATGTAATACTATTTTTACAATCAATAATTTTTCTCATATTATTATAATTATCTCCCGTAGTTAATTGTATTTTATTAGTATTTATATCATTTTCTATAATTATATCAGATAATGCCGATGTCATTAATTCTTTAAAGAATATTAATTCTCCTGTATTATTAATAGTAGCCATTACGTCAGTTTCCATAACATTTGTATTATCTGAAATTAAATATTTTTTAACTCCTTCGTCATTGATATTAATTTTTATGCAAATACCATCACAATAATCGATAATATATCTTTTGTTAATATTAATATCATTAATAAAATGCAAATTAAATTTTTTAGCTTGACTTAAAACATATTCAGATTCAGGATTAGTAATATAATCTAATTGACCTTTTGCGAAAATATATAATTGTATTAAATTATTATCATGATCTAATTTATAAATATATGGTTTTTTTTCTAAAATAGAAATTTCATTTGGACCTAATTTATCAAGTTGATCTACCATGGCCGTTGTGTCATTAATAATATTACTTGGAACAGCTATAATAGTTTCATCAGTTACAATATAACCATAATCATGAATATCTATACCTGATTGTTCTACATATAATTTTATTTTTTCTTCTATATAATTATTAGTCTCGGCTTGTGTTATATTATATTCGCTATTTAATTGTGCATTTTGTTCAGCAATAACAAAATTCATTCTATCATCTTCGATAGCTTTTGCTAATTTTTTATCATAATTAACAGTATGAGAAACTTGGACATTAGCTTGAGGAATAACATTTAATGCATAATCAGTAATATCTTTAAATAATTGATTTACTTCATCCAAAGATATAGCTTTATTTGAAATACTTTTATTTAATTCACGTAATATTAAATCAACTCTTGTTTTTGGAATAGCAAATAAGCCTTGAATAAAAGGATGATTATTGTTTACACCGGTAACACGTGTAGGATCGATAATAGGAAAAGGATTTTTAACAGATGAACCATTATTATCATAGTCCATTAACATTTTAGAAATATTCTCACAATATAAATATCCTCTTAAATATGGCATATAAGGATTCCATCTAAATCTTGAATCTATAGTATTACATTCATAAATAGTAGTAGAATCTTTTATTAAAAATCCAAATTCCAATTCTGATTCTTTAACTGGTTGCATAATTGGTTCTTCAGTTTTATATACCACAAATTTAGCAATAGTATCTTCATATCCTGGAACTTTATATTCTAAATTTAATAACATAGTATCTAATGGATACTCATATGATAATCTGTTTTTATACACTAAATTAATTTTGTCGTAGTAACTAAAAATGATTTCATTATCTGGATCAGCCATAATATCACGCAAAGTACATAATTTAGATAATGATCTTGCCAAGTTTTCTGGATCATTATTTTGGAAATTTGGCATAATATTAATCGTAACTACTAAACCATTGTAAGGATCTGGTATTTCTATATTTTTTCTAATTGTGTCAGTAACAGGTATATCAGAAATAATTATATTACCATATGCATTCTTATTTAAAAATATTTGAGAATATGCGTTATTTTTAATTGAATTAAAAGTAATATCACCTATCGCCGAAATATCTTTAGCTCCTCTACTAAAAAAACCTCTACTACCTTCAACATTAGTATAATTACCTACTTGTAAAAAACATTTTGACATTTCTTCCGCAAACAAACCACATGCATAATCTCTTACCTTTAAAGTATTACCATCATACATATCAATAAATATTTTTCTATCAGTTCGATTATGTTTTTTATAGGCATCAATAGAATTAGTTATTAACTCGACTAAAGCATCTTCAACAGATTTAATTGAAAAAGAACGTGTATATTTATACATTCTTTCACTAAGACTAATAAAGCTTAAATCTTGCATTATATATTATTATGATAAAATAATAATAAAATAATAATAAAATAATAATAATAAAATAATAAAATAATAAAATAATAAAATAATAAAATAATAAAATAATAATAAAATAATAATATAATTAAAAGTATCTATATTGATATAGTAAATAGACATCGTAAAAAAAAGTAAAAAAATCATAATCCGTGTCAAGATCAGTGTATAAATTAATATTTTTTGTATTATTCTAATTCAAAAATACAAAAATTTCTTACTAAAAGTTTAGCTTGAGTGTCTTGATGTTGATTATAATTAGCTAATAATCCTACTTTTATATAGTTTGTATTCTTTCGTAAAACATCATTTTGACCATAATGATATTGACCTACAGGATCTAATATACATGAATATGTAGTCCAAACATTAGGAACTTGAACTACTCCAATTGGATAAACATAACCACAAGTCTGTTGCAAACGGAATAACGTTTTGTCTATAATCATCATATTTAATATATTAATGGGTATAGACTCGTTCAAAATAATTGTATTTTTTATTAATTCATATAAATTATTATTTTTGTTTTCGATAATATAATCTGGTAATTTATTTGTATCACCATCGATAAAAATTGCCAATGTTAAATATTTATTTTGTGAATTATTATGATGTTTAAATGATGCAAATGTAGCATTTTCTTGGTTATCGATATTTAAAATAAAATTTTTATCAGAAATAATATTTTTTAATGTATAACCATCGTTTAAAACATGCCCACCTCTACCATTTGAAATAACATTTTTAATATCTGGTTCAGTAAAACAATCAATCGCTAAATATACTTTAGATAATACTGTTCCAACGCTTAACATTTCGACAGAAATTTTAATTGGATTTTTTCTGCCTTGAGTTTTAAAAAAACCCTTACTAAAAATATTTTTTGTGTATATTTTTGATTCAAATAACATTACTTGTGAAAGTTGTGCATCAGAAAATATGATATTTCCATTTTTTTTATCATGTGTTAATTTATCATATAATATATCATTATTGTCATTGATAATATCATTATTATTAGCGAAAGTCATTATATTTATTTTATTTATCTATTTAATAGTTTATTTGATTTATTTATTCAATAGCTAATTTATAAAATAAAATTTCATTTTTTTTTCTATTTAGTAAGTTGATTTATAAAATAAAATTTTAAATTTTATTTATTTATTTATTTAAAGGTATTTTTCGTGAATTTGCATTTTAAATAAATTTAGGAACGTATTTTTTCTTCGATATACTTTTTTTGTTATTAGAAACAATAACGTCTGAAGGTTAAAATGCTTATACATATTTTATCTAAATTTTCATTATCGTAGATTTTATATTATGTCTTTGTTTAACAAAAATAAGTAAAAGCAAAATCATACACAAGGTAAATAATAATAAAACAATTAAAAATAAAAATGAAAATAAAAACAAAAAATAAAATAATTTGTATAGATTATATAACATCAAATAAATGGAATATTTAATTATTATTACTAATTTAATATTAACTTTACCAAGTATTATATTTCATGGTCTTAAATTATGTTATATAAAAAAAATCAAATATAGAAATCATACAAATATATTATACAATGCATCGCGAACAAATAATCTTATATTGATGGTCCATGGTCATAATGGTCATCCAGGAGATTTTGAACATTTAGCAAAATATTTATTGAAAAATAACCATATTAAAGATAATTGGAATATATATGCTTGTAAATTTGCAAAACTTGATAATCATAGTTCTATAGAATCAGAAATAAAACAAATTGATGATTATTTAAATAATAATCATTATGAAACTGTTATTTTAGTAGGCTTATCTAAAGGAGGTTTGACATGTTGTAGTTATTATGCAAACAGAAAATTAAACAATAACAAAATATCAAAAATAATAACAATTTCATCACCATTATATGGAACACGAGTTGCAAATAAATTTTTGCCTAGTTTTTTAGAAAAAATATTTCCAAACACGAAAAAAATTAAAAATGAACTAGGTTATAATTCAAATATTGCATTAAATACCAGTTCTATATTATCATCTATTGAAGATATATCGATATATCATGTAGTTCCGCAATATGATCATTTAATATATCCTGTTACTAGTGCCAAATATTATTTTACACCTGAGAATAATATTTATTATTGTAAAGGTTTCAAATATTCACACATTGGAATTTTATATAATCAAGATGTAGTAAAATGTATCGAAAATTGGATTTGTAAATAAAGAAAATTAGAATTATACATAATTAATCAAATTACATACGGTTGACCAAATTTAGGTTCAAAATTTCAAATATTTTTTCTATAATTAATTTAACATATATAATAACTTTAACATTCCATAATATTACTAAATCATTATCTATACATAAGCATTCAGGATCATTATAAAATTTATTAAATAATTCTATCAATTTATAAACATAAACTATAATATTATTGATTTCTAAATCTTGTAATGTTTTAAATAACATATGATCATAATTTATAACATGTTTAATTATACATAATGTATTGTAATTATTCATATTAATTTTAATATTAGTTAAAACATCATAATCAATATCAATTTTATTTAAAATAGATAATATACGTGTATAACCATACATGCAATATGGTGCTGAATTGCCTTTCAATGCTATTATTTTATTAAAATCAAAACTATAACCATTAAGAATTGATAAATCATAATATTTAATACTAGAATAAGCTATTTTTACAATAGTATCATTATCTTTATAATTACATATTTTTTCTGTATATTCTATACTTTTTTCTAATAATTCAGTTAATTTTATATTTTTACCATCACGAGTTTTAATTTTTTTGTTATTTGCATCAGAAACTAAACCAAATTTAATATGTTTTACATTAGCTTTCCATCCTGCTTCTTTAGCTAATTCAAATAACATATTAAAATGTAAATCTTGACTAGTATCTACTACATATAATATTTGATCCATATTTAATACTTCAATACGATATTTTAATGCTGCTAAATCAGTCGTGTCATATGTATAGCAACCATTACTTTTTATTAAAGTAAGTTTATGATATTCTTTTACAAATTCATCATCTATTTTCTTTTTTATATAATATGTTTTACTTTTATAAATTAATCTATTATCTTCATATTCCAAAAGATGAGCTAAACTTTTTATCATGTCGGGAATAAATTTTATATAAAATGATTCACCAATATCTACCAAGTTATTAATATTTAATTTTTTATATATTTGCGTGTAACTAGTTTTGGATATTTGACATATTTTTTTCCATGATGATATTATTTTATTATCATTGTTATAATTTTGTAAATTATTTTGTAATTCTAAAGTTGCTTTATTTGCTTCTAAATTAAATGTTTCACTTGTTTCAGTTTTGGATTTTATATAAATATTTTCTAATTCTTTAATATCAATATTATCAATATCAATATTATTTAAATTAATGTATGCTATTATTCTCCCAAAATTACTTCCAACATCACCAATATGATTTATCCTAGATACATTATTTCCAAAATAATCAAATAATGAAGCAATAGTATCACCTAAAATAGTTGATCTTAAATATCCTACATGTAATTCTTTTGCAATATTTGGCGACGAATAGTCTATTAAAATATTATTATTTTGCATTGTTTTATAAGTATTATTTTTAATATTATTAATTATAATTTCTGCTTCTAATAATAAAGTGTCATATGAATTGTTATTACATGTAAATGATAAACATGAATTACTAAAAATATTTATATCAAATATATTAATATTATTTTTAATATAATTATAAATATCATTAATATCAAGTTTAACATTTAATATTTTTGATATTTTTATTGCATTGGTAAATGTAAAATCTCCTAATGCATTATTTGATCTATTAATAATTATATTATGTTTGATTAATTCATATTGATTATTTGTTAAATTCTCAAAATAATAATTATTGATTTGGTTATATATGTATTTATCCATTATTTTAATAATATATTGATATTATGTTAATAATATATTAATGATATGTTAATGATATATTTTTTTCATTTTTTTTAATATTTATTAACATGATAATAACTATGATAATAATAACTAGACCTATAATAATAACAATAACTAGACCTATAATAATAATAATAACTAGACCTATAATAATAATAACTAGACCAACAGATAATAATAAATAATAACTAAGATAACGATAACGGAACGATAATAGAACTACTAAAAAAAATTGAAATAAAAACATTACAATTACTTTAACATATAATACAAATAAATAAAATTATATAGATATGCAAAACATTCAAAAGGCAAAAATTTCTCAATTTTTCAAAGGTTTAAATATTATAGACATTTTAACAAAATCTGCTTTTGGTAAAGCAAAAGAAATTATTGAAAATTTAATAGAAAATAATCCTGATGAACTATCTAAATTCAAATTACCAAGAATTATCGCCATAGGTAATGAATCAACGGGCAAATCGTCATTATTTGAAAAAATATTAAAATGTCCAATTTTTCCTAGAAACAGTATAATATGTACTAAGGCACCAATACGTTTAGTTTTGAATAGTGGACAACAAAAATATGTTATTAGAAATACAATGCCAGGCTCAGAAAAAGAAATTGTCTTATATGACAAACAAGAAATTTATAAAAATATGATGGAAATTAATAATTCTATTTCCCCAAAACATTCAGATGTTATTACCGAACACGAAATTATAATTGAATTCACAGAACCAAATTTGCCATCATTAGAATTTATTGATTTACCAGGTTTGAGAGCTTATCCTCCTGATTTAGCTACAATTACTACTAATTTATGCAAAAAATATTTGTCAATTCAAGATATTATTTTGTGTGTAATTCCTGCAACAGTTACAAGATTAACGTCATGTCAACCTTTGGCTTTAATTAATGAATTAAATTTGTGTCAAAATACAATTTTAGCATTAACTATGGCTGATAGACTAGTAATGTCAGAATATGCACAAGAAGAAAATATTAATGAATTATTACTTAATCGTATATTAGGAACTTCAGACGAAATGACATATTTAAAATTAAAAGGTTGCGTAGCTGTTATTAATAGGACACATAATGATACTATGAATTTAGAAGAGAGTGATGATATGGAAATTCAATGTTTTGAAAAATTATTAAATAATTTGCCAACTGAATATTTAAAAGACAAAAATACTATTGAAGAAAATATTACAGTTAAAAATTTATTAACCATAATAAATAATTTTTATGTTCATCATATTCAAAATAATTGGAAACCAATAATATTGGAAAAAATAAATAATGATATTAAATTAATTAACGATAAAATTACAGAATTAGGACCTGAAATTATTACTAAGGAAGTAATTGATAGTTTTATAAAAGATCACGCTATAAAATTGTATGATATAATGGTAAAGCCCGCACATGGTTATATTGATGATGATGAAGGAACATATTATCGTGGTTGGAATATTAAAGAAGATGATGATGGAAAACCTATTTGTTCCGAAATAAATACGATTTTATTTAATGCATCATATATTAACATAATAAATCATTTTAAAAATATAGTATCCTTATGGCTAGAAAAACATTATAAAAAAGAACTACTAATAAAATCTTTTAATAGTATTTTTGATGAAATACAACCAAATTATATTCATAAGACAAAAAATACATTATTAAATTATATTAATATATTTATCGAAGACGTATTTACTTGTGATAATTTTAAAAAAGATATGAAACATATTAGCAAAAGTTATATGTATGCTTTAGATTCTGAGTATTTAGCCGGCAGAGAATATCAAGATCCACTTATGAATAAAGATAACAATGAAATTATTAATAATTTAGAAAAATTATACGATTTGCATATTATAACTCCTTTATTAATTAATTTACAAGTTCATTGTTCTAATTTTGGTGATTGTAAAGAAGATGAAAGTTATACTGAATCTAGAAAAAAACTCGTGGAACGTATTAATATTATAAATAATTATAAAGAACAAGTTAATTTGATTTAAATTTTTTTATATGAAATAATTAATTTCATTAATTAAAAACTTGCAAAAAAAAATGAAATATAAATTTGATAATAGATTAATTAAATAATAACCTAATTATATAAATTAATAATAATTATAATTATAATAAAATGGATCAAACACAATTTTTTAAAGGCTCGAATATTATAAATATTTTAGCTAACAATAACTATGGTAAAATTTGGAAAATTATTAAATTATTGATAGAAGATAATACAGACGAATTAACTAAATTTATATTACCAAGAATTATCACTGTAGGTAATGAATCAACAGGTAAATCATCATTATTTGAAAAAATATTAAAATGTCCCATATTTCCTAAAAATAATATAATATGTACAAAATCACCAATACGTTTAATTCTAAAAGATGGACCTAATAAATATGTTATAAAACATAAAAATAACATAATAGAACTAAATAATAAACAAGAAATACTTGATAACATAATAATTATTAATAATTCTATATCGCCAAAAAATTCAGATATTATATCCGATGATGAAATTGTTATCGAATTTTCTGAACCAAATTTACTGCCTTTAGAACTTATTGATTTACCAGGTTTAAGAGCTTTCCCTCCTGATTTAGCTGCTAAGACAACTAGTTTGTGCAAAAAATATTTAACTGACAAAGATATTATTTTGTGTGTAGTTCCGGCGACAGTTACGAGATTAACGTCTTGCCAACCATTAGCTTTAATCAATGAACTAAATTTATGCAAAAACACTATTTTAGCTTTAACTATGGCTGATAGGTTAATTATGACAGAATATTCTCAATCTCAAAAAGTAAATATTGATAATTTATTATTAAATCGTATTTTAGGAACTTCTGATGAGATGGAAAGTTTAAAATTAAAAGGATGTGTGGCTATAATAAATAGGACTCATAATGATATTATAGATTTAGAAGAAAGTGATAATATGGAAAAAAAATATTTTGATAAATTATTAAATGATTTACCAATTTCATATATTAAGGAATCTATAAATGATAATTTATCAGTTAAAAATTTATTAATAATGATAAATAATTTGGTTGATGATTGTATTCAAAATAATTGGAAACAAATGATATTAAACATAATTGATACCGAAGAAAAAAATATTAATGATAAAATTATTAAATTGGGACCAAAAATTATTAAAAGCGAAACTATAAAAAAAATATTTGCTGATTATATTAGATTTCTTTGTAATAAATTAATGCCATTAATAATACCAGATAAAATACCTCCAAAATATAATATAATTTACAAAAACAATACTAATTCCTACAATTCGAAAATAGGTTATGATACTTACAAATCAAATTTAAACTATTTAAAATTAGTAGATGAAATAAAACAAGAAATTATTAATATTAAATATAATCCAATATCCAAAATAACATTACAGAATGAATTTAATAATTTGTTTGATAAATATTCTTTACATTATGTACATAAATTAAAGGAAACTTTACTACAAAATATAAATATGCAAATTGACAATTATTATGATTATGAAAATAATATTTCATCAAGATTTCAATCTAATCAATTTATTTTAAGAATAAAAAAAATAGAAAAAAGTGTTTTAAGTATATTAGAAAAAGATTATTTAAAACAAAAAGAATTAAAAAAGGAAAACTATATTAAAATTATCAATAATTTACATGATATATATATTTCTACAGATATAATAAAAATATTAGAAAATTATTTTGAATCAATAAATCTTGATTTTTTCGAGGATAAATATTACGCCGAATGTAGAAGAAATTTGGATGATAGACTTGATATGTTATTTTTGTTAAAAATACAAGTCAATGAAACAATTTAAAATTATTTGAATAATAAACCATAAATATTATTAATTATTTCATCAGAAAATTTCTTACTATGAATTAAATAATGCGTATCAGGATTTACATAATAATATATTATTTTATTATTACTTTTCTCATTAAAAGTAATATTTAATTTTAATTTTTCCTTTGTTAAAACATTAATATCAGAATAAATTATCGTTTTAACATCCATTTTTTGAATTTTATCATATTGACTTCTTATTATACCTTTACATAAACCATTCAATAATTGTATATAATTTTCATTATCTTGTAAAGTTGTAATTTTGTTTAGTAAATCATTTATAGTTTCATTAGTTAAATTTTTAATTAAATATTTTTCATAATCATCACCAACAATATTTTTAATAAAATTATAATTCATTTCAGAATAAAATGTATCATGATAATTTTCTTTTGTAAAAATTCTATCGACTAAAATATACAAACGAATGCATTTTTTAGAATATTTATTACAAAAAAACTTGGCAAAATGACAACCTTGATCTAAACAAATTGCTATGTAATCTAATTTTTTATCTATTTGTGTTTTTATCCATTTTGCATAATTTTCAAATTGCAAATCTTCTATAGTAAAATTAATATTTTCATTTGGTTTATTATTACTTTTTTTAGAATAAGATAAGAAATTTACATAATTAGGTTTTAATATTATTACTTTTCCAATTTTTTTTAATTCTGAAACAAATTTATTATAATCGCGTTCCCATTCTAGTTGATCTGTCATAACATTTCCAAATAAAATAATCTGGACATTATTATTTTTATTTTCCAAGATTTTAGTTTTTACATATTTAGTCTTGTATTTTAAATATTTTTGTTTATCCATATATAATTGTATTATAAAAATATTACGATTATATATTTTTATAATTTCTTTTTGAAATACATAATCAACTTGTCAAAATCATGAAAATTATCAATAAAATACCTTAAATCTTCGACTTTTAATAATTTACTATGATTTTTAGGTCCTACCTTGTCTAAAGGTCCGCTTCGCTTGCCTAAAGGTCCGCTTCGCTTACTAATTTTACGATACTTTGACCAAAATTTTAAATAATTTTCAGGTTCATAAACATACCATAATAAATCTAAACATAAACCACACTCATTGGCTTCTTTTATATTTTTTGGTTTATTGTTTATAATTTTACTAATTTTTGCAATATATTTTTTGCTAGCATTTTTTATTATCATCAAATAATCATTTTTGATATTTGTGATATATTTAGAATTATAAATTTTATCAATATTCTTGGTTAAAATATCATCATTTAGATGAAAATCGTTGTTTATAATATGCATATTAATTGCAAAAGTCATAATGCTAAAAAATAAATCATGTTTTATTAAAAACAAATCATAATATTTATGCTTTTTATTTATAAAATTAATAGAACCATAATCAATTAATTTAAGTTGTTTATTATCCAAACAAAAATTACCAACATGCATATTACCATTTAGAATATTATTATTAAATAATATTTTGCATATATTAATCATTTGATATGCTATCAGGTAACCATATTTAAAATTCCATATTTTTTTGCTTTTAATAAATTCTTTTAATGGTTTTCCTGCATATTCCATTATTGTAAAATAACAATATTTATCAGAATCCAAAGTTTCGAAATATTTTTCAGGTTGTAAACCTTGTTTATTATTTCTAAAAGTTCTTTTATCAAGTTTATCATAATTACATACTTCTGAATCAAATATTTTATTGTTGATTAACTTTACAAAAAATTTTTGTTCGGATTTTTTCAAAGAATTTATTAATTTAAAAAATTCAAGTTCTGAATATAAATCAGATTTTTTTTTCAATTCTAAAATATTATTTTTTATGATAACATTATTTTTAAATATTTTTTGTTGTTTTAGGACACATATTTTTTTGCGATATTTGACTAAAAATACAACACTATTATAACCAACATCTAATACTTTAATGATTTCGTAATCATCAAGATTCATTATATTATATGATGACAAATAAAAATATGTTATAAAAATAACAACTAAAATAACTAAATTATGTTATAAAAATGTTTCTATAATTTTTTTTTGAAATACATAATCAACTTGTCAAAATCGTGAAAATTATCGATAAAATATCTTAAATCTTCGACTTTTAATAATTTACTGTGATTTTTACCTATTTTACAATACTTTGTCCAAAATTTCAAATAATTTTCAGGTTCATAAACATACCATAATAAATCAAAATGTAAACCAATTTCTCTAGCTTCTTTTATATTTTTTGGTTTATTGTTTATGATTTTACTAATTCTTGTAATATATTTTCTGTTAGCATTTTTTATTATCATCAAGTAATCATTTTTAATATTCGTAATATATTTAGAACTATAAATTTTATCCATATTCTTAATTACAATATCATCATTTAAATGAAACTTGCAATCATTATTTATAATATGTGTATTAATTGCGAAAGTCATAATGCTGAAAAATAAATCATATTTTATTAAAAACGAATCATAATATTTATGTTTTTTATTTATAAAATTAATGGAACCATAATCAATCAATTTAAGTTGCTTATTATTTAAACAAAAATTGCCAACATGCATGTCTCCATTTAGAATATTATTATTAAATAATATTTTACATATATTGATCATTTGATACGCTATTAAATAACCATATTTAAAATTCCATATTTTTTTGCTTTTGATAAATTCTTCTAATGGTTTTCCTGCATATTCCATTATCGTGAAATAACAATACTTACTAGAATCTAAAGTTTCAAAATATTTTTTAGCTTGTAAATCTCGTTTGTTATTACCAAAAGTTCTTTTATTGATACTTAAATTATCATAATTACATACTTCTGAATCAAATATTTTATTATCAATTAACTTTACAAAAAATTTTTGTTCAGATTTTTTCAAAGAATCTATTAATTTAAAAAATTCAAGTTCTGAATATAAATCAGATTTTTTGTTCAATTCTAAAATATTATTTTTTATGATAATATTTCTTTTAAATATTTTTTGTTGTTTTAGAACATATGATTTTTTGCCTTTTTTAACTAAAGATGCAACACCATTATAACCAACACCTAACACTTTAATAATTTTGTAATCATCAAGATTCATTATACTATATGATATGATATGATATAAAAACTAATAATATGAAAATAAAAATGAAATATTAAATTATCATGATATCATAATATCATAATATCATAATATCATAATATCATAATATCATAATATCATAATAATATTAACATAATATGAATAAATTAACAATTGATGAAAAACGAGAATTAATAACAAAAAATTTGCAAGAAATATTAGGTAAACAAGAACTGGATAATTTATTGTTACAAGAAGAAATAAAAATATATTGGGGAACTGCGCCTACAGGTAGAATTCATATAGGATATTTTATACAATTTTTGAAAATAGTAGATTATATAAAAGCTGGATGTAAAGTAAAAATATTAATAGCTGATTTACATGCTGTTTTAGATAATCTAAAAACTAGTATGGAATTATTAAATGCTAGGACTGAATATTATATTACAATGATTAAAGAAGTATTATTATCATTAAATGTTGATCTTGACCTAATAGAATTTGTAAAAGGTAGTGATTATCAATTATCTCAAAATTATACTTTAGATGTTTATAAATTAAATTCAAAAATATCATATCAAGAAGCAAAACATGCTGGAGCCGAAGTTGTTAAACAAACACAAAATCCTACAATGACTGGTTTATTATATCCAAGTCTTCAAGCTCTAGATGAACATTATTTAGATGTCCATATACAAAGTGGAGGAATAGATCAACGAAAAATATTTACTTTTGCTCGTTCTAATTTGAATTTATTAGGATATAAAAAAAGTATTCATTTAATGACACCTATGGTTCAAGGATTACGATTTAATAAAAAAGAAATCAAAAATGTTATTACGAAAGAAGAAAAATTAAAATTATTAAATATTGATTTTGATTTACCTGATAATTATGTTGATACATTGTATAAAAAATACATAAATAACGATACAATTAAAGATGATAAAATGTCATCATCAAATAATGATTCTAAAATAGATTTATTAGATACTAAAAATGAAATTAAAAAAAAAATAAATAAGTCATATTGCCTACCTTGTGATGTCGAAGATAATTGTTTGATGGATTTATTAGAAAAAGTAATATTTCCCGTATTATCTTACAAAAATCAACAATTTATAATTAATCGTAAAGAAAAGTTTGGAGGAATAATTATATATGATTCTTTCGATAATATTAAAAACGATTTTGCTTTAGGTAAATTACATCCTCAAGATTTCAAATTAGGAATAACTGATAGTCTAAATTATATTTTAGAACCTATTAGAAATTCTTTTGAAACTAAAGAAAGAAAATTGTTATTAAAAAAAGCATATAATTAAATTATCTAATTACATAATTTATGAAAAAAAAATGGTTGTGATTATTTTTATTGTTTGTTGTTAATTAATTCGTGTTATTGTTTATTATTTTTTATTATATTTACCATTTACTATTATGTTTATTATTTGTTATTAATTATAAATGTGGTAATGCTAATTTTGGTGTAGTTACTACATTTTTGATATCAAAATAATCAAAAAAGCTTTGCATACCTTCAAGATTGGTTCCTTTACCAAATGTTAAATTACCTTTTTTAATTTCTTCTAAAGCTGTAGTATTTCTTAAAAATATATTTCTTAATGTGTTTTCTTCAATATTAATAATATAATCAACTTTATCGACACTTTGATCATGAAATTCTACTATACAACTTCTTATTTCTAAATAATAAGTAATATTTTTAGGCAATATATTAAAACCCATAGTAATATAAGTATTTAATGATTTTTCCGCCATTAATTTAGTACATAAACTTTTTAAAAATATAGGTATTGGTATTTCTGCTATAATATCTTGTGAATCACAACCATGAGCATTATTTATTAATTTATAATCTATAGTATTATCTAATTCTTTAGCTGATGTTAAATACCAATTACGCCAATTAGTATTTTTTGTTTTATAAGCTAATTGTCTCAAACAATTTGCTTTTAATGATCTAGCAATTTGATCATTTATATTAAAAGTGACAAGATATGTTAATATTTCTGCTGCCCATTTATAATTACCTTCATCAATACTTGAACAGGCAATACTTAATACTTTGCTTCTTCCACCAAATCCTTCAATGTAATTCCTAGCTCTAATTTTATTGTTTTCTGGATCCAAAAAAGTAGGATCACCTTGGAACCAACCTAAATAACCTGCATAAATTTGTCTAACACTATGTTTTACTGTTCCGTAATATTCTTGTAACCAAGGATGATTTAAATTTTCTGGTAAATGAGGTATTACTTCTGCTAATTCGTCTGCATTATAACCTTTATTTATCCATCTAACACTTTGATCATGTGTATATTGTATAGCATCTCGATATGCTGTCAACATATTATATACTTTTTCTTTACCTTCTAAGGGTCTTCCGTGAGAAGGTATTAAATAATCAGGTTTTAATTTTCTCATTAGGTCAATTGATTCATACCATTTAATAGGATCACGATTAGGCGTTCCTCTGATACTGTATAAATTTGGATATGATTCGCCCATAATAATATCTGCTGATTGTATAACACTATGATCAGGGAAATATATAAATATTTCATCATCAGTTTCACTAGGAGCATATACTAGGCGCATATTTATATTACAAATATTTATATCTAATTCAGTATCAACAAAATCAGTAGGATGAATAAAAGTTGCTTTACCTGGTTTTAGTCTTGGTCCAATACCATCATTTATATGACCCGATGCATTAGTTTCCAAAACTAAACCAAATGTACTTATACCTCTAGCATTAATAATTGGTCCAACAACACTAGCATTGTTTATTATGCCTGCCATTATTTTTCTATGAGCATAAATTTTTACATTACCATTCTCAACATCTTCTTTAGTAGTAAAAGCTTTTACACCTGCGATATGATCAAAATGATTATGTGTATAAATAATACATTTTACTGGCTTATTAGTAATTTTACTAAAATCTGCAAATACTTTAGAAGCTACGTCAAAAGATTCACCTGTATCAATAATAATAATACCATCATTACCTTCTATCATAGTAATATTACTCAAACCATAACCAACTGCTAAATAAAATATTTGATTTATTTTATAAATTCCTTGCTTAAAGGTTTCTGAATGATTCGCAAGATCACTGTGAATACGTTCGTCGTTATGATCGCAACAAGCTAAATTACATAAATTATCAAAAATTAAAGAATTTGTTGCCATTACTTATTTTATAATATATTATAATAAATAATATACAAATATAATACGCACTTGTTATTATTATTTATTTTTAGTTTTATTTTTGTTTTTGTTCCAGTTTTTTAGTTTTTTTGTTTTTGTTTTTGTTTCAGTTTTTTATTTTTAGTTTTTTTGTTTTTGTTTCTGTTTTTGTTCCAGTTTTTTATTTTTAGTTTTTTTGTTTTTGTTTTTGTTTTTGTTTTTGTTTTTGTTTTTGTTTTTGTTTTTGTTTTTGTTTTTGTTTTTGTTTTTGTTAAATATTTAAAAATAAATTATTTGTTTTAATTCCAAATAAAATATAATATAATAAATATATATTATGGATAAGAAAACGGTATTAACTTGTGGGACATTTGATTTATTTCATATAGGTCATTTAAATTTATTAACTAGGGCGAAAGCATTAGGCGATAAATTGGTTGTTGGAGTTAGTAGTGATTTTTTAAATTTATCTAAAAAAAATAGAACCCCCGTTATACCTTTATATGAAAGAATACAAATTATAAAATCTTTAAAATGCGTGGATGAAGTTTTTATAGAAGATGACATAAGTTTAGAAGCTAAATCGAGATATATGCATTATTATAATGCTAATATATTTTTAATGGGGGATGATTGGAAAGATAAATTTGACGAATTACCAATAATATATAAATCACTATATCCAAAAAATATAAAAAATATACAAGTGTTATATTTAACTAGAACTACAAATATGTCTACTACTGATATATTATATAATAAATTACATTGTCAGTTAGATCAAGTAGCATCTTTATCAAGTTTGTTGCCTATTCCGAATGATAAATTATTAAATGTAAAAAAAACAAAATTGAAAGCTATATTCCATTGTAGAAATCAACCTCATCAAGCTGTTCATGTTTTACCATATTATTATTTTTTTGAACCCGAGAATGTATATTGGTATTATGATATTAAAAAAGTAATAATAAATATTATTAAGGACGATAAAAAAGAAACGGAAGAAATAATAGAAATTACTAGAAGTGAAGAAGATATAGAAAATGATATAAGATTAATAACAAAAAAATTAGAAGCATATACGAATATAAAAATAGATAGAAAACAAATTATTATAAATATAGAAGAAACATTAAAATATGACTTAAAAGTAGCTTTTATAACTGAGCCATGGAAACCTCATATGGATTTTTATAGGGAAAATAATATTAAAGTATTATTTCTTGATCATGGCATATGTGTTGGAACAAGACCAAAGGAATGGTTTGCTCATTATTGGCATAATTGTGCAAATTATGATATAGTTGCCGGTAATTTACAATATGATTATCATTTAAAATGTTCAGGCTTACCTCAATGTCATAACTTGAAAAAAGAAAATATTTTTAGATTATTTGGTTGGCCAAGATTTAATTTTTATTCGCCTTGTGAATGGATTTGGGAAATGAATAAAATAAATAAAACTAATAATAAACGTATATTGATATGTCCCACATCATATTATGATAATTATAATACAATAATTAACATAATAGTAAAATTATGTCAAAATTATGATGTAGTAATTCGTCCTCATCCTATAACTGAAGAAATGGCTAAGCCGAATTCAGTTTTATTAAAAATATTTAATTTATGTATAGAACAAAAATGTGCTCAAAATTTAATTATTATACCGCCTCAAAATATTGCTTTTACAATGAATTTATTTAATTGTGATTTGGCTATTTTTGATCAATCAAGTGTCGCTTATGAATATTTATTAGTAGATAAACCTGGAATAATTATTGCTGATAAATTAGATATGGAAACAATAAGTATTAAAGATGGCTTATATTATTGTAATAATATAGAAGAATTAAATCAAGAATTAATTGAAAAAGTAATACAAGATCCATTGGAATTTAAACAAAAACGAAATAATTTAAAAAATCTAGTTTTTGCAAAATGTGATAATATTAATGATAATATTAATGATAATAGTAATGATAATATTAATGATAATAGTAATGATAATATTAATGTTGTCAATGATGAATTTAATAATGATGATTGGATAAATAATTTTTCAGAATTTATTGAAAAGAATATAATATAATTTTATTTACTAATTCAATAAAAATAATTTATGTAATTTTTTTATAAAATAATGATTAATCAAAAAAATCAAGATATAATAAAAATTTTAAGAAAATTCGTCTCAAAATATGGGAGTCTATATAAGGGTAAATTTAATATTGATGATAAAATGAATAGTGCATTTGATAATATTGCAAATAATAGCAAAGTTCTTTTTTGTACTGACATTGAATTTCATAATCAGGTTTTAAATAATAATAAATATATAGTTAATAATAATAATAGCGATAGTAAAATAAATATAGTGCCTTTTATTAGAGAAATAGGAATAATTATATTTGTAAAAGATTCGAATAAATGGAGTTATATAGGTCATATTTTTAAAAACGTCGAAAATATATATGATGAAAATACTATATTTATCTTATCGAAATATGCAACTGTGTCTGATATAACATATAAAGTAATGGAAAAAGGAGATAAATATTATAATATATATGAAATAATAGCAAACTTGACGATTGATAATTTAGATAACAAAGTATTTAATATTATAAATAGTAAATTAAGCGTTAAATATATAAATAAAATATTTGAAGATAAAGATTATAATAATATTAAATTAGGTTTAAAAATACTAAAAAGAATTACCTTAAGTAAGAAAACAACTAATGAAAAAAAAATAACTAAATTAAATAAAGATTTAAAATATGCAAAGAGGTTATTAAGTATTACAAGAAACATGCCATTTCGTGTTTATCCAAAAATATTAGATAAAGAAGGTAAAGATATTTATTATACACAAATGGATAGCTACTATAATGATAAATTAGTTAAAAACAGGACTTTTACTATTAAAGACTTGAAAAATTTTTTTACTTTATGGCTATCATTTGATAATGAAGTGTGTTATATTGTAAAAGGTAAAAATGATTTTATTGCTATTAAAAATACAATGTTAGATGTATTGAATCATTGTGATATAAAATTTAGTAAAGTATATGATATAGAAATGTTTAATTGGTTTTCATATATTAAATTTGGTTCTGCTCAATTAGAAAATACTTTTATAGGTATGCAAAATTATTTTAAAGAATATGACAATCTTAATATGATATTAAGTAATTTTCCGTATAAAAATGCTCATAATCCTGTAGTAGATTCATATTATACGATAATTGTTGCATTATATATAAATTTAATATTAAATGCAAGTTTGATTAAATAATTATATTGTTGATTAATTAAATAAATATAATATATATATGAACGAAATATTAATAAAGGAACTAGAAAAATTAGTAGAACAAATAAAATATGAAGTAATTAAATCAAAAACACCAAAGGACAAGTTAGTAAATAATATTAGATTAAAAAATACTATAAATTTAATAAAAACAATAAAAAAATATCCGACAAAAATAAAATCTGGAGAAGAAATCCAACATTTAAAGGGCGTTGGTAAAAATTCAGTAAAGAGAATAAATGAAATATTAGAGAAAGGTAAATTACAAGAAATAAAAATAGATAGGACTGATAAAAAAATTATGGAAGCAATTAAAAATTTAACTAGGATATACGGAATTGGAGAAAGTATAGCAATTAGATTAATAAAAGAATATAATATTCATAACATAAAGGAATTAAAAAAAGGATATTTACAAAAAAAAGTTCCTTTAAACGATCATATACTTTTAGGTTTAAAATATGAGAAAGTATATGAAAAAAAAATACCTAGAAAAGAAATTGATGATATTAATAATTATTTGAAAAAAATAATATCTAGTGTTGATAAAAATTTATTATATATGATTTGTGGTTCATATAGGAGAGAAAAACCTGAATCAAATGATATTGACATATTATTAGTAAATAAAAATATAATTACAAAAGAACAATTAGATAAAAGTGTTAATTATTTGAAAATAGTAATTAATAAATTAAAAGATGAAAAATTTATAATTGATGATATTGATAAAAATTTTCAAGTTAAATATATGGGATTTTGTAAATACGAAAATAAACCTATTAGACACATTGATATTATGTATATACCATACGAATCATTTTGGACGGCCATTTTGCATTTTACAGGTTCGGGAGATTTTAATGAAAGATTAAGACATCATGCAAAATTATTAGGATACAAATTAAATCAATATGGTTTATATAAAAAAGAATATGAAAAAGATAATAATAAAAAAAAAGTAAAAAAATTAAATAGAATAATGGTAAATTCGGAAAAAGAAATATTCGATATATTAGGAATGGAATACATCGAGCCAAAATTTCGTGATTAACAATTTTTGGTTTGATATATTAGGAATGAAATACATCGAGCCAAAATTTCGTGATTAACAATTTTTGGTTTGATATATTAGGAATGAAATACATCGAGCCAAAATTTCGTGATTAACAATTTAATTGAAAATTAATATTTTTAATTTTATAATTATCGGTATCATAAAATACAGAAATTGTATCAGAATATTTACATTCTATTAAATGTTTAATAGATATATTACCTTTGTATTTATTTAAATTTATAAATGTTGTAGGAATAATAGTATCATTATGTAATAAATTTATATAATCTATTATTTCTTGGTCTTGATCTTGGTCTTGATTTTGATCTTGATCTTGGTCTTGATTTTGGTTTTGGTTTTGGTTTTGGTTTTGGTTTTGATTTTGGTTTTGATTTTGGTTTTGATTTTGATTTTGAACTAGATCAAAGACGGGTTCTGATTTTTGATTTTTTTTATAAATAATATCACATTGTATATTAATATATTTTGTTGTTCCTAAATATTTTATAGTAAAAAAGTTATTATATACGAATACTTCATTATTACAATTAAAATAATGTTCATGATTGATATATTTATACAGAGCGCAAGAATTTTTGTTAGGTATGTTATTAAAAAAAGTAATTGCATCTGGTTTTATAAATTTTTTTTTAATAATACTTTTAGAATAACTATTATAAGTCAATATTCTAGGATGTATAAATTTATCATAACGATAACATAAATCAATATACATATTAGTAATTTCGTATAATTTATCGATATTTTTTTTTTCTAAAAAAACATTATCAATAATATTTTCTAATAAATATAAATAATCTTTTAAAACATTAATATATTTACTAAATAATACTGTAAAAATACTATCATTTTCATTAAAATAATTTATTGTTAATATTAATTTATCATCATTAGACCATATAGTTTCCCATAAATGAATAGTAAATGAATCTTTTATTAAATATTCTTTATCAGTATCTTCTTCTAAAATAAACGTTTCCATAAAATCAAATGGTATAAAATAGCTACTAGGAACTATTAAGGGTTTATATATACCTAAACTTTTTTTTAATATCTCGAGTGGTAATACTACTGCATGATAAGCCCAAGGTTTATCTTGAATATTATCAGATAAAGAATTATACCAATTAATAATAAATTTATTACAAGGTTCGGCTAAAATAACCGCATTAGTAATACTATTAATTTTATATATATCAATTTCACTATTGTCATCAGAACTTTCAACACCCAAAACTAAATTATTATTTAAAAAACAATCAAAAGATTTTAAACATATTATATCTAGATCTAAATATATTCCTCCTCTTTGTATTAATTTTTCTAATCTTAATACATCGGCACGATATTGATAATTTTCTAAATATATATCTTTATGACATTCAGTATTTTTTACTAATTCGATATTAATAATATCTAAAGATATTAAGATATCCCAATAAAAATTATTTTTTTGTATATGATCACAATATAAATAAATTTGTTCAGGTTTATTAATAACATAAGCCGAATAAATCGAAAGAAAATGTAAAAGATTAAATTCCCTAGGACCCAAATTAATAAAATGTATTATTTTTGGTATCATTATTATAATGATGATATATTTGTATTATTTATATATTTATAATATAGTGTTTTTTAATGTTAATATTTTTTTATTATACGATTTATATATATACGTGTTCTTTTGATGAATAATTATAAAAAGATCAATATACTATACAATGGCTCGGTAGCTAATAATTCAATTCAAAAAAATATATATAATGATATAAAAACTGGTGATAAATGTTTATTGCTAGAAACTGGAACATTATATGAATGGAATGAAAGTTGGTTATTATGCGAGACAAAAGCAACATTTTATTATTATGATAATGTAAATAATAAGATATATTTTGTAAATAAGAAGGAAAATATAGTTTCTAATATAATTGCTAATAAAAATGGAGATATGTTATATAATAATATAGACGAATCAGTATATTGTTTTTATGATGATAAATGGTTAAAAGTATCCTATACTGATATAAATATTACTAGTAGTTTAGAAAATAATAAAGAAAAAGATAATATTTTAGAAAATAATAAAGAAATTTTAGAAAATAATCAAGATACTTGTCAAGAAATATGTAATGACGATAATTATTCTTATTCTGAAATATTAGATAATAATGAATGTGTAAATAATATAAATAATGTAATAATTAAATTTAGTGAATATTTTGATAGTGAAACCGTAAATTGTGATAAAGTCGGTAATAAATGTGATAATAAATGTGATAATAAAATTGGCATAACAGGGCCTACAGGTCCTACAGGTCCACAAGGTAATCAAGGACCTACAGGTCCTGTAGGTCCTCATGGTCTTCGCGGAAAACCTGGTATTCCTGGTAAAAGGGGATGTCATGGTCCAAAAGGTTGTAAAGGTGATACAGGTCCTACAGGAAGTAAAGGTGATACAGGTCCTACAGGAAGTAAAGGTGATACAGGTCCTACAGGAAGTAAAGGTGATACAGGCCCAACCGGGCCTACTGGTAATACGGGTATGAGAGGTAAAAGAGGTCATAGAGGTTGTAAAGGTGAAACAGGGCCTACAGGTACAACAGGACCGTCAGGTTCAACAGGTTTTACAGGACCTACAGGCGCGACTGGTTTTACAGGCCCTACAGGTTATACGGGTTCAACAGGTCCTATAGGTTCTACTGGATCTACTGGATCTACAGGTCCTACAGGACCAACAGGACCTACAGGTTCTACTGGATCTACAGGTCCTACAGGACCAACAGGTTATACGGGTCCTACAGGTCATACTGGACCTACTGGGCCAACAGGACCTACAGGTTATACGGGTTCAACAGGTCATACAGGACCTACAGGTGCTACAGGACCTACAGGTTATACAGGTTCAACTGGTCGTACAGGACCTACAGGGCCAACAGGGCCTACAGGTTATACTGGTTCAACTGGTCATACCGGACCTACTGGTCCTACTGGTTATACTGGTTCGACAGGTTATACAGGACCTACGGGATCGACAGGACCTACAGGTTATACAGGTTCAACAGGTCATACCGGCCCTACAGGTTATACAGGTTCAACAGGTCCTACAGGGCCAACGGGACCTACAGGGCCAACGGCACCTACAGGGCCAACGGGACCTACAGGTTATACAGGACCTACAGGTTATACAGGACCTACAGGTTATACGGGTTCAACAGGTCATACGGGACCTACGGGACCTACAGGATACACAGGTTATACAGGTTCAACAGGACCTACAGGTCCTACAGGACCTACAGGATACACAGGTTATACAGGTTCAACAGGACCTACAGGTCCTACAGGATACACAGGTTCTACAGGACCTACAGGTCCTACAGGATACACTGGTTACACTGGTTCAACAGGACCTACAGGTCCTACTGGCCCTACAGGTTACACAGGTTATACAGGTTCAACAGGGGCTACGGGTCCTACAGGTTATACGGGTTCAACAGGTCATACTGGACCTACAGGACCTACAGGATACACAGGTTATACTGGTTCAACAGGACCTACAGGTCCTACAGGTTATACGGGTTCAACTGGTCATACAGGTCCTACAGGTCCTACAGGATATACAGGTTATACAGGTTCAACAGGGGCTACGGGTCCTACAGGTTCAACTGGTCATACAGGTTATACAGGTTCAACAGGGGCTACGGGTCCTACAGGTTCAACTGGTCATACAGGTCCTACAGGTCCTACAGGATATACAGGTTATACAGGTTCAACAGGGGCTACGGGTCCTACAGGTTATACGGGTTCAACAGGTCATACAGGACCTACGGGCCCTACAGGCCCTACAGGACCAAAAGGAGATAACACGGGATTTACAGGACCTACAGGTCCTACAGGTTATACCGGTCCAATAGGTCATACAGGACCTACAGGTTATACTGGTTCAACAGGTCATACAGGACCTACTGGTCCAACAGGTCATACAGGTTCGACAGGTCATACAGGGCCTACGGGACCTACAGGTTCGACCGGTTATACCGGACCTACTGGACCTACAGGTTATACGGGTTCGACAGGTCATACAGGACCTACAGGACCAACGGGTCATACAGGTCCTACAGGACCTACAGGTTATACTGGTTCAACAGGTCATACAGGACCTACTGGTCCTACAGGTTATACAGGTTATACAGGTCCTACAGGTCCTTCAGGTTATACAGGTTCAACAGGGCCTACAGGACCTACTGGACCTACTGGTTACACGGGTTATACAGGACCTACAGGTCCTACTGGTTACACGGGTTATACAGGTTCAACAGGGCCTACAGGTCCTACTGGTCCTACTGGTTATACAGGTTCAACAGGTCCTACTGGTCCTACTGGTTATACAGGTTCAACAGGGCCTACTGGTCCTACTGGTTATACAGGTTCAACGGGCCCTACAGGTCCTACTGGTTATACAGGTTCAACGGGCCCTACAGGTCCTACTGGTTATACAGGTTCAACAGGACCTACAGGTCCTACTGGTCCTACTGGTTATACAGGTTCAACAGGTCCTACAGGTCCTACTGGTTATACAGGTTCAACAGGGCCTACAGGTCCTACAGGTCCTACTGGTTATACAGGTTCAACAGGTCCTACAGGTTATACTGGTTCAACAGGACCTACAGGTCCTACTGGTTATACAGGTTCAACAGGTCCTACAGGTCCTACTGGTTATACAGGTTCAACAGGGCCTACAGGTCCTACAGGTCCTACTGGTTATACAGGTTCAACAGGTCCTACAGGTTATACTGGTTCAACAGGACCTACAGGTCCTACTGGTTACACAGGTTATACAGGTTCAACAGGTCCTACAGGCCCTACTGGTCCTACTGGTTATACAGGTTCAACGGGTCCTACTGGTTATACAGGTTCAACGGGTCCTACAGGTCTTACAGGTCCTACAGGTTCAACAGGACCTACAGGTCCTACTGGTTATACGGGTTATACAGGTTCAACAGGGCCTACAGGACATACAGGACCTACTGGTTATACAGGTTCAACAGGGCCTACAGGTCCTACAGGTCCTACAGGTTATACAGGTTCAACAGGGCCTACAGGTCCTACTGGTCCTACTGGTTACACAGGTTATACAGGTTCAACAGGGCCTACAGGACCTACTGGTCCTACTGGTTATACAGGTTCAACGGGCCCTACAGGTCCTACTGGTTCTACAGGTCCTACAGGTTATACAGGACCAACAGGACCTACAGGTTATACAGGACCTACAGGACCTACAGGTTATACAGGACCTACAGGACCTATAGGACCTACAGGTTATACAGGTTCAACGGGTCATACAGGACCTACAGGTTATACAGGTTCAACGGGTTCTACAGGTTCAACGGGTTCTACAGGTCCTACAGGTCCTACAGGACCAAAGGGAGATAACACAGGATTTACAGGTCCTACAGGTCCTACTGGTTATACTGGATATACAGGACCATCTGGACCTACGGGTCCAATAGGTGCAACAGGATCAAAAGGTTCAACAGGACCTACAGGTCCTAAAGGGGATAATTCAGGTTTTACAGGTCCTACAGGTCCGACTGGTTTTACTGGTTCTCAAGGTAATACTGGTCCAATTGGGCCGACGGGGCCAACAGGATATACAGGTCCTATTGGGTTAATTGGGCCTACGGGTCCAAAAGGGGATAATTCAGGATTAACAGGCCCTACAGGTCCTAGAGGGAAAAAAGGCCATCATGGTTGCATGGGTGATACTGGTCCTACAGGTCCGAGAGGTCATACAGGTAAAAGAGGTCATCCTGGTTGTCATGGTCCAACAGGACCTACAGGACCTAAAGGTCCAACAGGAAAAAGAGGTCATCCTGGTTGCATGGGCGATGTAGGAGCAACAGGACCAACAGGAGAATCAGGAGCCACGGGCCAAAAAGGTGAAACTGGTGCTACAGGACAAAAAGGTGATACAGGATTTACAGGTCCTAAAGGTGAAACTGGAGCCACTGGTCAAAAAGGTGAAACTGGTGCTACAGGTCAAAAAGGTGAAACTGGTGCTACAGGTCAAAAAGGTGATACAGGATTTACAGGTCCTAAAGGTGAAACTGGAGCTACTGGTCAAAAAGGAGAAACTGGAGCTACTGGTCAAAAAGGTGAAACTGGCTCGACAGGTCCTAAAGGTGAAACTGGAGCTACTGGTCAAAAAGGAGAAACTGGAGCTACCGGTCAAAAAGGTGAAACTGGCTCGACAGGTCCTAAAGGTGAAACTGGAGCTACTGGTCAAAAAGGTGAAACTGGAGCTACTGGTCAAAAAGGTGAAACTGGCTCGACAGGTCCTAAAGGTGAAACTGGAGCTACTGGTCAAAAAGGAGAAACTGGAGCTACTGGTCAAAAAGGTGAAACTGGTTCGACAGGACCTAAAGGTGAAACTGGACCTAAAGGTGAAACTGGTTCGACAGGTCCTAAAGGTGAAACAGGTGCTACTGGTCAAAAAGGTGAAACTGGCTCGACAGGTCCTAAAGGTGAAACTGGAGCTACTGGTCAAAAAGGAGAAACTGGAGCTACTGGTCAAAAAGGTGAAACTGGCTCGACAGGTCCTAAAGGTGAAACAGGTGCTACTGGTCAAAAAGGTGAAACTGGCTCGACAGGTCCTAAAGGTGAAACTGGAGCTACTGGTCAAAAAGGAGAAACTGGAGCTACTGGTCAAAAAGGTGAAACTGGCTCGACAGGACCTAAAGGTGAAACTGGACCTAAAGGTGAAACTGGCTCGACAGGTCCTAAAGGTGAAACAGGTGCTACTGGTCAAAAAGGAGAAACAGGAGCCACTGGTCCTAAAGGAGAAACTGGCTCGACAGGTCCTAAAGGTGAAACAGGTGCTACTGGTCAAAAAGGAGAAACAGGAGCCACTGGTCCTAAAGGGGAAACAGGCTCGACAGGTCCTAAAGGTGAAACAGGACCAACTGGATCTAAAGGTGAAACTGGAGCTACAGGTCAAAAAGGTGATACAGGATCTACAGGTCCTAAAGGTGATACAGGATTTACAGGTCCTAAAGGTGAAACTGGAGCTACAGGTCAAAAAGGTGATACAGGATCTACAGGTCCTAAAGGTGATACAGGATTTACAGGTCCTAAAGGTGAAACTGGACCAACTGGTCCTAAAGGTGATACTGGATCTACAGGTCCTAAAGGAGATACAGGATCTACAGGTCCTAAAGGTGAAACAGGCGCAACCGGTCCTAAAGGTGAAACTGGAGCAACTGGACCTAAAGGAGATACAGGATCTACAGGTCCTAAAGGAGATACAGGATTTACGGGTCCTAAAGGTGAAACAGGCGCAACCGGACCTAAAGGTGAAACTGGAGCAACTGGACAAAAAGGAGATACAGGATCTACAGGTCCTAAAGGAGATACAGGATCTACAGGTCCTAAAGGTGAAACAGGCGCAACTGGACAAAAAGGTGATACAGGTTTTACAGGACCTAAAGGTGAAACAGGCGCAACTGGACATAAAGGTGAAACAGGAGCTACTGGTCAAAAAGGAGAAACAGGATCAACAGGCCCTAAGGGTGAAACCGGACCAACCGGACCTAAAGGTGAAACAGGACAAAAAGGGGAAACTGGTGCAACTGGTCAAAAAGGGGAAACTGGTGCAACTGGTCAAAAAGGGGAAACTGGTGCAACTGGTCAAAAAGGTGAAACTGGTGCTACAGGACAAAAAGGTGAAACTGGAGCTACAGGACAAAAAGGTGAAACCGGATCAACAGGACCTAAAGGTGAAACTGGATCAACAGGACCTAAAGGTGAAACTGGAGCTACAGGTCAAAAAGGTGAAACTGGTGCTACAGGACAAAAAGGTGAAACTGGTGCTACAGGACAAAAAGGTGAAACTGGATCGACAGGACAAAAAGGTGAAACTGGTGCTACTGGATCTAAAGGTGAAACAGGACCAACAGGCGCTACTGGAGCAACAGGACAAAAAGGTGAAACAGGACCAACAGGTGCTACTGGAGCAACTGGACAAAAAGGCGAAACAGGACCAACAGGAGCTAAAGGTGAAACTGGAGCAATAGGAACAACCGGAGCTAAAGGTGAAACAGGAGCAACAGGACCAACAGGAGCTAAAGGTGAAACAGGTGCGACAGGAAAAAGAGGTCATAGAGGTTGTCCTGGAGACATAGGTCCTACAGGTTATACAGGACAAAAAGGTGAAACAGGGCCTACAGGTGCAACTGGTCAAAAAGGTGATACAGGATCCACAGGACAACAAGGAGAAAAAGGTGAAACTGGACCAACAGGAGCTACTGGTAAAAGGGGTCATCAAGGTTGTACAGGAGAGAAAGGTCCTACAGGTGATATTGGACCTACTGGTCCTACAGGTAAACGCGGTCATCATGGATGTCCTGGAGAAACTGGACCTACCGGAGCAACCGGACAAAAAGGTGAAACTGGACCTACTGGAGCAACCGGTCAAAAAGGTGAAACTGGAGCAACCGGACAAAAAGGTGAAACTGGAGCAACTGGAGCAACAGGTCAAAAAGGTGAAACAGGAGCAACTGGACAAAAAGGAGAAACTGGAGCAACAGGACAAAAAGGTGAAACTGGGGCAACTGGTGTATCTGGACAAAAAGGTGAAACCGGTCCTACTGGTGCGACAGGTCAAAAAGGTGAAACAGGAGCAACTGGACAAAAAGGAGAAACTGGAGCAACAGGTCAAAAAGGTGAAACTGGAGCAACAGGACAAAAAGGTGAAACTGGTGCAACCGGTGCAACTGGAGCAACTGGAGTATCAGGTCAAAAAGGTGAAACTGGCCCTACTGGTGCAACCGGTGCAACTGGTGTATCTGGTCAAAAAGGTGAAACTGGCCCTACTGGTGCAACAGGAGCAACTGGAGTATCTGGACAAAAAGGTGAAACTGGACCTACTGGAGCTACTGGTCAAAAAGGTGAAACTGGACCTACTGGTGCAACTGGTCAAAAAGGCGAAACTGGAGCTACTGGTCAAAAAGGTGAAACTGGACCTACTGGTGCAACTGGTCAAAAAGGTGAAACTGGTGCTACTGGACAAAAAGGTGAAACTGGAGCAACTGGAGCAACAGGCGCAACAGGTCAAAAAGGTGAAACTGGACCTACTGGCGCAACTGGTAAAAGAGGTCATCAAGGTTGTCCTGGCGAAACTGGTCCAAAAGGTGAAAAAGGTAATATAGGATCGACAGGACCTACTGGCCCTACAGGAAAACGAGGACATCATGGATGTCCTGGAGAAACAGGTGCAACTGGTCAAAAAGGTGAGACAGGTGCTACTGGTCAAAAAGGTGATACAGGACCAACTGGAGCAACAGGACCAATAGGTCAAAAAGGGGAAACCGGAGCAATGGGACAAAAAGGTGAAACTGGACCTACTGGCGCAACAGGAGCTATGGGTCAAAAAGGTGAAACTGGACCTACTGGTGCTATAGGAGCTACTGGGGCTATAGGACCAACAGGACATACAGGAGCAACAGGAGCCACGGGAGCTACAGGTTCTACAGGCCAAAAAGGTGAAACTGGACCTACTGGTGTAACAGGTGCAACAGGAGCCACGGGAGCTACAGGTTCTACAGGCCAAAAAGGTGAAACTGGACCTACTGGTGTAACAGGTGCGACAGGTGCTACCGGAGCAACAGGTTCGACAGGTCAAAAAGGTGAAACTGGACCTACTGGTGTAACAGGTGCAACAGGTGCTACTGGAGCAACAGGTTCGACAGGTCAAAAAGGTGAAACTGGACCTACTGGAGCAACAGGATCGACAGGTCAAAAAGGTGAAACTGGCCCTACAGGAGCAACAGGTTCGACAGGTCAAAAAGGTGAAACTGGACCTACTGGAGTATCAGGAGCAACAGGAGCAACAGGATCGACAGGTCAAAAAGGTGAAACTGGTCCAACAGGAGCAACAGGAGCAACAGGTTCGACAGGTCAAAAAGGTGAAACTGGCCCTACTGGAGCAACAGGTTCGACAGGTCAAAAAGGTGAAACTGGACCAACTGGAGCAACAGGAGCAATAGGTTCGACAGGTCAAAAAGGTGAAACTGGACCAACAGGAGCAATAGGAGCAACTGGTTCGACAGGTCAAAAAGGTGAAACTGGACCAACTGGGGCAATAGGTTCAACTGGACAAAAAGGTGAAACTGGACCTACAGGAGCAACAGGAGCAACGGGACAAAAAGGTGAAACTGGACCAACTGGTGCTACAGGTTCTACAGGTCAAAAAGGTGAAACTGGACCTACTGGATCTACAGGTGCAACAGGCTCAACAGGTGAATCTGGACCTACTGGTGCAACAGGAGCAAATGGAGCAACAGGTCAAAAAGGTGAAACTGGACCAACAGGAGTAACCGGTTCAACAGGTAAAAAAGGTGAAACTGGACCTACTGGTGCAACAGGTGAAAAAGGTGAAACCGGAGCAACAGGTGAAAAAGGTGAAACAGGGGCAACTGGACCTACAGGACCTCGAGGATCAAAAGTATCTTGTTTATGTATTCAATATATAGGCATAATAATTGAAGATATTGATAACATAACTGATTGTGATGAATACATTTATTATTTAGAACTTAAAACATTGAAATTATATAAAAAAATTAATAACAAAACATTGATAATTATTACTACAGTAAATAAATATTATTTTTATGATATAGAATCAGGACAAATTATATTCGTTAATTGCAATATAAATTATATTTATGGTGAAGATAATGATATAATTATTGATAACCTTAATAATTCATGTTTCGAATGGATAAAAGATAAATGGTTAATAAAATATTGTTGCAGTAATAAATTATTAGGATCATATACTTGGTCCAAATATATAGATAATTTATGTTATTATGATCTTAATGATGAAATAAATAATATTTTCCATATATACAGTAATAATTATAATGGAGACATTTTAATAAAAGCTTTAATAGGTATAAAACCAAAATGCGTAGTCAAAATATCTATAGAAGAAATTGAGGAAAATTGTTTCACTGATATTTGTAATACTAGTGACATTAGTGAATCTTGTATTTCTATACAAACTAATTCAATTTTGGAAGAATATAATAAATGTAATGTTAATCATTTATCATTAGTAAATTTAGTATCATGTTACAATGATATAAGCATATCTAATTGTAATAAATATATCACAATTTGCGGTTCCGATACTTTTAATAAAATCTGGGTTAATATTTGTGTTAGACCATTTTATAATAATAGTATTTGGAAATGGAAAGCTAATGTAAATGATTCAGTATGTTTATATAATTGCGTAATATTACAATAAAAATATTACAATAAAAATATTACAATAAAAATATTACAATAAAAATATTACAATAAAAATATTACAATAAAAATATTACAATAAAAATATTATAATAAAAATATTACAATAAAAATATTACAATAAACATGTTAGAATAAAAATTATTATGCGTATATTATTTAAAATTTTGTTGTTATGATATAGTATAATGTTAGATAATTATACTTTTTACCAATATCTTGATTTTGTAGGCAATGATATTGATTATTTACCTAATAAAACGATTACCGAACTATCTGATTTATGTGACGATATGGATAATTGTATGGGGTTTAATACTTTAGGTTGGATTAAACATTCTATAGATACTAATTTATTAAGACCCTTATATGGAATGCGTAATCAACAAGATGGTATTTATATTAAAAATATGGAACCTGTATTAAATAAAAAAAAAAAACAATTATTAGATATTAAAAATAACAATATTGATACTGGCTACGATATTACTTTTACTATCACTACATGCAAAAGACTAAAATTATTCATAGAAACAATTAATAGACTATTAATTAATTGTCAAAATGTAGAATTAATTAAATATTGGGTTTGTATAGATGATAATAGTGATGAAAATGATAGAAAAATTATGCAAGAAACCTTTCCATTTTTTACTTTTATTTGGAAAACTTCTGAAGAAAAAGGCCATGTTAATAGTATGAATATGTTATGGCTATCTATAAAAACAAAATATGTTTTACATTTTGAAGATGATTGGATGTGTGGGAAACCCTTTAATTTAAAAACTATTATGGATAATTTTATTGTAAAAAATTATGATATGTTGACATTAAGAAAAATAGGATGGGCTGATGATCATATACCGGAAAGTATATGTGATAATAATACTATTTATAACTATATTTACAATGCTAGACATAGAAATAAACCCGAAATAAATGTAGAATATGATGAAACAATGTATGATTCAAATGGTTTTGAGTATCAATACCAAGATGACCAACATTGGTGGTGGCCCGGTTTTACTTTAAATCCATCAATTTATAATTTTGAAAAAATAAAAAATGTAATAGGCTTATTTAATGATAATATTGAACAAGAATTATTTGAATATGATTATGCTTTGAGATGTTATTATAACAATTTAAAAACTAGATACATTGATTTAAATATTAATCACACTGGTTTTATATCCTCATATACTTTGAATGATATGAAACGTTATTATGATTAATATTATATATCATCATATACCTATACAAAACGTTATTATGATATATAATAATAACGTTATTATGATTAATATTATATATCATCATATACCTATACAAAACGTTATTATGATATATAATAATAATGTTATTATAATTAATATTATATATTATCATATATCTATACAAAACGTTATTATGATATATAATAATAACGTTATTACAATTTAAAAATGAAATTATATTTTATAATCAAATCATTTAATAACAAAATAATAATCAAATTATAATGAATATTATATTAATTAGTTCTTTAATATTAATACCGATAACAATATATTTAACATATTTACATAAAACTAGATTTAATAAAATTATTGTAGTTCAAGACTTTTTTATCAAACATATAAACGGTATAACAAGTATAGAAATTATAGATTATGCCGAAGAAAAATATATTTATTATTATCCTGAACAACATTTAAAAATTACCAAAGACGTAATGTTAAATATCGAAGGTTATGGTAAATATATACCGGAATTAAATATTTCTTATATAATAACCAAATTAACATATAATAATTAATTTTTTATATTTATTATTTTTTTATTAATCTATAAAAAAATATATTTACATATTATATAATGCCACGTAATTGTCCTAAAAAATGTATGAAAAGACAACAAGTTAATATTTTACCTGCTCATAAATGCGGTGTAAATGCTGTTGTTCATTTTGACGATTCTTCTTCATCTTGTTCTTCATCATCTTCATCCTCATCATCTTCATCTTCTTCATCATCACACAAAAAATGCCCTATTTTGTTCGCTGAATTAGCTCCTGCCGTAACTGGACCTGCTACTACTCGTGTTCCTTTGGAAAAAAAAGACACTTTAAGAATTGCAACTACTACTTTAGATGCTCAATTAATTCCCGGTAGTGCTATATATAGATTAGATTATTTTGGTTTAACAGGTCAAACTGGTCCTACTGGTCCTACAGGTCCTACAGGTTATACTGGTCCTCAAGGTATTCAAGGTATCCAAGGTATTCAAGGTATTCAAGGTGTAACTGGTCCTACTGGTCCTTTTGGTCCTACAGGTGCTCAAGGTGTTCAAGGTAATGTAGGTCCTACAGGTCCTGCTAGCGGTCCTACTGGTCCCACAGGTCCTCAAGGTCCTACAGGTCCTCAAGGTTTACAAGGTCCTCAAGGTATTCAAGGTATTCAAGGTATCCAAGGTCCTACTGGTTTAGATGGTCCTACTGGTCCTGTTGGTCCTCAAGGTATTCAAGGTATTCAAGGAATCCAAGGTGTAGCTGGTCCAACAGGTCCTACAGGTCCTCAAGGTATCCAAGGTATTCAAGGTATTCAAGGTATCCAAGGTATTCAAGGTGTTACAGGTCCTACTGGTCCTACTTTACCACAACATGCATTTTTAGCCAATAAAAATAACGACCAATTATTGACTAATAGTGATGCAAACATAATTTTTGAAAATGTTGATTTTGATTTATCATCAATGTATAATAATGGAACTGGTGTTGCAACTGTTCCTTTGAATGGTATTTATCATATTACTGGTAATGTTACAGTAGCTTCAACTGTTTCATCTAGCTTATTTAGAGTAAAAGTTAATGGAACTACTGTTGCAACTTTAATTTGCTCAACATTCATGAAAACTGTTTCACTTTCAATTAGAAAATCATTAACTGCTGGTGATTTAATTACTTTCACTTGTGTTAATAACGGTGTTACTGCTACTTCCGTATCTGGAATTAATAATGTTAATCCTAATGATCCTAATGAAAATGTTTCTTGGTTCTCAATGTGTTTGGAATACCAATTATAAATATATTAATAATAACAAAAAACAATAACGAAATATAATAATTCAGTTTTTTTATAATTTTTTACAAATCAACATATCTAATTTTATTACAAATCAACATATCTTATTTTATTACAAATCAACATATCTTATTTTATTACAAATCAACATATCTAATTTTATTACAACTATTATATCCAATATTTCTTCTTCCTCCGTATATTCCATTGTCAAAACTATCTAAATCAAGGGCTTTGCCAAATAATCTAGAAGTCCTTTTACATCTTAATAAATTATCTGGTTCTGCTCCTTCTAAAACTCCTTTATATTCATTACAAATTATATTATCACATTTGTTTAATCTTTCTTCAACTTTATATTTTATTATTGGTTTTACTATTAATACTTCTCGCCATACACTAGTATTATCTACTCGAACTACATTTTTATAATTTTTTGTAATATCTTGAATAATTGTAGATATAAAATGAGAATGTGATACTATTCCTATTTTATATGATTTTTTATTTGGACTACATTTTTTAATAATCATTGGCAATATATTTTCTATAAAATAATCATAATTTGGATACATTAATTTTGATTTATCATTTACCATATTAAATGTTTCATTATAAATACTTCTATCTTGTTTAATATTTAATTTGTTTTTATTTATTATCTCATCTATATATTTTATAGATTCTTGTTCATCAATTGCAAAATTTTCTTTGTCTAAACCAACATAAGAACCCGGATTTTTTACTTCAGAAATAAATGGCAAAATATATAACGTCTTTTTTGTGTCTTTGTCATTAAATGCAAATGCCGCTGTTTCTATTGCCCTTCTTAAATTTGAACAACATATTATATCATAATCAAATTTAGTTTTATTATTAGATACGTAATTATTTAATTTTTTAGCTTGTTCTATTCCTGTTCTAGTTAATACAGGATCGTTAATTAACGAACTCATTAAACTAGTGTAAGTATATATACTTTTGTATGCATTCGCACAAGAATAACCGTGTCTTATCCAATCTATTGTTATTTCAATATTATCCATAAATATATATTATTATAGAAATAAAATGCATTAAATTTTAATTTGCGTTTAAAATTCTAATTTTTATTAAATTATTAAATTATATTATGCAATTTGGAAGACATTCTAATTTGGACTTTATTTTTCAAGACACAAAAAAAATTAATGCAACAAGAGCTGCAAAAAATGCATACGCTAGAAAATTAGACGCATTAAATCCTGATATTATGTTCATATCTGGAACTAAAACAGGATTTGAAGATGATATTGATTATGCAAGATATTTATACAAAAAAAATCCTGATGGAAAAATTGTACCGCTAAGAGACCTAAAAGAATACCAAGAATTATTCAATAATACGAAATTTAAAAGCAAATGTAAATACTGCAAGACACTTGTAGACCAAAATGAATCCCAAGAATCAAATATGAGATTTAAAAGTAAATGCAAATTCTGTGGAACACTTGTAAAAGATCCAATCCTATGGTGTGCGACACTTGCAAAAGACACAAAAGAATGCCAAAAATCATTCGATAATATGAGATCTAAAAGTAAATATTGTGAGACACTTTTTCCATATTAAAAACATATTGTAATCATTTTTTTTTTAATTCTGTTCCAACGAACAACGATTAATGATCTTGTTAAATTGTAAAGATCTTGTTAAATTGTAAAGATCTTATTTATTTTATACATGAAAAATGTGTGATTATAATTGCGTTTAAAATCCAAATTTATATTAAATTATAAAAATATATTAAAATATTATGTTTTTTGGAAGACATTTTACTTCAGACTTTGCGGAATTTTCAGATGTGAAAAAATCAGGTTTTGATGCGTGTACGTCTAGAATCAAGAGTCAAGACGATATCACAACTGATTTATTTGTATTACCTCAAGTTCCAGGAATTACGGAAGGACAAGGATACAAAGAATGCAAAAATATGAAATTTAAAAACAAAAAGGATAACAAATATGAAAATACTCAAGATCCATTAATGGTATTATGTTCTAACAAATATTTATCTCCTTATTCTAGTATGGATATGGTAATGAAAGATTGTAATTCAAAAATTTTGGGTATTTTAAATGAATTCAGACCTTTAAAATATCACATGGAAGAATATTTACAACAATATATTAAAAATTATAAATCTGACGTAGATTATAATGTTATTAAGACAATGTATAAAAAAAAATGTGAAACAAGACCTGAATGTAATAATAATGATTTGATGTTATCTTTATCATATATTACTAATATTGAATTATTTAAAAAAATATACATGTTATTTGGTAATACGGTATTTTTAGGTAATTATTATAATATGTATAATGAAAATATTGTATTTTTGTTGATAAAACATTGTTTAAAAAATAAAAAAATAACTATTCCAAATACGTCAAGATATAATATTTATGTTAATAAAAATCAAGAACCAGAAGAATTATTAAAACAAGAACAGGTAATAAACGAAAAAGTTAATAATTATATATTAGTCAAAAATCAAAAAATCCAAAAAGATGATCTAGATTATAAGACGATTTTACAAAAAGTGTATGCAACAGAAAAAAACAAACCACAAATAGTAAATAAAAAAAATATTAATTTACAACAAATATTAGATTATTTATTATTACAAAAAGATATCAACAATAAAATATTTGATTTAATTAATCAAAACAATATTTATAATAAAAATATAATGCAATTAATCTACGATCATGATCCCGAATTATTAGATGATTACATTACTCTAAAAAGTATTATTGATCTTGGTTTTAACGTGAATAGTCAAATAACTAGTAAAGGTATTACAGAAAATTTAATATTCTATTATTTGAAAAAAATAAATACAAGAACTACTGAAAATTCGAGTGTTTATAAAATAGTTGAATTATTAATTAATAATAACAATTTTAATATAAGTAATGTTGATAATGACAATAATAATATTTTAATGTTATTATTATCAAAACTTGATAAAGTAACAGCGAATTTAGTAAATATATTATTTAATAAAACTAATTTTTCTAAAAGTTTTGATATTAATAATACAAATATTAACAATGAAACTTGTATTTCCATTTTATTAAAAAATAGAAAAAATAATGAAGGTTTAGTAGATTTAATTATAGGTTATATTTTTAATTATTTTTCTAATGTTGATATTTCGCAAACTGATTTTAATAACAAAACCATAATTGAAAAAGTAATTGAAACAAAGAACATACAATTATTCAAATTATTTATCAATAATAATACTTGTGATAGATATACTAGTGATAATATTCCAATTATTCAATATTTATTAAAATTAGTTGATAAAGATAACACATATTTAACAATGTTTAACGTATTATTAAATTCTGAAAATGTAAATTTAGTAGATTGTGAGAATGTAAATTTATTGATATTAATATGTAATATTTTGGATAATATACCATTATTTTTAGTTAAAAAAATAATTAACTTGACACTAAATTTAGATATTTGTGATGTTAATGGATATTCAGCATTAGACTATTGTATTATTCGTAATAAATTAAATATTGCCAGTATATTAATCAAAAAAGGATTGAAATTTAATGATAAAATAAAAGATGAATTAAAAAATTCAGAAAATGATAAAAAAAGAAAAATTATAGAAAATTTTATAAGTATTCATAATTTAGAAACTATTAATTATTTGAATCCTAATTTAGATTAAACGAAGAATACCAAGTTTGAACATCCATATTTTGATTTATTTTATCTGTAATTATTATATCAACTTGTATATTTTGTGATTTTTTATTATTATCATTAATATTATTATCGATATTATCAAATAAATTTATATTTTTAATATCTTTATCAATACTATAAAATATTACTTGTTCTTCTAAATTAGAAGCATTAATATATGTTATAGTTGAACCTATTGTTTTAGAACTAATAGAATTATACAGAGAATTTGAACAATATCTATGTTTTCCATGTTTAAACATGTCCATTGTTGCATAATTAATATTATTTATTTTTTTTGTTATAGTAATTTGCAATAATTCATTTTTTACATAGTTTTTATTAGTAATATCAAAATTAAGTAATAATAATGAAAAACCTTTATTAAAATATTTAAATAATCTAGAATTAATATCGTCACTAAGGGAATTACCTATTACAGGTATTAACATATATTTCATCGCTAAATAACTTTTTTCGGTTAGGAAAACAGTTTTTTCTTTAAATGAATATATCATATCAGTTGCCCATATATCATTACTGGCTATTAGATTATCAACTGACGATATTTTTGTTAATACTATTTGTATTTTAATATGGATTTTATAATTATTTGGATTTTTTTGTAAATCATCAAATGTTGGTAAATCATTAAATGTTGGCATATTATCTTCATTTTCTATTATTAATAACTCGAAAACATTATTATTTGTTTTATATAATGTCATATAAACATAATCTTTATAATATTCTTTTATCGTATCAACAATTTCTTGGACGCGATTTAAGAAAATTATATTATTATCGATACCTACTAAAAACAAGTCAAAATCATTTGGTATTTCTCCTAATAATATTGAATTTATAGCTCCACCCATTAAATATAAATTATCAGGATTCAAATTATTTATGACAGGAAACAAGTCATTAAGAATTTTATTAAAATGATCATTGTTTCGAACAACCATTTTTTTATTATTATTTTTATTATTAGTAATTAATGTGTCTTGTATATTTAAAACTTGATTATTATTAAAACAATAAGTATCGAAAGGCAATAATTTATCGCTAGCATTATAATTAATTTGTGAAATATTATCATTAAAAATTTTATTTGTATCAAAAATCATTTCGTTTTTATTATTATCATTATTATTTAAATAATATGATTCTTCTTTTACTGATTCTAATAAATCTTGTGTAATTGTAGTATAACATAAAGGACATTTATTAGAATTTGTTAAAAAATCTTCAAGATAATCACTAGATATAACATATTTTGGCGAACATATAGAATTATTACTTTCGTGAGGCATAATGTGCCAACCTCCAGTTTTACTAGTATCGTCAAGACTAATGAAACATATATATTCTAAATTTTCTAAAATATTTTCTGTTTGAAATTCAATTAAATTAACATCAACACTTAATATTTTTTTAAAATCTTCTAAGGTAACATTTATTAACCCAAAATCTTGTTCTAAATCTTGTTTACAATATACAAGTTGATTATTAATTAAAGTAGGATTATTATATGCCAATACCAGAAAATACCAAAAACTATAACATCTCATATTAACATTTATTTGTGTCATGCATAATTTTAAAACATCTTCATTGCCATATTCAAGATGTTTGAATATTCTATTAATTAATAATGGATTTCCTTTTTTTAAATGTTCTAATTCAGTAATATTATCTTCTTGAACTCGTGTTCTATTTAACATAATGGTACATAATGTTATATAAAATTTTTTAATGTTATTTGGTAAATTTGATAATTGAACACGCAAATTATCTGTCATGACCAAATAAATTATACTGTCATCTAAAATAGATACGTTATACATATGTGAATATATTAATCTAACGTATTGTCTTACTGCTTGTTCTTGACAAATCGCAATATCTAATGGTAAACTTGGTATTAATATGTTATTAATTTTGGTCATGGAATTTATATAAATTTCATGATTAAATTTATAACTTTCATTTAAAGAATCTTTATTACCAGATACTATAATGTTATTATCGTTTTTCAATAATAACGATACGTATCTAGATTTATTATTATTTCCTAAACATACTTTTGCATTAGCTTTTAAGTCATCAGATATTTTTTTGAATAATTCTTTTTTACCTTTTCTAAATTCAATAAATGTTAATTCTGAATTATTGCTAACATTATATACTCCATTAATTAATAATGCTAATATTTCGTTCTTTTTATCAAATTGACGACTACTTAACATTTCTGCAAACATATCAATAATTTGATTTTTATGGTGTGGTTGCAAAGTTTTTGTAATATTAAATAATAATTTAGGCATTTGGTATAATAATTTATTATATGTATCAACATCAGATATCGTATTAATATACAATCTGATATATTTCATAAACATTGGCAATTTATTAATAGGAAACACTTTGTCAAAAAACTGTATCATTCCTTCCATTAAAATAGGATTAGAAAAATTAATAAAAGGATTATTGTAATCATGAAATTTATTATGACATGCAAATTCACGTATAATATTTGTTAAATTATTAGATCTTACAAATTCAAAAATAGATGATCCGGGTGTTATATTATTATTATTGTCATTATAATTATAGTTGTTATAGTCAAAAGTTATAATATTGATGTTGTTATATTTATCAGTAACATTTTTAAAATAATTTATTAAATCATTTTCTCGATCTATTTGACCATCAGTTAAAATATAAATATTATCAATTAACCAATCATCAGGTATTATCTTTAAAGAACAAGATAAATTGGTTCCACCTCTAGGTAAATTATTTGCATAATGACTATCGATCATAATATTGTTAGTTAAACCTATATTTCTTGCTTCAGAATTCCAAAATTGCAAATAAAAATTAGTATCCCGTTGTTTAACATAATTACACATATATTTTAATATGTTTTCGTTGTTATTAATATTACTATCTGTACTTCCTGAATTATCAATTAAATAACAATTAAATAAATTGTCATTTTTTTGGCAAACGTTATCAACAAAAAGTTCTTGAGCTAATTCTTGCATTTGTATTTATTTTATGTTATGTCAAACAAGGTTATTTTAAAGTTTGTAATTTCATTTTTTATTTTAATTTTTATATATATAAATGAGTAATAATTTACTAGTTCCTTCTAAAAAGCAATTAATCTTGGACGAATTGATCCAAAAACAATTAAAAGATTTGCCAGTATATAAAAAACTACAATATTCAGATCTGCGTAGAATAGTTGAAAATATTGATACAAGTATATTCGACCCTAATGAATGTTGTATATGGCATTTCCCTGATTCAGGCAAAAATTATGTTCCTGATAGTAATAATAATTATATCGGCTTTTATTTTAGAAAAAAAAGATTTGCATTGCATAGACTATTATATATTAATTTTGTAAGTGAATTAAAAGATGATGAACTAATAAAAAGAACATGTGTAAATAAAGCATCATGTTGTAATGTGAATCATTTGACTAAATATAAAATAAAAAAATATCGTGAAAATAATTTATTACCATATGAAGATACAAATAAAAAATATAAAGGACCAAAATTTGTAAATGATAATGAATATATTAAAAAAATAGATACCAAACCAATTGTTGATAGTATTATTATAGATTTCAGTTAATTTATTTTAGTTTATTTATCTATTTTAATTAATTTGTCTGATTTTTAGTTATTATTTTGTCATTGTTTTAATATTTTTTGTAAAATAATAATAATTTTATTATTTTTATAATATATAATGGATCATCTTGATAATATAATGGAAAATAAAATTATAGAAAGTGAAAATTATGTTTTTAATGATATAAAAGGTAGTGGTGACATAAACGAGGATATACCAAATGGAGGATTTCCTAATATAATAGAACAATTGGAACCAATAACTTCTGATAAAATATCCAACAGACAAACATCTATAAATAAAAAAACTTTATCAATATCTCAAATTCTTAATAATAGAAGACAACAAAGGCAACATTAAAATATTATAGCAAAAATAATAGTATAAATATTATCACTTCATTTTATATATTATATGAGATATATAAATTTCGGAGAAAAACCTTATTTAGAAGCAATAAGGAGCGCCGTAGAATATTATGATAATAATACGGTCAAGTATAATAAATTATATAAAAAAATGTATAATGGTTCATTAATTATGGAAAATGACGAAATTTTTTTAAAATATGTATATAAAAAAAAAGAACAAAATATAAAATTAGAATACGTTGGATGTTTTGATATTCAAGTTGGGTTATGGGTTTGGAGTTGGGCTAATTCTGGTGACAAATTAAGTGCTTCAAATGATGGAAAAATTCGTAAATTATTAAATTATGGTCTAAATATCCCTACTAGTAATTTACTTAGAGAACACTTGATTAATTCGCGTTGTATATTTAATAGTAATATACAATATGATATACATATTGCATTAATATCATACATCACAAAAATGCCAATAATATTATGTTTTGATAATATCAGAATAAATGAAGATAAAAAAAAAATAATTTTACTAGATAAAAATAATGTAGAATATAGTGGCATAATAGAAGTTTTTATACCTGTTAATTGTGATGATTTATAAAACATCAGGATAATATCTTGGAGCATCATAATCATATATTTTGACTTTGTAAGTGCTACTTAATTCCGGAATATATATTTCATCATAATCATATAGTTCTAATCTTTTTGTTTCCAATGGTATTTTTATTATGTCTTGACCGCTTGTAACAGTAATATAGTATTCATATTTATTTGATCCTGGATATGTTTGTCTTCCAAATAAACGAACAATATTATTAGGGTTTGATGTTGATTTTTTTGTATCTACTAATATACCTATTTGTGTATAATTATCAGGATAACCTCGTGTGGGGATATCTATTATATTTTTAAAATACATCGGAGGCAATGATGTCCTTTCTACCCTTCTTGTTGGTTCTATTAATGGATTATATAATTTATTATAATCATAGTCTAGTATATTTTTATTATCTATCATTGCTATCATTTTTTCTTTGTCCAATTGTTGTATCTGTTGTTGTATCGGTGTTTGTTGTTGTGATAGTGTTATTTGTGTTGATTGCGGTATTTGTGTTGATTGTGGTATTTGTGTTGATTGCAATGATTGGGGTATTTGTGATGATAGTGGTATTTGTGATGATAGTGGTATTTGTAATTCTGTTTCTTGTTGCAATCTAGTAATATTTTCGTATTTATATATTATAAATATAATAACACAAATATTACTAATTATTAGCATTATAATTATTAAAAATAAAATTATAACTGTTATTTCCATATTTATATATTTAATTAATATATAAAATATCGTATATTTATAATTATTAAATATAAATTTAGCTTTAATTTATTTTGTTTTGGTAATTTTTTATTTAGTAATTTATTATGTCATTAAATTATATAAAATAAAATATGATATTTTTTTACTTATTGTTGTTTGTTTTTGGTTTATTATTTGGTTATTTTATATCGAATTATATGAATCCAATCAAAGGTCCTAATTCAAATATTATTAGAAACAAAATTTTTAATGTGAATGGCAAATGTTATAAAATGATACCTCAAGTAAATATATGTTCGTAATAAAAATGCGTATATTTATGTAATTAATATATATATATACTAGTTATATATGAACACTTTTAATATATATAAAATTAATTATGGAACTGTTTATGATAATAAAATAAATATGTCATCAATAAATAATATATCTTTGGATAAATATTTAGAAAAAATAATAACTACGCAAGATAATTTAATGCGAGAATTATATAATGGTCTAAATTTAAATCAAGATATTATAGGTGACTCAGTAATAGTATATGAAAATGATAAACATATTTATCAAATATTCTTTTTACCAATATATGCTCATCCAAATCAAGATAATCAAGATAATCAAAATAATCAAAATAATCAAGATAATCTAGAAAATCAAGACCAATTAAAAAATTATAATCAATTAGCATCGATATTAGCTAATCGTAATAATATTGGGAATTATGTATACGGAGATGCTTTTTTAATATGTTCAAAAATAAGAGAGGATTATACATGTGAAGCATGTAATTTTGAAATTGATGATATATTAAATATTATTAAATTAAAATTATGGCATAAGGCAGTGTTTTTAACTTGTGACAAAAAAATATGTGAATTTATATTTAATTCATATCCCTTAGAACAATTTAGTGAAGAAGAATGTAAAAATTACCAATATATAGAAGTCAAAATATTAGATTTTGAATTTTTGTTATGTTTCCAAGTAAAACCTAATAGAAATATAATAAACCATTTAGGATCAATATTTTTAAATTCTCATAATATTTATGGAGATGTAATTATATGTTTAAAACAAGAAAATACTTATTTAGATTGTAGTAAAGAATTTATGAAGGATATATTATTATATTTATTACAAAATGGTATTAGAGAATCGTTAGATTCTAAAGAAGCTATAAAAAAAAATGATTTGCATGTTGTTAATAACAAATATATTCAGTTCAAAAAATATTATGATAAAAATAAAAATAAATATTGTATGAATTGTAATTATAACAATGAAATGTTGTTATCTGAATTATTATTTTGCGCTAACTGTATTACATTTTATCATAATATAGAATGTAAAAATTCAGATATAAAACATTCGTGTATTAAAAAAGACAAATTACAAGATTGTATAAAAATAGAACAATAAATAATATTTTACCTTAAAATAATACTTAATCTTAATATTTAATATTAAATATTAAATAATGCTTAATCTTAAAATATTAAATATTTCATATTTTTTTATAATAAATTAGAAATTAGAAATTATAAAAGTATAATATAAAAATATAATGTTTAAATTAGTATTATTTTATTTATCATGTATATATAAATGAATCATTTTGGTGTAATGGGAACTTCTTTACAAGAATTAGATAAATTTGAGGAAGAAACAAAAAATTTGGAAAGAAATATAGATATAGAAAATAGAAGAGGTAATGATAATACTAAATATAATCCGAATGAATTTATGCATGAAGAACCGAAAATAGTTAGAAATACGGAACAACAAGTTCCTCAAAATAATCAAGTTAATAATATTTATCAATTAAAACAAATCGAACAATTGCAATATGAAAATTCTATACTCAGTAACAAATTAATGAATGCAGAAAATCAAATTAATGGTTTGTCAGAAGAATTAAAAAATAAAAAATTATTATTAGGAAAAACTAAAGGTAAATATAATAAAATTACTGAAAAAATAAAAAATATGAATAACAATAACGATAATAATAATGATAATAATGATGATAATGATATTACTTATAATATGCGAATGATAGCAATAAATTTTGTAATAATATTGTTTTTGTATATAATATTGTCTCAACCTAATGTTATTTTATTTTTAGGTAAATATATCAAAATATTAAATCCTGAAACAAATAATGGATATAATTTTTCGGCCGTTCTAGTATATGGTTTAATATTAGCATCATTATTTAGCATAACTCAATTTGCGATACCTTATGCATTAAACTATTATAAAAATTGGAACTAGATATCCTGTTAATAATACTGTCTATATTATTGGTATTTGTTATTTCAAAATATATTTTTTTATAACTTGATATATCAGATTGGGAATTTACAAAAATTAATTTTATTTCATTTGCCAATATAAATATATGTTTCTCGACTGTTTCTGTATTAGTATATTTATCTATTATAGGAAACTTTTGATGATTTATTGTTTTTTTATTATTGACGATAGTTAATAGATTTTTATCATTATTTATAATAAAATATTTTATTTTTTCTTTATAATAGTTTTTTTGTCTAGTTGATATATTAAATTCTAAATTTTTATTATTATAATTATAAATTATCATCCTTTCTATTAAAAGAGTATAATTTTTTGATATTAAGAAATTATATAAATTTTGGTAATTTTTTATATTTAATGATCCTATTGATAAAGAATCCATTTTAAACAAGTATATTAATATTATATCATTTGCTTCGTATTCTACCGAGTTTTTTAATTCAGTTAATATATTTATTAGTTCTGTCATTAATATATTATTTTATATGTTTAGTAGTTATATAAATATAATTAAGTATAATATTATCATTTTTTATTTTTTATCTAAGAAACCACATACTTGACATAATATAAATGTTGTCATTGGTTCATCACAACTACGTGTTTGCATTAACCATACTTTTGATTTTCGTTCATGACATTTTCTACATTTGTAAGCTGAAGTAGTTTCGTGATTATTTTTGATATATTCCTTGTATTCTTTTTTGTCCATTTCTAATTTCCATTTACTTTTGTCTAATTCTTGAGGTGATAAAAATGGAATTGTATGTATCTCCTTTGTATTATTTAGTATATCTTGTAAAAGTGTATTACAATAATTAATATTATTTTCAGTTAATAATTCAACTAGAACATTTTTTTTATCAATATATATAGATTGAAATAATGATATTTCACATTGTTTTTTACATCCATACAAAATAGCAAAATCATAAATAGCATTTTCTAATATTAATGATTTTTTTACATCGTTAAATATATTTTTAAATATTTTAAAAGTATCTAATCTAAATTCTGGATTAATTATATAATTTGTATCATTTTTTTTATAAATTACGTTAAAAATTCTTAATTTTCTTTCAAATTTCAAAACTTCCAAAGTAATACATGGTATTTTAAACATTGCAAGATTGTATTGGTTATTATTTTGATCTAGGTTTTGATCTTGATTTTGATTTTGATTTTGATTTTGATTTCGATGTTGATTTTGATCTTGATTTTGATTTTGATTTTGATCTTGACCTTGACCTTGATTTTGATCTTGATCTTGATCTTGATCTTGATCTTGATCTTGATCTTGATATTGATCTTGATCTAGGTCTTGGTCTAGGTTTTGGTCTAATGTATTTAAATAATATAATTGTGTTACATTTAAATACGGTAAAATAGGACAAATTAAATCTGGATTATTTGTGATTTTATTAGCTAAATTACCATGTTTACATAATTCAACTATTCTAACCTGATGTAGATTTTTTATGTCTTCTAGAGTATTATTATAATAATTTCTATATTTACAATTAAAAGTTTCTAAAACAAATGTACCAAGACTTTTTTCTAATTTTTTTATAATGTTATTATTAAATATATTTTCTAAATTTTTGTTCAAGTAACTGTTGTTATTTTTCATAATATTTATATTATATAATGAATGTTATGTATTAAATATAAAATAATATCAATTTTTTTTTAATAATAGAAAATAACGATTAAATAAAAATATTTAATTATTATATAATGCTAAAAAATACAAATAAAAATTATGATCAATACATAGATTTTAAAATTAATGGCAGATTTTTTCCTTCTTATATGTTAAAAAATTATAGTGAGTATCAATTACCTGAACCATTACAAGGCGACGATCCTTGTAATGAAAATGTTAAAACTAGTGAAAATAAACTAAGAGAATATCAAACATTAATGGCAAAATATTTAGATTATACTAGTCCTTACAAAGATATATTATTATATCATGGTTTAGGTTCTGGTAAGACTATTACGACAATTAATATATATAATATGTTGTATAGTTATACACCTGGTTGGAATGTTTTTATTTTAATTAAGGCATCATTGAAAAAGAATTGGTTGCGAGAATTAGAAAAATGGATCCCTAATGATGATAAAGAATACAGAATGAGAAATATTGTATTTATTAATTATGATTCCCCTTTTGCTGATAAAAATTTTTTAGATGCTGTTAAAAATTCTGATGCATCTAAAAAATCTATGTTTATTATCGAAGAAGTTCATATATTTATTAGTAATGTTTATGGTAATCTTAAATCTGGAGCTGGTAAGAAAGCACAAACTATTTATGATTATATTATTAGAGAAAAAAGAGATAATCCTGACACTCGTGTAGTTTTATTATCTGGAACACCTGCCGTAAATGAACCTTTTGAATTAGCATTATTATTTAATTTATTAAGGAGAAATATATTTCCTAAAAATGAAAACGAATTTAATAGATTATTTATATCTAAATCAGGATTTGAAACAATAAATAAAAGAAGTAGAAATTTATTTATGAGACGTATTATGGGTTTAGTATCTTATTATGCTGGAACTAGTCCTGCTTATTTTGCTAGAAAAAATAACATATATGAAGAATGTGTTATGAGTGAATACCATGAAGAAATATATACTGTATATGAAGAATTTGAAAAGAAAATGGCTTCACATGCTTCAAGTAATAATAAATCATACATGTCATATACAAGACAAGCGTCGAATTTCGTGTTTCCTTTTATTTCACAATCTGTTAATGGAGAAAATAGACCTAGACCTAATAAATTTAGGATATCAGAAAGAGATGCTGAAAAATTATTACAAGGTAAAGCGAATTTGAAACAAGATAAAGCCACGGAAAAATTTACAAATGTTATAAAATATAAAGAAACTTTAGATTTGTATGCTAATTCTTTTAGAGAATATTTAAATGAAAAACATAAAAAAGATAAAGAAAACAACCATACTATAGATGATGATGTAAAATCATATTTAGAAACATATAAAGGAAAATATACAAAATTTTACGAATCTAAAGATAAAAAATCTAGTTTGTTTATTGAATTACATAAATGTTCATCAAAAATAATAAAAATTATTTTCAATATATTAAAATCCAAAGGTCCAACTATTGTATATTCAAATTATGTATATATGGAAGGATTACAAATGTTAAAAATTTATTTGGAATATTTTAATTTTTATAATTTTATGACTGATTTTAAAGAAATACCTAATAAATTTGGCTACACTGAATTTCACGGAGGTATTGAAATAGATAATCGTTATAAAGGTATGGTAGCTTATAATAATCCTGATAATATCCACGGTAAAATAATTAAAATAATGTTAATCAGTCAAGCTGGAGCCGAAGGTTTAAGTTTAATGAATGTTAGACAAATACATATAATGGAACCTTATTGGAATGAGGTAAGAATTACACAATTAATAGGTAGAGGTGTCAGACAATGTTCTCATAAAGATTTACCTATGGAAGAACGTTATGTAGATGTATATAGATATAAATCTATTAAAAGAAAACCCGATACTACATCAACAGATCAATTGATAGAAAATTTAGCTAGACAAAAAGCAAGTTTAATAGATTCATTTTTAAATATATTAAAAGAGGTTGCTATAGATTGTAAACTATATGAAAAAGATAATATGTTAAATGAACAATATAATTGTTTTCAATTTGATCAAGATGTATATTTCCGTAATAATGTTGGTCCCGCTTATAAAGATGATATATATGATGATATTAAAAATGATAATGGTTTATACAGTAAAAAATCTGCAATAGTTAATATTAAAGTAATAGAAATAAATGCCGTTATTATTTTAACTAAACCAAATGAAGAACCTGTTTATACCAAACCTAAAAAATTTTTATATCATGAAAAAACAGGAATAGTTTATGATTATAATTTACATTATGCTTACGGTAAAGTAGCTCATGATGAAGATAATTTACCTGTTAAATTAAATAACGATACGTATGTAATAGATTATGTTGTTCCTATTCCTTTGATTAATAAAGAAAAATTCTAAAATATTATATACAAAAATTTTATAGATATTATAAAAATTAAATGTTTTTTTTCCGTTAATTATCATTAATTATCATTAATTATCATTAATTTGTGATAAATGGATAGTGAAATAGAATAAGTAAAAATAAATTAGATAATACTTTTGAAAAAATAAATTATGTTGAAATTAATATGTAATTATGACTTGATAATTTCAATATCAGAATTATATAGCAAATATAACAAATGAAGAAATATATAAAATTGATGATCTTAAAATTATAGAAAGAGGATGAATGCATTTTATCGATTTTTTATATTAGATTCAAATTTGATTAGATGAATTTATGGTCTTATTATGATAATAACAAACATTTAAATGATGACGTGTCATGATGACGTGTCATGTTGATATGAACCATATTGAATTTAATGTTCAAAATTTATTTGAAGCATTGTATTATTTTTTAATAATGAAAGTAATATATTAAAAATGCAAGAATATACAAAATATCATATGTGTAAATGTTATAATGGCTAAAAATATTACCAAAATATAATATAGATACAACATCATTAAATACTTATAATAAATAATATAAATTTATTTAACGTCACTTATTATAAATATTTATAATTTATTTATTAATTTTTAATTTATTTTTAAAAAGTCATTTAATAAAAAAACTGAAAATAAATTGTCAATCAAGATTAAAGAATTATTAGAACAATTAAATCCAAAAAATTAAATCAAAGAATGAAATATTTGTTATTTCCACTTCGAAACATTATTAAACTTAAATATTTTTCGCCTTCTTCTGTAACACTCGAAGCATCATTCAATTTCGTGTTAACATATGCAGAAATTGGTTTGTAAATCTCTTTTACAAGATTCAACCAAAGTTGATACATTGGATCTCCTGTTCTTGGTATTCCTTGACTTTGTAAAATATTGATTATTTGAGAAGTTGCATTTTTACAATCGGAAAAACAGGGCCAATCAGGTGTGATATGTTTCGCTTCTATTAAACCATGAATTCTCCTTGCTTGATTGTCTGATAAAACCTCATTTTTTTCTACTTCAAATTCTTGATGCTTAGGAAATATAAAATCATAATCATTCAACTTGAAGGCCGAGATTAAGGATTTGTTATCGCAAGTGTTGTTGGTATTCATCTTGATTATAATAAACAAAATATTAAAAGGCTAATTTAAGGATTATATTTTCATTTTTTATTATCTAGTATATATATTATGTATAAATATATGTATAAATATATTCTAAATATCAATTTATGGAATAATTATTAAAATATTTTAATTATCCTTTATGAACAAATTTATTTTATTATAATATAATGCCACAACAAAAATGTCCTACAGGAACTATTAAAAGGAAGAGTTACAATGTAACTAGAAATAGTAAAACAATACATGTTCCAAGTTCATGTATAAAACCTACAAGTTATACAGGATTAAAAAGAACTAGTATAGATAAAAAAAAATTAGCTAGTAAAAAAAAATCTCACGAACGAGTAAATAAAAAATATCCTAGTGTTAAATGTAAAAAAAATGAAGTGTTAAAAACAGGCTATAGAAAAAAAAGTTTCAGAAGAAGCCATAATAATAAAAGTATTAAAGTAAAATCATCAAGTGTAAAACCTACTTGTATACCTAAAAGAGGATCTGGATCAGGATATAAAATACCTTTAGTATTAAACAAAAATGATTTAGCTCAATTTGGTTATCATGAAGTTAAAGATTTAACTAAAATGCAAAGACAACAAGCATTAACTAAAGCTTATAATGAATATAAAAAACCGTTATCTATTTATAGAAAACTTAATGTATTATCAACATTAAATAAAAATACAAATAAAAAATCTAGTAAAATATTTAAAGAAGATGCTGAATGGTTTAAACAAAAATTTGGCATTTCACAATAAATAAATTAATGTATAAAAAAATGAAATTTATATTTAGAATTAAATTCATTTACAGAACAATATAACAATAAAATAATAAATAATGATCAAAATAAGTGAAATATATTATTCTATATGTTCTATAGCATATCTTTATCCAATATATTTATGTTTTATGAATAATGACTTTATAACATTATCATTATTATTGACTATAATGCTAACATCATTAATTACTATACCAATAACGATATTATTTGCGAGAGTTATTTATAGTGATACAAAGAATTATACTTGGTATTTTGATACTCATTATAACTATAAAAGAATATTAGATAATATAGTTATAATAAATGAATTAGGATATTTATTAATTATCCTAAGATTAATATATTTTCATTATATTATGTATAATTTCACATATTTATTTTTTTTCCAAGTTATTTGTGAAATTACGATATTAATAATTTTAGAAATAATATCGCAACAAAAAAATAAATATTATCACGTTTCTTTTACTAAGTTTAAAATATTATATGACATAACATATAGTCTTTATTATATTCTCATATATTTAGAAATTATAAATTTTATTTAATAATTTTTTATTTTGGCCAGGTGGGTTTAGTAGTAATACCTGGAATATTTACGCCTACCGCCATAGTTATATATACTTGAATATTTTTATCTTTAGGATGGATATAATTAGGATCTTTTAATTTTTTATTATCGATTGTTATATTATCATAAAATAAAGGGACTCCGTAACTATCATAAAATTTAATAGTTAATCTTTTTAATTGTTGCAAATTATTTTTTTTATAAAATTTATTACCATTAAAACAAATACCAGAATACCAACCTAACATTTTTGTATCAGGAACGATAGAACAATAAGCCCCCCGAGGAAAAGATTGTCTATTATCTGCTGTAGAAAAAGTTTGCATTTGTTCATTTTCTAATTCTTGTATTTCCATAATAATAAATCTTTCTGTTAATAAATTCCTTTGATGAAATTCATTACAACCGTCGTTATAAGAATCATTATCTTTAAATATTTGGCAATTTTTATTATTATTACATTTAGTAGTAATAAACATTGGCATAATTACTGTTTCAATTCTTATATATTGTATATTATTTAATGTTAATCCTATATTTGCACTATCTTTTATATTACCATTAGTAAAATTTACTACGAAATCAAAAGGACTAGGATAATTATTTATATTTCTATCATAACTATCAATATTTATTCTATATTCTATAGTATTTTCATTTAATACATCTGTATTTACATTATTATGTAATAATTCACCTTTATTTGTAGTATTAATAGGATCTAGTAAAGTTTTATTTGGCGTGAATGTTCTGTCATAATTATTCATACCATAATTATTAGTTTTACTCAATCCTTGCAAACCATTTAATTCTATATATGAACCTTGGATATTGTTATTATTAAATTCCCCATTAGCAAAAGATGGACAAGCTTTTCTCATATTATATATATATTTTATTAATATATTTATTGTGATATTTTTTTTATAATAAAATGAACTAAGAATATATATATAATAATAATGTCTAAAGATGTTTTTTTAAGTAAAAGTAATATTGATTATTGTTTTGGAATACTTTGTAATGAACTGAAATTATATAACAAAAATAATGAAACAAAAAAACAAATACATATAATTTTAGCATCTCAGATGAATATTACATATAATAAATATTCTAAACAAAGTGACAAATATCCTAGCAACAAATTTTTAATATTATTAAATAAAAAAAGTATAAAAGACACCATCCAAAAAATAAAATTATTACAACAAAAAAAAGAATCAACAAATAGATCAAGTAATATAAAACAACCCACAAATGATGATTGTTTTAAACCAAATGATGACGTTCATGGTCTAAGTTATGCTCAACCAATACAAACTAACCATAATCCAAATTCTTTTTATTATGATGCCACAGGTAATATTACTAAAGGGTTAATGGACCTTAATAATAATGATAATTTAGAAAATAGTAATTTAGAAGAAGAATTAAATAAAAGATCATCTATGTATAAAGATATGAATAATGTAGCACCAATGATAATGAATACACAACAACCACAATTTAATATACAAACCAAACGTCCATCACAACAACAACAACAACAACAAGATTATGGATTACAAGATTATAATCAACCAAATTATAATCAACAATTACCTAATTATAATCAACAATTACCTAATTATAATCAACAATTACCTAATTATAATCAACAATTACCTAATTATAATCAGCAAATACCTAATTACATGTCCAATGAAGATATAATAGAACAATTAACTAATATTGACAACGAAACAAAATTAAAAATTATGAATATATTAAATTCTGATTCAAATTCTTATAACAATGAATCTTCTGAATATAAAAATAAAGGTTCGATCAAACAAGAAATTGAACCTTTATCAGATTTTGACTTGAATAAATTAATAGAAGAGAGAGAAAATATGTTGAAAAATATAAATTCCCCTAAATCATCAAATAATAAAAAATCACCAAATAATAAAAAAACATCGAATAATGAAAAAACCTCAAATAATAATAAATCATCAAATAATAATAAATCATCAAATAATAAATCATCAAATAATAAATTATCAAATAATAAATTATCGAATAATAAATCAAATAGTAATAAATCGAATAATAATAAATCAAATAATAATAAAACAGATAATGAAGAATTTAAAAAACGTATAGATAAATTAGACATTGAAAATATGACTGTTGAAGATTTGATATTATTGGCTTTAGATATCAATAGCAAAAATACTAAAATTAATAAAAATACTAATGAAGATAAACAAAATAAAAAACATAAAAAAAATAATAAAGATACTACAAATAATAAAGATACTAGAAATAATAAAGATACAAAAAATACCGAAACTAATAAAGATAATAAAAATACCAAAACTAATAAAGATACAAAAAATACCAAAATTAATAAAGATGATAAAAATAATAAACATAATAATAATAACGACGATAAAAATAATATAAAAAGTAGCGATATTATTGAAAATTTTGATAATGAAAATAACTTAAATAACGTTAATAATGTAAAAAAAATACAAAATACTATTATTCCAAATATCCGTAATAGAAAATATGTTATGAATGTAGTAAATTTTAATAAATTTAATAAATTACAAAATGAAAATTCTGATGACATTAATTTAAAAATTGATAATATTGATTTAAAAACTGATAATAATGATTTAAAAACAAGTGATTTACAAACTGATAATATTGATTTAAAAACTAATGATTTAAAAACTAATGATTTAAAAACTAATGATTTAAAAACTAATGATTTAAAAACTAATGATTTAAAAATTAATGATTTAAAAATTAATAATTCACAAAGTGATAATATTGATTTAGAAACTAATAATACTGATTTGAAAATAAATGATTACAAAATAATTAATCAAGAATTTGTAAATAATAACAAAAAAACGATACAAAAAAATGTAAATTATAACAATAATAAAATTATTTATATTGATTCAACATTATTTGCAAAGCCGGAATATTATAATGATTATTTATATATTTTGGATAATACATACTACGTAAATGATATTAAATTATTAGATGTTAAAATACCGATAGTAAAACCGAATATTAATAATTCTAATAATACATTAACTTTTCAAATAGAAAATAATATAATAACTTATAAAATAGAAAGTAAAAATTATAGTGATTTAGAATTAATAAAATGCATTAATAATATTATTGAAGATATTGAATGCATTATAACTGAAAAAAATTATATAATTTTTAAACATAAAGAAGACAAATTATTTTCTTTAATAATGAACGACAATTCGTTATTTAAAAAATTAGGTTTCAATAGAAACAATTATAAAAATAAAAACAAGTATGTGTCAGATAAAAAATTTAAATTGAACGTAATAAATACTTTGTATTTGTATATACCTGACTTATTTTTTAAAAAAAACTTTGCTAAAATTAACTTATTAGATTATAGTTTTGTTCAATTAGAAAATATTGTAAATAATAATATTAATACATTATCGATTAAATATAAAACTAACGAAGATTTTGTAAAGGAAGATTTGTTTGATTTTAATGGTATGCCAAATAATATAACGTTGTTAATATAGAAAATAAACAAAAAAATGTTATGAAATAATTATAATTTCGTCTTTTTTCCTAATTAGTAAAAATTCATGACCAAATACATCATTATCAATTATGAATCACATATTAATAATTTATATAAAAATTTAGGATAATAATTATTTAATCTGATTTAGTAATATTGATAATATAACCTTTATCAAATGTTGGTTGTAAAATCAAAACTGGTATATCAATAATACTTTTAGTTTTTTTATTGTAAATAACATGTTTATCATTTTTTAATTTATTATTATTAACTAAAATTTCTAAATCATTAATAATTTTTTGTTTGTAATCAGTATCAGCCATATATTTAAAATATTCCCTAATTTTTATCATTTTATGGACATTTGCGAGTTTAGACCATTCTTTATTATATATATAATTCTGGACATCCTCTTCTGCTATTTGAGTATCATTTTTTTCTACTTCTTGAACTATTTCTTTAATATTACTTATATTGGTCAAGATATTTTTGATATTATTTATTAATTCTTGATCTTGATTTTGATCTTGATCTTGATCTTGTTTTTCTAAATGTTCTAGTAAATTGGAATATTTTGTTTTAAAATTATTGTTAATTATTTGTTTAATTAGAATGTTCATATAATTATATTATTTAATATGCATTATGTATAATTTGTTATTATAAATAAAATATAAATTCATTTTTATTTTTTATATGTATATATAAAATGTCAAATTATCATTTGAAATATATGAAATATAAAGAAAAATATTTAAAAGAAAAATCAAAACAACGCGTACAAACCGGGGGTTTTCCAAATGTTCTTTTAAATAATGTTAATTATATAGATACATTAAAATTAAATGATGGTATTATATATAAGGATAATAATGATTTATATGTAATTGATTTATCACCTGATATGATAATGTGGCGAGCATACAATAATTTAACATGTTCGAAATTACATGTGCCGCCTGGTAGTATAATGGATTCATATAGATACAGTCCCGCATGGTATGGTCCGCCTGAAGCTATTATAGTTTATTGCGCTATGAATATTAACAGAGAAACAATGATGCGAACTTATTCATATTATAATGAATTTAAAAATATGATTATGTATAATGTCGATGATTATATAAAAAGAAATGAACATTTAATGAAAAATAATTTATCTTCATTAGTCGCATATAGTATAAATAATCCATGTAAATTGATTGACATAAATAATATACATAATATTAAAAAGTTAATAACTGAATTTAGAAAAAATTTTACTAGGGATAATTATAAGAAATTATATGATTTGAACAGAATTACGTCAAGGCAACTAAATATAATAGGCTCATGGTCGCGAGCAATAATGGAAAATAGAATAAATTATGGTAATTATAAAAATGAAATAAATGAAAAATATAATATTGATCAAATTATAAAAACAAAAGATTTATTTAATTTGATGGGTATAATAATAGAATGGTCATTTAGATATGCAATAGGATATGGCATGTATATGTACATGTATAAAGAAAAAATGGTGACCCGTAAAATTTTTACCGATATAAATACTATAAGCATTGATAAATATGTCATTGACGATTATGATAATCCATACATAAATTATTATAATAATATTAATAACATAAATAATTTACGTTCCATTGATCATAATTATTTAAATATTAATGATACAGATAAACAAAAAATCATAAATAAACAAAAAGAAGCAAATGATAAATTTACAGAGGTGAATAATAAAGCTCGCGAATATGTTAAAAATGAAATAGATAAATTTATACAAAATGAAAATAATAATATTGAACGAAAAAAAACTGAATTAGTAAAAGAATTTCTAAAACAACAAAAAACTTCTGAAGATATGATAAATGATATATTAAATGGCAAAGAGACAGGTTACGTTATAGATTTATTAAATGGTAGTAAAATTGGTTTTTTATATTTAAAAGATAATAACTATCGTGTATATTTCAATTATAAATTTAACAACAAAAAAATACATATGTCTGAAACATGTCCTTTTTGTAATTTGAACAAAACAAGAAATTGGTTCGATAGTAAATATAAAGATAGTTTAAGTCATATGTATGGTTTATCAGCAAATCACGTGTATTATAGTTACCATCCTGGTTCAAATCAAGTAGAACCATTAGGAATGGCATTTACACAAACTTTAGGCAAGGATATACCATCTGTCCATGAGGAAAAATTATTGTCGATTCCTTTTAATCACGTTCCTACTAAGGGAGATCATCCTGATTGTAAAATAGGATCAAAAACTTTTCCGCCAAATGGTGTCTATCAATTAGCTTGTGGAGCATTATTATATCAAAATAATTTAGATGACGAAGTAGTTTTTAATTTTATGAATACTTATTATACAGCTCATTCATATGCATATGCTAAAACTAAAAAAATATTTAAGGATGCAGATATTAATTATGATGTTCATAATGGTAAATATTATAAATTTAAAGATCCTATTGCTAATGCTAATGAGGATCCTAGAATTTATTTAATATTTCATACAAAAACAAATAGTATACAACATTTACATTTGCACACGTATATAGATGAAAAAGGTTCCGGATTACACGATTTATTTGAATCGACTAGAATTAATATTGAAGGTGTTGATGACATTAATAATGATTTATTACAAGATGGAGGAGATAATGTAAAAGAAATTTTTGGTTCTTCTGAGTATGGAAAATATGAATATCAGAAATCTCAACAGAAAAAAAAATACATAAAATTTACCGGAAATAGAATTATAAATGAAAAAACGCCATATGAAAAAATAAAATGGGTTAATCCCCGTGGATGGATAGATATTTTTGGTTTTAGATCATCTAATTATGATGAAAAATATAAATGTGTTTCAGCAGTATCTTTTGAATATATGTTTAAACGATTATTAGGAATAGGAGATGAAGATGAAAGAATGAAACAGCATTATATTTTTCCGGATCCATTGTATCATTTACAAGAAGGTATTTTTGATCAAACAGCAAATATTACATATCCAAAAAAATATGCGGAATTTTTAGAAGATATTTATAATGATAATAAAATGCCCCTATTAACTACAAACGTAAATGGTAATGATATATTTAATGAAGAAATATACTCAACCATGCATAATAAGCAAAATATGGGTATAAAAAATACAAAATACAAGGATTATAAAAAAAGTGTTATTAATACAACATATGCGAATGTAATAGATGAAACGGGAATAACACGTCAAAGTGTAACAGATATTGATACAGTAATGACATTATTATTACAATTTGCGTGTATAAATTCACCGGAAATAGGAGGTTACTATGGTCATATTGGGCCGGTATTAAATTCATGGAAGAATATCACTCACACAGAAATTTGTTTATTTAATTTAGTTGATTATCCTGTTAAAGCAGTAGTAAATGCCGATTATTCTACATGCAATATCACCGATCCTAATATTATTGCGAAAGATAAAAATATTAGTTATGTTGTATTATCATTATATATTCTTTATTTTACTCAACACCAACAAACATTAATAAGAAAAAATAATCGTTTTGTTAATAGAAACATATTTAAAGATTTTTTAGGTTCAGAAATTCAAATGGGAGGAAGGGCAGAACTTGCTGATAAATTAATAAATGATCAATTTATTAATAATAAATTTATTAATAATAAATTAATTGATAATAAATTAATTGATAATAAATTAATTGATAATAAATTAGAACCTATAAGTAATAATATTAAAAATGACATATTAGAACCAAATAAAGAAAGTTACGAACAAATTGAATTAACACCTGAAGTGGTTCGAAAAATAATTAACAAATACAATACATCAACCAAATTATATAAAATTGATGAGAATGATAATTTGGCACATAACATAATTTGGACTACATTATATCCATTTATATTAACGGGAGGTAATGAATTACCAAATGAAATAAAAAGTATAGATAATTTATATTAAATTATTTATGTTAAATATTTAAAAAATTGAAATATAATTTTATAATAAGATCTATAAATTGAAATATAATTTTATAATAAGATCTTTATAAAAAATACATATTAATTATCAATAATGGATAAAGAAAATACAATTATTCGCAAAACAACCAGTTACAAAAAAAAATATAATAACAAAAAAATTAATGTAAATGATTTTAACATGAATGATAAAAAAAAGTTTTATAGAAACTATGAACCTATTAGTTCGTCATTTATTGATCCTTATGGAGATACTAGTAAAGATTCAAGGTTTAGTTTTATGTTTGAGAATTATTAGTTTTATTATTTTTTTATGATTATTTTTTTAATTCTTCTGGTAATATAAATAATTCTTTTCGTTTTTCATTAATTGTTTTATCGTCAGGCATTTCTTTACATGCCTTTTCAAAATCTATACCTTTTAATAATGATATAATAAAGTATAATGAAAACATACCACATTCACTGTCACCATATTGATTTCTTGTTTTATTATAATCAATAATAGGTTCTTTTTGTGTAGTTGCCTTAATATCTTTTTGTAATTTATCATAAAATTCTCTGACTCTCTTACCTGGTCTAGTAGCATAAGAATCATAATAATATATTACTGGTTTATTAATATCAATATATCCTGCTACCCAATGTGATCCTGGTTGATTATGATTATCTAAATTGTATATAATACCTATTCTTGTTTTTTTGTGTTCTAATAATTCTTTAACTTGTAAATTTTGTATGTATTTATAACTTGCTACTTGCATAAAATCCATTGGAACTGCACCTAAGAAGATAAAATCATCATATAAATGATGAAATTGGTCCATAACTTGATTTATATTTATCGTATTTAACCAAGTAAATTTACCTTGAGGACCTATCGGTCTGAAGAATATTTCGGTTAATTTTTTGTTATATTTATCTATTATTTTTTCTGCGTATTTAGTTGTCAACCAACAATGTTGATTACTACATGTATTTTTAAATTTTTCGGTTAATTCATCAACTAAATATTTTTTATATTTTTTAGGATATAAAATTTCATAATTTCTGTTTAATTCTATCATATTATTTGGATTATGTTTATTATAATTTGTTGCTAATTTTACTAGAACATCTAAACTTATACATGAATATTGACCAAATTTAATACCCGGAGCACATTTTTTATCCACACTTTTTATATCGTTTGTATTACTTTCTGTAGAATATTGTTCTATAATTGTTTTTAAATCGTTATCTGTATTTTTTGACATATATTATTTTATTAGATATTTTTATAAATTGTAATCATTATATAAAAAATAAATTCTATTATTTTTATAAAATCCTATATGTTCTAATTTTTCGTTTAATACTTGATTTAAATCGTCTTGATAATATACAATATCATTATATGTAAATTTTGTAAGGATGTATTTATTTTTTATAATATAATTATCTGGCAAAATTATTTCGTTTTTAGTTTCTGGTTTTTTTGGTAATTTTACAATCTTTTTTTTTCTATTGTATTTTCTTTTTGTTTTTGGTTCAGTAATAATTGGTTCTTCAATATAATTATATATTTTATTTTTTTTGTAATATTCATCAATGTTAAATTGTTCAGTGTGTCTTTTATTTTTTGGAGGTTTTGTTTCTGGATTTTCAATAATGTCTTGTATTTCTTGTTCTAAATTTATTAAATTTATTGGTTCTTGATTTATTTGTTCTAAATTTATTGGTTCTTGATTTATTGGTTCTTGATTTATTAATTCTAATTTTATTGGTTCTATATTTATTTTTTCTAATTTTATTGATTTTTTTTTTGTTTTCTGTTTTAAATTTTTTTTATGTTGTTTCAAAAGGGTATTTGATTTATTATTTTGTTTCGAAGTTTTTGCTTTATTCATATATATTGTTATTAAATATTATTAATAATTCTTTAATAATCATTCAAAATTTCATTTTTTTAATTATTATTGATGATTTTAAAAATAAAAAAAGCATTAAATATGAATTATTTAGAATTATGAATCTAAATATAAACGTGCGACATGTTCAGTTAATATATGTAAAAATTTTGGTAAATTACCATAACGCAATAATAATCTACGTGTTTTTTCAACTGAAACATAGTCATCGTTATAATTATAACAATATTCATCAGAATCATGTTCAGATATGTAATCTTGTATTTCACCACAATATTGACCTCTAGAATAATAAAAAGTGCCGTGCTTACATTTTAACGAATCTTTATATTTTATATAATTTTTTCGGTAATCATCTATTTTTGTTATCAATTTGTAACATTTTGTATTGTTAAATTTTATATATTGACAACTCGTATCAACTGAAACTTTATTATTAAAACCATAATCAATAACAAATTGAATCCATGTATCAGTCTTTTTTTTATAACATAAACCACAACCTATTTCAGTGTTATAAACATAATAATATTGTTTTATTGCGAAACAAAAAGTATATTTAGAATTATTATTAAAATCATTGATCAATGATGAAACCAACTTTTTAATTTGTTGATTAGAAATATTAGTAATAGGTAAATAATAATTAGTATTTTTATTCTCAAAATAAATTTTATTTTCTTCTACCATTTCATCGGTAGCAAATCTTACGTTATGTTTGCTGACTAATTCAAATACGTCAAATGTTTTTTTATCGCATTTGATAAATTTTATAGTATCCATAGGAATAGTATTCATAGGCAAAACAATATTTAATTCCCGTAATATGACCTGTATTATTTCTTCCAACATAGATAAATTATAATTCATTAAAAAATCTAAATGGTCTATAACATAATTTCTTAACCAACCATTACCACATAAATTTGTAGCATAATTTGCTACTATTTCTAATATATCCTTTTTGAATTGTTTTTTTTCATATCCATTATAATATTTATTTAATTTAACAAAATGGTTCATTATTGTAGGTAATAATTTTCTTTCCAATAACAAAACAATAATTTCTTCTCTAAACATATTTATATGATTTTGTAATGTATCTTGCATAAATAATTCTTTATCTAGATTAACAGAATTTGGGATACTATATTTTAAATATATTGGTTCTGTAGTTGATCTATTTTTTTTAGCGACTAATACATGTAATTTATCATGATCGTAAAATCTTTCAACATTATCATTAAAAAAATTTTCTTTATTATCATCCATAGATACATTAGTATCACCAATAGAATTATTTATTGTGATAAATTCTAAATTAAATACATCATACATAATTTTTTCTATTTTATTTTTTTGTGATTCATAAATTATTCTATCAAATTCTTTATAATTAATTTTGGAACGTAAATTCAAATATTGTTTTACATTTTTGTGCCATATTTCAATATTTTTAAAAGTATTTTTAAAATAAGGTATTATACGATGAATATGAGATTTTTTAATAGCATACAATAAATATCTTGGACAAACTATTATTTTAATAGAATCTAAAATAGTGATAACTTTTTGTTCGTTAATATTATCATTACAATAATCGAAAATTAATTTAAAACTTGTTCCTGGTTCTACAATTGTTTGGTCTATTAATAAATGTTTATATTTATCTTGAATTTTATTTTTAATACATACATCTGTAATAATATCAATGTCTTTGAATTCATTAACATTCGAGCCTGAAATAATGCCTTCAGGCTTTTCGGCAAACGAACCTATTAATACTGGTAATTTTGACATTGATTATATTGATAGGTTAATATAATACATTTAAATACTTAAAAAAAATAAATTCAATTTTTAATTATTTTTATTAATTTATTTTAAAACGTATTTTTCATATTTCAAATAAAATATTTTATATTTATTAATATATAATGACAGAATACTACACACTCGGAGACTGGGACAAAGATGGAGTTCCAAAATATTTAGATGAAATAGAAACATTAGAACCTACTATAATCAATAGAATTTTTGATGTATTACCTGAAAAGTCAAACATACCTGTAAATTATCCTCAATTTATAACGGACGAAACAACGAGAAATATAATTATACAAACTGATAGGGAAGATTTTGCAGGGGCGGATGTTTATGTAAGTTTTGTGTATGAGGGTGCAGGATATAAAAATGTTGTAGGTTATTATGTTTATGACTTACACGATGATTATATTGTGCCTACTAAATTAGTGAGTGGTTCATGGGTACCTATGACATATTCGGATAGAAATGCTGTAGATGAATCAAAAAAAAGTATATTAAAAAAAACTATAATATTTCCTAATGCATCATTACCAACTTGGGCAAATAGTAATGGTAAAAATTCTATGGCTGGGGGAGGTAATTTATTACCTGGAAGTAAAGTGAAATTATTATATAATATTGATAAACCTGAAGAAAAATTTCCTAATAACGTTGGTATTGGATTTTTCCTAATTCCTAATGGTTGGAATGGTAATACTAGGACTTTTTCTAATGTTGCTGAAAGAGTTTATACAGATAAAGTATTTAATACAAAAGATAGTGTTCAAACTATTTTATTATTTGATTCACAAACTACCACGGAAGAAAACGGGACAAACATGGTAATTGCATTTGAGGATATTATGAGACCCGGAGGAGATGCCGATTATAATGACGTTATTATAAAAGTAAATTGTACGCCTTATTATTGTGTTAAAGGTTTAGATAAATCTATTATTTTAAATGATAGTGAACCTATTACTTCTGATGAAATAGTATTAGATAGAACTGGTATATATTATCAACTAAAAGATACTACAGTATCAAATTATAACAGATCCTCATCAACTGTTTTTAAATTTAAACATATTATTCATATGGACAACCATTACGAACATTATAATACATTTAAACAAGTATTAATAAATTTGACTAAAAGTAATGATACTTATTTAGAATTTGAAGATGAAGAAGGCGACGATGATCATATTAGGAAGATACATATTAATACTGATTTACCTAAAAATAAATTACAAAATAATATTTATATATTCAGTTCTTTCGAAAATATTGATAAAACATCGCCAATTAATCCAAATGTATCAATATTAGTAGAATTTCAAAATATTTACAAATTTAATTCGGGTGATTCTATTAAAAAGAAAGAATTTTGCATTTTAAATGATTCAGATGAAGTTCTGAAAAATGATGACGAATATGAACCATCATATAGAAATTTATCTAGTCCTTATGCTATGGGTGATCCTCATATTACTACTATTTATGGTGACAAGTATGATATGCCTAATGATACATTATGTTATGAAATGTATAATAATAAAGAATTAATAATTAATGCCAAATTAGATCATTTTTATCAAAATGATAGTAATCCAGATTATAAAGATTTAACATTTTTAAATTATGTTTCAGTTATTATTAATAATGGAGAACAAAATAATCATATAATTGCGAACATGTATCATCCCGGAACTTATTGTGTAATTGAAAATGACAATATTGTTGAATTAAAACAAGAACAATTGGTTGATTATCCTTTATTTGAATTTTTGGACGAAAGTGATATTTTATCAATTAGTAAGCCTAGACGAGATTATTATGCTGAAATTTCAAATACTAATACTTTTGATTTGAAATATATTAAAGTTAAAACTTTTAGCTTAGGTGTCGTATATGTTGAATTATTTTTCATTCCTCATAGGGGAGATTTTGTAAATAGTATTTCAATAATTAATCCTAATTTGAATTCAGTAACCGCCAAAGGAGCCTTAGTATATAAAAAATCTTTAAGAACTGTAGATAATTTATTATCTAATTAAATAACAAAAATTTATTAAAAAAATGATTAAAATAATAATAATAAATCATGAAAACATAATTATAAAGCATAATCATAAAAACATAATCATAAAAACATAATTATAGACACAAAGACATGATTATAAAAATATAATCAAAATAATAATAACAAAATTATAAAAACTAATCACTAAAAACATACTCAGAATATTCATGTTTCACTGGTTTATAAACCGGAGGTTTGCAAATATTTTTAATATAATTTTCATAATTTTTTATTTTTGGATTACATATTTTATCTAATGTTTTGTCTATTTTTTCTATCATATCATCATTATAATGTTTAGAATCTGCAAATTTATTAACTTTTAAATATTGTTTGAAAATATCAAATTTGTCGGGATTATTACGGAAAAAGGTAACATAAGACCATACTTTTTCTAATGTTGGTAATTTTTTATTAAACCATTCTCTATCTCGATTAATTAAAATATTAGTAGAATCTGCCAAACGCCAATATATTACACGATCTACATAATAATTTGAATATTGAGGATCTATTTCTACTAAATTTATAGTTTTTGCTACCCATTCATTAACTTCTGGAACTGACATTTCTATATTTTCAGGATATATAAACGATGCATGTTCATATACTACTTGTAAATATTGCTCTTCAGTATCAAATTTAATACCTTGATCTCTTGGTAATAATTGTATAAGACAACCTTTTTCGAATTTAGTTGTTTTAGATCTAAAAGGCTCTTTTTTTGAAGTATCATTTATAAAATCTTCGCGACTTTCATATTCATAAATAGAACATTGCCAAAAATCACATTCATCTAAATCACAACATTCTAATTGTAATTGCACTTGTATCCAATAATATATAGGACATATTTCACCCTTGATTTTACCTGTTTTGTTCATTTTTCTACTAACGGGACACTTTATTTCTAACATTCTACCAACATATTTTGATAAATGTTTTTTATCATTCTTATAATAAGAACAAATACCATCAGGACTAGCACCCAAAAATTTACATTCAGGATGACCCATTAAACCAAATTCTTCCACATTTACATTCATTCTGTATTCGTAAATCATTGTCGCTATTTGTTCATATTTTTTACCATGATAACAAAATTTATTATTTTGAAATGCTGGCTCTATTTTTTTTAATACAAATTTAAACATTGGCTCATGTTTGTTTTTACCTAGAACACAACCACCATCCGAAGCTGTAATTTTACCATTTCTCATAGCAAACCATTCTTCTGATCTTTGCGGAGGTAGAACAATTTCTCTTAATTTCTTAAATTTTTCTGCCCTAATCCTTTCAATATCAGTAATTATATCATCCTTTTGTTCATCATGAATCCATGATGTTCCATAAGGTCCATTCTCTTCATCAGTTCTTTTAATGATATCATATGATATATTACAACCATTTAATATTTTTATACTAGTATATTTATTAACACTATTATCATCAGAAAATTTTACCATAATACTTTTATTATCTTTGTTCTTATTATCACTATTTTCTTTATTGTCGTCATCAGAAAATTTTACTATACTATTATTATCATCACTATTATTATCATTATTATCACTGCTATTACCATTATTATCATTATTATTATCACTATTATTATCACTATTATTATCACTATTATTATCGTCACTATTATCTGTAAATTCCACGCATCCCTTTATATTATTATCAGAATTATTATCAGAATCATTATTATCAGAATTATTATCAGAATCATTATTATCAGAATCATTATTATCAGAATCATTATTATCAGAATCTATAGTATTAATATATGATAATAATAAATCTGTATATTTAGCAATTAATTTTTCTCTTTTGATTTTAGTATTAATGAAATATTGTAATTGTTTATTCATATGAAAATGCATTACTATAACATCTATTATATCTATAGTGTCTATTTTATATTTTTTCTTAACTTGTTTTAGTATTTCATTAACTAGATCAGGTATTTGTTCTTTTGTGTATCTTTTTCCTGAATATGTGTCTAATATGTTTATGATTTTTTGTTCCATATATTTAATATATATTAGATAAATTTATATATTATTATAAAAAAAAATAGTAATAACAATAGTTATTAAATAATATTTAAACTAATAAATCGGCTTCATCAACACCTGTATTAATTCTAAAACTACAACAATAACGTTTAATTCGTAATACTTTTTTACAATATTCAGTTAAATGTTTTTCTTTTTCTTCTCTAGTCATTTTATTATTATTGGAAATTCGTAAATATTCGTCACGATAAAGTAATATTTTATCTGCTATTTTGTTTCCACAAGAAGTACAATTATAATAATGCATATATAATATATGATATATTATTTATTTATATATAATATTTTTTTATCAATTTTTTTTTATTTACCACTTAATTATTATTTTATTATCTGTATAAATTTTTGTTAATAACCATATAAATTTTTGTTAAATATATTAAATATAATGAACTATCAAAATTTTATAACTAGTTTAAGGAAAAAGAATATGAAAATGCAAAATAATATTCATTATGATTATGATAATATTTTATCAAATTATATACATGAAAATTATAATAATATGGAAACAGAAGAAAAAAAAATAATATTGAACAAAATATTAAAGCCTGATAATATTAATAAACTAATATTATCATATTCATTTTATGGTTTAGAACTAGAACCAAAAGAAAATATTACTTTAACTGAATTTTTAAGTATAGCTGACTCATTATTATTAAAATATCATCATAAAGCTGATGGATTTTATTTAGATGATCCATTATGGTCTAAACATATAAAAGGAGGAACATATGAATTGAATGATAATGAATGCATATATGAAAATACAGTTTTAATGTATTTATTTGACAATGGGTATGTTCATAATTATTTAAAAAAATTATTATATCATTTTAATAAAATTGCAACTAATTTTTCTGTTATTCAAAAGGAAATAATAAATGAAAAAGAAAGAACAGTAGTAATTCATTATCATGTGTATGATAAAAATGATGAAAATGCCACATATAAAAATAAAAAAATTATTAAAAAATTTATTTAATTATTTATTTAATTATTAATTTTGTCATTAATTTTGTTTTTGGTTTTGGTTTATTATTTTTGATTTATTTGTTTTGAATTTTTTTATTATTATTTTGTTATTAATAATGTTTTTTGGTTTATTATTTTTTTTTTTTGTTTTTTTTTTTTTTGGTTTTTTATTATTATTTTGTAAAATTATCAGTAGGTAAAAATTTGAATTCTATAATATTATCGTTATTACTAGATATTATTTTATTTTTTTGTAAAACAATTAATTTAGAATTAGTATTATCACATAAGTTTTGCATGTTATCGATAATAGAATTAATAATATTATTATAATTATCAATATCTTTATCCAAACAATCATTTAATATTAATTTATATGTTGGTGAATTAACAACTGTATTATAAGGTATTTTTAAATCATCTAATACTAATATTTGTTTTAATATTAACTTGATATTATTCATAGGTGAATTATCAAAACAAGTTAAATCAAAACTAGTTTCTAAAGAATTTTTTTTATGAATAATTCTATTATTAAAAGAATCTAAAACATAATCGATAAATTTTGGTTCAGAATCAATTATAATTTTATCTATATTTGATAACATTTCCAAATACATATTTTTGTATAGGTTATTATTATCAGTTATGTTATCCTTATATTTTTCACAGAAATTAAAAATATTATTTCTTAATATTTTATTATTTTCTTCGGTATTATAATATTTTTTATGTAAAAATGTTAGTTCATTACATATTTTATTAATATTAGTTACGTACCTAAATTTTTCTCTAAAAGTTTTTTCTTCTTCTTCTCTAACACGTCTTCTAGACACTAATATGAAATTTTTATCAGTATCTACAGATAAAACGATCATCGGTATTAAATCATTAATTTTAACTTTTTGTATTCTTTTATTTTTTCTAAAATAAAGTTCATATTCAGTAACAAAACCGGAACAATTACAATATTCAGGAAATTTCAGATTTGCGCCTGTATCAGTTAATTCTTCTATTTTTGCCATGATAATATCATTTATTTGAGGATATTTTTCTTTGTAATATCTAATATTTGTTTCGTAAAACATGATATTATTATTATATATATTAATATTTAAATATAATAATGTTAATTATATTATAGATTATTATTTTCAATTTTAATTACGAAAAAAACTAAATTATATTATTTTTAAATATATAATTAATTTAATAAAAACTATATGTTATAATAATTCGTATTATTCAATTTAATACCAAATAATTCTGATCTAGCAACATCCAAATCTTCTTCAGTAGGATAATCAATATTTGTGAAATTATTCATAGGATAAGCCCTGTATATATTTGGTGTCTTTGTTTTATAGAATAATGCATTTTGATCTTGACTTAAATAATAGTTTGTTATATCTGAAACATTGTTTTCGCCGTCAAATAAAAATCTTCTCATATGATATCTCGAAGTTTTTGGATCGGGAAAAGTACATATTTGATAATAATATGTACTTTTGTCATTTAGAAATACTTGATTATCAAAATTTCTATTACTAGTTACAAATGAATATGTTTTTTTTGTTAACATTATATTAAATACTAAAAAAAATAAAAAAAGTAAAAAACAATTATAAATTCAAATACTAAAAAATAAAAAAAAAGTTAAAAAAAGCAATTATAAATTCAAATACTAAAAATTATTTAAACATATGAATAATTATATTTCATTATTTATAAAATTATATTTTAATTTTTTACCTTGTATAGTATCTTTATATCCTTCAATTACTAATTTATCGTGATGAACATCGTGATGACATTTTTTGCATAATATTACTAAATTAGCTTCGTGATTCATGGGTAAATGAGGCTTACTTTTTACAAAACCATTTGAACAATCTTTTTGAAAATTTATATGATGTGTATCTAATAAGCCAATATGATTTTTAATTTGTTCGTCGGTTGGCTTAAATCCACAAATTTGACAAGTATCGACATAAACATTGTTATTGTATTTAGAAACTTTATTAGTTAATATATTTCTTTTGTTAATTAATTTATCTTTTATTTTTGTTACTAATTCCATAAAATTTTTATTTTTAATTATATATTCGGCAACTTTATAACCATATATAGTTTCTCCACATCCTTCTTTTAATATTCTATCATATATCAAAGTATCATTTTGTTCATCTTTCGTTACTGTTAAATGGAATGATTTAACATTTTTTAATTTTTTTATTTTTTTAGCTACATCATGTAAATGACTAGCAAATATAAACGTCGATTTAGTTTCTGCTAATTTCATAATTGTTGCCGTAACGATCGCCGTTCCTGATATTCTGTCCGTTCCTCTACATACTTCATCACCTATAACTAATGTTTTTGGTCCTGTTCTTTCTAAAATAGAATCTAATTCTGTCATTTCTAATGTAAATGAAGATTGACCTTTAAATAAATCATCATTACCATTTATTCTAGCATACAAAGAATCATAAGGACTAAATTCAAAACTAGTAGCTGGAACATAAAGACCACATTGCGCCATTATTATAGATATTCCTATTGCTTTCATTAAACTACTTTTACCTGCCGAATTTAAACCATAAATAATTATTCCATCTAGTTCATTATTATCATTATCAGAATGACCTAAAGATATATCATGAGGTATATATTCAGTATCTTTTCTAATAGCTTCTATAATTGGATGTCTTAATTGTTTTGCTCTAATATATCCATTATTATTATTAACGATATTTGGTTTACAATAATTATATGATACACTAACACTAGCACTAGATTGAATATTGTCGATAATAGTGATATATTTAATAATATTCTTTAATATTTCAGAATACTTTTTATAAAAATATTCTGTTATTAATTTAAACGTTATATTTAAAATTTCGAAATATTCTTCTTGAAATTGATCTAAATTTCCCGATGTAATACCTAATTCACTTAAATATATTTTTGTATTTTTATTACTTAATGAATCTTGATATATTAATTTAGAACAATCAATACTAAATGTATCTGTAATATTTATAATTTTAAGATCTTTTAATGCCGTTTTAAGCATTTCTGCTCTTATTTTAGTAGTTTGTAAATAATGACCACCTTTTTTTACTGATTTAATTTGTATTGGATTGTTTAATTTTGGTATGTATGATGATAATTTATCACGAATATTATAAATTAATGTATTTTCGTAATTTATTTTATTTTCTAAATCAATTATTTTTTTTAAATTATCAATAATATTAATTAAATTAACGTAATCTTTATTGTTAATAATATCAGTATTAAAACAACATTTTTTAAAATTCATTTTGGTAATTTCTTTTATATCGTCATTGAAAAACAATTTAAATTCATTAATAAAATTATTAATATCATTAATATAATTAAAACTAGGAGGTAATTTATTATTTTCTATTTTATTTAACAAAACCAATAATTCTGGTATTTCTATCATCGAATCATATAATTTATGAAATTCATAAGGTTCAATCGTTGCGATAGATAATTTTCTAGATAATCTTTCAATATCAACTACTTTTTTTAATATATTACCAACTTTAATATAAAGATTACCTTCAATAAAAGTTTCTATATTATCATATGATATTTTTAAATCTTCTATTGATAAAATAGGATTATTTAACAAGTGATATAAATATCTATGACCCATTGGTGTTTTGGTATGATTAATTAAATCAAATAAACAATTTATTTTTTTTTTGGCTAAACAATTAATTTTCTGAGTATCATCATTAACTTTAACAATGTTCAATTGTCTAGATGCATCATTACCTAATAATAAATGTTTTGAACATTTAAAAGTAATTGGTAAAAATAAATTTTGCAATAATTTAGAATCTCTTTTGTGTATATAATCTAATAATAAAACTAAACTTAATAATGCGTGAGGTTTTTTTTCTAATTTAAAAGTCTCAATCGAACATTTTGTATTTAAATTATATATTTTTTTTAAATATTCATTAACATAAGAATATTTTTTAAAATTTAAATCATAACTATCATAATATTTATAATTTTTATTTTCTAAATCAAAAAAATTAATAATATATTTTTCATCTATTTTAGATTTATAATCGCTAGGAAAATTATTTTTAGTATGACATATTAATAATTCTTTAGGAACAAAATATCTAATACATCTTAAAGCTTCATCTATTGCATATAAGTTATCATTATCAGTTGATATCACATCATGAACTTCTACTGACCCTGTTGTAATATCTATCGCGGTCATACCACAACATGTAATAGAAGAATTAAATTTTCTAATATATTGTTCAGATAAATATAAATATACAATAAAATTTGATTCTTTTGATAATGGATCTAATAAATAAGTTCCTGGCGTATGTATGTGTGTCACTTCTCTTTTTGGTATTACCCCTTTGATTGTTTTACCTATTTGTTCTATTTCTATCACTGTGTAATTAGCTTTGAGTAATGTTGGCAAATAATTATCTATGTAAATACATAAAAATCCGGCCATATAAATAATATTATCGTTTTTTTTTGTCTTAATAGCTTTCTTAATTTCTAATAAATTTGTAATATTATCTAAATATTCATCATTATTATCTTGAGAATATATTTCATAAAAAGAACCAACTTGCATTAATATTACTGTATTATTAACACCGTATTGTTCAGTATATTTTTTGTAATAATATACATATTCATCCATGTTTAACTATAATTATTTATTCGTTTATAGTTTATGTAATATTTTTTTTATAAAAAAATTTAATTTATTTTAATTATTCGTTATTCGTTTTTTATTATTCGTTTTAACTACGATTTTCACTAATTGCGTATTTTATCATTTTGTATAATTTTTCTTCCATTAATTTTCTGATATAATATTTATTTTTAGGTAAATTAACCCATGAAACCGTTGATTCATTAACATATCTACTTAATAATCTTAAAAGTGTATTGTCAGATAATACATATTTTTCAATAAATTTAATTTTATTTTCTGTATCAACACTACTATCTTTATCTACATTTCTAGGGTTATATTCAGATAAATTAGATAAGAAATCAACTTTGCCATTATTAACTTTTAAATAATTTAAAATATCACGTGATTCATTATATAACCATTTGTCTAGCATAATATTTTTAAAGTATTTAACTATTTTTTTTCTCATAACTGGATCTTGATTTAAATCGTTAGGTTTATTATAATAAATAGGATAAGTTACACTAGGAACCCAAGGTTTGATAAATCGATCGCTAAATACTACAGGAACCGCAACATCAATACTTATGATAGGGCTATCAGTAAGAGGACTATAAAAAGGATCATTATAATATGGATTAATTGGTGAATATGTAACAGGACCATAATAGGGCATAACACCACCTTTTTTATTCTTAGAAGATTTATTTTTTTTATACATTATACTATATATTATATTAAATATTTTAAAATATTTAAAATAAAAAAAAATATTTTAAAAATAAATTAAGGTAAAATATATTAAATAATATAGTTGCGAAACTACTTCGTAGTCAAGTAGTTAAGTAGTTGCGTAGTAGTTGCGAAGTAGTTGCGTAGTAGTTGCGAAGTAGTTGCGAAGTAGTTGCGTAGTAGTTGCGAAGTAGTTGCAAAGTAATTACATAATAATAAAATGAATTATTAGGTGGTATATATTTATTATATACTTGATATATTTATTATAAATATATTTATTATAAAAATATTTATTATAAATATATTTATTATAAAAATATTTATTATAAAAATATTTATTGTAAAAATGTTTATATGAATATTTTTAAGAAACAAATATTTGTGTTTTGTTATAATATATTTTGGATTTATTATTTTTATACTGATAGGTATTTCAAGATATTTTTTGTTATAATATTGATAATAAAAATATTAATATAAGTGTATATAATATACACTTATGAATATTATTGCAAATAATGAGTTTTTAATTAATAAAAATCTTGCTGGTTATCCTTCAACTATAAAAGAAACTCAATGTATAGACTATTGTTACCATCAAAATTCACTAAATAGAAGTTTTAGATATGTTAATAGTAAAAATAAACTAAATGCTAGTTCATGTTATTATATCAACAAAATTGAAATGGGCGATAGTAAAAAAAATAATAAACCTAATGACAGTAAACATAATGATAGCAAACATAACGACAATAAACATAATAAATATGTTAATGAAGAGTTTCCGCGTTATAAATTAAGATTAGCTGAATGTGATTATAAAAACATTAATTATAATTTTACAAATAGTCCTTTACAACCTTGGGCTGAAATTTTAAATACCCATGATTTTTTAGATTTTGTTTATAAAATAGTTAATTATGATTCATATATTAATTTTTTAGGGGATCAAAATATACCTTTATTGACAAAATTACGTGTAACTAATGCATGTTACCAAATTCAAATGAAACTGTTTCTTATATCAGACGTGATAGTCGAGTTTTACATGCAATTAATTAAACAATTTTGGATTGATGATTTATATGATTATTTTTATAGTTTCATATTTATAGAAATTACTGATAAAGAACAAAATATATATATAAAAAAATCTGATCAAGAACGAAAATACTATAAAAAAGAAAAAATTAATTATTTTATTAACAAATTTGCAAATAGAAGTAGAATTTATGATTATGTGTCAAAGTATAACGAATATTATAGTGAAAAAATAATACAAATGAAAGATGAACCCTTTTATTTCATTTCTCAAAAAAAATATTATTTTGATTACATAAAAAAAAAAATAGATAATATTATTACTTTTTCTGAAAATTAATTTAACAAATTTGTTTAGTTTATCGAATATTTTTTATTAATTTATCATTAAATAGCCAATTTCTTGTTCATTTAAATTATCAATAAATGATATTTTGTTTTTAGCTAAATAATATATTTCTTTTTCTAATGTATTCGCAAAATAAACTATATATTGCAATGCAGGCGTTAAAGAACCAACGCGATATATTCTACCTAATATCTGTTTTAATTCTATTCCTGAAAATGAATTGGATATTAAAGAAACGCGTTGTTTGCCATGTAAATCATGTAATCCTATAGATTCACCGCCTATTTTTGAATTACATATTAATAAATTTATTTTATTACTTTGAAAATCATTAATTAATTCATCTCTTTTTTCTATTGGCGTCTTTCCATATAATATATTATCTGTTCCTAACAATTTTGCTATTTTCATAATGGATTCAGTATAATTTAAAAATATTACGACATTTAAACCATCATCGATAAAATCTTTTGCTATTTTTGCTAAAGGTTCTGTTTTATATTTTTCTAATATAACCCTTATTTTCATAATATTTTGAATATCATTATTTTTCATTGTATAATAATTATCATATTCTTCTATTAAATTATTATCTAAATCAATAGGTAATGGTATAACATTATTTTTTGGGAATCTGTCTCCTAATTCCAAAATTGACATTTTTGCTCCTTTATCAGGATATATTTTACTAGTTAAAGAACTAATTAATGGCTTTATTAACATTCTATTATCTTGTTCTAATAAATTATTTATCCATTTCCTACCAACATTTAAAGGATTATATAAATTTAACATGTATCCAAAAATAGCAAAATCTTGAGCACGGGCTGAAATTGTAGCACTTAATAATAATACTTTGCCTTTATTTTTTGTAGATAATAATAATTTACCATGCAAAGTTTTAGAATTTTTGCATTTATGAGCTTCGTCGAATATAAATATTACTTTTTTATTTACATTCCATTTAAAAATACCATGATTTATATCTAAATAAGGACATTTTTCTAATTTACCATTTTTTAAATATTTACCTTCTATTATTGCATCATAATTAATTATAAATAAAGGTTCTACATTAAAATAATCTAAAACCATTTTCCAATAGCTAATTGCCGTTTTTAAACAAATAATTATAGCCTTATAATCTTCTTTTTTTTTTAATAAAGCTCCAGATACATACGTTTTACCCGTTCCAGTATCTGAACCATTTAATATCACATCATTATATTCAAATAATGTTAGCATTTCGTATAAATTACATAATTGATAATCATGTAATTTTCCTGTTATATCTTCATCAATATTAAATACATCATTCCAATTAGCTTCTTGATTATCAATTATTGTATCAATTATATTATTTACTTTATTTTTATTAATAGGCATTTATAATATAATTAAATTACTTAAATTTAAATAAAATTATATTTTTTTTCATTTTTATTTATTATTTAAATTTCGTTAATAACATAAGCAAAATAATCCAATATCATATTCTTATTTAAATATTTTTTATATTTTTTGTAAGCATTTTTTGCAATTTTTTTACATTCCCTATCATGACTTTGACACCATTTAATTTTTTCTACTAAATCAGACAAATCAGGTTTGACTGATACGTGATCAACCATATTTTCTAATAATGGAAAAAACCATAAATCTGCCGTTTCAGGACGAATAGATTCTATTTTTAAAATTAATACTTTCATTTTCATCAAATAAATATATCTTGCTGCCGCACAATGACCATCTACATAAATAATATATTTAATTTTCATTTGTTCAGACATTGGAACAAATTGCGCCAAACTAAAACCTAATTTATCTTTTTTTGGAAATGTTACAGGTTTATCAGAAGATATTTTTTTATCTCTAATATTCCAAGTTACTACACCTGCATCTAAAATACTTTTATCATTTAATTCATTAGATAATTTAGCTAACATAAATCTTTGATTACTTTCTATAGTTGGCCCTCCTGTTCCTGAACCTCTAAAAAAGGCGTATGGTTTTTTATCATCCCATTTAATATTTTTATATTTATAATAATTAGAATCTGCATATTTATCAGACGGATTATCAGATAAAGGGATTAAACCTGTTGCTGTATCCCAATCATCAGTACTAGGAATTAATACGTCCGCAAAAGTATTAGAACTAAAAAATGAATAAATAGGAATAAAACCTTTACCAATATATTTTGATGGTATTTGTGTTTTTTTAGGAAATAAAAATTCATATGGTTCAGTCAAATCTGCCCTAAGTTGAGGATAATCACGTTTATTTATAAAAAATGACTTGTTTTTTACTTTCTTCGTAGTCGTCAAAAAATATAACATGTCCACTATCGATGTTACCAAATGTTGTCCCCATAATGTTTGACCTAATTCATTATCAAACATATGACCATTACACCACCATTTATTTAATGGAATAACATTTTCCCTTCTATAATATTTTCTTTTATAATGATAATATTGTTTATCATTTACTATATTACCATTTTCACCTTCAAAAGTTAAATACTTACTCCAATTATTAGTATAATCAGGATTAACAAAAATTATAAATTGCTTTACTTGATTATTTTCTATTCTACAATAAATACCACACCTCATATGATAATATAAATAATGAAGGGTATTTAATATACGATCTTTTAAAGGATTATTAGGTAAATATATACTTTTTTTAATTTGTATATTCTCAATTATTTTATCAAATTTATCGGGTAATTTTATCGGATTTTCTATATCGTCTTCTTGTGTAATACCTGATAATATTATTTCAGTTAATTTATTATAATCGGTTATAATAGGATAATCTATTAATTTACCGACATCATCCGGAAAATTTTGTATAAACGTTTTACATTCGTCAGATGTATAAAATTTTGGTATGGTTTTTATATTATATTCCTCAAATTCATATTTTTTATCATATTCTTGTTTTCTAATTTTTTTACTCATTGTATATATAATGTATTAATATTTTTCAAAAAATAATTCTAATAAGAAATAATTAATTCTAACAATCAAGATATCAATAACTAATATTTTCAGTATCTTTGGTATCTTTTGTATCTTGTTTTGGTATCTTGTTTTTAGTATCTTTGGTATCTTGTTTGTTAGTATTTTTAGTATCTTGTTTTTAGTATTTTTAGTATCTTGTTTTTAGTATCTTTGGTAGCTTGTTTTTAGTATCTTTGGTATCTTGTTTTTAGTATCTTTGGTAGCTTGTTTTTGGTAGCTTGTTTTTGGTATCTTGTTTTTGGTATCTTGTTTTTGGTAGCTTATTTTTGGTATTTGATAGCTTGTTTTTGGTATCTTGTTTTTGGTATCTTGTTTTTGGTATTGTAGTATTTTGTTTTCTAGTATTTCTGGTATTTTTAGTATTTTTTAGTATCTTAATTTATATCTTAAATTATAATATAATTAATGGCGAAATATTTTAAATTTTCTCAAATTTTTATTAACGAAATTAATACAAATGTCATTAAAAAAGAATTTCCTATTTTAAATAATTCAGATTCTAAATTATTATTAACATATTTAATTGATATATTGGAATTAATAGTTATAAAATATTCTTTTCGACATATCAATTACGAGAAGGTTTTGAAAAAAAATTCATATGAAGATATTATAGGATGTTTATATATGTTATTACCTTTTTTAAACAAGGAAATAAAAAGCACGAAATTAATAAAAAATATCCAAGATATATATACATTACGACAAGATAATGAAACTGATTTATTAAAACAAATTGAACCTGAATATATTTATTCAAATTTACAATATGGTAGAATAGATAGGACAACTAACAAGGAAATTAATTATCATTTAGAACATTTGCATAATAATTATGTATTATTAAAAGAAACTATTATTAACACGGCAAATAAATTATATGTTAATTGGATAGATGTATATCCTATACCATGTGACCATAAATATTTTCAAAGTTTAGAATTATTTAAAAATACAAAAAAAGTTTTCGAAAAAAAACATTTAGGTGGCGTTCCATATTATGATCCTTTTTACGATAATGAGAGTAATGTAAATGTATTGGCACAATTATATGCTAAAAATTATGCTGGTTTAGATATTTCAAATATTTATAATACACTAAGAAATGATTTATATTCACAAATCCAAGATATAAAATGGTTAATATATGATGTAAAATTTGATTCCAAACAATTAGATATTATAAAATTAGTATTTGATATAAATAATAATAAAATATTCGAAGATTTACAAAAATATGAAAATAATACAATAACGATATATGAAATATTAAATTTAATTTTACCTCTTGGCAAAATAATTGAGGCTAATAATTTTTATAATGATCCTGTTAAATGGCATCAAACAGAAATGCAACAATCATTTAAAAATAAAATTATGGAATTAAAACATTACAAATCACAAAATACAACAGATTGTATAAAAAAAATAATAATATATATTACAAAATTTTTTGATTCGTATAATAAAAATAATGACGAGTATATTAATAATGGATATGTAAAATTACCTGAAACGATGAAAAAAGAGGTAAGAATAAAAAATTATGAAATTACTGAAAATAATATGGATAATATTTATAAAACTGTTCAAAAAAGTTTCTCAAGTATTCGTGATGAATGGTTATTTAATTATATAGCATATTGCCTATTTAGATTTAAAAAAACATGGTATGGTTATAAAATTGAGCGAGATAATAAAATTGATGTAATAGTTCATAACGCCGTAAATTTTAAATTAACCTTTAAAAATTTTTATAATTTTACAAAAGCAATAGTTTCGTATGATTCAAAATATAAAAAAAGAAAACAAGAAAAAAAACAAACTAAAAAAAGGACGTTTGTACAATATGAATATTTATGGAGATCAATCGAAAAAAAAGAAAAATTAGAAATATTAAGTAAAATTAATGATAATTCAAAAGAACAATGGTTTAATATTACTAATAATATTTTATTAGTTCATGATAATTTATTAGGTATTAAAAATAAAGAAACTGTTAATACAATCATGCAACTTATTAAAGAAAAGATATATGATAACATAACACGAATAATTTTTGAGACTATGACCTTTAACGGTATTTTGAGTATATACCAACCTGATTTCAAATTTACTCAAAATAAAAGTAATTATAGTGAATTAATAGAAGAAAAAATAAAAAACTTTAAGAATAATAAATTATTAGAAAATTGTTTTTATTATCTAAATAATAAAAAATACACTGGCATGAAATTTAATTATTATAATAAAAATACGGCAAGTTTAGAACAAAAAGAATATTTAGAATATATGACTACGACACATTCAAAAGAAAAATATGGTTCTTGGAATGAAGTATATGCAATGAACTGGATATCTCAAATATTATTTTATCATAAATATTTAAATAATAGGGTAATTTATGTTACTGGAGGAACTGGAGTAGGTAAATCAACACAGGTTCCAAAATTATTATTATATTGTTTAAAATTTTTAGATTATAAATATGAAGGTAAAATAATTTGTTCTCAACCTCGTATTCCGCCAACTAAAAAATCTAGTGAAACTATTTCAGGTCAATTAGGAGTTCCTATAAAAGAAACTTCTAAAATTACTTTAGATGATATAGAAACCAATAATTATTATGTTCAAATGAAATATGCTAAAAAAAAAGAAATACACGTAAAAAATACAAAAAATTTAACTTTGACAATTGCAACAGATGGTATTATTTATGAAGTTATAAAAAATAATCCATTATTAAAAAAGAAAATATATACAAATAATACTTTTCAATATAAAGAAGATAATGAGTATGATATTGTATTAATAGATGAAGCTCACGAACATAATAAAAATATGGATATGAGTTTGACATTGTTAAATTATTCATTATATCATAATAATTCAATTAAATTAGTTATTGTTAGTGCTACTATGGACAAAGATGAACTAAAATATAGAAGATTTTTTAGAAATATTAATGATAATTTAATATATCCACACAACGTAATAATAAGAGAACATCAATTAGACCGTATTAATGTTGATAGAAGAATACATATTTTTTCACCTATAGCAACCAATGCAACACAATATGAAATAAAAGAAACATATGATATTAAGGTTGATGATATTTATAATTTGGTTAATGATTTAATTCGAGAAAATAAAGGAGATATTTTAATATTTCAACCTGGAGTAAATGAAATACACAAAATGGTATCAAAATTAAATGAAATGACACCTGATAATGTTATTGCAATACCATATCATGGGAATATGGATACCAATAAAAAAAGTTTTATAGAAGATTTAAATGATGAAAAAAGGGCGCAAATTATATATCCAAAAAATGTTGAATACGATAATAAATTTATAGATAAAAAAAGTATAAAATATGTTCCTCAAGGAACATATACTAGGGTAATTATTGTTGCAACTAATTTAGCAGAGGCTTCTATTACTATTAATTCATTGAAATATGTAATAGATACAGGAACAAGAAAAGTATTAGATTATAATTATTATACTAGGACTGATAAAGTTGTTAAATCTTTTATAACTGAAGCTAGAAGAAAACAACGTAAAGGTCGTGTAGGTCGTAAAAGTTCTGGCAGTGTATATTATACATATAAAGAAGGCGAAATGTATGATAATGTTGATAAATATGATATAACTACAACAAATTTAGCATCATTATTATATTCTTTATTAAAAAATTGCGATGATGTTAATTTAATAATGAATTTAGACATTAATAATATTCTAATAAATAATAAAAATACTGATATTAATTTTATTAAAAATATGGTTAATCGTGATATTTATAAAATAATCAAAAAACAATATTATTATAAAAATAGTAATAAAGTAAATATTATAAATTATTATGGCAATAATAAACATTATGATTATATTAATAATATTGAACCACATAAAAGATTTATAACAGGTTATCAACTTGATACAATTAACGATAAAAATTGTTCATTTTATATTATTCATCCTGATGAAACGATTATTTATAGAAATATACTTGGCAATATTGTAAAATGTGATGAAATGAATTTATATAATGAAAGAACAAAATTATTAAAATCAGATAAAATTAAATATTCATGGAATTATTTGATAGAACTAAATACTGTATATAAAAAAGATAAGGATATTTGTAAAACTGTATATGGTCAATTATTTTTTGATATACTTAAAAATAATAAATTCTTCGTCGGCGAAGAAACTGAAAATGAAAAATTAGAATGGGTAAATATGATTTTATATAGTTCAAATATAGGTTGTTTAAAAGAAATAATACAAGTTCTAACATTTTTATATGTAGCCAAAATATCATTAAAAAATATGGCTTTCCAAACTAGTATAAAAAAAAATAATACTGATTATTTAATAAAATTATTAAATTTATATAAAAATGATTATGGAGATATAACAAGCATTTATGATATTACTAACGAAATAAATACAAGTTTTAATATTAAAATGGATTTAAATATTAAACAAGAAGATGTAACGCAAAAAATTATAAAAGCCAAAAGTGATTATTTTAATGGCAAATTATTAGATAAACAAATATTTAATATTTTCAATAAATTAGATACACAAGGTATATTAACCAAAAATATTGATAAATTAAGCAACTTGGAACTTGAAAATATTAAAGAATTCTTTATAAATATTCAGAATATTAAACAAGAATATGATTATGATAAAATATATGATTGGTGCAAGTCTCATTATTTAAACGTTTCAACAGTTAAAAATTATATTTTATATTATAAAAAATTTACTAATAATATCACAAATATATTATTAAATAACGAATATAAAAGTATTATTAATAAAAATATTATAAATAATTTAAATCCTAAACAAAAAATAATTAATACATTCCTTTTTAGTTCAGGATACAAATTACTAATAAATTATCATCCTGGTTTCTTATATGCTTATTTTCCAATGATAGATAATTCTGAAAACTTATTAAAAATAGATTCAGTAAATAATATGCCCTTAACTTTTGCAAGAAATTATAATAATTATATTTATGCTGAATCATTAGATCCATTTGATAAAAAAATATCGTTAATAATAAATTTAACACCAAAAATAATCCAAGAAAATGTACCTTTTATTTTTTCACCAAGTAAAATAAAATATAATTATTCTTTAAAATATACTAATTTAAAATATTATAAAGATATTATGACAACTTTTTATAATGATATGTTAAGATCATATTCTAGTCAAATCTACTTGACATTAATGAAAATACATGATCAAGATAAATTATTTGTCGATTCGATTAAAAAATATATAGAACACCAAAAACAAATTTTAAATAACAAATAAAATTTACAAATATTATTTCCATATTAATTCTACATTTTTTTTTTTATTATTTTATTTTTAATTTTTTGTTTTAATTTTTGTTTTATTTTGGTTTTGGTTTTTCGTTTTGGTTTGTTTTGCCTTGATTTTGGTTTTTAGTTTTGGTTTTGGTTTCGTTTTTGTTTTTTTTTTTGGTTTTATTAAAAAGTAATATAATATATTTTTGGTAATTTATTATGTTATTATAAAAATATATTATAATGAATCCTGAATATTGGGGTAGCTCATGTTGGAAATTTTTGAATTGTGTAGTGTTAAACTATCCAAAATATCCTAGCGAATATGATCAAATTAAATATAAAAACTTTTTTACTTCTTTACAATATGTAATACCTTGTAAATTATGTTCTGATAATTACTTGAGACATTTATATGATAAACCATTAACTAAAGAGGTTTTGAGTTCTAGATATAATTTATTGTTATGGTTAATAGATATTCATAATGAAGTTAATAAAGAAAATAATAAACCTATATTAAAATATGAAGATGCAATAAATTATATGTATAATGATTATGATAATTTTATGAATAATGACGATAGTAATAATAATATAACATTGTATATAATAATAATAATAATTTTAGTTTTATTATTTGCATTTATTTATTATAAATTTAAATAAAAAAAATTTTATATCACATTTAAATATATGAAAAACAATAAATTTCATTTAATTAGTGGAGACAAAATTATAAGACTAAGACCAAAAAAAATTATTGTTCATGGTTCTAAATCTAAAACTCAAACAAAAAAAAAGTCAAAAAATAGTATTCGTCCTAGAACAATAAATGGATCTAGACAAATTACGGGTTCTAGAGCAAGTAAGGATATTACTAATGGTCGCTCTAAAAGAAGATCATATGCTGAAAATAATAGTTCTAGTTCTAGGTCAAGTTCTGAACCCCCTAGAAATAGAAGAAGTTCTAGAAGAAGTTCTAGAAGAAGTTCTAGAAGAAGTTCTAGAAGAAGTTCTAGAAGAAGTTCTAGAAATAGGAGAAATTCTAGAAATAGACATAGTTCTAGTTCTAGTTCTCATCACAAACATCATAATCATAATCATAATCATAATCATCATAATTCAAGTTCCGCATCATCTATAAATAGTGTTCCTAATATAAATACAAATGATGCAAATACTTCTATATCTTCTCATGGTTGTAAAAATTGTTATCCTGAAAAGAGATTCAATCAAAATATAGTTCCTAATAATCCTTATGGTTTATATAGTAAAGGATTACCTCATGATTCTGATGGATATGTTTATAGAAATGCATTTATACAATTTTATAAGGCATTAAAAAATCAAGATGTAGATATTTTAAACAACGTTACCTTAGGAGGAACATTAAAATTAACTGATTTGAGTGCTGCTTGGAGTAAAGATACCCCTAAAATAGTATGTAGGCAAAAATTTAGATTACCTAAATTGGATACTGCTACTTTTGGTGCTGAATTAGTAGAATTATATTGCATGTCTACCGTAAGGGACGTATCATTTGTTGATTATTCTACTAATGGTCAAATTACAAATTGTATTAATGACATGTTATTATTGACAGAATATTCAGGACCATTACTTAGTGCAAATACTATATTTAGAGGGCAAAGTTCTGGTGATTTAGTAGGACCTTATATTTCACAATTATTATATTTGGATTATTTAGAAGGAGGTGTAACATATCAACAATTATATGCCCCTCAAAATAATATTGATTATATGGTAACATTACCTAACGCATTATCTTGTATTAATGGAACTGTTAATGAAGTTTTAGCCCCTTTATTACCATTAAGATATATTATTAACGGTCGTGATTTAGCTTCATATGTTCATAGAGACGAACCATTCCAAGCATTTTTTAGGGCAATGTGCGTAATATACAAACAAAATATACCTTATAATACTGGTTTCCCTACTTTCCCTTCTAGTGCAGGTTTTGTAAATATTGGTAAAGCCGATGTTCAAACTTGTTTAGGTGAAGTTACAAGATTAGCATTATTAGGTGCATGGTGTCAAAAAATAAGAGCTTTATTTGCTAGACCTGAGGAAGTTGGAGTTATGGTTCATCGTGTTAAAGCCGGATTAAATACATTATTAAATCCTATTATTAATCAAGAAATATTAAATAATCCAATTTTAAATGATATATTTGCTAATTATGCAACTTATTTATTACCTCAAGCTTACCCTGAAGGAGCGCCTACTCATCCTTCATATCCATCAGGTCATGCTACTATTGCTGGCGCTTGTATTACAGTTCTTAAATACTTCTTTAATGGTCAATGGCCAATGGCATTATTACAACCCGATAATGTTGGTGCCAATTTAGTTCCATCAGGATTTAATTCTACTTTATCAGGAGAATTAGATAAATTAGCTAGCAATATTGCTTTTGGTAGAAATTTTGCTGGTATTCATTATCGTATGGATGCTATTGCTGGTATCCATTTAGGAGAACTTATTGGCCTAAATTATATTAGAAATCACGTCAAAAAATATCCTTATAAAATAAGTATTCAAATAACCTTATATAATGGTTCATCTTCTTATATTACTAATTAAAAAAAATATGATATTATATGACATAATATGATATCATATGACATAATATGATATGATATTATTTTATTATTCTGTTTTCATTACTATTTTTTGTTGTTACTATTATTATATTCCTATTTTGTAGCTGACGTTATTTTTTTTTTTATCTACTTGTTTCATATCTATTTGACCATTTGCTAAACCATAACCAAAACTAGATAAAAATGAACATATTATACAAAATACAACACATCCAACAATCATACCATATATTAATTTAATATAGTAATAACTCATAGTTCCATAAGCAACAACTTTAATAGGTGTTTCTGCTTGCTCATATAATTTATTGGCATCAAAATTAAAAGACATATATTATTAAAAAATAAAAAATATTTTAATTATTAATAATTAATACTTTTATATAATCAAATGATATATGAAATTATTAATTATTAATAATTAATACTTTTATATAATCAAATGATATATGAAATTAACCAAAACTTCATTACGAAATTACAATGATATATTGATGTTCATTAAACAAAATAAACAATGTGATAAATTTCTAGATAATATAATAAATAATATGATAAGTTACATACCAAAAAATTATTATGATTTATTAACTGTTTTTAATGAATGGTTTAAAAATAATAAAATCAAAAAACAATCCGGTCATTATGATCCAAAAAAAGATTATGATAAAATTAATTTAATAAATATTAACACAATAAACTATAAAAAATTTATTAAATTGGACAAATATATATTTACTAATTTTGATTGTTTTAAAATAAATTTTGATTTATATATTTATTATGATTCCTTAGTAATTAATAATTCTAGTATTGATAAATATATTACCTCATTTATTTTCAGAATTTTTTCAATCACATATTTAAACATCGATAATGAAAATTTTGTTATTTTAAACAAAGTATCTATAAAATTATTTTTACATGATTCCAATAGAACTACCTATTTAAAAGTCAATAAACAAAAAGATATTATCGAAGAAATTAATAATATTAGTTATCAAGGTTGTTATAATTGTGCTTCTGGGTATACTATGAAGCATAAAGAAATAAATATAGTATGTACTAGATTACCTGAAATATTTGGTTTATTGACACATGAATTATTACATTTATATGGTATGGATTTGTGTAATTGGACATTTAAGAATGGTTATTATAACATGATTGATCCTAAAACTAAATTTGTACAAATAATAAAACCAATAGAAATGAAATATAATATTAATAACATAATATTATATGAGGTATTTTGTAATACTAATGCAACAATATTACATACTTTATTTAATACTTTTGAAATATTTAAGAATAAATTTACAATAGAAAAATATAAAAAATTATTAAAAATAGAAATACTATATTCAATATATCATAGTGCAAAAATTATTTATTTTTTAGGTTATAAAGATTTTAGTTTTTTTGAAACTGATAAAGTATTTTATTATCAGAAAGCGGCATTATTTGAATATACTATTATGAGGTCATTTTTATTGTTAATTGATTATTTAAATATATTTAATAAAAATCAATTATTTAGTTTAAATAATAATACAAATTTAAAATGTGTTGTTAACGATTTATCTAATTTGTTGTTAAACAAAAGTAAAAAATATTCTAATATATATGAAATGTATAAATATATATTTAATTGGTTCATGACATTTATTGAAAAAAAAAAATATAATTTACAAAATATGGAATATTTTTGTATTGATGTGCAACATTAGTTACGAACTCGATTTGATTTTATAATTTGATTTTATAATTAGATTTTATAGTTTTTTATGATTTGATTTTATTATTTTTAATAAACATTAACAATTTCGCTAGTTCTATGTGAATTTGGTTTAACACGTTTATGTTTTTTTGATTTATTAGGTTTAACTGTTCTAAAACCTTCAGTAGTCGTAGTATCCGTATTAGTATAATAAATTAATCCACCAATAGATGAACTACATGAGCAACATATACAACATATAATTATTATAACAATAACTACGATTATCCAAGTATTTGAACCTGAATCGGTAATTCTAGTAATTGGTATTTTAAAATTTCTATACCCGCCATCAAACATATCAGAAAACATTTAATATATTTATTTAAAAGAAAAAAATTATATAACTAAGTAAAAAAACATAATTTAAATAAATTTTATTTAAACAATAATAAATTATAACTAGAATAATGAATTTTTAATAAATAAAAATTGATAAAATAAATTATTATATTATATTTAAATAATAAAATATTATAATATTATATGCTAAGTCCTAAAGATATTGATCTCGTAATATATCATGCCAAATGTATAGATGGTTTTGCTTGTATATTGACAATAGATTTATATAATAGAGAAAATTTAACTGATGATGATAAACAATTAGAATATGTGGCGGTTAATCATAATAATTATATAATACCTGATGTTAAGAATAAAAATGTATTGATATGTGATTTTTCTTATAATTATGATATTACTATGTCAATAATTAAAGATGCAAAAAATGTATTAATAATAGATCATCATGATACGGCTCAAGACAATTTAAAAAATATACCTGATGAATGTAAAATATTTGATATGACACATAGTGCCGCCGTATTAACTTGGAAATATGTTTTCCCTAATAGAAAAATACCTTTATTATTTCAATATATTGAAGATCGTGATACAGGTAAAAATTCTATGGAATTTACTAACGAATTTTTTGTTTGGTTTTCTACTATACCTCAAGCTTTTGAAACTTTTTCAAGATATTTAAATGATAGTATGTTGATTAAAATGATAAATAATTATGGTAAAATATATTATAAACAATATTCTTATTATATAAATGGTTCCGCTGAACATGCAAAACAAACATTTATGAAAATACAAGTTCAAGATGATGTTAAATATTATTTTGTTGGTTATCATAATCAAACAAATTTTAAAACTGATGTAGGAAATGAAATTGTGGTAAAATATCCTAATATAGATTTTTCAGCTACTTATAGTATGTCTGATAATAGTGATAAAACTAAGTTTGCTTTAAGATCAGATGAAAATAGTACAAATGTTGCAAAAATAGCAGAATTATTTGGTCATGGAGGTAAAAAAAAAGCAGCAGGCCTAGTTATTAATTGTACTACTAGAAAATTAATAAAACAAGATTTAGATAAACAAATATTTATCACTACTATCACAGAAAATCCAAATTTATACAATAACTTGGTAAATTTAAAAATTACTAATATATTAGGTCATAATGTTGCACATCTTAACACTTTTGCTTGTTATATCGAATTGGCAAATTATTTAATGCAAATTCGTGAAGGTTGCCAGATCCAACAAGCAATTTATATTTATAATAATAATAATAAAAATCAAAAACATAATATAAATAACGATATATTAGCTGTAGATATGGCATTAGTATATTATTATGATAATAGAAAAAATATAAAATTACATTATGTATCAAAACTAGACAAAAAAAAATCATTTGATATAAAAAATAAATTTTTGGAGTTATTGAATTAAACATCATTATTATTATAATCGTAATAAGATGTTTGCCTTTCATCATCATCATAAATTGTTTGCCTGTCATCTTCGTAATAAGATGTTTGCTTTTTATCTTCGTAAGTTGATAAGTTATCATATGTAATATAATCAAAATTTTTTTTTATTAAATAATCATAAAAATTACCCAATTTTGTAGTTAACAAGTTTAATATTTTGCGCCTATATTTTATGATATTAGCGATCGCAATAATGGATATAATTATGGTAATTTTATTATTTCTAAAAATTTTGGTCATGATTATTGTTATTATTATTTAATTGATATACATAAACATATTTATAATTTTTTTTTTCAATTTTTATTGCGTTTATATATAAATAATAAAAACACAATAAATATTATTATTACAATGTCAATAACAAACGATCCAGAAATATTTAATCAAAAATTTGTATGTTTATCAATTGTTTTACCTAGACCAGGTGATGAAGATAAAATTAGTGCTATTAAAATCAGAGGTGTATATGAGACTGAAGAAGAAGCAAAAAAACGAGCTTTAGAATTACAAAAAATTGACCCTTATTTTCATATATTTATTGGTGATGTAGGAAGGTGGTTACCATTAGATCCTGCGCCAGACAGGGCAAAAAATCAAGTATATTATGAGAAAGAATTAAATGATTTGATTAATGGTGAAGTTGAACAAGTAAATGAAATTAAATTACTCGAAGAGAAAAGACGTAATGATTTAGTATTGGCAGCCCAAAAAGAAAAAGCAGAATTAGAAAAAAAAAGAAAAGAAGGCCAAGTAACCGAATTGTTTGAAAATGTTGATCCTATTACAAGTTCTATAGAAACTAGCGACAAACGAGAAAAAAAGATTTTAAAAGCCGATGAATTACTAGAACAATTCGAAAAAATAGAAAAAGAAGAACAAGAAGAAAAAAAGAAATTAGAAAACTTGGAACAAAGTATTAAAAATAAAGAAGTTAAATTAAATGAATTTGAAGCAAATCTAGAAAAAATTAAACAATTACAGAAAAAAATGCAAAAGAAAAACTAAAGATATTTGATATTAATCTTTTATTTATTATTATTATTTTTTTTTTATCATAAAAATCAAAAAAAAATTGAAAATATTTTTTTTTAAACAAATCCATTATATTATGTTTTAACATAACCAATCACGACAACAAACAACGATTACAACATGAATTCAGACAACAAGAACCTGCGATTAGAATTAGTAGGAAAAGAAAGTTGGGGACGCTCTGTCACTAATTTTGCTATGCAACATTACAATTGTACAATGGCATCCTCTAATTGTGCTCAAGCCATCAAGTATTTTGAACAAAACAAACAGAAAATTAATTTGCGACATGAAGGTGAAATTTTGATTTTCAAAGACTTGGAAGGCAATCTCTTTGCTCTATATTTTTTTCAATATGCCGGCAAGCAATGATAAATGTTATTTGCTAGAACCTAAACATAAAAATTATCGTTATTACAGGATAGAAGAACAACATTTTTACGAGATTTCTCCTGAATGCGTAAAACATGTTTCTGGAAACAAATTTCATCCTCTTATTTCAAATTGGACCAATAAATTTGCAAGAAAATTTTCTTCTTAATATTTTTTTATGAATAATTTATAATAAAAAAAATTAATTATTATTTTTTTATTATTATAATTTTTTAGTAATGTTAATTGTTTGTTTTTTGTCAATTTTATTCAAGTCAATAATTTTATCAACTGTATTCCATTTACTATTATAATTATCATTATGATATTTAACATATTGTTTATTACCAACCATAATAGCTTTATTAGGTTTGTCAGCTTTATACCAAAAAATATTGTCTAATAAATTACTACTATTGGATTTATTATTTATTACCAAAGCTCCAAAATCTTGAGTTAAAGAATCATATATTTGTCTAAATACTTGTAATGACGGAAATACACCGGCAAAATGTTCATATATTTTCCGTTGTTCGTTAATTTTATTACATCTTAATAAAAATACATAATCAAATTGTTCTCTTAATTCCGGATCAACACCCAACGTATTTTGCATAGTCAAAATAAACATTAACTTTGAATGTCTTCCATTCATTAATATTTCTCTCATCCATTTATCTTTTACCCATTCTTTTCTAGATGCTAAACAATCGTCCATAACTAAAAATGCTCTAGGATCTACAGATAATCTTCTATTTACATAATCCGCATGTTTTTTAATCATGCTTTTTTGCCTTGTAAATATTCCTTTAATAAAATCACTATTATATTCGTAATGAACATATAAATCAGGTATCAAAGTTCCGTAAAACCCCGTTAATTCGTCAGTTGGACAAATAATAGAACCAACGGGTATATCTTTAAATTGATATAATAAAGACCTTACTATCCAACTTTTTCCACTCCCCCTTTTTGCTATTAATAATATTGTTGCATATTGAACCATTTTTTTTATAGGAAAAAACTTTACTGGTAAAGTTGCTTCACCACAACATAATGCTTTAATTGCTTTTTTTGTTTTATTTGTTTTTTCACTTTCTTTACTCGACATATATTATTTTATAATATTATTTTAAATCGTTTTATATCACATAAAATTATTTAAATTTTACCTCTGTCTAAATATAAATCAACATCCTCGGGTATTTGGACATTATTAGTAGTCATATATTTATATTCTGGTATTTGATTTAAAGGTTCTTCTAATATATTTTTTATATTCCTATTATTATTAATTTCTGTTGTAACTGTTTCTTTTATCATATTTTGTTTCATTTTATTTTGTTTCATTTCTTTTGTTGGTTTATTTTGTTTTATTTGTAGTTTTGAATTTATTTCATTAGATTCTACGTGTTCTCTATTGTTTTTATGTATATTATCATATAACATTTCCTTATTATTTTTATTAGTTAATATAGTATCTACTATAAACCATGAAACTATAAAAGTAATTGCCGTTATTAAACCTATATTTAATGGAGTGTATATTTGGTTGTCTATTTTATTCATTTTATACATCATAAATAATATACCGAATACTAAAACCGATAATATTAAGGGAATTGTTATAGTTGATTTTAACAAAATTGTAATATTCATGTTATATATTATATATCGCAAGTAAAAAATTTACATATATCGCATAAAATAATTTCCTTTTTCTGATTCTATATTTTTATTCTTTTCTATTTTATACATTTTGTTATACTTTTGCGAATTATTTGATTCCCTGCTTTTTTGTTGTTGTGAATTATTTATTTGTTCTTTTTGGCCAACAGAATCATTAATTTCTGATTCATTTACTACCTCACGAAATTTTATTTCTTGGTCATTTTGTTTAGTTTCTTGTCTAGTTTCTTGCCTAGTTTCTTGTTTAGTTTCTTGTCTAGTTTCTTGTTTATTTTCTTGCCTAGTTTCTTGTCTAGTATCTTGTCTAGTATCTTGTTTAGTTTCTTGTTTATTTTCTTGTCTAGTTTCTTGTCTAGTTTCTTGTTCTTCTGTTTTCATATCTTTGCCATTTTTTATATTATATTTTTTCATTAATTCATTGGCACCTTGACGCAAATACAATAAATCATTTTTTTTAAGTTCCACACCTGGCATTTGTATATATTCTACAGGAGTTGTTTCTTTTTTATGCCTAGTTCCCAAAGATTCTCTATGCTTATTATTATTATCATTACTGTTATCATTACTATTATCATTACTATTATCATTACCATTATCATTACTATTATCATTACTATTATCATTACTATTATTATTACTACTATTAACATCATCATTTTCTTGTTTTGATAATAATTGAGAAACATTAACATATTTTACGCCATGATTAAACATATTATCATAATTATTTGAATCTTCATTTAATTTTATAACATTATATTTATGGTCATATAAATCTTGACCTTCATATAAAGATCTTTTAGATAATTCCAACATCTTTTTAATTCTATTATAATCTGCTTTAGATACTTGAATACCTATTAATTCATTTTCATCATTATAATCATTTTGTAAAAATTCGTTTAACACTAATTTCATAGGCAACATTTTCATAATTGCTTCTTTAATTGCTAATTTTATTAATTTACATATTTTTGCTTGATTATTTTTAATAACAATAGGAGGATATTTATGCCAAAATAAACCTGGCATATTATAAAATATTTTTGCGCATTCTATATAGCATTTGTGTATAAAATTAGATATTGAAATAGTTTCATGATGTTTAGATTCTACTATAGGGGATTTTTTTAAATTTACATTAAAAGTCAATAATAGTATATTACTTTTAATTACTGCTCTTACTAAATCATCGAATATATCATAACATTTGCTACCAATTTTAATACGTTCTAATTCTTTTAATATTTGTTCTTCATTTAACGAAGGAAAATATTCTAATTGTTGTTGAAATATTTTTAATGGTCCTAATGATTTTTCACCACTATTTTTAATTTTAATATCTTTATCAACTGAATATTGATATGCTGATACTATACCTTCATATAATAAGGGAGTCAAAATATTTAACAAAAATGTTGTGTATTTTTCCTCTATATTGATTATATTTTGTTCATAATAATGTGCCATATATTTAATGTAAAAAGATTTAATATAGAATAAATACGCATAATAAAATTGAAATTATATATTTTAAATTAATATGTAATTATTATTAATTATAAAACATGGATAAATATATTAAATTAGATAATTGTGCAGTCAAAGTTAGTTACGATTATGATAACGAAACTAAAAATAAAAATATAATAAGAAAAAATATTTACGTTATAATGTCTTTTATACATCCGAAATTACCTGAAAATTTAGTAGTAGAAAAATTTAATTATAATTTTAATGTAAAAAATACAACAAATTTACTTGATAATTTTTTACAATCTTTAATACCTGATAAATCATTAGATACATATTTGCATATATTAGCGAGATTTATATTTATTAGAGATATTAATATTTGTTTCTTAAGTAAAAAACAAGATGTTTTTTTTGCAAATTTTATAAAAAAAATAACTGGTAAATATAATAATAATATATTAATTTTAGAAAATTGTAGCAATCACGTTAAAAATAAATATTTGAATAATTTAAATAATGATGTTTTTTTTTCATATGTAGGTGACGATATAATTACAAAAAAGGACATTGATAAATTATTATTGTTGCCCGTAAATTCTGTCGATTTACCAACTGATGAAAATATACTATGTAATGCTTTAATGTTAAAAATGTTAATGATGTTTAAAAAAAAAATAATTGAAATTGATATTGCAATATTAAATCGTAATGGCAAACAATTTTTAGAACAAAATAAAAAAATATAAATTTATCTGATTTTTTATTCTAAATGGTAAAATAAAATATAAGAATCTTGTTTTGTTTCTTCAATTATTTGTTCAGGTTCAATATATGATACATATTCATCATTATATTTATACCACATAGAATTCACTGTATTCTTGCAATAACATACATAATGACCACTTTGTAAATTACTGCCAACATGTTTTACAATACTACATAAATTATATTTTAAACCTCTATTATTATTTAAATAATTAACATTACAATGATGATCGATTATATCATTTAAATGTAAATCATTGAAAGGGAAATTAATTTCTGTTTGTATTTTTACTAAATTTTGTGTTTTAATATCATATTTAAATCTTTTTAATTGTATTATTAATATTCTGGGACATAAGGAAATGAAACTATATTTTTCTGCATCTTGATTTTGATTACAAGTATCACAAAAATATTGATTATCTTGGCTTAAAGATTCCATAGCCGAATAATTTTTCAACAATTCACCTATGTCATATCCTTGATCTTCATTTTCAGGCATTGATAATTGTAATGTAGTAAATGGCTCGTATTTTTGTTTTAATTTATTACAATTACAACAAACAACATAAGTTGTATAGATTCCTGATAAATATTCTGTGATGATAGAATAATTATTTTTAGCATAATTACCCCAATAACTAATTAAATCTTTATTTAACTCGTATAATTTATGATTTTCATCTAATTTATTAGAAAAAAATGTGTTTATTCTATGTTCAACTTTATCATATTTATATTTTATTTCCTCATGAACTGAATCAATTATAAAATTTAATAATTCTTGACAATCTTGTTGTTGTCTTGCCTCAAATAAAACATTTTTTTCTCTTATTAATTTATCTAAACTAGTAGGAATAATTACTTTATTATTACTAGTCATAACTTTCATTAATTCTGCTAACCGATAAGTTATTTTATTTATATATTCTTCATTAATTGTTTCTTCATTTATTATTATTGTTCCTGTATCAGTCATTTCTGGATTATTAGTCATTAAATTTTCCCAAATATTCCTTTTTAATGCATTTTCAAAATAATTGCTACAAAAAAATTTATTCAATGAAGGTTCGTTATTTAAACATTGTAATATTACGTTCAAAAAACATGTATTACCCGTATTTTTTAGACCACAGACACCATTTGTCATATATTTTTGTCGTTCTTCACTTATAATTTTTAAATATTGTTCAAATTCTTCCCTATATTTTTGAATATAATCGTTTAATTGATTATTTATAATTTTTTCTTGCGTGTCTATGAGATAACTAGTTTCTCTTTCAAATTCAGAATATATAACCATTAAATTTTTAGCATCTTCCTCTTTTTCAATTAAACCATACGCCAATTTCGGTTTGAATTTTTGTACTTGTTCAATTAAAGTGTCTTTAAAATCCATGGCTAGTTTATATGTTATTATTGTGTTTTATATATAAAAGTATGTATTAAAATATATTTTTTCATTTTTATTTTACTTTTATATTATATCTTAATATAATGGCGAAATCAAAAAAGAAAAATTCCGGTTTATCAACCATTCTGTCTTGTGTATCATCAATCATTTATTGTATTTGTATGATAATAATTTTTGCAATAATGGCAATCGGGGGATTTTATGTATATAGAAAATATGGTAAAAAAAATTATGAAATAAGTGAATAGTAATGAAATAATTAATTAAATAATTAATGAAATAATTAATGAAATAGGTAGTAATGAAATAGGTAGTAATGAAATAATTAATGAAATAGGTAGTAATGAAATAGGTAGTAATGAAATAGTTAAAAAATAATAGTTATAAAATAATTATAAAATGTATTTATTTTTTTTATTATAAAAATTATATAATGGCAAAGAAAAAAACAAATAAAAAAAACAAAGATGATACAACATATTATTTATTATCTAGTTTATTATCGTCAATAATAATGTGTATAATGTCATTTATATGTGTAATTTTTGTGTTATGGATATTTTATTATATTTATCAAAAAACAAAACCGTTAGTTACAAAAATAAAAAAATCATCTAAATTATTAAAAGGATTTATTAAAATTATAATTATGTTTATATCTTTATTAGCTTCGATAGAAGATTTAGTTGTTGAAGGGGCTGAAATTGCATCAGAAGTAGCAACTGTAGGTGTTGCTACGCCTGTTGCAGGACCATTAGAAGCATTAAACGAATTATTATCGGAGGCAATACAAATAATTGTTATTGTTACGGGAACTTTGTTATTTGATGATAGTTCTTTAAAAACAAAATTGTTTAATATTGGAACTGTAACAGTTATAGCTGTTTTAAATGTAGCTGTTTCTATAGTAGGAGCTTTTATACCTTTTTCTGGTGTTGTTGAAATAATTATAAATATTATATCAGAAATTATACAAAATGGTATATTAGCATATTCTATATTTTTCTCATAAACAAATAGGGCATTTTAAATCATTATTCTTATTCCATGAATTTAAACATTGTGCATGAGCCATATGACCACATTTTAAAATTTTAATATTTTTTTTGATTTTGTAATTATTAATAATTGCTTTATTATCATTATTATCATTATTATTACTATTATCGTTATTACCATTGTCATTATTGCCATTATTTTCATTGTCATTATTAGTATGACCATCAGTTTGGCCATAATCTTCGAAACAAATAAAACATTCACATTGAATGCAATCAGTATTAATATTTAATGTTTTAATAGTATCATAATCAATATCAACATCATAATTACCTGGTGTTTTGAATTCTAACATATCTTTTATGATTTTATTTTTATCGCATGCAATATTTTCTAAATATTCTACAATAAATTTATATTCTTCTTTTACATTTAAATTTGTAAAATATTCTTTAATACTTTCATAATTATCATGAAAAGGTGATAACATATTTAAATATGTCATAATACAATCTTTTGAAACGTTATTATTAATACAATAATCTAATATGTTTAATATCTTTTTTTTATTATCAATTATAGATTTTATATTGAAATCTTTAATAGTTGATTTAATATTTGAATTTAAAATGGTAATGTTCAAATTATAATATTTTAACTTAAGCGAACACATGAAAAATTTATTGTAATTATGAACTAGTTCTTCATTTAAATAATCTATTGTGGTTGGATTATTCAACAAGTATATTAATAATTCAATATTATTTTTAGTTAAGTTGTCCAAAAATGAATCTAACATGTATTTATAATCATCTATTAAAATTGCTTGATAATTTTTAAATAAGCATTTAAATACATTTATATTACCATTTACACATATTCTTGTTAAAATCTGTTTATTTAATGGTATTTTATATAATTGTTCGTCAATATGATAAATACCTGTTTTTATCATATATTCTAGTTGTATTTGTTTTTTTGCATTTACATATTCATCAGGTTCTTTCATAGTAACCATAACATCAATATCATCAAGTTCATGTTCGTCCAATATTTTATCTTGTGTTGGACGGTTTATTATAAAATTACCTGCATAAAAATTGTATGAATTATCAAAATTAGTCGTTAAAAGATATCTCAATTTATATAATTGTTCAATAATTAATACACTATTCTCGATACTACAAATCTCATATACCAGATTATCATACATATTGTATGTATTAACTTTACGAAGTGAAAATAGTTTACCTTGATTTTCTTTTTCATATTGGATATCGTTATCTCGAACCTGTAATAATATTTTGGTTATTAGATTAATATCAATTATATCTTTTGATAACATCAAACTTATTAAATTACCAATATTATTTCTATTCCATATTATTTCTTTAATAATATCATTGTTTTTTATTAATTTTAGTATTATAATATCTTTATTTTGAATATAATTATCATAAATATATTTATGCCAATACTTTAAATTTATATTTTCTAATATATTATCATAATTATTAGAAAATTTACCTATGATATGTGCATAGGTACTTTCCAAATATGTATTTTCAGGAATTGTATCTAATAATACATATATGTTATCATTATTATTTTTAACAATATTTATAAACATATCAAAATTATCACTTTTTATTATGTTGTCTATATTTTTTTTCAATATTTTTCTATTTAATTTATTATTTTCAAACAAATAATCGAATTTCTTTTTTTCATTGTAATAATTATAAATACTAGTATGATAATATTCTAAATTTATATCGTTTAAAATATTTTTATAATGGAATTCGTCTGTATAATTTATTATTACTTTTATATTTTTTTGGCTTATTAAGCTTTTAATACTTAAATTTTTAAATATATCTAACAAATCTAACATGTTTTCTACATCATGTTTTACTACGTCACATAATAATTTTACGATGTCATTGTTAATATATATTGGTAAAATATTATTTAATATATTTTTATTTAATTTATTGTTTTTAAATAATAAATTATATTTTGAGTATAATCTAACTGTTTTTTCAACACTACTATTACCAAAATTTTTACAAAAATGTTCGGCTAATATAATATTATAATTGGAACGTTTCAATTCTTCACAAATACTTTCTGTTATACCCATATTATTATTGTTATATATATATTTACCACTTTGTAAAATAATGTTTAATAACGTTTCATTACATTCTGATAATTTTTGAATATTAGCTTGGAAATAACAATTATTTAATGTTGTTATAATTTCACTAATAACAATATTAATGTATTGTTGTTTACCCAAAATATTATTATTGGCAAAAGATATTAATTTATCTATTTTAATTTTGTTAGCAATAAGACAAAAAAAGCTAAATTTCTCCTTAATATATAAATCATTTAATAATCTAAAGCCATATTTTTTCAAGTCTCGACTATTTAAATTATATAAAATTTGTTCCATACCTGGATCATTGTCAGGCATATTATCCAAAGCATTAAATATTAACGTCATATAATCCATTTTATACATATGTTATTATTAAGCTTATTAATAAAAAACCCTTATTTAAAAATATTTTTTTCATTTTTTTTTATGGTATCATTGATGCCTTAATAAAAGGCTCGTGACAGTAATTTTCTATTGTAAAATCTTTTTGTTCTAAATTAGTAATATAATTAATAGCATCGTTAATATTATTATTATCTTGATATTCCTTTGTTATTAATAATTTTGGTAGTTGATGTATATTATTTTTTCTATTTATTTGTGTTTGAACTGCTTCCAAATGATCTTTATATATATGAACATCGCCGAATGTTATATTCAAAATACCTGGTTTATATCCCGTTATTTTACATAACATTTCATTTAGTAATGCATATGAAGCTATATTGAATGGAACTCCTAAAAATAAATCTGCGGATCGTTGATACATTTTAATATCCAAGTATTCATTATCTCTAACAAAAAATTGTGTTATTAGGCCATGACATGGATATAATACACATTGATCAACTGTTAAAGGATCATATGTAGTCATAATAATTCTTCTACTTGTAGGATCAGTTAATAATAATTTTATTACATAATGCAATTGGTCAATATATTTAACATTTTTATTTTTACTTAAATAAGGTTTCCCATAAAATCGCCAATTATAACCATACATTGGACCCATAAAACCAACTGGATATACCAAATTCATTTTACTTAAAAATATAGCATCTGTATTATGTTTCCAAATATAATTACCTTGTTCTTCTAATGTTTTCGTATTAGTTTCTCCTTTCAAAAACATTAATAATTCACTAATAACTTTATCAAATAATACTTTTTTCGTAGTCAATAAAGGGAAACCTTCTTGTAAATCAAATGATAATTGATGACCGAAACTTGCAAAAGTAGTTGAATTTCTAGTATTACGATTTTCACAATTTAATACATGTTCTAATAATTTTAAATATCCTTGTTCACCATAAAAAGTTAAATTATTATTTTCTATTGAATAATAATCTATAGTTAAATCAGTATTTGTCTCTGTATCATTTATTTCTTCATATGTATGATTTATTACTTTTTTTTTCGATAATAAATATTTTAAAAATATATTTTCTGGAAATTCAATATTAGATTTAATTACATTTGTTTTAATAATAATATAATCATCGTTCAAGTATTTTTTATCTAAAGTCATAAAATCATTATTTTTAACTGATTTTAAATCATTAACAAATGACAAATTAAAATGATATTCTAATCCACTTTTGTTAGTTATAAATTTATATAAATATGGATTATTTAATGTTTCTAATACATTAAATAATTCATGTTTATATAAATCTAAATTACTAATTTTTTTGTTAGGTATATATTTATATAAATATGGATTATTTAATTTTTCTAATACATTATTATTTTTATCTAATATATATAAATGTATTCTTTTATACATTATTATAATATAGAAATTAATATATAAATTTATGTATTAATGATTATTAATTTCATTTTTTTAATAAAAAATATGTTAATAAAATTAAAAAATTTAATTTAATTATTAAGTATAATTATTATAACTCGTTTATATTGCTTTAGCTAATACACAATATTTAGGTATTAATATGGCCATGCCGTAGATAATTCCTGTATTATTTTCATTATTATTTCTTACTTTACTAATTGTGATTTTGTCGTTATTGTCAATACATATTAATTTATTAATATTTAATAACATACTTAAATTATTAATTTTATCTATTGTTGCTTCAATATTATTACCACAATGATTTATTGAAACTTTGTCTCCTTTTTTTAAACTTTTATAATCTTCATTAATTGGTTTTAATTTTATTCCTAAATATTTATAAACACTATGATTATCCATATTATTTTCTAAAAACATAATTTGTCCTGACATTCTATCATTAACAGTTAATGCTGGATCTATATCTAATCCAATACCTAATAAACCACCTGGTATAGCTTTTGTTAATATATTATTTTCTGAATTAATTGATACTATTTTACTGATTATTGGTTTGTATTCTAAATTATCATACACTAATCCTGGTAATAAACATACTTTATCACCAATTTCAAATTTGCCTTTAACAATAGAACCACCAATAACACCACCTACTAAATCTTGAAAATTTGTATTTGGTTTATTAACATTAAATGATCTAATTACTAACATTTTTGGTATTTGTTCTAAATCATGTTCAGGTTCTTTTGCATAAAGACATATATATTCACATAAAACATCTATATTCCATTCCATATTAGCAGATACTGGAACTATATTACCTGTAATAGAATATTCAGACAAAAAATCATCTAGTTTGTTTATTGCTAATTTTGCCGCATTTTTATCAACTAGGTCTATTTTATTAATACATGTTAAAATATTAGGAACTTGTAATATATTAGTTGCCTTAACATGTTCGATTGTTTGCATAGTTGGTATTATTTTATTACCTACTGATTCTATCAACATTGTGCAATCCATTATACATGTTCCATTTAACATCGTTTCCAATAAATGATTATGACCTGGACAATCTATAAAACTAACATGTTTAATTAATAACATATCTTCATCACAAATTTTACATTTTGCATTAAAAACATTACTATTAAAACTTTGATAACATGAAGGTCTAGGACACTTTTGACATTTGTATATTTTTGCATTAGCATATCCTAACTTTATTGTTATATTTTTTATTTGTTCAGACAAATATTTTTGTGTTGTAATTCCTGTAATTTTTTTAACTAGGGTGCTTTTACCATTACTTACTGAGCCTATTACTCCAATATTAATAGTTGGTTGTAATTCCATATTATATAGTTAATTATTTATAATAATACTTATATGTATATGAAATTATTAATATCAATTTTTTTTATAAAAAATTATATGAATAATTAACGTTATATAAATACTTTGTTATATATAACAAATATCATTAATATTATTAATTTCATTTATTAAATTATTACACACGTTAATTTCTTTAACTATTTGATCAATTTTTATTTTTTTGTGAATATTATTATATATCATCTTTGTTGGTACATCATTAAAATTATTAGTATTAGAAGTATAACGGCGTTTTAACATAAAAATATATGCATCACGAATTATTCTTATAAGATGGATATTTTTTTTTAAATGTTGGCAATATAATTCTTTGAAATACATATCATATTCGGTATTGTATCTATGTAAACCATCAATAGTTTTAGCAATAATATATTTAACTGAATGTTCCATTTGTTATTATATATCAATATATAAAATATAACACAAGTTTTATTTTTCATTTTTTATTTAAAATTGAAAAAAATATAGTTTATTATATCCGTTAATAATAATCTATTAAATAAATATATTAATGCAAGAAGAATACTTTGTAAAACTAAAAGAATTAAATGTCGGAAATAATAAACAATTAGTTGAAAAGTATATCGATGCATTTAAATTATATTTTGTTCATAATAAAAAAACTATAGTTAATAACATTGGTGATAGTAGTAATAGTAGCGTTAGTAATAGTAGCGTCAGTAATAGTGAAGTAGTTTATACTGATGAAGAAACTAGAGAAATAACTATGTTAATACTTGATTATGTTTTTACTAAATCTCAAGATCCTGAAGATTGCCATTCAATGAAAAAAATAAAGAAGTTAGCTTTATCAAAATCTTTATGGTTTTTAATAGAATACAATACAACAACAAACAATCATAATAATATGATTTGTTTATTTAATAAATGCAAAGAATATAAATTTAAAAAAAAAGTTTCTAAAATATTATACAAATACATATCACATATTTGTAATAATAAAAAGGATGACTATTTACATGATAAATTAAAATTCTTATTAAAATATTATAAATTTGGTAAGCATTATTGCGTTCCTTTTATAAAAATATGTAAGTTAGGTAATTTAAATATATTAAAATTATTTAATAAACCTAATCAATTAACATTAAATGACGGATTATGGAATGCCGCAAAACACGGTCATTTACATATAGTTGATTATTTAATACATATTGGGGCAAATATTCGGTATCAAAATAATTTCGTATTATTAACTGCTTTACTAAATAATCATAAACATATAATAGAATATTTATTAAATAAGGGATTACCAGTCAATTTAAAATTTAGTAATATATCTTTGATAGATTATGCAAAGTTTTATAACTTTCATGATATAGTGGAATTATTAGAAGAAAAATAAAAATGAAATTTTTTTTATTAAAATATGTATTTTAATATATAAATCTAATAATTATTAATAACATATAATGTATAAACTTGTTGAAACAGAAGAAGAATTTGAAGATATCGTTATGAATGGTGAATATGATCATATATGTATAAATTTTGGTACTACATTTTGTAGTTCATGTAAAATATTTCAACCAATATATGAAAGTGTCAGTAATATGGAAAAATATAAAAATATTGCATTCTTAAAAATTAATATGGATAAAGTCGATAATGTTGGTGAATTATATAATATTAATAAATGGCCAACTATAATTTTATTAGATAAAGGTGATTTAAAAACTACTTATAATCCTTATATTTGTTACGATAAAACTTTAGAAAAATTCGAAGAATATTTATGTATCTTGAATAATGATGATTTAGTTAACGATTCTAGTGATGATTTTTAAATATAATTTATTATATTGATTTAATTAATTTTAATTAGTTATTTTATTATTTTTTAATTATTTTTTATTATTATTTTTTGTTTTTTGTTTTTTTGTTTTTTTGTTTTTTTGTTTTTTGTTTTTTGTTTTTTTGTTTTTTGTTTTTTTGTTTTTTGTTTTTTATTTATTTACATAAAGTAAATGAAATTATATCTTTAAGAAAACGATTAGAAACATGGTAAAAATTATTCATTATAAAAAAATTATTTTTTTTTGAACCTTTTTGTAAAATATTTTTCTGAATTTAATAAATCACTTAATTTATATTTAACTACTTTTCCATGTTCTGAGAAAAAGATATATTTAATAGATATATCACTTTGAATAATATGTTTTAAACAATTACTACAAGGTTTGGATTGTTTTAATTCTAAATTTGCTGTTAATCTGATTACTACCATGTTATATTTTTTTTTTTTTACTTTATTTAAATTTCTAAATTTTTTAATACATGCCATTTCTGCATGTTCCCCATAATTACAACCACTCCAGAATACCCTATCACTATTGTCTGTCATTGTTCCTACATATCCGGCAATTTTGTGTTAAAATATGAGCAAAATGTTTACTACAATAACCTTGTGAATTTCTAAATGCTAAGGCATCGATTGCATAATTAATAAAATCATTGATAATCATCGTTTCGTTCTTTGTTAAATTCATTATATTAGTTTATATATATTATTATTAAATAGTCTAATTTATAAAAAAAATATTCAATTTTTTAAACTAATTTAAAAACTTTTAATATATATTACTTTAATAATTTTAATATCTATAAATTTATTTCATTTGTTTTTTTATTTTTTTATCATAGTTGGTATATTCTTCCTCACTATCAATATCTTCCTCACTATCAATATCTTCCTCACTATCAATATCTTCCTCATTTCTAATATCTTCCTCATTATTAATATCTTGATTAATAACAATTTGTGATTTTTCTACTATCTTATAGTTATTTAATCTCAAACCATGATAATACGCGTTAGAACAACGAAAATTTGGATTATATGTATATAAATTACAAACAATTATAACTTTATCTCCTACCTTAATTTCTTTTTCTCCACTTGGAATTTTAACTCTAAAACATGTATCATAATTATCGATACCACAAGCTTTTAATCTAAATTTCAGGTAATTATAATCCTTATTATTTTTATCAACAAAAATATTAAAATGATTTTCTACTTTTGGCGTCTTTTTACTTTTTTGTACATTTTGTATATTTTGTTCAACGTATTCTCTAATCATTTTATGTAATACATCAATATTGTTCTGATCATTACTGGTATCAACATTTAAATATAATTCAGAATCATATAAATTATTTTGCGTTAATACTGTTCCATGTAGCTCAATTTTAGTTTTATAATAATATAAGGTATTATTCTTCCTAATTTTAATACTTTTATCAAGGGTTGTATTTTTATTAGGGGTTGTATTTTTATTATTTTTATCTTGATCATTTTTATTATAATTTTTAGTCAAAATATTTAAGAATTCACTATTATAAAATTTATGGAAACATACCATATTATTTATATTAAAATTATACATTTTACATATTTCATCAATATTATCATAATTCGCGCCGTAATTTGTTTTTTCTTCATGCAATATAATATTTTTGTCATTGATTAATTCATTATAATCCAAATAATTTATTTTAATTATATTATCAACATTATTCAATGGTTTTCCAAATACTAATTTATTACTATCATTATAATATTTATGATTTTCAAAAAAGTTACTATTTCTATTTTCATTCAAGAAAGTAATATTCAAATTTCTGTTCAAAATTTTATATATCCTTACAAGTTTTTCACCTCTAAATCCACTGATACCATATTGTAAATATTTTAAATTTTTAATTGATGAATATACATTAAAACCATCATAATAATTTTGTACGTGTGTACTATCAAATGTATCAATAATATCCCAAGGATACTTAAATTTGGAATGTATTAATTGTATCATTCTAGGAATTCCTTCTATAAAAATATAGAATACTGAATTACTTATTTGATTAACATAACATGTATAATTATTTTTTATTAAATTTTTAATAATAGTTTCTAATAAATTTGTGATATTTACGACATTACAGCAAAAAATGTCGATATCCAAAAATTTATTTTTACTTTCTTCATCATAATTTTCTGTAATAATATCATACAAGGAACCTCCAGAAAATATAACTTGTTGCGATAATGGAATACAATTAATTAAACCAAATGTATAATCAATTAAATTCTTTTTAAATTGTTCTTCAGAACCAATAATATTTTCATGCTTGAAATTCTTTCTATTGTAATTATCTACTTGTAATATTTTAATATTATCAGAATTTTTATAACTTAATAAATTAGAAAAATCAAATGTTTTTACATATGAATTATCACGATCAATTTCATTAATATTTAATTCAGTTCCTTTTTTTAATTTTCCAAATAAATTACTAAACCAAGTATAATTTATTAATATGTTTGGTTTGGGTAATTTATTCAAATTATTTTTTAATAATAAATTTATACAATTATAATTATTAATAATAATATTATCTAATAATTCATATATTTTTTGTTGATATTCCATTTTAATATTTTTGATATGATTATCTAATATATAATGTGTGTCATTCCACTTATCAAGATCAATTTTATTGCTATTAATTACATATTTACCTTTCATTTTTTTAAATAAACATGTAGTATTGTTAGATAGACTAGATAAAATAGTTGCAAAATTACCAAGTAATACGTCGAATATTTTCTCATCAAAATCTTGCATAACTATCATTTCATTAATATAATTTTCATTTAAAGGCCATATTTTATAAAATGGTAAATCTAATGTTAATTCTGATACTGTTTCTACTTCTGGATCAATTATAATTGATGTTTGATATTTTTGAGGTTTATCGCATTCAACATAAAAAGTCTCAGTTTTTTGGTTAATGTCCATAATATTTATTTTATATATATATTATATTATACTAATTACACGATACATTTAAAAAATCATTTTTTTTTGATGTTAAGATCGTTATTAGCAAAATTCCAAAAAAATACTATATATAATGACGGTATTATATATAAATTAGGTAATATATATTCCTCAGGATGTTCAGGAAAAATATATATTAATCATAATTATGCCATAAAAGAATTTCATAATAAAAAAATAACTATAGACAACGAAGATTATGTGTTATCAGATGATTATAATAATACCATAATAATCACTAGAATAATAAACATGATATATCGTATTTATAATCATAATAATCATAATAATTATAATAATCATGATAATCGTAATAATCATGATAATCATAATAGTCATAATATTCATAATAGTCATAATATTCATAATAGTCATAATAATGGATATATGAAAATATATAATTATTTTGTGTATAATAAAAAACAATATTATATATTCGAATTATTTGATATGGATATGTATTCATTTTCAACATTATTATCAAAACAAAATTTTATATATAAAAATAAAATAATTAATTTTAAGGTAATAAATGAAGAAAATGAAGAATGTTTATCTAAAATATATATATTATTTTTTAATCAAATTTTTGATTTTTTAAAATCAGTTTCTTATTTTAACTTTATACATTCTGATTTGAAAACAAAAAATATTTTGGTAAAGTTCAAAAATAAAAATATTTTACATAATTTTAAAACTTGTGATGTTATTAATTTTGAAAATTTTATTGACAATTTGGTTTTTAAAATATCTGATTTTGATAAAGCATCAATTACCTTTAATAATAAACGATATCGTAATATTGGAAATGATTATTTATTTAAAGGTCCCTTGCCTAAAAATTCACAAAACTTGCATATTTTTAACAATTTAGTTAATATGGTAAATTTTTATGATATTGACGACCATAATTATATTATACATAATAATTTCAAATTACCAAATAATATTCATTATGATATAATACCGATTAGATATGGTAATTATCCTTTTTATAATAGTTTTGATATTTATTCTTTGGTATTGTCAATGTTATTTACTAAAATATTTTACGATTACATTAAAATAACTAGTAACGCTAACATAATTATAATATTATATGAATTATTTGGTATTGATTTTAATATTGTTATAAATAGTTATCATAATTATCATTGTTTGGAACAAGATTTAAATAATGACCAAGATAAATTTAACAACGAGTTTAATAATATTATAAAAAAAATGGAAGAAATTACTTTATTAGGTATTAAATTCAAAAAAAATATTATTATATAAAATAAAATTGATAAAAATAATTAAAAGTTATATCTATATACTTAAGATAATATAAATATGAATTACCCTACATATAAATATCAATTATTAGATAACAAAACGGAAAATATGGATTTATCAAATGATAATACTAGTCATACTAGTTACACAAATAATTTAAATAATTTAAATAATGATACTAGTTATAACAGTTATACTAGTTATACAAATAATTTAAATAATTTAAATAATGATACTAGTTATAACAGTTATACTAGTTATACAAATAATTTAAATAATAATAGTTATCAAAATTACTATGATAATAATAACGTACCACTTTATGATACAATTAACAAACCTTTAAATATAAATAATCAAGAATCAATAGATAATACTTTAAAAACTTTACCAAATAATTTAAATTTTTATGATTTTATGAATAATTTTTATAGTTACGACGATAATGAAAAATATTATGTAATTACAAAATATTATAAAAAATTATTTATATTTTATAAAATACCTGAATATTATATCAACAAAATAAATTTACTGAATATTCAAAAATATATTAGTGACAAACATATTATTTACAAATTATTTTTAAATTATATCAATATTGTAAAAAAATGTGATTCTAATGAAAAAGTAATATTAATTTCATTTTTAAACGATGAAGACAAAATAAATATTATCAAGTTATTAAAATTATTTGTAAAAAATACTTTTACGGCTCCAGATTCTAATAATGTTGAATTATTTTTAAAATTATATAAAACAATTAGTGATGAAAATTATAGAAATTTATTAAGTGATATGTTTATAAAAACTCATTTATATTGTTGTTTCATAATTGAAATAATTTTAAGTGAATTAAGTAAAGAAATTGCTTTAGATTTAGTATCAAATATCGGTATAAAATTAGGTGAATATTTTGTGTCTTATTATCAAGAATTAACAAATGTAAATGAAAAATTAGAATATTTTAGGGCGAATATGTTATGTTTATATAAAACAAAAATAGAATATTATGTGTATTATTGTGTGTTAGTATATTATGATAGTATCGATATAATTAATAGTATTAAAATTCATCATATTATTAATAATGCTATGAATTTTACAACTTTTCAATTCTTACATTATATTGCATATATTAATAAATTTAGAATTCAATATTCCAAGACTGATCTCGATAATGATGATAATATAAATATTCTTAAAAATAGTTCGTTAATGAAAATATTAAATCATTTCAAAAATTCAGGTATTAATAAAGAGAAATTTATAATTTTACTAAATTTTCTGAATAATTCTTATTATGAATCAGAAAAAATAAATATAATGGAAAATAATTTTGTCCCTATAATTGATTATTTTTCTAGTTATAATATTAATAAATTAGAATTGATTAAAATAATATGTCAAAATTATAAATTAACAGTAAATAATATTTGTAATAATTTTAAATATATTAACAATATCAACGGAACTATTATGTTAAATGAATTATCAAAAAATATTATAATTAATGATTATGTTAATTTAAAAAATATTATTAAAAATAAACACAATAAAATAATTATTCATTCTATAATAAATGTATTAGATGAATTAATTATTAATAATCAATTTAATATAAAAAATTATGATTATGTTTGCAATTTAAATAACATTTTAATATTATTAAATGATTCTGAATCGGTTGATAAATTAGTAAATATATATTGGTCTTATTTGTGTGAATTCAATTTATATGATGATGTTTGTATGTTCGAAACAAAAATTATGGATAATTGTTCAACATATATTAAAAATTATTATGCTATTAAATTTTACAATCATCATCATATTTATGGAATTAATAATTTAGACTATATAATCAAAAACATAACAACAAATAAGATTCAAATAGGAACACATATTAATACAATATATATAAATGATATTAATATAATAAAAAAAATAATTTCTCGTGAAAATTTATTTGAATTGTTAATAACAGAACAAGATATTAATAAGAGGTTGGAAATATTAAAAGTATTTATTAAAAAAGATATGATTAATAATATTAATTATGAAAAATATATATTTTCAATGTTAGACGAATTGATAATTTATTTCCCTAATAATTTGTATAACATGATGGAATTAATTTCTAAATTTATTGATTTGAGCAAATTTAAATATTGTATAGAAAAAAATAAAAATATATTTGGTCAAGAATATGATAAAATAATTAATTTTATATGATTTGTTTTATTATTTTTGTTTTATTACAATTATTATAATTTTTTTATATAATATTTAATATATAATTATGACAACTATTACAGGTTATACATTAACAACAAACAGCGATGCAAATGGTAATGATATAGGTCCCAATTTATATGATAACACAAAAAATACCGACGAAAATATAAATAATTATAAAGCAAAATGTGACGCTTTACCGGAATGTGTCGCTTTCAATTCAGGAGGATGGCTAAAAAAAAGTATAGCAAATGCTGCACCATTTAATGGTAGTAATTTATATATCAAAAATTCAACTACTGGAACTACTAGTACAGGAACTACCACAACCGGAACTACTACTGGAACTACTACTACTGGAACTACCATAACCGGAACTACTACTGGAACTACTACTACTGGAACTACTACAGGAACTGGAACTACTACTACTACTGGAACACCCGTAGGAACTAGTACTGATACAACTGACACAACTGATACTACTGATACAACTGAAGAAACAACACCTACTATGTTAGACAAGATAAAAACCTATAAATGGGCTATTGCAGGTAGTGTTATATCTAGTAGCCTTTTGTGTTTATTAGTAATTATAGCAATAGTAATAACAATAATAATGATCAGAAAGAAAAAATAAATATTTATTAATATAATAATTTATTAATATCTATTTTATTTTAATTATTATATATATAATGACTACAATACCTGGTTATACATTAATAACAAATAAAATTGCTCAAGGTAATGATATTATACAATATATATCTACCAAACCATATCCCGGAAATTTAACAGATTACCAAACTCAATGTGATGCTTTACCTGAATGTGTAGCTTTTAATTCTGATGGTTGGTTAAAATCATCAATACAAGCACAGCAAGATTTAGTAGGATCCAATTTATATATAAAAATAAATCCCGCTAATCCAACTACTACAACTGGCATTACTTCAGCAACTACAGTATCTTCACCATTAACTGTTGATAATACAGTTGTAGCTACAACCGGTTTCGGCGGGGTTGGAACTACTATAGCAGGAACTACTACTGGTACCACTACGGGAACTACGACTACTGGAACAATAGGAACTACTACAGGAACTACAACCGGAACTACTACTGGAACTACTACTGGAACTACTACAGGAACTACTACAGGAACTACTACTGGAACTACATCTGGAACTACTACTGGAACTAGTACCGGAACTACTACAGGAACTACTACTGGAACTACTACTGGAACTACGGGAACTACTACAGGAACTACAACTACAGGAACTACTACAGGAACTACTACTGGAACAACTACAGGAACTACTACTGGAACTACGGACGCAACAGGAACAATAACAGATCCTACATTAGAAGACAAAACATTTTTTGAAAAATTAAAGGATAATATATGGTATATTATAGGAAGTAGTGTATCATGTTGTTTATCCTGTATATGTTTAATTATTGTAATTGTAGCAATATTTATTATAATAAAAAAAAGAAAAGCAAGAAGATTTTAAATAATTGTTGTATAAATATTTAATTTTTTTTATGATACAAAATATATAATGAAAAAACACAATACAAGTTTATTCATATTTCGCCGCGATTTAAGACTATATGATAATACGGCTTTAATCAATGCATCTAAAAATAGTAATATGGTAATACCAATTTTTATATTTACTAAGGACCAATTAATTAATAATCCATATAAATCTGATAATTGCGTTCAATTTATGATGTCATGCTTAGATAATTTGGATCAAATGTTAAAAAAACATAATAGTAAATTATATTATTTTTTTGGCGATAATGATACAATTATTAAAAAAATAATAAAAAATAATAAAATAGATGCAATATATTTAAATAGTGATTATACGCCATTTTCAATAAAACGAGATGAAAATATAAAAGAAATATGTTTAAATAACAATATAGAATTTTGTCCTTATGAAGACGTATTATTATTACCAATAAACCATGTAAAAACAAAACAAGACACAACATACACAAAATTTACTCCTTATTTTAATGCAGCTAAAAAAATAAAAATAAATTTACCAAATACATACACATGTAAAAATTTTATTAATAAGAAAACTAAAATAATCGGAACATTTGAAGGTGATAAATCAAAATTTTATAAAAATAATCCTAATATTGCTTTTTTAGCTCAAGATTATATTAATGTTTTAGCTAATATAAAAAATTTCAAAGAATATAATAAAAATCGTAATAATTTAAATTATGAAACAACTCATTTAAGTGCTTATATTAAATTTGGTATAGTATCAATTAGACAAGTATATGAAAAATTTTTAGAATTAGGTAAAAATAATGATTTAATAAAACAATTATTTTGGCGAGATTTCTATTATAATATTGCTTTTAATTATAATTATATTTTTTCAAAGAAAGGTAATTTAAAAAAAAATTATGATAATATTAAATGGCCAAATAACAATACATATTATAAAAAATGGTGTGAGGGTTTAACAGGATATCCTGTAGTAGATGCATGTATGAGACAATTAAATGCATCGGGTTATATGCATAATAGGGGTAGATTAATAACTAGTTCGTTTTTAATAAAAATTTTATTAGTTGATTGGAAAAAAGGTGAATTATATTTTGCCAACAAATTAATTGATTATGACCCTTCATTAAATACAGGTAATTGGGGTTGGTCTAGTGGTTCCGGCGCAGATGCTCAACCTTATTTTAGAATTTTTAATCCATGGTTACAAAGTGCAAAATATGATAAAGATGCTACTTATATTAAAAAATGGATTCCTGAATTAAAAGATGTTCCTAGTAAAGATATTCATAATTGGTATTTAGAATATGACAAATATAAAAATATAAATTATGTAAAACCTATAGTGGATTATAAAACTCAAAAAAAATTAGCATTAAAATTATATAAATCAGCATATTAATAAAAATATTTGTAATATATATACTTAATGGAAATTCCAGGTTATACATTAATTGAAAAAGGTTATGTATCAGATAAAGATAAATATATTATAGGTCAAGTAAATAGAACATATATAAAAGCTCCGACTTATTTAGAATTAATAGAATCTTATAAAACTGAATGTGATTCGTTAGCCAATTGTTCAGCTTTTGATAGTCAAGGATATTTATATACAATGTTAAATGAAACTAATATAGGTAATCTTAAAACTGCAAATGGTTATTTAAAAATTAATATCCCTACCAAAAATTTTTACATAAAACAAAATCCAATATCAACACAAACATCAACACAAACATCAACACAAACATCAACACAAAACCAAATATCAAATTTTAATTCTATGTATTTAATTTTAATGTCAGGATGTTTTTCAATTATAATGATAGTAATTATATTATTACTTGTTATTATGCTTTTTAGATAAATTATTTAATAAATATTGAAAAATAAGTAATAAAAAAATAAAAAATAATTGATGATGATATTGTATTTTTAATATCATAATAATTTTATTATTTAATATAAAATATTATTATGATTTTTTATTAATTTTTGTATCTTTATTTATACTTTTTCTTGCAATTACTTTTCTAGTAATTATTTTTTTATTATTGCTGTTTTTTTTAGTATCTTGAGTATCTTGAGTATCTTGAGTATCTTGAATATCTTGAATATTTTGGATATCTCGAGTATTTTTAATATCTTTACTAGTTTCTTCTATAATAGTTTCTTTAGTTAAAGTTTCTTCTATAACAGTTTCTTTAGTTAAAGTATTATTTATTATTTGATTGTCATAACAAACATTAAATTGTTGATTATTAATATAATTAATGCATGAATTGCTTGCAATATTTAATTTATTAAAATATTTCATCATTATATCTAAATCTTGACATGTTTTTAAGATATTTTCATATTTTTCTATTTTTTTATTATATTCTAAAAATTTATCTTTTGTTATTACATTATCTTTTATTATTACTTTTGCATCTAATATATTAATGTAATTATTAATAGTATCTTCAACTGTTGCCATTTCTTGTAATATATTTTGTTCTAAAATGATTTTATCATTACCAAATGTATTAGAATACTTGCTAATATTATCTTCTATATTATTAAGGATATTTTGCATATATTATATATTTATGTGTATATTTATATATCTATTTCACCATCCTCAAATATTAATTTCATTTTTATATTGTTATTTTTATTATACAAGAAATCTGTTTTACTTTTGATATATACATCATTCTCATCTATTAATTTTATAGTTGATACTTGATATTTTGTTAAACTAAAATTATAATTTAACTTGTTAAGATTATTTTTTATTGTAGAAATAGTATTTAATATGATGTTTTTATATTTTAAAACATTATCATTATATTTTTGAATATTATTATCATAATTTTTATGTTTTAATAATTCTTGTTTAAAATAATTTAATTTTTGATCATATGATAATAATTTTGTTTTTACTAATTCTTTCATATTTTTTATTTTGGTTTCAAAATCATTCTTATATAATTTATAATTTAATATCATAGAAGCCGCCATAGTTGGCGTTGCTGCTCTAATATCTGCCGCTAAATCAGATAATAAATTATCTATTTCATGTCCTATTGCTGATAAAATAATAGTTTTAGCTGAATATATTGCTTCTATTATTAATGGATCATTAAAACCTATTAAATCTTCATATGATCCTCCGCCTCTAGTTATGATAATAACATCAAAATTGTAATCATCCATCATCCTTATGCAATTGCTAATACTAGACGGACAGTCTTTACCTTGGACAGATGCACCTTTTACAGTTATTTTACCTTGATAATTACCGTTTCTTAAAGTTACTAACACATCTTGTAATGCTGCTCCTTCTAATGCTGTAATTACACATATATTATCTATATATTTACTTAAATATCGTTTTTTATTAAAGTATCCTAAATTTTCATAATAAGATTTCATTATTTCATAATTTTCAAAAGCATTACCTACACCTATTTTAATTACTTTTTTAACATTCAACTGATAATAACCCATTTTATTATAAACCGTTACCTTACCCATTATTTGTACATTATCACCTTTTTGTATAATTTCGGTATTATATAAATACCAATTCCAAGCACAACAATTTAAAATACTAAAATTATCTTTAATAGTGAAATATACATGATTACCATAATTTTTACAATTTGCTATCTCACCTTCTATTATAACATCATCATTGTAATTATTTAATAATATAGTTTTTATATTATCATTAAAAGTTGTTACAGATATTATATTATTCATATATTATATTATTATTGTATCATTTATATTGTTATAAATTATTTATCATTTTTTTGTAGTTTTTATTATATTTTTGGTTATTATTTTGATTTTATTTTAATCATCATAACCAATAATTTTATCTGAATAAGTATCTATATCAGTTATATTTAATTGTTTATCACATAATTCGTATAAAATAGAATTGGTATTGTTAATTAAATTTATATTATGAGTAATTATAATTACTGCACCTTCAAAGTTATTAATACTAGTTATCATTGCATCAATAGTTTCCATATCTAAGTGATTAGTAGGTTCATCTAATAAAATTAAATGTGGTTTTTCTATAAATAGCGAAGCAAAAACTAATCTTGCTTTTTGTCCTCCTGATAAAGTATTTATTTTTTGGTAATGTGTTTTACTACTTAAGCCAATGTCTCCTAAACATTTACGGGCAAAAAATTCCATTTTATCATGATTATTTGTATTATACTTACTATTTATTATATCAGTATGTAACTTATGTGAATTTAGCATTTTGAGTTTTAAATATTCTACAGGATTCAATTCTAAATTATTATCAAATGTTAAATGTTGAGAATAATAACCTATTCTTACGCCTGAACATATTTCAACTGTTCCTTTTGTTGGTTTTAAATTACCCAAAATTAAATTAAATAATGAACTTTTTCCAACACCATTTTTTCCGATTATTGTTATTTTATCACGATAATGTATATTTAAATTGATATCATCAAATAATAAATTATCGAAACCAAAAGATAAATTTTTTATTTCTAAAATATTTGTTTTTTTTGTTTCTATTTCTGCTAAATTAAATCTTATTTTATTAATTTTTAATGGTCTATATTGTTCGTTATCGTTAATTAATTGTTGAATTTTTTTGTTTTTATCGTCCTTGTTTAATTTGTTATTTTTTTTTAATGATGCTAAATTTTTTTCAAATAATTTCCACTTTTTATTATACTCAATTATGTTTTTTTGATATATTATTTCATAATTATCATAATTACCTTTATAATAGTTTAGTTGTAATGATTCTATCAAGATAATATTATCACAAACTTTATTTAAAAAATATTTATCGTGAGATACTATTATTAAAGTAGAATTTTTTAAATTTTTTGTTAAATAATTGGTCAACCATATAATAGCTTCCAAATCTAAGTGATTACTTGGTTCATCTAATAATAACAATGAAGGTTTCATATACAAAGCACATGCCAATGATATACGCATTTGCCATCCACCAGAAAAATATGAAACTGGTTTGTTTTGATTGTCTTTTTCTATTCCTAAACCATGTAATATACTTTTTACTAATGATTCTTCTTTATGGAAATCATTTAATTTATCATACAAATCATTTAATTTATCATACAAATTATTTAATTTATCATTATTCAAGTTTTCTTGTTTTGATTCTTGATTATTAGGTTGGTTTAATGATTCTTGATTATTAGGTTGGTTTAATGATTCTTGATTAATTATTTCTTCTAATGATTTAATTTGTAATAAAATATCAGTTCTTAAAGTATTAGCAGCGATAACCGTTTCAAAAACACTTTTATTTTTATCAACATTAAATTCTTGGTTGACCATATATATATCTAAATTTTTTGGTATTCCTTTATTTTTATCATTAATATAATTTAATAATGTTGATTTACCAATAGCATTTTTACCAATAATACCATATTTATTACCTTGTGATATTACTAATTTTGTATTTTTTAATAATATTTTATTTGATACTTGTAATGTAAAATTATCTATGGATATATTTTTAGACATAATATATATATTGTATATTTATGTAATTATATATTTACAAAAAAAAAATCATTTTTTTAATAACTTATACTAATTTACCAAATAAACCTGATGTAATACCTGAATAACTAGTATATTTATTATCTTTCAAATTTGCATTATTAATTGCTTTAAATAAAGCTTTATAATCATCCGAATCAATCTTGTTATTCTTTTTTGCTTTAACACCTATCATAAACAATGCTTTGGAAGGGTTATTAGCTATTTCAATTATCGATTTTTTTAAATTTATAGCAATTGCCATTAATAATTGTTTTTCATCTTTATTTAGATATTTATTTATTAATTCTTTTAGTTTTGTTAATGTTGGATCTTGTGTAGGTTGTGTATCTTGTGTAGGTATTTGAGTTCCTGGCGTAGTATTAGGAAAAGGATCTACATTACCTGTATCTGTAGGGTCAGTATAATCTGTAGTATCATCAGTATAATCTGTAGTATCATCTGTATTATCATAATTTAATTCTTCATCCGGTATGTCCGTTGTAGATGCTGAATTTGTATTTTGTAATGCAAATATAATAGCTACACAACATGATGCTATTATGATTATAAATAAAAACATGATTATTATTAAAAATATAATTTTATTATTATCCATATATTATATATTGAATAAAAAAAATTATTATTAGAATTTAAAAAACATTTATATAATTTTTTAATATAATGTGTAATAATTGTAATATTTTAAAATTATTTACGTCTCGAGACTTGAATTTCAATTGTTTTAATAATATAATAAACATAAAAAATTTATTAAATAAAACTTTATTTTTACATTTTAATATAGATTATAACATTTATGAAATTGTTTATAACAAAAATATAATAAATTTTATCAAATGTTTTAATAATTTCATAATAGATACACATTGTTATTTTAATGAAAATGATATTCATAAAATTATAATAAACAATACTGAAATAATAGTATCCAATAATGATCATCAAATATATATTGATCCAAAATGTACAATGATAAATAGCGAATTATACTTTTATTGGTATTTTGATAATTTAAATCTTGATATTAATAACATATTTGAATTATTAAATAAAACATGCATATTTTTAAGTGAAAAAGATGAATTAAAAAAAAAATTAATTTTAGATCAAATTATTGATAACAAATTTATTTTTATTAAAAAATAGACATATTATTAATAAAAATATTATTGATTATTAATTAATAATAGATAATATATGTAATTCTTAAAATATTATTGATTATTAATCACGAATAATAATTAATAAATAAATAATTATTCGATAACAATATTTAAATTTTTTTGTAAATCAGAAAATAAATCATCTATATTAAACCTATCTCGAATACTTGACATAGTTGGTTGTAATTCTTTTACCGCTTTGCAATAATTTATTAAATATTGTTGCAACGTTTTAACATATTTATTAGCAATTATTTTAACGAAAACACAAAAAATATTTATTGAATAAGCTTTATTTTTTTTAATTGCTTCAACTATATTATGTAAACATATAGTTGTTACTTTATCACTTATAATTCCATAATTATAAATTGATGCTATAAATTCAATGCAAGACATAACTTGTTCTTTAAAATTAAATCCTGTTTGTTCTATTTGTGTTTCTATTAACGTATATTGTTGTTCTAATTCCACATCATATGATATACATTGATCAAAAATTTGTTTGCATTTTGCATGAAAATAATTGGTGAATAAATATTCTTTATCATCTATTATTAATTTGAAATCAAATAAATATCTTATTAACATTGCATAAGTCGTTAAAAATTTTTTATCGTTTTTAATTTTATCGAATATAAAATTAATTAGATTTTTTAAATGTTCCTCTTTTGTTATATTTGACTCTTTTATTTCCGTAGCAACAAATTTTACATTCTGCTCACATACTTTATTTAATATGCTTCTGAATTTGGTATATAATATATCATCATTTTGTAAATTGTCTCTCGGTGCTAGCCAAGATGATTTCTTATATCTATTATTATTATAATTATTGTTATAATTACGATTATAAGAAGGTTTTGGTTTATATTTTTTTTCTATAATAATTTTCTCAATATATGATTGAGCTTCTTCTAATATGTCTTGGTTAATGTTTTTATAGTTTAAAAATTGTTCAACGGTTATGCTTGGACAAATATTAGACATATTATATGTATATATTATGGTATATATATTTATATATAAAAAATAAAACAAATATTTAATAATTTCATTTTTTTTTAATCTGTTAGATATTCCATTAATCCATAAGTTCTAATTAATTGAATACTAGGAATAATATTAGTAGAATCCATTATATAACCTAATACTTTATTAACTTGTATTTTTTTTTCATATATATTATACTTGTTTGTTTCAACTTGCATAATAAATAGACCCTCAGTAAAACTATTATCTAAGCGTATTTTTTCTGGATCACTTTTATTATTGGCAAATATTTTTTTAGTATTATTTAATCCTCTTTCCCCTAATTCATTTTCAACGTAATTAAATATTATACTTAATAAAGTCTTATCATAATTTTTATAATATGTTTTGTTATTATTATAATCATGAATCATAACTTTAATATTATCTTTGTATTTTACTTCTAGGTCATTGTTATTATAAATTATTTGTAAATATGATTTAATAAATTTGCAACTTTCTATAGTATTATTTAATGCAATTTGACATAATTTAGGTGTTTGATTTTCAATATATTCTAGATTAAGACCATTATATGATAACGCTAATTCGCATATTTTTTCTGTTTGATATTTAATAGGAACATATTTAATAGTATTACCATCTAATTTAACTGCTTCGTAATATAATAATTCATCCTTAATTTTAACATACTTAATAGTTTCGGGATTTTTTAATATAGCTTGCATACAAATATCATAAGTTTGATGTTGAACAAATTGTAAAGCTTCTGGATTTTTGTCGGTTGCCAATAAACATATATAAGCTTTATCAGTTTGGTCTTTAATATATTCTAAATTCATACCATCATTATTTACTACTATTTCACAATAATTTGGTAATTGTTCATCAATTGTTAAATATTGTAAAGTCTTGGGTTTATTTTTTAAAGCTGCAATAATTATTTTTGGCGTTTTATTAGGAATATATTCAATTAATGTCGCATCGATATACATTAATTGTATGCATAAATTTTCAGTTTTTTTATTATTTGGCAAATTGATGAACACATTTTTATCTTTCTTGATTTTTTCAATTATTGTTTGCTCGTCATGATTTATTATTAAAGTATCATCATCAACGATAGTAAAATTATTCAAAACATTCAATTCTGCCATATTGTTATATATATATGTATAGTATATATAATTTATTATTCGTTTTCATGTGAGTTCAAATTATTTTCATTTTTTATTTTATAAATATATAATGAATTATTACGACATAGAATACTTTAACCATCTTTGTCAAATTGGTTGTAGAAGAATTTATAAATTAGAAAGGCAACCAATTAATAATTGGAGCTTATACGAAGTTGTCATTTGCAATAAAATATATTATGTTGAAGTCGGGAAAAAAATCGGTGATTCAAAAACGTTAATTTATATATGTAATAATACAAAAAATTGGTTACATATAAGTAAATATAGAAATCAAACCTTTGATAGTGAATTAATTTATAAATGTTTAGATTTAATTGATTATGGTGTAAATATCAGTTTAGACAAAAATATTATTCGTTTTTATGGTAATTATAATGATGATAAAAACACATTATTTTATAACAGATCTTGTGTTAATCATTTTAATACTGATAATATAGGTTTTACTTATGATAATAATTGGTTAGAATGTTTGGATTCAGAATATATTTTAGGTGATATAAATACAATTAAATATATAAGGTATTACTATGACAAGGAACTAAAACGTAGATATCTTGTAGTAAAATATTTAAATCATATTAAAATTAGAACAGATTTGCGGGATAAATATATGGGAATAAATTATGATTATGCTAATATAAAAAAATATGAATTTGTGATACATAATGTTAAAAAATTGAGTATTTTCACACAAAAATTACGCGAACCATCATTCAAAAATACGAATGATTTAAATTGTATTGATGTCATTAAATATATTAATAATTGTTTATACAGATTTAATTATAATGATGAAAATATATTATTTGATTTATATCGTGATTATTGGTTATATGTCAAAAGTAGAAAATATAGAAAAATGTATAAATCTTGTATCAAGGAATTAGAAGATAATATAGAATTAAATAATATTAAAAATAATCATAAACAATATTTTATTAATAACATCAAACCATTAATAATATCTGATAAACGAAAAATTAAGAAAATAAACAGAATTGATTTATTGATTAATTGTTTAAAATTAATATATGTTATTGAAAGAAAAGAACATGTTAAAAAATATTTTAAAAATAACGTTAAACAAGAATTAATTATGGTATTTAACAAAAAAGAAATAAAACAAAATTTTATTAATACTATTAAACCTGAATTATTAAATTACATTGAAAAAAAACAATTAAGATTAGAAATAAATCCAGTTCAAATAATAAATACATTAAGTTCATTAAATAACAGAACCAAAAAAATATTTTCCAATATTTATACATTATCAGAAATGGAATTTTATAATAAATATTTCGATAATTTAAACAAATACGAAAAAGCACTAGTTTTGTCTTTATATAAAATGGATGTTGAAACTAGAATTTTATTATTATTAGAAAATGATATTTATGATTAAATGACATATTTTATGATATCGTTAATTATAAAGGTATAGGAGTAAATATATAAATTATTAAAATAATTAATAACAAATTAATAAAAAATAATTAATAACAAATTAATAACAAATTAATAAAAAATAATTTATTTGTTATTTACAAATTCGCTAATTATAGAATAAATCAACATAATAACCACAATTATTATTACAATCGCGTTAATAGAAAACATAATAAATCCACTAGGACAATAAAATGTTGTCATAAGTAAAAAAATCCATTGTACAACACAACATATTATAAAAATTATGCATCCAAACATAGCACCGAAAACAGCTATAATTCCAGTACCCACATCACCAGGCCCCACGGCACGTTTATACTGATAAACAGAAAAAGACACACAAATTAAAGAAATTAACAATATCAAAATTACCAACAATAAATTAAATCCAAATATTGAACATGACATTAATATATATTAATATTGTATAAAAAATATACAAAATTATACTTTTTTTATTTATTAATTAATCATTATTTATTAACATGATTTTTTTTTTACTTAGTTTTTAATCTGTACTTATAGTTTTCGCCAAATTTCTAGGAAAGTCAGGATTTATATTTTTAGAACAGGATAATTCGTAAGCTAATATTTGTAAAGGTATAACCGATAATAAACCACCAAAATATTTATTCGTAGGTATTTTTATGTTAATATTACCTTTATTATAATCATCTATATCACTAATAGTTATTATATAACCATTCCTACATTTTATTTCATCAATAACGCCATTAATTCTATTAAAATCATCATTAGCTAAATTAATAATTATAACAGGTATATTATCGGTAATTAAAGCATAAGGACCATGTTTTAAGGCAGATGTACTATAACTTTCAGAATGTATATAAGATATTTCTTTTATTTTTAATGATCCTTCTTTAGCTATGGCTTCATTTGAATTTTTACCTAATATGAACATATTTTGAGCATTAATATTTTTCGCTAATTCTATCATATTGCCATGATTATCATCGATGACAGTTTTAACATCCATATATAATTTTTTCAAATCATTAATTATCGCAATTCTTTCTTTTAAATATATGTTTCTAATTTGAGCAAACCAAATAGCAATTAAAGACAATATTACTACATGAGAAGTAAACACTTTGGTAGACGCCACACCAACTTCCCTACCAGCATTCAAATAAACACCACAGGTAACTTCCCTAGCTATCAAAGAATCTACTACATTTATAACTCCTATACTAATTATACTATTTTCTTTAGCTATTTCTAATGCTCGATGTAAATCTTTAGTTTCCCCTGATTGTGATAATAATAATACAGCAGTATTACCTATTTTAGGGACATCTAATAAAGAAAAATCGGCTCCATCAAAAATTTGAACAGTATTAAAACCAGATATTTGTTTAAATAAATTTAAGCAATATAAACCAGCATTATAAGAAGTTCCGCAACCTAGAATTATTAAATTATCTATTTTTTTTAATATATTTTTATGACTTTCTAAACCACCTAATTTTACAGCATTATTATCCAATATTCTTCCACCGTTGCCTAATGCCCTTAAAATACTTGCAGGTTGTTCATATATTTCTTTAATAGTCCAATGTTTATAATTACCTAATGAATCATATGAATTAGAAATATCTTGATTTACATCTTTTAATACATAATTATTTTGTTTGGTAAATATTATTTTTTTATTACTTTTTTCTAAAATTACTAAATCATTATCCTTTAAACATACATAACTTTTTACATATTTATTAAAGGCACTTTGTTCCGAAGCTATTATAGCAAAATCATCACCAATTCCTATTAATAAAGGGGAACCATGTCTAACACAATATAATTTATTAGGATCATGTAAATATAATATAACTAGACCATAAGTTCCTCTTAATTCATTTAATGCCATTTTAATTGCCATTTCTACATTCCTTAATTTTTTATAAAATATACCTACTAAATTAACTATTACTTCAGTATCAGTTTGTGAATAAAATTCTATACCATGTTTATTTACTAATTCATTTTTTAATTCCTCATAATTTTCTATTATTCCATTATGCACCAAAGCAAAATTTTTATAAAAATCAATATGGGGATGTGAATTTTCATCAGTTTTTGGTCCTGTTGTTGACCATCTTTCATGGGCTATACCAATTGTTGCATTTTTAAACAATTCAGCGCAATTTATTAACATGGAAACAGCAGTTTCATTATCAGTTGATGCGTATTTTTTAATAGTATGTGTATTATTTAATAAAGTACATATTCCAGCAGAATCATAACCACGATTTTGCAGCATTTTTAATCCATGAATCAAATATTCATAAGCCTCATTGTATCCTATATACGCACAAATACCACACATTATATATATTATAAAATATAAATATTTATTTAAATAACCATTACTTAAATAATTAATAATTTATAATTTTAATAATTTATAATTCCAATAATTTATAATTCCAATAATTTATAATTTTTAATAATTTTTTTACTGGTATTTTTATATAATGTTAATAAATAAAATAACAAATGTAAATTTTAATAATTGTGATATATCTATTATATCATTAACTTTTCTATTTTATTTAATATTTGAATATAATAAGCAAAATACCGATCTTGATAACATAAGAAACATTGCATTATTTTATTCAATATTGTTATTATTTTCTGACAATGATATGTTTAGATGTTTAATAAATGTATTTTGTGTATTAGTAATTGTAATATTTTTAAATATGTTAGATAAAGACAAAATAATATTAATGTTAGTATTGATGTTTTTCTTATTTTTAATAGACATGTATATGATTAGACAAATATGTTGCAAAATGCATGATCCATCGCTAACACCAACATTAATTAAAAATCAAAGGAAATGTAAAAAAGAATACAGAAATTATATGACTAGCATATTTGTAATAATTATGATGTTAATTATCTAATAATGTAATAAATATAATAGTTAATAATAATAATAAAAATAAAAATGAAAAATAAATTCCAAAATACATATATATATATAATTATTATATACATTAAACTACTAATAATGTCTCGATTAGACTTGTCAAATTCTATTCATAACTTTGACATTGACATACCTAAAGATCCGCTTTGCTTACCTAAAGATCCGCTTTGCTTACCTAAAGATCCGCTTTGCTTATCTAAAGATCCGCTTTGCTTATCTAAAGATCCACTTTGCTTATCTAAATTAAAAATAGACGAACCACATATATTATTACCTGTTAAAAATCCTCAATCCGAGTTATTTGATCCTAATTTATTAGAGACTTGTAATGAAATAATCGATCCGATATATAATACTATTCAAATTTCTTTTTTAGCGAATTCTATTATCAACACGCTCATTTTTCAATCCTTACGTGATAAAAAACAATTAGGGGCATGTTTCATGTATATTCCTACAGCAGTTCATAATAGATTTTCACATTCTTTAGGTGTTTATAATTTAGCAAAAAAAGTAATGAAATTATTAAAAAAAAAACAACCTGAATTACATATTACTGATAGAGATATCGAGATTGTAGGTATTGCAGGTTTGGTTCATGATTTAGGTCATGGACCATATTCACATATGTTTGAAACATATTTAAAAAAAAATGGAACTAATTTTTGTCACGAGAATATGTCAATAGTTTTATTAAAATATATAGTTGAACATGACAATATTAATTTAACAGAACAAGAAATTATTAGTATTGAACATATGATCAAAGGTAACATACCTCCTTATGATATTGCAAAAACATTTATGTATTGCATTGTTAGTAATAAAGAAACGGGTATTGATGTTGATAAATTTGATTACATTCAACGTGATTGTTATTTTACTGGTAATAAATATATGTTTAATTATAAAAATTTAATAAATAATTGTCGAGTAATTAATAATAAAATTTGTTACAACGAAGATCAAATAGATAATATATATGAATTATTTAGATCTAGATTTTTGATGTTTAAACATGTTTATATGAATGGTGTAAATAAAGGTATTGAATTGATGATTATGGATATTATATCTAATCTTGGACCTATTATATCAATTCAAGATCATATTAACGATCCTGAAAAATTTTATAAATTGACTGATAACTATATTATTAGTTTAGTAGAATATTTTTCTCATGTTCAAGGTGAAAATAATATTGCTTTGAATATTCTAAATAATATGAAAAAAGGAAAAATATATACAGTAATAGTTGAAGAAAAATGGGAACCCAAGAACGAATACAAAAATTTAACTTGTAATGATATTATGGATGATATTATTAAATTTTGTAATAACACTATAATTAATAACGATTTAAGAATAGAAATATTTGAAATTAATTTTGGTAAAGGTAATAAAAATCCATTGAAATCAGTCGATTTTTATGATAATAATAATATTAATGCTAGTAAAAAATTAGCCAAAATTAATAACATTTTGATACCAACTAAAGTTTCAGAAAAAACAATCAGAATTTATATAACTGATCCCTTTAATACCCATAAAATAAGAAAAATTAAAAAAGCATATTATAATATGTGTGAAAAATATGTTGGTAAGCGTTATGAATCCTTGGATAAGTAAAGCGGATAATTTTTTATAAAAATGTTGTCCGAGTTTTATAGAGTTTGTTTTGTTGATTTTGTTTATTTATCCACTTGTTTGTTTATTTATTTACTTGTTTGTTTATTTATTTACTTGTTTGTTTTTTATGAGGAAAAAAAAAGTTACGTTTTATATTTCAAATTAATAATTCTTGTGTAAATATTTTCTAATTTCTATATTATTTGTCATTACAAACATAAAATTAGACATTAATTTTAAAATTATGAATATAATAAAACATGTTAATATATGGATTATTTATAATTTTTTTATCTTTAATTAATTTTAATATTATATCATTAACGTCATCATCCAAAATATTTACCAATAAGTGTAACCATTTTAAGATCATAGGATTGTTAAAAATATATGAATTATTATCTGAAATAATCATTTTATTTAATCTTTCTATATTTATGGCATATTTTGTTCCATCCATAAACAAATTATTTATATCAGAAAACATATTATTTATTGAATTTATCAAGTTATCCAAAATATTTTTAATATTAAGCCTTATAATACCTATATCATTTCCAGAATCTTGATTTGTTAATAATCGTAATTCTGATAATTGATTTTTCAAGATTTCAAGTAATTGTTCTTGATTATAAATTTCTTCCTTTAATTTATCATATTTTTTTTGTATACCTATATTTTTATCTTTTATTTTTTCTAAAATATTTATTTGGTTAATGTTATCGTAATATGTTTTTAATATAATTAATAAATCATAATTCTTAAAATTATTGCGAGTAACATTATTTTTAATTGCTATATTTTTAAATAAATTATTAATATTTTGTAAAAACAATAAAATATTCGAGTTCAAATAATTCTCATCAGTAATCAACCAATTAGTATCTTGTTTAATTTCATATTTTTTTATAATATCATATATTAATCTAGTTTTACATAAATTTTTGTCTAGTCTAAAAAATAATCTGTCAGGTTGTACAAAATGTGATATTATAAATTGTTTCATATTATGATCTATATTATCTAAACACTGAATTATTAATTTATTTACATTTTTCATATCAATATTTTTAACATCAAATAGACCATTATTAGATTTAGGTATTATAATAGTTTCTTCCAATAATTTTGTTAAATGTATATTATTATCATTATTATTATAAAAATTATCGGCAATAGTAAATATATTATTTATGTTATTTCTAGTTAATTTTATTTTAAAACGTGTTAATGGCATTTCAAAATCTGTTTTTGTTTCTTTGTATTTCATTGATAATTCAAATAATGCTTCGTTATTAATTAATAATTTATTTTTATGTCTTAATACTACAAAACTTTTTCCTTCATCAATGAAATTATTATTTAGGAATATATTTTTAATTTTATTTTTTTCTTGGTGATCTTTAATTATTATCATAAAATCATAATCTTTTATAAATTTTTTAATGATATCAAAATTTTCACTATTTATTTTATTTTGTTCAATAAATATTTTTAATAGATAAAAACCTAAAACTGAACCCCCTTTAAGATATATTTTATCAGTTATGTTAAAAACCTGTTCTATACAATTAATCCAATCTTCAACTTCGAGCATCAGTATATATTATTTACTTGTTATTATTTATTATTTATTAATAAACATTATTTATCATTTAAAAATCATTTTTTTAATAAAAAATTGAAATATTAAAGTTATCGCGTATTTGCTAAATAATCAAGTTATTACATATTTACTAAATAAACCCATATGGAAAATTATATTTGTCCAATAACCAAATTCATATTTCATAATCCTGTTTTAGCAAGTGATGGTTTTAATTATGAATTTAGTGCAATAACTAAACATTTACAAATAAGTAATATATCGCCAATGTTAGGAACGAAAATGGATAAAACTATTATACCAAATTTGTCATTAAAATTACAAATTAAACAGTATTTAGAAAAAAATCCTCAAGAATTAGAAAATCAATATCCAAATTGTTCTTTCCTAGATAATGAAAAAATTATTTACGATTATATTAATCAAAAAAATTATCAAAAATTATTAGAATACAATGATTATGATTTATCAAAATTATATACTAATGACAAATTAAAATTTTTCAAAAACTTGGATATCAAAATATTAAAACATATATTTAGAAATTGTATTAATATTATAAATAATAAATTAGAAATTGCTATCGCAATTAAATCATTAGGATTAGAAAAAGAACATAAATATTTAACTATATTAAAATTAAATTGGTTAAATATCAGTCAAAAACAAATTGACGATTATAATAATGACATCGATAATATTATCGATAATAATATTATCAATAATAATATTATCAATAATAATATTATCAATAATGATATTATCAATAATAATCAAAATAACATGGATAATTTTCAAATAAATATTTCTACAAATTTTTCGTCAATAAAAAGGACAATTATAAATAATTATAAAATTATATTTTTGTGTGGTTGTATTATATTTAGTTTGCTAAATTTTCCTTGTTATATGATTTCATTAAATAATTATAAACTTGATTATTCTAATATTTATATGATTTTATACACCTTTAGCTTATCATTCGTTGATAAGTGGTCGATACATTTTCCATTATGTATAATATTATTAACGATAATGATTATTTGCTTAATTGTATTCATATCGAGCATTATTAACACAGCCAATATATGGTTAATTTTGTTTAACATTGTGAATATTTTACCAAAAGTAAAAACGCAATTAGGTATATTTATTTTCGAGACAATGTTATTAAATATATTAAACATAATTTTATATGAATATGGAAATAATTCTATTATTACGATAGATATTGGTTCTGTTTTGGTAATAAATTCTACTATAGCTTCTATATCTACAATATATTATATGCGTTATATACTGTATATTACCATTTTTATTGATAACCAACGTTTTGGTTTTTTAAATAATTAATTATTATAAAATATACAAGTTATTATTATTTTTTATAATCATCTTTTTATAAAATTTTACAAAATATTGGTATATTTATAAAATATATGAGTAATTGTTTAACCATATTGCAATTAATTATAAATTTGGTTAATAAATAATTAAAAACGACAACGATAACTATTAAACCAAGACAAAACAATAACTAATAAACCAAGACAAAACAATAACTATTAAACCAAGACAAAACAATAACTATCAAATCAAGACAAAATAATAAATAATAAATAACAATAAAAAAATGAAAATTAATTTTTAATAATAATACAATAATAATACAATAATAATATAATAATAATGTGTGGAATAATATGTATAATTCATTATCATAATAAAGAAAATTATGACTTTAACTTGGATAAATTTAAAGAATGTACGGATCGTTTAAAAAATCGTGGTCCGGATAAAACAAATTATTTGGTTATTAAAAAAGAAAATTATGATATATATTTTGGTTTTACCAGACTTGCTATAATGGATACATCTATTAATGGTATGCAACCTTTTACGAATAATAATGGAGATTATGTAATATGTAATGGAGAAATTTATAATTATTTAGATTTAGCTAAAAAATATGATATTAATTTAGAAACAAGTTGTGATTGTGAAATATTATTACCTTTATTAAATAAACTAGATTTTACAAACGTTGTTAATAATTTAGATGCAGAATTTGCATTGATTTATTATAATAATTTAGAAAATAAATTATTTGCAGCTAGAGATAAATATGGTGTTAGACCTTTATATTATGGTTTTAGTGATAATTTAATAGGTTTTGGTTCAGAATTAAAAAGTTTGCATTCTGTAATGGATTATGTAGAACAAGTAAAACCTCAAAACATATTTCAAATTGAATTAGATAAACCTAGAAACGAAAATGTTCATATTGAACGATATTATGATATTAATAATGTAAAATTTAATGTAAATAACGATATAGTATTAATAAAACAAAATATTAGAAATTTATTATTTAATGCAGTTAAAAAAAGATTAATAGCAGATAGACCAATCGGATTTTTATTATCAGGAGGTTTAGATTCTAGTTTGATTGTTGCTATAGCAAGTAAAATTTTAGGTCCGGAGAACATAACATGTTTTTCAATAGGAATACCAGGAAGTCCAGATATAGAAGCGGCCAAAATAGTAGTTAATTATTTAGGAATCAAAAATCATCATATAATACCATTTTTAATAGAAGAAGGTATAAGTATTTTGCCTCAAGTCATAGAAACAATAGAAACATATGATATTACTACTATTAGAGCTTCTACGCCTCAATATATTATGGCAAAGTATATTAAAGATAATACCGATATACGTGTTATATTATCAGGAGAAGGATCTGATGAATTACATGGAAGTTATAGATATTTTTATAACGCGCCAAATTCTATTGAATTTAATAAAGAAACAAAAAGATTATTAACTGATTTATGTTATTTTGATAATCTAAGAACTGATAGAACTATGGCAAATCATGGCTTAGAAGTTCGTGTTCCATTTTTGGATTTTGATTATGTTAATTATATATTATCAATTGATCAAAATTTATTAATGTTTAATGATAAAAATATGGAAAAAAAAATAATAAGGGATAGTTTTATTAAATTATTGCCTGAAGAAATATTATACAGGCGTAAAGAAGCATTTTCAGATGCGGTATCTAATACTGAAAATAATTGGATTAATAGTATCAAGATTCAAGCTAGTAAAAAAATCACCATGGAAAAATTATTAAATAATACATATATTATGAATAAACCAAAAACTGTTGATGCATTATATTTTAGACAAATTTTTGATTCAATATATCCTAATCGTGATAATGTTAATCCTTATTATTGGTTGCCAAAATGGCAAAAAACTGATGTTCAAGATCCATCAGCAACAATTTTAAATTGCTATTGAGAATTTAAAATTTGATAATGAAAAACTTAATAACGAAAAACCAATATTATTTTTATTTTATTTTTTATGAATTTTTATCAAATTACTAATAATTTAATGAAAGTCATTTATATATGATAACTATATTAGCGGAATCCGAACACGAAAATAAAAATATAGCTAATAAACAAATAGAAATAATAAATTCTATGATAACAAGGAACAATAAATTAGTTATTATGGAAATGTCTCCTTTATCGTTATGGATAATGCAAGATATAATTTTATCAGGATGCAAAAATATAAAAGAATTAGAAATTTATATAAATCCTACTTGGTCATATCTTAGAAAAACTTTAACTAAATTAGCAATTCAAGGTAAAATATATTTGTTAAGTTATGATATGATACAAATATTTTCTGGTGATTTTTGTATTCATGTTAAAAACTATTTTAATATTACTTTACCTGATCCTTGGATAAAAAATAATATAGATACAAAAAAAATACAAACCGAATTAAATAAAATTAGCATAAAAAAATACAATAATATTTATAATGATTTACATTGTTTAATATTTAAAAATATTATTAAATATATTCCTAATTCTTGTAAAGCAATATTAAAATATAGAGAAGGCAATGATCCAATATGGTTGAATTATATGATAACTCGTGATACAATAGGTGCTAAATATATTAATAATTTATTAAAAAATTTTACTTTCGATATTATTGTAATATGTCATATTTTTCACGCTTATTATAAAAAGTATCATAAAAAAAGAAATGATTTAAAATATAATTCTGGATATAGTAATAAACTTGTTCCTTTTGCTAGTAATATAAAAGGTAAAAAAAGAAATATTATGATAATCGATAAAACAAAAAAATATCCAATAAATACTTTGGAATATCATATTAAAAATAAAATTAAACTAGATAATAAAAAAGATTATTTAGAACTGAATAATATTTTATTGTATCCTGGACAATTTGATGAATATTTATTGGCTTGATATTTATAAATTACAATATTTATTAATATATTTTTATCTTTTTGTTTGTAAATATGTTATTGAATATTTTTTTAATATTTTATATAAACTATTATAACTTTCTCAAAATAAAATTGAAAAAAAAGTTCTATTTTATGTCGATTATATATAATTATCATATTAAGGTATTTGAAAATAATGTTTAAACTGTATAACATTAAGATCCAAAATAAAAAAATTTATATTGAAAATTCTGAAAGTCAATATGATATAGTGTTAATAATATCAGATAATTGTTCGGGTTGTGACATACTTAAAAAAAATATTAAAAAAAATAAAGACGAATTATTAAATTATAAAAATGTAAATTTCCATGTTTTACATGCAAAAGATATAAAAGATTTAGAAATAAAAATATTTCCTTCGTTTGTGATAATAAATAATATTAAAAATACACAATCTATATTTAACGCAAATTATAATAGTTTAATCTACGCATTAAATAAATATTGTATTTAATATTAAAAAATTACTAATATTTCATATTTTTTATCTTCAAATATTTCGTTTTGTATTTTAAATATTTTTTTTTAAAATTTTTATTGCCTCCTAATTGGGAATTAAAAAGACTAGAAACGCAAGCATTTTTATCTTTATCATCTATTTCAACTGCCGAATTAACATAATTAGTAAATGTCATTTCATTAATATTATCATCTTCAGATGATACAGTGTCAAAAATAATAATTCGCGGAACATAATTTACATCACTCATGCATAATAAAGGAATTATCGCTCTGCCACAAGTATATTTATTTTCATTTATTTTACTATCGATATTTAATTTATTATTTGGACAATTCGATACAACATAATTATCTCTTGTCATATTATTTACGTTTTCAATAAATAATGGTATAAAATTATCAATATCCTTTATATATAATGAAATACTAAATAGAATATTTTGTAAAATTTTACTAAATATTTTTACAAATTCTAAATTATCAATTATTTCATGAGGAAATTTAATTTTCCAAAAATTTGCAAAAATTCCATCACTATGTAATATGCACACAGGATTAGATGGAATTATTGAATCTAAATCACAATTTATATTACCATTTATTTTATTACTTCCGGAAATATCGCCAAATATACTTTCGGTAAATATTTTATATCCTTTAATATGTGTTTCTAAAATACTTAAACTTTTGATTAAATTTTCGTTAATTGTATTATTGACATAATAATCTTCGTTACTTAAAATTCCCTTGATTTTTTCAAGTGAAATCGTAATATTTCTCGTAATCATCATAATTCTTCGTGACGCCATCCTATATATAAAATAAAACAAAATAAAAATAAAATAAAACAAAACAAAATAAAATAAAATAACATAACATTTTCACAAAAATATAATCGTTAAAACACATATTTTTACGAAAACAAAAGAAATTATATTATGTTATATTTTCATAAAAATATAATAATTGAAATGTATAATTATATTTTAATTATAATATTCATAAAATAGCCTTATTAACTATTCAATAAATAAATTTACTAACAAATAAAAATTTGGAATATACTTTTTAATACAATTATTGAATTATAATTTACTGATAATAAATATAATGCCAGAAATAATAGAAATCAAAAAATATACTGACTTTTTGAATAAACATGTTTCTAATAAAAATTTATTAGAAATTAACATACTTAAAGGTAGATATAAAAAACATGGTATAGATTTAAAAAAAATTAAGAAATTATTACCTACTAAATTAATAAAAGTATATTCAAAAGGTAAGTTTATGTATATGGAATTCAATGATATATATTTAGGTTTTACTATGGGATTATCAGGAGGTTTTGTATATTTGCCTAATAATTCTAAAAAATTTTTATATCCATTAGTTCAAGATTATAATATGAAAGACTATTATAAAACTAGCATGAACCATAGAAATATCGAGTTTGTTTTTAGTTCAGGTAAAATGTATTTCCATGATACATTAAGTTATGGAACTATGACAATATTAAATAAAGAACAATTAGATAAAAAATTAAAAAAAATTGGTCCCGAAGTATTAAATATTGATTATAAAGAATTTATCAAAATAATAAGAACTAGAAATAATAAATTAATAGGTAATGTTATTGTAGATCAAAAATTATTATCGGGAGTAGGTAATTATCTTAGAGCTGATGCCTTATGGTTAAGTAAAATATCACCATTCAGAAAAGTAGATACTTTAACCGATGCAAATTTAAAAAAAATATATGAATCTATCATTATTTTAATATGGAGTGATTATAATATCGAATATGCTAAAAAAAAGAAAATAATAACAAAAGATACAATCATACCTCAAAAATATAATCGTGATTTTTTGATATACATGCAAGATAAAGATATTTTTAATAACAAAGTAATAAAAGAAGATTTATATGAAAAATCGAGTGTAAAAAGATCTATATTTTGGGTAAAAAATTATCAAAAGTAATAATAATAATTTTATAAAATAATACCAATATTATTACTAAAATCTAGTAATAATAAAAAAAATATAATATTATGTTTTGCTAAAGGATTTTGATAACATAAAAATGACATAAAAATGATATAAAAAATGATAATTTATTATTTAATTAATAAGGATATATATATATATATAATTATAGTAAATGACTTATAATAGTGATTCTGATGATAGTATGATGTATTTTAATATGGATTCGTTAAATAACCTGGATATAGAGGATTTAATTGACCAAGATTTAATTGATAATTTTGATAATTATATTAAGTATGATTTTCAAGAATTTAACGATTATAAAAATATGACTGAACAAGATCATTTAGCCATATTAAAAAAAACATATGGTTATGATAATTTCCGTGATAAACAATATGAAATAATAACATCTTTATTGGATAAGAATGATGTGTGTGCAATAATGTTTACTGGAGCGGGTAAAAGTTTATGTTTTCAATTTCCGCCAATAATAGCAAATAAATTAGCAATTGTAGTATCACCATTAATATCATTAATGAATGATCAAATGATAAAAATGACAAATATTAATGTTCCATCGTGTGTATTGAATGGAGAAATACCATATTCCAAAAAACTAGATATTATATCCAAATTATATGCAAATCATTATCGTATATTGTATGTTACACCTGAGTATATAACATTACATCAAGAAATATTAATTGAACTAAATAATCGAGACATTTTAATGTTGGTTGCAATTGATGAAGCTCATTGTAGTTCAATATGGGGTAATGATTTTAGACCCGAATATAAAAACTTGTCATGTATTAAGGATACAGTTCCTAATGTTCCTATAATAACATTAACAGCTACAGCAACTACAAAAGTACAACAAGATATAATAAATACTATTTCTTTAAAAAATCCTAAAATTATAAGGACTACATTTAATAGAACAAATTTATATATTGCAATTAAAAATAAAACAGATTCAATAGTAAATGATATAATTGATTATATTAATCCTGAAAATATGCCATGCATAATATATTGTGGAACACGTGATGCTACTGAAAAAAATGCAGAAATATTAAAAAAAATTGGTATAAAATGTGCAGCATATCATGGTGGTATGGCAACTGAAGCAAAAAATAAAGTTCATAATGATTTTATAAATGCTAACATATTATGCGTTGTCGCTACCGTAGCTTTTGGTATGGGTATAGATCAAACAATTAGGACAGTTATACATTATAATACCCCGCCCGATATAGAATCATATTATCAAGAAATTGGCAGAGCAGGTAGAGATGGTAATTTAGCTAATTGCATTTTATTTAAAAGTAGTAAAGATTTACAAAATCATTATTATAATATTAATAGAATTGAAGATGACATGTTAAGAAATAACAAAATGACCTTATTAGCAGAAATTAAAAAATACATACAATGTACATGTTGTAGAAGAAAAAATATATTAGAATATTTTAGTGAAGTATATGATGTCATCAATTGTGGTTTATGTGATAATTGTATTTCAAATGACAAAATTGATATTGATTTTACTAATGATGCAGAAGTTATTTTAAAAACAATTTGTTTAACAAAAAATTTATATGGTTCTACAATGATATGTAATATTATAAGAGGTTCCAAATCTAATCAAATACCGACAAAATATAAACAATTAAATGTTTATGGAATTGGTATTGAAAAAAAAATAGAATGGTGGAAAGAATTAATCGAATTATTAATAAATAATGGTTATTTAAAACAAGATGCTATACCTGGAGGTAGAGGAGCGACCTTAAAATTAACACAAAAAAGTATCCAATGGTTAAATACTAAGCCAAAAACAAATATTATTTTTAAAGTTGAACCAAGATTATTACAATCTACACTTAATACAAAACAAATTACAAATAATAATAAAAATATTAAATCAACTGTAACAAAAACGTCGACCAAAATATCTAATGAAGCGACTAGTTCTAAAATATCTACCGAAGCGTCTAGTTCTAAAAAACCTAATACTACAACTAAACCAAGTGAAAAAATAATAATAGAGGAACCAATTATAAAAAATAAAATAATAAAAAATACAAAGAAAAAATCAACACAAAAAACAAAAGAAAAAGAAGAAATAAAAGAAGAAATAAAAGAAGAAACAAAAGAAGAAATAAAAGAAGAAATAACAGAACCAATAATAAATAAAAAATATACACAAGAAGATATTATTAAATTATACAATGAAGGTAATAAAGAAATAAAACAATTAGCAAAAATAACAAATTTAAATAATATAACTATAGAAAAATATTTAACGAATGCATATAAAAATGATTTAATAACAATAGATAATTTTATTGACAAAGAAACATTAAAATTAATAACTGATACAATAAATAAATATCCTAATAAAAAACTAAATGAAATCAGACAAGAATTACCTAGAAAAATAAATTATTTGCAAATTAAATTAACTAAAGAATATATTATAAAAAATAATAAAATAGACGACGAAGTATTTTATGAAGACGAATAATTATTAGGTTCAAGTAAATAAATATTTTCATAAAATAGTTTCATTTAAATAAGCATTGATTACTATTTGAATATTCAATTTAAGGATAAACGTGTTCTACATAAATAATATTTAACAAAGAAAAATATTTTTTATGAATATTATGTTTTTTTAAATATTCATATTTTATTTATACCTTTCGTGTATGTATTTTTCGTATGATTTTTAAAAAAGTCGTAATTTTTTGCTAGAAATGAAAGCATACTATACGTACCATTTTTATTGGTAAAGCTTTTATGTATATCATCATCCATACATTTAATAACAAATTTATAAAAATTACCAATTTTGTAAGTTAGTTTATTAGTAATTTGTAATTGATATTTAAATATATAATTTACTGAATAATCTAGTTTTATAAATTCATTAGTTTTATAAAATTTCTGAGAATAATTAGAATAAAATATATATTTTTTATCGAAATTATCATCTAATACTTCAAAAACAATTAAATATGTATCATATAATGTTAAATATCCATTAATATTTGTATCTAAACAATATATATAATCGTAATAATCTTTATTAATATTATAACCATCAACACACTCGTCTATTTGGTAATATGTTTTAAAACCTAAATAACGTAAATTTATTTTTTCAAATGATTCATGTGTTTCTTGATCTAAATATATATGTTTTTCTAAATGTTTTGTAAATATTTTATCAAATTGTAAATTTTCTTCTAATTGTTGTTTTAATATTATAGTCTGATGTTTGGTTAAATAACTACAAATACCATGATTATTTGAATGTTTTATTTCACAATAATCTTTTTCTTCTAAATAAGTGTTATCTGATGAACTGAATTTTTTAACATTTATATTATATTTTTCTAAATATTCTAATTTTTTCAATCGTTTTTCTAATAATTGCAAATACACATAATTACGATTTAATAATTTCGATTCTTCATTTTTATAATTAATTTCAAACATGTTTTATTATATTAATTAATAGTTATCATTTATAAATATAGTTATCATTTATAAATAAAATTATCATTTTTTTTTTTATATCTTGCGTTATATTTTGTAATTCTAAAAACTTTGTAGAAATAATAGATAAATCAATTATAAAATAACAAATAAAAAAAGTAATGTAAAACAAAAAATATTAAAATTAATAACTAATAAAAAACTAAATGAAATTAAGAATTAGAAAAATAAATTATTCATAAATTAACTAAGCAATATAAAAAATGATAAAATAGATTAAGTATTTTAAGACGAATAATTACCAAATTATTGTCTCAATATTATTATCTAATAAATGTTTATTAATTATACCAAAATGATCACAATTACAAAATTCCGGATAAATATTTAATTTTTTTTTATAAGATAATCCTGAAGGATGAGAAGAAATAGAAACTTTGTGTTTTTGTAAATCTATTAAATTTAACTTGCTCAAAGAATAACTACCCCATAATAAAAATATAACATTATTACATTTAGTTGATATAAATTTTATCAATTCATCAGTAAAATCTACCCATATATCTTTATGACTATTTGGAACACCTTCATTTACTGTTAATGCTGTATTTAACATTAAACAACCTTGTCTAGCCCAATGTTCCAATGATCCTGATTTAGGTAAAGTTTGATAATGTTTAAAATTTAGCATATTACTATAAATATTTCTTAAAGACGGAGGTATATTTTTATTATCGGGAACTGAAAATGATAAACCATTTGCTAAACCTGGAGTATGATAAGGATCTTGGCCTAAAATCACGACCTTAATATTTTCTAATGGCGTTAATTCTAATGCTTTAAATACATTACAGGATTCTGGATAAATTTTATTAGTTTGTTTTTCCAAAAATTCTGTAATTTTTTGTATCATTGTTATGATCTTTGGATCATTAAAAAATTCTTGATAAACATTAGGAATATTTAATTTGTATGTCATTATAATAATTATGTTTATATATCCTTTATATATTCTTCATATGTTATAATATTTTTTTTCATTTTTTTATATTTTAGAATAAAAAATGAAAAATTATTTATGATATTTAATAATAACTTTATTATTAAATAATAACTTTATTAATTACCTAAGGTGCTATGTTTTGTGATGATAATTATATTGAATTAGATATGACAATAGTATCAGAAATAATTAAAAAAGATTTGACCAAAATAATAATTGATATAAACAATGACTTAAGAACATATAAATTACGTAATCATTCTATTAAAAAAAAAATATTATATAACAATTCATTAACTTTTAATAACAATGATAATATATTAAAAGATTATAAAAATAATTATGATTACGATAACATATTATTTAGAAAAGATGAAAAATATATGTTGATCGATTTTTATAATAAAAAATATAATCAATTTATATGTATTGCTTTTAATAAAAACAAAATATCTAATGAATATTCATTAGAATATTACAATATGCTAAAAAAATATTATATGATTATATTTTTATTTTTAATAACCGTATTTTTTTTGTTATTACTAAATAAATCATTTTTTGATATGTTATTCTTTGATATAATTATATTTATTCTAGTTTTTTTGTTTTTGTTTTTAATTATTAGTATAATTACTAAAATAATTATTAATAATAAAACCTTAAAAACAAAAAGACAAAAATATTATGATATTATTGGTAAAAATATGGATATTTTAGCTAATAAAATAAACCTATATTACAAATTTTCTAATAAAAAAAATGAAATTTATAGCTTAAAATTATAAAATTCATATATTTTATAATATTTTATAACATATGAGCAATGAACTTACGCCATTATTAGGACCAGAAATTAATTACAATACATTGAACATTGCAACAATACAAAACGATATTAATGATAAACAAAACGAAATAATCAAAAATATCAATAATGATTTAAGGATATACAAATTATATACTCATCTAATTAAAAAATTAATTTTAGAAGATTATGTAGAAAAAAACAATATATCTTATGATAATAAATATAACAATATTGAATTATTTAACAAATATATTTCAAAATTAGATAAACATACAGAATTACATGGTTTTGTGTTAAATGATGATAATAAATTAATAGTAAATAATTGGAATTATAAGGAAAATTATGATTATGATAATATATTTGAAACAAAAAATAAAAAATATGAATTAATAAAATTATATAATCATGAACCTAATTTTAAAATAAAATTAAATCAAGATTTTAATAAAAAAAAAATTATCTATAATATTATTGCCTTCGTAATTTTATTAATTTTCGTATCTGTATTATTTTTTGGTTTAACAAAAGATATAGTTATCACTATGTGTATAATTGCATTAATTATTATTGTAGCTTTATGTTGTTTGCTTTTGCTATATATAACTAATTATATTATTTGTATTAATAATATGTTAAACGAAAAAAAAACCTATTTAGATAAGAAACTAAAAAGAGAGAAATATTATAAAATTATAGGTAAAAATAATATGGAACTATGTAAGTAATTTTTTTATTAATAAAAAATGAAATTATTATTCTTAAAATATTATTCTATTATAATAACAATAATTATGCATAATGCAAGAATATAACGAACAAACGCCAATATTACAAGCAAAAATAAAATATGTTACAGAATTAAATATAAATACAATTAAAAATAATTCAGACAAACAAAAACAAGTAACAATTGATAACATAAATAATCAAAGAAAAGAAGTAATTCAAAACATAAATAACGAATTAAAAATATATAAAGAAAAAATACTTTTAATAAGAAATTTAATTGCCAAAGATTATGTTGATAACAATTATATAGTATATGATAATAAATATGGTGATTATGAAAATTTTATAAAATATACCAATAAAGTTAATAATTGTATTAAAAGAGGAGTAATTATAGATGAAAATAATAATTGGTTAATAAAATTATGGAATTATAAAAATAATTATAATTATGATAATCTGTTTAACAATAAAAATGAAAAATATAATCTAATTAAATATTATAATGTTGAACCAAAAAAGAAGCAATTTTTCATAAATAATTTATATATCTCAGAATCACAAGAAGTAAGTTTAACAAAATTATTTGTTATTACTATAATGATGTTAATAATGTGTACGATATTGCCAATTTTATTATTAATATCTGAATTGAATATATATATTGCGAGTATCGTAATATTGATATATTTATTCTTATGTATATTTATTCCATTTTGTCTTGTTTGTGTTGGTTTGAGATTTATAATAGTTTATATTACTGTTTCACCATTTTGGAAACAATACTATGAATATGAAAAAAAAAGAGAAAAATATTATAATATCATAGGAAAAAATAACATGGAATTATTAATTGAATTAAATGATCAATATAACAAATTAATTAACACAAACAATTTAAATACATATTAGTGAATAAACTTGGTTTTGGAATATTTTTTTTATAAATTTGTTTTAAAATATTATCAGTTTTTATATCATTTACAACAATATTTATATAAGGACTTATTTTATTATAACATTTATTAATTGTTGGAACTGATGTTGCCGAGTGTTGTGATAATGTTTTTATTGGAATAGGTAAATTATATTTATATATAACTATTAAAATAACACTTGGTGCAACTGTTGGAGCTACAAAATTCGAACACAAATATAATTTGTTAATATTTTTGGCTATTTTTAATGCTTCTTCCATATAAACATTATCCATTAATAAATCTTCACATAATTTAGGTATATAATCCAAACATGTTATTCTTGTTGGTTGATTATCATTTGATCTAACTAGTTTTGCATACATTTTACTACCTTTTGTTAATTCTTTTGGATCTATATTACAATATTTTGCAAAATCCTTATTATTACATAAATTTTTATTACTAATGCAAGCTTCCTTTAAACATATTGCTATTAAATTATTCTTTTTTTTATCTCTTCTTGATGTATTCTTATTCATATTTTTCATATCTTGTTTTAGACTAATATACATAATTTTAGCCGTATCTTCTATTTTTTTAGAAAATTTAGCCATTTGACATATTTCCCTAATTTTTTTTGAAGCTTGGTAAATATTTCTAGTATCTTTTGTAATATCAAAATTATTAACATTAAAACTGTTTGTTTTTGTATAACCACAACTACCATTATTATTAACTGGCATTAAAGTTGTGCTAATTAAGGTATAACCATTATTATGTTCAAATAAATTTTTACCAATTTCTATACTTCTAGAAACTAGTTTGCCACATTTTTTACATATATTATTACCGTCAATTAATATAATATCATCATTAATACATTTAATACAATTTAATTGTTTATCATTATTATCGTTAATATCTATCATTTTTATATTATTATTACTTTCTTTTAAAAATATATCCAATTCATCCGCCTTATCGAATAACATGTCATCAGTATAATTAACAATATTATCTAAAATATCCATTATGTTTATACTGTTGTTATTCATAATGATATATACAATGTAATTAAATTTCAATTTTAAACGCATCAAATTTTAAAATTTTTTATTTAATATATCATTCTGTGTTGCAAGAAGGTTAATATTAGAATTTAGTTTTTCATCTATGATATGTTTTAATTGTTTATTTTCTTTTACTAAACTTTCTATTTTTTTTTGTTCTAAATCTATATTATTAAAATTTTTATTAATATGTTCTGTAATTTTGGTCATTATTTGTATTGAGTATGTGTATAATGTATTTCTAATTTTTAACATACTGTTATAATTATTTTTATTGATTGATTTATTTATTTTAGTGCTAACTATAGTAATTACTTTTAGTGTATAAGATAATATTTTATAAATTAGTTCTGACACAATATGTTCAATTATTTCAAAATTATCTGGATACAAATTTTTATATTCTGTGTTATTGTTATTAAATGAGTTTTCGAATCTTAAAATATCCTTATTTAAATTAATTAGCATTTGCAAATTACTCATGAAAGGTGATTTTTTAAAATTATAAATTTTTATGTATTCGTTTTCATAAGTATAATATTTTTCACGTTTTAATATGTATTTTTTTATTATTGCTTTTGATCTGTCATATATTTCCGTATTTATAGAATTAATATTAAATATCTTTTTTATAAAATAATCTGACTTATCATAAGGACTCAAAATATATTTCATTAATTCAATTATAGAAAAATGACCGATGGTATTCTGTCTATAATTTTTTATTATAAATTTGTTGTTTGTATAAGTTGCATATATTGCATTTTTATCAACACTATCATATAAATTTTTTTTATATTCACTCGAAATATTATCTACGTTAAATATATTATCTTTGTCTATGTCATTATGTCTTACCGAATCATTCGCAAACTGGTTATTATTAGCGAACTGATTATTAGCAAACTGTTTATTATTGGCGAAAACATGATTATTCATTAATTTAGGGAAGACAGCATTTTTGTTCATATTTTGTAGATCGTTATAGAATATATCGTTTGGTTTTCCATGATTTGGTTTTAATCCTTGATTTAATCCTTGATTTAATCCTTGATTTGAAATTAAATCTTGATTTAAACCTTGTTCTAGTTCTTTGTCATAAAATTTGATATTATCATTAATAACATTACTTATTATTTGCTCCGATACTATTTTATCGATAAGTTGGTTATTATATGCCGTATTCATAATTTCAGAAGTTCCGTCATTTGTATTTTTTTTTATATTCCAATATAACATAATTATATAAACTAATTATATAATTTTTAATGTCAATATAACATTAAAAATAATTAAATAATATTTTATTAAATTATATTATAGTATAATGAACATTGATATATTATTTGCTATTTTATTATTAATATTATCATTCATAATTATTTATAATCTTGTTTTAGAATACAAGAATCGTGATAAAAAAAAATATTACAAAAAACAATATGAACATTTGTATATTACTAGTTCTAAATTGTCTAGAGGTGATTTATATAGGTTATTAATGTTGCAATTAATACCATTTATTATTTGTGAATTATATAAAGAAAAAAAATTTTTTGATATAAATAATCCTTTAAAATCTAAAGCCGGTGAAATATTATTAATATTATTTACTTATATATTATATTCAGAATTATTGTTTTATTATATATAATTATATATTTCTAATATTTAATTCTTTTTTTGTCTTGTATTTCTTTTTTTTGGTTCCTCTACTTTTGATTCTACTTTTGGTTCTTCTGCTTTTGGTTCTACTTTTGGTTCTTCTGCTTTTGATTCTACTTTTGGTTCTTCTGCTTTTGATTCCCCGCCTTTTTTATTACTTCTTGATTTAGGTTTCATTTTAACTTCTTTAACTTCTTCTTTAACTTCTTCTTTAACTTCTTCTTTAACTTCTTCTTCTTCTTTAACTTCTTCTTTAACTTCACAACTGGCTTCCTTTTGTTTTACTTCCTTAGTTTTAATTGCTTTTTTTTTATTAACCTTTTTTGCATTTTTTTTGTTTTTCTTTTTAACATCTTCATTTTCCATTTCATCTTCGATATTTTTACCAATAGAATCCTTAAAAATGTATTCTCTATATCCTTTAATTTTATTAATTTTAGGTTTTCGTTTATAAAATACTTTCTTTTGTTCCATTACAGGAACTTGAACACCATTTTCTTCAGTATATAACATAACTTTTTTGTTATCTTTATCTCTTACAAAATTACCCAAATCATCCTTTTGATAAACAGGTTCCATTAAAGGAACTTTTTTATCAACAGTTTTCATTACAGTTTTTTTACTTTTTTTGTCATATACTTCTTTTTGTTCTTTGACTGGAACATTATTTTCATCAAAAACTTTTTTGAATAATTTAACAGGTTCTAAAGTAGTATCGTATTCATAATAACCTTCATAACCATGAATTCTCAATTTCTTTTTTTTAATACCTTGTGTACATTCGATAATTTTAACTTGGATTTTATTATTAATATCGTAAATTGCATCTCTATTTTCACTCATTAGTCTATTTTCTACTGATCTTAAGGCCTTTGAACCGGCTTGTTTTGGTTTTCTTGCCTTAAATCTACCATAAGTTTTTCTTTTACCGTTTTCATCTACTTCATCAGTTAAAATATTAAAATTTCTTTTTCTATCTCTTCGTTTTCTTTTTACTACTTCTCCGACTACAGGTTCTTCCATTTTAACTTCTTCTACTTTAACTTCTTCCATTTTGACTTCTTCCATTTTGACTTCTGTTTTTGGTTCTTCTAAATCTTTTGTTACTTTTCTATTATTTTTTTTTTGTAAATTACTCGACTCAACTTTAGTATTTGTTTTTGCCATTTTATTATATGATTATATTGTAAAATTTTTAAAAAATATAAACGCATCAACTTTTATTTAAAATTAAATAAATTATTAAAAATTATATTTAAAATTTTTTTAATAAATCAAAAAACTATAATTTTTTATAATTTTTTTATAGAATTTTAATAAAAATAATCAAAAAAAATAATAAATGTATTTTATATATATTGTTTATAATAAAAAATGCATAGCGATATTAAAACGAATATTATTATATATAAAAAAAATGTTGATAAACTTGATAAATTATATACAAGTAATGAAGCAACAAAAAATATCGATAAGATGATTAAAAAAAAAAATAATGAATTATTAATATGGGCAAATAACATGACATCTGAATATGACATATGCGTAAAAAATTTAAATATTATATATGAAAATGTAATTAAATCATGATTTTATAAAGTATATGTATATAATGATAAAAGAAAATGATATAGATTATATTATTCCAAATTTATATTTAGGCAATTATGAATCATCTAAAAACATGGCATATATTAAAAAATATAATATCAAATATATTATATGTATTATGGTAAATATTGATGAACAATTTAAAAATAACAAAGAAATTACTTATTTTCATATACCAATTAAAGATGAACAAGATTGTAAAAATATTAAAGTAAATTATAAAATATTATTTGATGATATTACTAAATTAATAGATTATTTATTGAGATTAAATAATGGTTCAATACTTGTTCATTGCAAAAAAGGGCATCATAGGTCAGCAGCTATAGTTGCTCATTATTTAGTAAATTACCATAATTATGAATTGAAAACTGTCATAAATTATATTAAACAAAAACGTCCCCTTGCATTAAGACGTAATTGTTGCATTATGGATAATTTATGGTATTATAATAAAAATTGAATAATATTTTTTTAAATCTATTCATTATATATTTTTTTATACAATCACAATGGCTTTACAATACGACATTCACAGTAAAAAATATCCTAGACATCACATATATAAAATTCAACATTTTATTGAATTTAACTCGAAACAAGATAATTATAATAAATTAACACCTTTAAAAATAAAAAAATTATTTGAATTATCAGTGTTATGTTTCCATGCTATTAAATTTTTAACTGATTTAGAAGAAGAATTAGAAATTAAATATATTGATAATTGGCAAGACAAAATTAATCATATTAACAGCAATCCAAAATATTTTAATATTATTTGGCGTAATATTTTTACAAACTCGTTAAAAACTCGCACAAATAATAAACTAGAAGACGAAGATTTAGAATTAATTTACCAATTGAGTGAAATCGGTATTTCTCCAATTTTCTTTTGCCATTTATCAAAATATGTATGGTCTGATAAGGATACATATTGTTCTTTTTGGTTAAAATACTTGCAATTAATTAATGTGAAAGCAAAATTATATTATGAATGTGATAAAAAATTAACAAATAAATTATTAGCTCACCTAACATACATACATAATATACATTATAATATGTATCAATATTTAAAACAAGAAAATACTAGTTCTAAATATTTTGACGAATTTATACAAATTTTAGAATGTGAAGATGATGATTATAATTGTTTGATGGATAAATTACCTGATCAAAGATTTCATATTTTACCACATTGGGATTATTCTGATGATATTAACTTTTTCATGTTATAATTCGTTTATTTATTTATTGTTTGTTATTATTTTTTGTTGTTATTCGTATTTACTCATAATTTTATCACATAACTCATTAACTTGGTCTATTTTGTCTATAAAATCTTGTTCTAATAAATTAGTATATCCATATACCCACAATAAAGTATCGTTAACATAATTTTTTAAATATTCATGATCTTCTGAATCAATATTTATAGGATTGTTAGTATCTAATAATATACTTAATATATTATTACATAAATTTATCAATTCTTTTTTGGAATTATTTAATGATTTATTTTTTTTGTTATCTTTTTCGATTTTTGTTTCTTCAACTTCATCACCATAAATTTTTGTTTCTTCATCACCATAAATTAATGTTCCTTTTTGTTCAACATTTGTGTCATATTCTAAATTTTCTTTATATTTTAATACTAATGTTCCGTAATCTTTAAATAACGTATTATATAATTGTTGATACCATTGCAATTTATGTTTATTATAATCTTGTTTTTTAACACTAATTATAGTATTTTCTACAAATAATAATATTTTATTAATTTCTTCTTGATTACTAAGTGTTAAATTTTTTATATTTTCTTTAATATTTTCACACATTGTTAATATTTCCCAATAATATTTTTTTTTATTTTCTAATTTTTTATCTTGTTTTTGATAATTTATTGAATCATCTATATATTTATTGATTTCTTCTTTCGTTAAATTACTTGTATTACTTTTTACTACTATTGATTTTTTAGAGTTTTTTTTTAAGTCAATGGCTTGAACACTAATAATATTATTTGCATCGATTGTAAATGTTATTTCAATTTCTGGCATCCCCATAGGTTCTTCATCAATTTCTAATACAAATTCACCTATAAAAAAATTATTTTCAGTCATTGATCTTTCACCCTCAAAAATTTTTATTTTAACATATTTTTGCATATTTTCTGTAGTTGTATATTTCCTTTTTTTACTAATTGGTATTATTGTATTTCTAGGAACTATTACATCCATTAAACCATCTATTAATTCAATACCTAAAGACATTGAATTTATATCCAATAATGTTACATCATTTGCTAATTTACTTTTCGGATTACATACATTAAAACCATGTATAGCAGCACCAATAGCGACAGTTAAATCAGGATTAATAGTATCATTTATTTTTTTATTTTTAAAAAAAGTTTTGATATTATTTTTAATAGCAGGCATTTTAGTACTACCGCCTACTAAAATAATCTCATTAATATCGTCTATTGATAATTCTGAATCATTCAATACATCATATACCGGTTTCATTGTTAATAATAATAAATCACTACACATTGTTTCAAATTCTGTTTTAGTAATATTAATAGACAAATCATTATCTAAATAAAAATTATCAATTTTAATATCAACACTCGATTTTTCAGATAAAGCAATTTTTGCTCTTTCACTTTTTTTTTTTAATTTTTGTATTATAACAGGAGGTAAATTTTCTAATGTTATATTTAAATCATTTACACCGTTAAAATAATCCAAACAATAATTCATTATTGCCATATCAAAATCAGCACCCCCTAAATGTGTATTACCAGAACATGCTACACATTCTATTATACCGTAAGATATATTTAATAATGATACATCTAATGTCCCACCACCAAAATCATATACTATAATATTCATTATTATATCATTGTTGTTAGCTATAGTTTCTAAACCATAAGCACAAGCAGCAGCAGTAGGTTCATTTATTATTTTTATACATTCTAAACCAGCCATTGCAGCAGCATTTTGTGTCGCAGCTCTTTGTGTGTTATTAAAATGAGCAGGAACAGTAATTACAGCTTTGTTTGTACTTGTTACTTTACTTGCTAAATTTTTTAATTTTGTTAATATATGAGCCATTATTTCTTCAGGAGTTTTTGTCAAATTATTTAATTCTATTAAAATATTATTATTTTGTTTAGTTTCATTTTTTATAATTTTATAAGATAAAAATTTTTTATCAAGTTGCACCATTTCATCATCATAATCTTTACCAACTATTCTCTTAACTTCATATATAGTATTATTAGGATTCAATTCTTTATTATTTTTAGCATAATGACCAACATATCTTTTTGAATTAATAAAAGATACATAACTTGGTATAGTCTTATTATCATCTTCACCAATAATATTTACCGAATTAGTTTTTTGATCCCATACACCTACACAACTATTAGTTGTCCCCAAATCTATACCTAAACATTCTATTATTTCATTTTCTTCATTAACTTCCTGTTTTTCATTAAAATAATCATCAATATCAAAATTATCCATATATATAATGTAAAATAATATATATTTGTCATCTTAAACGAGATTTTAATTTTTTTTTTTAAATCAATATACTTTTTAATAATTCTTCTTTTTTTCTTCTTTCACTATCAGTTTTCTTCTTTTCTTTATTATAATATTCAGTAGTAATGTTTTTAATTTCATCTTGGTTAGAACTTGGTAAATTTGCTAATCTATATTTATGTTTATTGTTATATTCAAATTGTCTAAAATGTTCAGCTTCTTTATTAGTAGAATATATAATTTTCAATTCATTATTATGTTTTTCTAGATTATTTTTATAGTTCTCAACTTGTTCGTCGTGTATTTTATCTATTGTCTTGACATTACACAAAATCAAATCTTGTTCATTATCAATTTTTTTGTTATAATCTTGGTCATATAATATATTCTTGTAAGGAACATTAGTCCTGTTTTTCCAATACTTGTCTAAATTACTAGTATATTTAGACTCAATTTGTTTAAAACAAGTATTGACATCCTCATTATTTTTACTTTTATTTTCATTTTTTATTATTTTGGAACTATCAGAATTATTATTTGTATTATGTAAATTATTCATATTATGAACATTTGGCCCCAAAATTACGTTAGGTCTTGACTTTTTTACCGTATAGGCATTGACTAATTTATTGGATTTAGGGGGATTAGGCTTGTTTTTATTCATTTTGTATATATATGTATATATATATATATATATATATATATTACTATTTAAATAAAAAAAAAAAAAGATATTTTTTTTGTATCACGTGATAATTTATATATAAATAATAAAAATAATATATAAATATAAAATGAGTCAAGGTCCTGTAAAATGTCAAGATGTTAAAATGAACCAAATCATAATACCTAATTTTATAAGTTCCTATAAAATAAAAGATAGCAATGGAAAAGTAAAGGAAGAAAAAACCAAACAATTATTATCTTATATTGGTTATATTTCAAATAACAATAAGTTAGTAATTCCTACTGGAACGATTAATTTAGATGTTCATGGTATTCCTTCAGAAAAATATTGTAAAGATTATTTTAGTGATATTGTAAAATATTGTGAATTACCTTTAGACGAAGAAACTACAAATGGTAAATATTTACTTGATTTTTTTACTAAACTAACTAAAATAGCTAAAAGTAAAGATACAATAGAAAAATTATTTAACAATTCTGGAGTAAGTAAAGATGAATTGAAAGATCTCGTATTTAGTGATATTATCCATAAAAAAGATGTAGAGGAAATAAAAGAAAAATACAACAAAAATAATAAACCAATTCCTGATGATTTAGAAAATCAAAAATATGTTAAAGTTCCATATATCAGAGCAAATTTTGCTTATGACGGAAAAAATAAAACTATTTTTTCTGTTAGAGATCCAAAGTATAAACCAGATCACCCAGATTATATTAGAGATTTTGAAATAACGGAACAAAATTCCAATGAACGATTACATGAAATAATACCTTATGGATCTCAAGTTCAATTATTATTAATGATTCAAAATTTTTGGTCTCCTGTAAGTATTAATAAAAAAAAAGGAGAAAAAAGAACTTATGGAATTACTATTAAAATTGTAAAAATAGTATCAACATTAAAAGAAAAATCTCAAAATAATAATGACATGTATAAAGATTACATGTTCGAGGATGATGATAATCAAAATGATCAAGATCAAGAACAAGATGATCAAGAACAAGATCAAGATGATCAAGATCAAGATCAAGATGATCAAGATGATCAAGAACAAAACGAGTCAGACGAAGAAATAATAGAAGATGATGAACAAATAGAAGAAGAGGAAGAAGAGGTAATTGAAGAACCAACACCTCCCCCCAAAACAACTAAAAATGTAAAACCTCCTGTTAAAGCTACAAAAGCTCCAGTTAAAAATTCAACTAAAAAACATTAAATTATTATTTAATGAATTTATTTTTAATATATTTTACTATTTTTTTATAATTTTTACAATGTTTATAAAAATTTATATTTTTATCGTTATATTATTATTTATTTTTTTTTATATTATCATCATTTATTTTTTTTTATAATCAACAAAAATAATAAATCAATATTTTTATACGTTTATAACATCAAATAAATTACATAAATAATAATATAATATGAACAAAATTAACACGAAACATATAAAAGATTTAACACAAATAAATTTGGAAGAAATAACATTTAGAAAAGATGATAATAAAATATTATTATTAATAAACAATAAACCAATATTTTTTTGTATTGAAGATTTAATTATAACTAAAATTACTGACAATGAAATAATATTAAAATTGCAAGATTCAATAGCAAAAAAAATTATGGATATTGAAAATTTATTTATAGATTATATAGAACAAAATAGAGAACAAATAGGAATAAAAGCAGATGTTTTTAAATCTTTTATAAAAATTATGACTCAAGATGATAATGAATTTTATATTATAAAAATTAATAAAATATATGAAGTATATCAAGATATTATAAATTACGAGTCTAGTGTTTCTATAATATTTCAATTAGCTTGTATTTGGAATTATGATAATTCAACAGGTCTATATTATAAGCCTTTGTATGTGAAAAAAAATTGATAATTTAATGCATTTATTATATATATATATATATTTACATGTAATTAAGTATATATAATGAAAATACAACTATTTCATAATAAATATGCAGGTCATCATGGAATAAATACAGTAGCAGATAACATTACTATAAATGATTTAGATAATGGAACATTTTATGTTAGATATGGCGACGATGCATTAAAATATTTAGAAACTTGTTATAAACATCCTGTTAGTGAAAATGATTTATTAAAAAAAGAATATTTTTTAAATGACATTTATGAATTAGCGGTTTATACTAAAATGATAGATAATGTTGAAGCAATTTGCACAGTAATAAGTATTAATACTAATAATTTAGTAAAATATACTAATGAAACATTACCGCATCCGCAATTATTTTTTCATGTTTGTTACAATCATCAATTTTATGAGGACGTAGAAAAAAAAAGTAGCGACATAATATTTTCTTCATCAACATCAATCGACAGTAAAATTAATAATAACAATGAATTCATAACACAAAAGGTAAAAATTCCTTATGATTATCGTAATGATCCTAAAATTACGGAATATCCGAATATAAACATTGAATTATTTGAATATCAAAAATGTAATATTTATTGGATGTTAGAAAAAGAAAGAAATTTAAAACAATTTACTTATAATTTAAACAAACATATTAATCTAAATGATTATGTTTATGATTTACAAAGTAAAAAATTAATGTTATTCCAAGATCAACAAAAAATAACATTTTATGGTGGTGGTTTATTTGATGAAGTAGGTTTAGGCAAAACTATTCAAATGATATTATTATCTTTTCTAAATCCGAGGTTAAATTATAATATTATGAATTTAGAATCTAAAGCAACATTAGTATTGTGTCCTAATAATTTATGTGGTCAATGGATAAGAGAAATTACTTGTAAATTATTAAAGACACATTATAATATCTTGTTAAATGGCGACAAACCATTAGATAATGGAAAACAAAATGTTAAAATAGTAAAATTATTAACAAAAGTAGATTTTGATAAATGCACATATAAAGAAATTTTAGAAGCAGATTTTGTTGTTGTATCATTTACTTTCATTACTGGAACAGTATATTTTAAAGAATTAAATGAACATTTTTCAGAAACAAAAACATGTCATAAAAAAGTATGGCCATTAAATTTTTTAAATGATAATAAACAATATAAAGAAGAAAATAAAAATGATTTGAAAAAGAATAAAGATTTTCTAAAATTAAAATGTCCAAAATTACATTGTATTAATTGGCATAGAATAATAATCGATGAATTTCATGAAGTATTCTCAGAGTCAAAAAATGCAGCAGTAATAAATTTTATTAGATTACTTGATTCATTATTTAGATGGATTGTTTCAGCTACTCCTTTTAATATTTTGCAAAATGTAACAAATAGTATTAATTTTTTAACAAATTATGAATCAAAAGAAAATTGTGAAAATAAACCTGGTTGTTTAGTATCCTTACCTCATATTTTTGATTATGTTGCCGAAAATTTATATAGAGGTTTAACAAAAGCAGTTATTGATAATATTGAAAAAGTTCGTGTTCCTCCATATACTGAAGAGTTAGTATGGTTAGATTTTTCAATGACAGAACGATTAATGTATAATGCTTATTTGAGTGATCATAATAATAAAAGTGATACAGTTTATTTAAGACAATTATGTTGTCATCCTCAATTAGCAGAAGAAACTAAAAATATATTATCAAATTGTCATACATTAAAAGATATCGAAAATAACATAGTAAAACATTATAAAAATGAAGTTCAAGCAGCAACTCAAATATTAACAGAATCTATTCAAAGAAAAGACAAATTAGTTAAAAAAATTGCATTCGTCCAAAGAAAAATAAATATTAATAAAATTAAAAGAATATACAACCATATGAAAAAAAATAAAAAACCAATTAATAAAAATGATAAAAATGTAATTACAATATTATTACAAGAATTAGAAGATGAAATAGGTTTAGATCAAATAGATTTAGAAATGGATATAGATATAGACGATAATAATGATATAACTAATGACCAAGTTCAAGAATTACTAGACAAGTTATTCAAAATTAATCCTGATTTTGAAGATAAATATCAAATTAGTCAAACTATAAATGCATTAAATAATAGATTGGGCGAGTATTGTAATACTATTAAATCTAATGAAAATATCTTGAGTGGTAAAACAAGAACATTAAACTTTTTCATTACTACAATAGAAAAATTAGAGAAAATAACTAAAAAAAATATTGATCATAGTAAATTATTGGCTATCGAAAATATGAAAAATAATAAATTAACATTAGATGATTTAGAAGATGATAATGATGATGAAGATACTTGTTTGATATGTTTATCTGAAATGGATCAAGGTAGTGTAGGTGTTACTATGTGTGGTCATATATTTTGTTATAGTTGTCTAGATACGGCTATTCAAAAATTTGGTAATTGTCCTGCTTGTAAAGCTAAAATAGATAAAAGTAATTACTTTAAAGTAATGCCAGAAATTAAAAAAGTAGAAAATTCAACTTTAGATAAAACAAAACTTTCATTACAAGAATTAACTAATACATTAGGAACAAAATTAGCAAATTTAATAACCTTGTTAAAAGAAAGAGATCAACATACTATTATATTTTCTCAATGGGATAATTTATTAATTAGAGTAGGTAAAATTTTAGAAGAACATGGCATTAAAAATTTATTTTGTAAAGGTAATGTATTTAGAAGAGATAAATGTATTAGAGAATTTAATGATGATGATAAAATTAAAGTCATTATGTTATCTTCAGAAAATGCCGCTTCAGGAACTAATTTAACTAAAGCTAGTCAAGTTATATTTTTAGACCCTATTTATGGAACTCATAAATACCGTAAGGAACAAGAAAAACAAGCAATTGGTAGGGCTTATAGAACAGGTCAAAAAAATGTTGTTAATGTTATTAGATTAATTATTAAAAATTCTATCGAGGAAACGACTTATTATTCTAATTTACATGAGACAAATTAAACGCATATAATATATAAATTTTAATGGATATATTAATATATAATATTTTTTTATGATGAATAACAAGAAAATAGATGATAAAAAACAAAAGCAAGATAAAAAAAAAATTCACTACGCAAATTATGAAAATAAAATTATTTATCCAAACAATAAACGTATTAGAAGTGATATAAACAAAAAAACAAAAGAAGAAATAGAAAATAATGATAATTTAGTAAATTCTAATATTGAAATGAATGACAAACAAGAATTTAATAAAAATTCAAGTTTAGATAATAGTTTGGATAATAGTTTAAATAATAGTTTAAATAATAGTTCAGATAATAATTTGAATAAAATTTTAGATAATGGTTCTAACGATAATGCAAATGATAATTTAGATGGTTCAAAAAGTTTAAATTCAGATAGTAAAAAAACAAAAAACAAAGAGGTAATTGAAGCTAAATATTTAAAATTATCTCCTAGAGAAGTATTATGGTATAATAATTTAAACAAATATTTTTCTGAATTAGATGAACCTAATTTTATATTAATGATAACAATAATAAACTCACATGATAAAAAATTAAAATATCCAATATCTTTAAGGCTATTAGATTGGTTTATTACTAAATATGCTGAAAAATATAAAACTAAATGCACCAAAAAAAATGGCGAAGAATTTGTAATACATGTTAGTTATAAAGCGAGTTTAAAAACTTATAAAAAAATTAACTTTGATCCTTTTAAAAGAAGACAAAAATTTGTTTATACTAGAAATAAAAATGGAACAGAATATACTATTAATACTACCTTGGGTCAATTGCATTTCTTTAAATGGTTATTCGAGAATAATATAATGTCATATATTTCTGATAATTTAGAAACTTTAAAAGCTGATCATGAGTATTTTAATCGTGAAGAAAAAAAAAGAAAATTAGAAGAAAAAAATACAAAACAAAAAAGTAGTAATAGTAGCAAAAGTAATTCTAGTATAGAAATTTATACTAGTTCAAGTAGTGATAGATCGTCTTTAATATTATCATTTGATTAATTTGATTAAGCTTTAAATTGCTTGTGTGGCGTTAGTAGTGGCGTTAGTAGTGGCGTTAGTAGTGGCGTTATCAAGTGGTTGAGTTGTTGTTTGAGGTAGTGTTGGTTCATCATTTTTTTTAAAATAGTTCATGATTTTTTCTTTATTATAATATGTTGTCGCAGTTATTACAGATAATGGTATCCCTAATACATACATTATTATTAAAAAACTTGAACCTAAAAATATTGTTGTAGTTGCTCCTATTGTTGTGAATAATAAAAATATTATTGCTAATATCCATGTTATGGTACTAGTAAAAAAATTACATGCTAATAATAAAGACAAAGTAAATACAAAAATCCATATTAAACCAAGTATTATTTTTATCGGTAATAATACTAATTTTAATACACTAAAATTATACAAAGTTCCTAATGCAGATATAATCAAAGATAATATTGCCAATATCGCATAAATTAATGATGGATTTTTATAAGTGATTTCCGTACATTCTGGTTTTATATTTAATACGTCATTCTTATTTAATAAATTTGTTACTTGATTTGTTGTTAGATTTATATTAGTAGGTATTGTTGTTAAGTTGGTAGCGTTTGGGTTAGTAGTAGTGGCGTTAGTTGCGTTAGTAGTAGTGGCATTAGTTATTGGATCAATATATGCAGTTATATTGTTCATATATATTATAATGTCTAGATAATTAAAAAATGAAAAAAAATTATTAACTTATTAAAATGAAATAATATAATTAATAAAATGGTTAAAAAATCACAAGATATAATTAAAGAGCGAGATGAATTAAAAAATCATATCGATATTATGTTTAATACATGTTTTTCTAAAATTTTGTGTATAAATACTGAAAATGATATATTGACATTAACTAATTATTTATTAAATTATTATGATTTAATGAATTCGCAAAAAAATATAGTAAATAAAAATAAAATTAAATTTGAAAATTATTTAGTAAAATATATTTTATACATATCTGGTTTTAAAAAAGTACAAAATTATTTTCAAGGTTGCACCTGTTTTAATAAAAGATGTATCACCCAGCTACGTATCGATATATCGCCTTCTAATAATGAATTAACAATTATCAATAGTGATTATAGTTTTTTGGAAAATCTAATTAATAATAATGAAAACATACATAATTTAGTTAAAATATTCCATAATTTATTATCTATTAATTACAATTTTGATTTTTTGAACAAATGTGTTGAATACAGTGGATTCATGAACAACAATAATAATCAAACATATTTTATGTGTAATACTTTTAATGGTACCATTACACATATAAAATCAAATGTTTTGGTTAATATAACATGCTATTATATTTTAAATATTGATATAAATAGAAAATATTTATATCAAAATTTAATAGATTGTTATTATGATATTTTAATGAGCAAAATTAATATTAATACATTAAACAATGAACGCAATATTTATTGGTTAATATATTCAAGTTCAAGTAAAATCATTCCTGATAATGTTATAAAATGTATATGTACTAAATATTCCATAAATATTAAAGAAATTATTAAATATTCGCCTAATTCTAATATTTCGAGAAGAAAAATAATTAGTTTTTTAATTACGAGTAATATACATTTTGATAATTCTGTATATGACAAATTTTATAGTGAATCTACATATATACCTTTATTATTAGATTCAGAAAATCATACCAAAATGTTTATCGAAAATTTAAGTAATAAAACCATATTACAACATTTAATAAATCCAGAAATTAATTATTCATTCGAAAATATGTGGATACCAGATGTTCAACCTATTACACACTATACTAATAGTGTTTGCGATGGTATGTTGTTATTATTTTTCATTTTAGCATTCAAAAAATATTTAAACTTGATAACAGAAAAAAATGTCAGATTTTATTTTAATTTGTATGCAATGTATTCATCATGGTTTGAAATATACAAAGTTAAAAAAATAGAACGCCAAGAAAAATTTGATATATATAATACTAAACCAATAATTAATACAAATCATTTATATTTTAAAGATCATTTAATATATGATAATTATGAATATTTAGATGTTCATAATATTGATTTCGCTTATAGAACATGTAATACAGAATTAATTAATATATCCTTAACAAAAAATATTTATCCCATATCTAAAAATTTTGATTCGTTGTTAAATAACATAATATTAAAAAAAATAATGCAAAAATTTAAACGTGAAAGAAAACTACAAAATTTATATACTAAAACAATATTAATTTCACATTTACAATTAATGTTAAATTTAGTAAAAAATTTATTGAATTATAAAATACTACCTACAAAAAATTCATTATCATTACTTGGAAAAATAATTAATAAAATAATCTTACCAAATAAAATAAATTTTAAAAAAAATACCAAATCAAAACCTAATGTAGAAAATAAAGTCGAAAATATTATAATTCAAATAGTCGAAATATTATTACAATATAATTATCCAATTGATGAAGAATTAACTTTGATTTTGTTATGTTTAAAAAAGACTGATTTAGTAAATGATATAATTATATCTGAAGATTTATATTATAGATTATACAAAACATTAAAAAATAATATAATAAAAATTGATGATAAATATTTTACTAATCCTGTTCATATTATGAGAAACATGTGTTTTAAAAAGACATCTAAAGATGATTTTATTAATTTCATAAAGCAAAATAATCTAATACCAGATAGATATTGTTTTAAATTTGCCGCATCTTATAATATTTCTATTGCAGATTGGTTAATTGATAACAATTGTCTACCAACTGTAGGTTTAATTAATAAAAAAATGACACGTGAAAGTGATCGTTTTACTGAATTATATATTAAAATAACTGAAACACAAGAATATATGGCAAAACCTTATGAACATTTAATTAATTAATAATATTTTATTATTACTAATACGATTGTTTATTATTTGATATATTTTTATGGATATATTTGTTTATTATTTGATATATTTTTTATAAAATTGAAAAAAAAAATGAAAAAAAAATATTAACTCGCAAAATTAACTTATAAATAATTAATAATATTATAAATGTCTAAAAAAATATTAAAAATTAATAATGTTGTTATTTATGAAAATAATGATTTTAAAAATATTATTGATAACATATTTGATGCATGTTTTAGTAAAACAGAATGTATAAATACTGAAAATGATATATTAATATTAACAAATCATTTATTAAATTATTATGATTTAATAAAAAAATCGAGTAAAGGTAAAAATAATTATTATAATTATTTGGTAAAATATATTTTATATATATGCGGCTTTAAAAAAAAACAAGGTGGTAATGGCAATTGTTCTTGTCATCGAACATGTTCGGATATCAGTTCAGAAAATGAATTAGTGATTATTAATAATGATTATTATTTTTTAGAAAATAAAATAAAAGGACATGAAAATATATGCAATTTATTTAAAATATTTAATGATTTGATCATATTAAAATATGATTTTGGGTTTTTAAATAAATGTTTTGAAGTAAATGGTTTTCATGGTATAATTATAGACTATACATGTTTTATAAATAATACTTTTTACGTAGATTCTAATATTTTGGTCAATATATTATGTTATTATTATTTTAATTACGACATGGTTGCATATTTGGCTTCAGACTTGGTAAATTCTCACTTTAGAACTTTAATAAGTTTAATAAATATGGACACATTAAACTATAAAAAAAATGTTTTCGACCTAATTAAGAATAAATATAATGTTCCATATAATGTTATAGAATGTTTTCATTCTAAATATCCTTTAGATATCAAAGATATTATATGTGATTTTAGCAATTATAACAAAAATTTTTATACAATACTATTATTATTAACTAATCATAACGAATATTTCGAAAATGATATATATGTTAGCTTGTATAATAAACAAAACAATGATATAAATTATAATGGTGTATATTTACCATTACTGACTTCAGAAATTCACACTAGGCTATTTATTGAAAATTTATATAATATAGCTAGTGATAAAACTTATAAAAATCCGCGCCATTTTATAAATCCGCAACATTTTATAAAACCGCAAAATTTTAAAAAAATATGGACACCTCATATTTTTAGTATTGATGATAATGAAGATGATTATTATGAGCCTATTGATGATTTTGCGTTACTATTGTTTTTTGTTATATCATTTAAAAAATATCCTAATTTAATAACAGAAAAAAATATTAGATTTTATTTTAATATATATTCTACATTTTCATCAATATTAGAAATTTGCAATATTAAAAAATCAAATTATATAATTAGTGAAAATATAGAAAAGGAAATATCTAAAAGTGGCATTTACATTCGACAAATTTATTCGAATTTTACGTCAAATTTGATACATGATAATTATAATTTATTGGACGTAAATAATATTAATTTTGCTTATCGAATATGTAATACTGAGATGATTAACATGTTCTTAACAAAAAACAATTATCCTACATCTGAAAATTTTAATTTGTTATTAAATAATGTAATATTAAAAAAAATAGTAAAATTATCGAAAATCAAATACCATTGTGAAAAGTATATGGGAGCAATAATTTCACATTTAGAATTAATGTTAGACCTAGTAAAAAAATTATTGAATTACAAAATATTACCTGCAAAAAATTCTCTAAAATTATTATGCAAAATAATTAGTGTATTTAATTTAATAAATCCTAAAACAACAAAAAAATCAAAAAAATCAAAAAAACAAAATCTAACTGATAATATTAATAATATTAATAATATTAAAAATATTATACTTGAAATAACCAAATTATTATCGCAATACAATTATCCTGTAGATGAAGATTTAACTTTTATTTTCTTATGTTTGGGAAAAACTGAGGCATTAAATAACATTATGATAAATGAAAATTTATATTACAAATTATATAAAATATTACAAAATAACATAACAAAACTTGATAACAAGTATTTTACCAATCCTTTACATATTATGAGAAATATGTGTTTCAAAAACACTTTACTAGATGATTTTATTGATTTTATAAAAAAACACAATTTAACTCCAGATAGGTATTGCTTTAAATTTGCGGCATCTCATAACGAACCAATTGCAACTTGGTTAATTAATAATAAATGTTTTCCTACTTTAGGTTTATTAACGATTAAATATGATTATTATACAAAATTATGTATCAAAATGACTGAGACACAAGAATATATGATGCAATCCTATGAACACTTGATTATTAATTAATAATATTGATCTGAAAATTTTTTTATTGCTAATTATTATTTTTTTTTTATAATAATAGTGTGGTAATTATTTTAATAATATATAAGAATACTGTATAAACATAAAAGTTAGCTTTGATTAAATCAAGTTATTAACAAAGATATTATAAATAAAGGTCAACAAAAACAAAGATTTCTGATAAAAAAAAATGAAAAAAAAAATTATATTGTATTAATGTTAGTATTTATTAAATAAATAATAGTATGGAAAATATAATAGCAAACGATATACCTGAGTTAATAATTAAAGCGATAGAAACAAAGAATAATATAGAAATAAAGTTTGGTACGTTTATTAGTAATGTTCGTAAAAATTGTAATATTCATAATAATATTGACGATATTTTGGAATTTACAGAATTATTATTAGAGTATTACAAATTATTGTCTTGTGACGATAAAATTTTGCAAAAAAATAATTTTTGTTTTAAAAATTATGTTGCAAAATACATAATTTTTATATCAGGTTTAAAAGATCTAAATTATTTTGTGGAATATATTTGTCCATGTAAAATTAATGATGTATCTTATCGAAAACTTAATGGATTATTACACGTAAGTTTATTAGAAACTGAATTCCAATATTTAAAAAATTTAATTGAAACATATCCAAATATTAAAATATTATTTGATATATTTTATGATTTATTTAATAAACAATATAGTTATGATTTTACAAACAAATGTTTTGAAAATTTAAAATCAGTTACTGAAAATATTGAAATTTGTTTAACAATAAATAATTTTTATATTTCGACTAGTAATCTTTTTAATAATTTATTTAATTATTACATTATTAATAATAAATATGCTAATTTAAACAAATATATAAATTTTACTTGTATTTCAAAGCAAATTATTTTAGATAATAATACTATTTCGAACGATACAATAAATTATGTTGTGAAAACATTTATATATGAAATAAATGACGATTTTATAAATGGATTGGTTAATTATAATATAAATTTGGATTATATACTTGATACTGAATTAAAACAACTTTATTTTGATAATGGATCATTTTTACATGGTCAATTTAAAAATTATCATAATGATAAATATTATAAATCGAATTATATAAAATTAATTTATAAACATTGTAATGACAAAACTTTAAGTGAAAATATATATATAAAAATATGTCAAAAAGGATATTTATTGCCTTTTTTGATTTCACAAGAACATACTAAAAATATTATTGATATTTTAACGAATCAAATAAAAATGAGTTTTACAATGTATATTCCTTTAAATGATTCTATTTACTTTAATTTTTTGGATTATTCAGTATTATTGTTCTTAACTATTGCATTTAATAAATATCCAGAATTAAAAACTTTAACAAATATACGTTATTATTTTCAAATTTATGCAATTTATTATTGTCATTTTATTAATGCTAGTCCTAATTATATATGTAAAATAGATAATAATTATAAACATCCTTCATTATATAGTAATGATTTTAAACATGAATTTTTTGTTAATGAATTAAATATGTTATTTTGTGCTACAAAATTAGATTATTTTAAAAATAATGTTTGTAAAATAATCGAAGATACTACATTTGCATATAAATTTCCTACATCAGAAATAATAAAAGGATTATTATTAAATAATCATTATCCTACACAAAATAATTTTGACTCTGTATTAAATAATGAATTATTACTTTTACATACTGACAAAATTACTTATAGAAGTATGCTTAGCGAAACTCTTAAAATGTTAATTCGTCATTTAGTGGACATACATAAAATTATTAAAAACTTGTTGTCATACAAAATATTGCCTACAAGTAATGCAATGAAAACATTGGTCAAAATATATTCCTCGCGAATAATTGAAGATTGTGTCTCTGAAAGACATGGTGGAACCTTTGATATTGAAGATAAAGAATGTAATAACTTGTCATACAAAGATATTATCATACAAATTACTAAAACATTATTAGAATATAATTATCCTCTAAACGAAGATGTAATATTATTATTAGTTATGCATAATGAAAACATAATAATAGAAAAAAATATACAAATTAACGAAAATATATATTACAGACTTTATAAATTATGTGGTATTAAAATTAAAAAAATTAATAATAAATTATTCAATAATCCTGTTCATATTATGAGACATATGTGTCTAAGTAAATGTAAATTAGATAAATTTATAAATTATATCAAAGAACATAATATATTACCAGATAGATATTGTTTCAAATATGCATCTATTTTTAATAATGATATAACAGAATGGTTACTATCATTAAAATGCAAGCCGGTTTTATGTTCTCTTAAAAAAAAACATGATTTAAAAACATTGCGATATATCGATTTAATAGAAACAGAAAAATATATGCAAAAGCAATATAAAATAAATATTTAAACACAATACTTAACATTTTTTTTTTTATAAATTTGGCATTAAAAATTGAAAAAAAAATGAAGTTTTAAATATATTTTATAATAATTCATTTAATAATTATAATATAAATCATGACAAAAGTGAATACAATAGATTTAATAAATAAATCAATAACTTTGGAAACTAATATTAATTTGACATTTAGTGATTTTTTTAATAATGTAGGACCAACATGTAAATTAGTAAATAATATAGATAATATTTTAAGGTTAACTGATTTATTATTAGGATATTATGATTTAGATTTATCAAAATTAAATACCTTAAAAAAACATGGTCTTGATCTTAAAAATTATGTTGTAAAATATATTATGTTTATTTGTGGTATAATTGAAAAAGCCAAAACGGGATCTATTGCTTTGTGTATGTGTCCAAAATATCATAGTTCTAGACTTCGTAATAAATATAATTTAGAATTAATTAATCCCAGCGTTTTAGTCAATTTAATTGCAACATATCCAAAAATTAAGCAATTATTTGATATATTTTATAATTTGTTTGATAAAAAAATAAATTATGGTTTTAAAAACAATTGTTTTGAAAATGCTAAAAATGACAAAGATCCATTATCACATTCTAAAATCAATATATGTTTTGAAACTGAAAATTCATATATTTATGCGAATGTATTAGATGGATTAATTGATTATTATTTTTTAAATAATAAATTGCCTAAAAAATTAATTGAATATGTTGAATATCAATATTTACCATCATTAAATATAATGGAATCTGAACAAGTTTCTAATCAAAACAAAAATATTATTTTGAAAGGTGCAATAAGGAGAATTGAAAAAAATATGTTTACAAAGATGATTAATTTTGGTATAAATTTAGAATTTGTATTAAATCGTCAATTACGTGAAATAATATTTTACAATAACCTAGACATTAAAAAATATTTAGATAAAAATATGACAAAATTAATATACGTTTTATGTGAAAATGAAAATTATATTAGTGAAAAAACATATTCTATATTATATCAATACGATATGTTCTTACCTCTTTTAATATCCAAAGGTCATACTGAAAACTACATCAATTTTTTTGATTAAGGATTATCATAATATTATTAATGATATGATACAGTATTTTAATTTAACAATTTATAAAAAACATAATCCTTTTATAATTTTATTTTTAAATATTGCATTTGATGAACATCCTGAACTAAAAACAGAAGAATATACCAGGTTTTATTTTAGTATTTTCTTGGTATTTTTTGTATATGACAAATATTTTCAAAAAACTAATATTAAAAATAAAGAAATAATAGAATCTGATACTATGTACAACAAATTTTTCAATTATAATACATTAATAAAAGAAATAAACACAATGTTTACAGAAACTAGATTAAATTATTTTAAAGATAATATTAAATATATTATAAACGAAGATACAATTAATTTGATATATAAATATCCTATATTAGAAATGGTAAATTTATTGATACAAAATAATTATTATCCTTACCAAAATCATTTTGATTTAGTTTTAAATAATGAAATAATTACTTACATTGCAAAAAATAATTCTAATGGAAAAATATCAAAAAAATATTATGATATTATGATTGAATATTTAAGAAATATGCATAATATTGTTAAGCTTTTATTAAATTATAAATTATTACCTAATCCAAATTCATTAAGGACATTGATTAAATTACTTACGATTGGCCAATATAACGATATTAAACATAAAAATGGAAAAAGATTAATAATAAAAAATTCAGAAATAACAATACAATCATTTATAATAGAAATCGTAGAAACATTAATAAGTTATAATTATCCTATTAATGATGATGTAATTCTATTATGCATTTTAAGCGATAAACTGAATGTTCTGAAAGAAAAAAATATAGAATTTACTATTTCAGAAAATATTTATTATAACCTTTATAAATTAAATTATATCAAAAAAATAAAAGCAGAAATATTTAATAATCCTATTCATATAATGAGACATATGTGTTTAGGTAAAACTAAACTAGATGTGTTCATTAGTTACATTAAAAAAAATAATATATTACCGGATCGCTATTGTTTCAAATATGCCTTGTCTTTTAATCCTGAAATATTAAATTGGTTATTAGACAATAACTGTAAACCTATTATTGGTTTATTAACTAAAAATTATGATGACAACGAAGCTAAATGTATCAATTTATTGGAAACTGAAAAACATATGCAAAAACAATATAAAATAAATTTATAATAAAAAATTTATAACAAAAAATTTATAACAACAAAATAATATTTTAATTATTTTTTATTTTTTTTATTTGTCCTTAAATTTCTTAACCTAGTTTTGTCTATTTCTTTATCACTATTTTTATGTTCTATTTGATAATTTTGTATATCAACATTAATAACTAAATTATTATTTAGTATGTATCCATCTGATATTATTTTTCGAAATATACTTGCAATATTCCTACAATCATCAATACCACTATGATGTCTACCTTCCAAATTAATATTTAAGAAATTTAACATATTTACCATACCTCTGCCGCGAATTTTATACATGTCTAAAAATATATCATTAATATTTATAAATCTACGATATACTGTCGGAGGTATTATATTCCATTTTTTACATTCACTAGGCATTACTTGTGCGATATCCCAATTACCACAAGTAACAATAATTACATCAGAATCAATAACGTAAGATGACAACCAATTATGATGAGCTTTTAAACTATCAGGAAAATTATTGCCATTATTTACGATTTCTTGTGTTATACCAGTTAATTTTTCACAAAATTTAGATACTATTGGTTTTAATAATGGCTTACAATAATGTTGAAACTCAGATACTATTTTACATTCTTCATTTTCTAATTTTAGTAATACACTTGGAAATTCTATTATCTCATTATCAAAATACTTGGCATCTTCCTCACACGTTGCTTCAAAATCCAAAATACATATGTATGTATAAGACATTTTATACATTATAATTACTTGATATATTTATATTATAATTATTTCATATTTATTTTCATTTTTATAATATTATTATTTATATTTCTAAACATATTTTTTTATAATATTGTAATACAAATCTCTAATACCAATATTATTATTCCACCAATCTAAATATTCTAGATGTTGAGATAAATAAAGTTCATATAATATTATATTATTATTAAAAATTTCTAGTATATTCGTATTATTTAACCAGTCATATATTTTAAAAAAATTATATGGTTGATCATCAAAATATTTACTAAAGTTAATATAAAAGTCTTGTAACAATAAATTTTCTTGCCACGCATTACTTATAAATTCCTTTGCTAACTCTTCGTCGATGTTATTTTTGATTTTTTGTATAGATATTATTTTTTTATAATTATCGTAATTTTTATAATAACTTTGTATTGATTTATTTTCTAACCAATCAAAATAATTAAAAAATAAATTATTTTGTATACTTTTTTATTATTATTCTAATATCAATATTCGACTTTTTGGAATGAATAATAAAAAACAAAAAAAAAGAATAATAAATAACACAGAAATAATAAAAAAATAATAGAAAAAAATAATAACAAAGATGATGATATTAATAAATTATTAATAAATTACTAATTAATAAATTACTAGGATATTAATAAATTACCAAAATATTATTTAATAATGATTATATATATATATATATTATTAAATGTATACTAATAATTTTTACATTGACATTACAAATAAAAATTTTGATTTAGAATATATTTTTGATCCGAAATTTAACGAGACTAATATAAATAATGACGAAAATATTTGTCCCTTAGAAGTTTCTTCTTATTATAAAAAAGAATTTATAAATTTTATGGAATTAGATCCATTAATACCAAATTACATACCATTCTTTAATGGGTCACAATATTTAACAACCAATACTTATTTTAATGATATGTATTTTAAAAACTATCGTGATGAAATAAAAATTTATCCCGAAAAAAAAATAATAATAAATAAAGATTTACATATTGATTATAAAAATATAACGATATATAATTTTCCTGCTTTATATAATTTATTATTTTTTACGATATGTAAAATTACTAAAATTTTTGATCATGATATATTATTATTATGTAAAACTACTGCAATTTATAAGGCAATTTTTTACTATAAAAAATATAGTTTGTATCAAACGAAAATAGATAAACAAATTCAAATGATGATAAAAACAGATAATGTAAAACCAGAATATTTAAAAAATTATCCCGAAGAACTAAAAGATATAAAACATGTTTTATTACCAGAAATATTAGATGAACAATTTATAAAAAATCTTAAAATTAAAAAATATAATACTATTGTTATCGATTTACCATTATTAATTAATTCTGATTATTTATTAGTTGCTAATAATGCAAGTTTGCAACTATTAATATCAACAACATTAATAAGTTTAAATAATTTAAATGATAATGGAAACTTAGTAATATGTTATTATGCGATATGTAATACTTTGACATTAAATATTTTTATATATTTATCATCAATGTTTAATAAATTTTATTTTGCTAATATTAACGAATTGGTAAATATGAAAGATTACGAAATTATTATATTTGAAAATTACACAAAAAATGATAAAAAAATAAATGAACTAAATATTCTAAATAATATGATTTTAAAAAATGATCCTTCTGCTGGAAAAAATTACAAAATATCTTCAAAACAAGAAGCAAAAGCTTATGATTTAGATTATGATTATAATAATAACTATAATTTTTTGACTAACTTTATAAATTTTAAAAATAATAATTTAATAACAAAAATTTATAAAAGATATAAAAAATATATTATACATAAATTTGAACAAAAACATACTGTTTTAAAAAAAGCAATAGAATTATACAATAATAACACAAATAAAACTGCTATTAGTTATATTTTAGAATTAAATAAATTAAAAGCAATAAATTTTACTAAAAAATATGATATTAAAATTGTTGATTGGGTAAATACAGATATTAACGTATATTTTAAAAAAACATTATTAAAATATTATAAAAATTTAGAATTATGCGATATTTTTAAATTAAATCATAACAAAGATACACTTGTATTAACAAAAATAATTGATAATATACAAAATTATAATTTTTCAACATGGTCCATATTATCTGAAAATGCATATGAAATTACCGAAAAAGTAGATAAAGATAAATTTAAAATGGTCGAGTTATTTTTTAATAATAGACAAAAAGATTTAAATGATTATTTATACAAAAATTTGAAAATTAATATCAACAAAAAAAAAACTAGTAGAGCATGGTTAAAAATGCAAGAACTTTTAATAAAAACTGAATTTTTTAAAAATATAGTTTCTTTTAACGAAAAAAATAATTTAAAAAGTATAAAAACATTACATATATGTGAAGCACCGGGTAATTTTATTAACAGTTGTAATTTTTATATAAAATCTCATACTAGTATGTTATACGATTGGTCAGCTCAATCTTTACAGGATAGTAAAATATACGATCATTATGGTTTCATAAAAAATAATCAAAAAAAATGGGATTTTTATAATGGTGGTGATATTACTAAATATGATAATTTTATGCATTATTATAATACATATAAAAATGTCGATGCTTTAATAAGTGATTGTGGTACAGATTGGATTATTGATTCAGATAATATATTTCAAAAAGAATTAAGTGTGTATGAAATATTATATGGTTTATTAATACCTCGTTTAGGGGGCAATTTTATAATGAAAACTATCGCTAGTAATTATAGTCCTCAGTTTATTTATTTGGTATATATAGCCAGTATTAAATTTGAACACGTTTATATTTTTAAATCCAATAATAATTTTTGGTCTCAAGAAATTTATATTGTTGGTATTAATAAGTATGAAATTAATGAAGAAGAAACTAAAATATTATTTGATATAATACAAAAATTAGAAAAAAAAGAAATATGGTATCCTATTAAACATATTAGTGATGATTTTTGTAATCGTTATGATGATATTATGAAATATATATTAGAACAATTTAAAACAACAAAAATATTATTTACTTTTTTAATTGATTATGAAGAATTATTCGAAAAAAATCGCAAATATATTAGCAATATAGTATATAAAAAAAATGCAAAATGGTTAAAAAAATTTATGTATCATTTAAAAAATTCTCACACTCTTTATTTAAAATCTAGAATCGATGATAAACATTAATTTATAAGATGTATCCTTAACCTTTTATTATGATCTTTATACCATTCAAAATTTATTAAATTATCTATAATTCCATTTGTTTCTTCGTCAGTAAATATATTTAAATTTTTATATTTTTGTATTATTTCTTGTCTATTATATTTTGATACGAAAAATGTTTGTTTTTCTTGGTTTATCGTTTCTTTTATTATATAAAAATATAATTTAATACCATAATCTTTTTCATAATATTTTAAAGTTTCTAGTTCTACAAAGGTCACTTTAAAATTATCAGTTCCTGGTATATTATTAAAAGTATTATTACCTCTAAAATTATACGATACGATATTATAATTATTTTTATTACAATACAAAAAAGTATTATAATATCTTATTTTATTTTCTCGCGTCATTATATCTAATTTAGTTATCACATTACCAATGAATAAATATTTATCATCAATATTATTATGATCAGATACATAAGTTGCTAATTTATTTATTGGGATAATAAATCTTATTGGAAATATTAAATTACTATTTGCGACACATGTAATTATTGATTTATTTATATCCATATCCCAACTTACATTATCAATATGCAAGTTAATTAAATTAGAATTTAAATTTTGATACAAATTAACAAATATTGATTTTGTTAATATATTACATTTTTTTATTTTGTCAATATATTCCAAATCACCTAAAAACACTTGCTTACTATTATGAACACCTTCATAATTATTATTAATAATATTATATGACCATTCCGGCATATAATATTCATATAGCTTAAAATCAATATTTACAATATTTTCATTATTTGATTTTAAACTGTTATTTAATCTATTGTCTACTTTATTTAATAAATATTCTATAAATAATTCCATCCCTTTTTTAATTCTTGAATCATTAATTTTTTCTATGAATTTATCACAATTTAAATAATTACTAACATCTACACCATTATAAACATACATAGTATTACTATTAAATCTCATATTTGGACATTTATTTAAAATAGTATGATCTTTGTAATTTTCTATATCTTCATCTATTAAAATTTTTAAATTGTATTTTTCAACTAAACAACGATTAATATCAAAATTATTAATAAAATCAATATCAGATATTTTATTACTTTTTAGACTAAAATTATTCAAAAAAGTATTATACACATCATTACAATCCTCATTACTATTAATAATTACTTTACTTATATTTTTAAGTGTGTCATTTCTTTTTTTAAATACTTTGTATATTTCGTTGTATTTGAAATTCCATAATATGTTCATTTTGCTAGAAAATGCAGAATTGATTTTTAAATCATTAATAGAATTAAAATATTTTAATAAATTAAATACGAATATTTCTTGTTTTGTTTCATCAAATAATGATTTTATATAAGTAATAAACTTGTCTTCTTCAATGATTTGTATATTATTATATATTTTATGTTTTGTAATATTAAAATCTAATAATTCATTATCAACATAAGGTATAAATACATGATTAAAGTTAGTGTTTTTTATTTCGTCAAATATATTATTAACATTAACAATATTTTTTTCAGGATATTGACTAAGTTGATATATATATTTGAAACTATTTTCATTAAACCTTTCCATTTTATAAAAATCGATAATTGATATATTATCAAAATTATTAACAATTAAAGAATTTTGATAATTACGCAATAATAACATTTTATCATATTCTCCAAATCTTATTATATCTTGTGTTTTCATATCATAACTTTGATAAGCCAAATATCTGTCTTGCATTTTTATAACATCTTCTATGTCTTGTAAATTTGGAATAGGATAATAATTTGTTTTATAATGATATGTATCAGTATTATCAACATAAAATTTATTCAAAAATATCCATTCACTAAATTGATTATAATTAGCTATAACATATTTATTAAAAATAGGATTGTTTATTTTTATTTTTTTAATATTATCCAATACCATAAATTTTTCATTATTTCTTAAACTAAAAATATAATTAATAATATTATCTGATTTAAAATTATGATAAATAAAAAATTTAATACTTTCTCTATCTAAAAATATACATTTTTTTTCATTTAGTATCGGTAAATATTTATATTCTACAAAGTCATTAAAAAAATTATTTATTTTAGAAAATATTTTGTACTGATTTTTATTTAACAATATATTTTTATTAATTAAATCATTATAAATATAATTTGTTCCTCTGTTTTTTATATAATTTATCATACTTGATCTTTTGCTAAAATAGATTTTATTATTATGAACATATGGCTCATATTCTAATTTTTTTAAATTATTTAAATTATTATAATTAACAAGTTTTAAATTATTATAATTTAACAAATCGCGAACATTATCACTAGTTAATATAATTTCTTGATTTAAAACATCGTTGAAATATTTCATATATATATATATAAATTGATATAAAAAATTGAAAAATAAATATTCTAATTAACCTTTAATATTCTGATTAACTTATATTTAATTTATTATAAAATGATAAAACCAGGATCAATATATATGCATTATAAAAAAAAACTTTATAATGTAATTGGCACAGTAAATTTGCTAGATAATCCGGAAGAACATGTTTTATATTCTAGTATGTATTTACCAAAAAAAACATGGTTAAGACCTAAAAATATGTTTTTAGAAAATATTGAAAGTGGTAAAAGATTTACATGTATTACTAATCATTTAAATGTTGGCAATTTACAAGAAATCGAAAATTATTATCAAGCATTAGATGATTTAAATTTTGATGGTGATAAGGAAGAAACAATAAACTTGTATCTTGATAGAAATATGCAACCCGATAAAATTCAAATGAATAATGATGTTTATAATTTTATGAAATATATTTATCCTACATTTGGTTATCTTAAATGTATTGGAAAAGCTACACATACTGAAAATGAAAACACATATTTCATATTCAAAAAGGATTCAAAATTAGTAGGCATCAAATATGAAATTATTACAAATAAAAAAGAATAAATAATGAAAAACAAATAGTTTTTTATAAATTTTTATAATTTTTATTTTTTATGATTTTTATTATTTATTTTTAATATAATTTTCGAATTCTTCTTTATTAGTGAAACAATCATAATTACCTTGATTTTTATTTTGTATATTAGTTGGTATTTCTTTTTCTTGATTGCCAATATCTATACCAATTTTAGCGAAATAAGTATTAAAATTAATATTATTTAAATCTTCATAATTTACTAAATAATAACTTATATTATTGCTAATCATATATTGTTCCAATGTATTAAACCATTCTGAATACATAAAATATAATCCATCATATTCATATTTATCGAAATCAATTTTAATATCAGTATAATCAAAATTTGCATATTGACTAGTTTTTTTAGCTTTTTTATAACTAACATAAATATCATTAAAATTTCGTTTTAATAAAATTGGTATAATTCTCGTATTACTAATTAATTCTAAAATATTAGCCAAATTGATATTATTATCGGGAAATATTTTTAAAGATATTATAGGTTCGTCAGTAATTTTTTCTATATACAATAATGTATCAACATAATGACTAGTATCACGTTTATTTACTATTTTATTGTTTCTTAATATTTTTTCATTATCATTATCAATAATATTATAATCATTCATTAATTTTAAAATAGTAGAATAATTAAAACCTAATTTACCGGATTGATAAACTTCTTGAGCTCCATGAACATTTTTAAAACTATCCATTAAATCGCCTAAATAACTTGATCCTGATCTTTGAAATCCTAAGAATACAATATATGATTTTGTTAATTTACTTGTATAATTTTCTAAAACCATGATATTTTCTCTATAATTCGATAAATTTCTTTTCATTAAAATATTTTGTGTCGCTTTAACATATTCGAAAATTCTATTATCATAAGTATGATTAAAATATACATCAATTATTTGTTTTGTCAATATGTTTTTATACTCATCTAACGTCAAACTAAACGCTTTATGAATTAAGGTCTCAATATTTTCATCCATTATTATATTTTTAATAAACGTATTTGCAAAAGGATTATTATTTAAACCTAAATAACCTCGAGAAATTGTAGAAAATAATCTACAAGTTATATAATTATTATAATGTTCTTGACCTTGTATTGTTAATATATATGTATTTGGTTCTATTATTGTATCAATACTATCAGTATCATTTTTATATGAGAAAAAGTTTTTAATAATTACATTTTCATTTTCTTCTTTAACCATTTTATAATATGTATGATTAATACGACCAATTATAATTAATTTATAATTATTATTTTTTGCTATTCTCGCTAAATTTATGATTGAGTCAATATTCAAATACCATACTGAACCAAAAAATACCAATGTTTTTTCTGGTAACTTTTTCATATTTTGAATCTTGTAATAATTATCTAATATTCGTTTTGGATCTAAATCAGAAGCCCAAGGCAAGCATATTGTATTATTGTCTAATGAGAAATTATAATATTTATTATTATCATAATTTCTACATGTTAAAAATAATATCCGATTATCTTTTATTTCTTCTTTAAATTGTTCATATATTTTATTTAAATCATTATTATAATCTATATGAATAATATAAAAATTACTTGCATGTTTAGGTAATTCTAAATTCTCATTTTGAGCAGGTGATGCAAAAATTATTGTATTTGATACATTACATGTTAATTCTGGAACATGCATAACATTAAGATGAGGATATAATTTTTTAAATGTGTTATAGACGTTAGTATGTATATATGTATGTGTATGGTCTTTATTAGTTGTAGGATGGAAACCTACTACAATTACATTAGCAAGTTCAGAAACATTTGTAATGTCTATTGGATAATAATTTTCAGGTTGCCAATTCCATTTTTTGTAATAATTTCTAATTTCATATTGATTTAATTCTCTTATGTCAGATTCGTAACCGGTAATAAATAAATCGTTCTTTAATACATAAAAATTATATTTATCAAATAATTTATGAACAACTATATCAACTGGATCCATAAATTTATTATAGTATTTTAATAAATCTTTAAATATTGTTTTGTTAATTAACCATGCATGACTGGCCCAAGTTTCTTTGTTAGGTAAATACCAATATTCAGAACTGTTTTTTATTACTTTTTTCTTATGACAATGATAAATTACTAATTTATCTTCATTATCATCAATAATAATTTTATTATCATATTTTTTTGATTTTGATGAATTTGTTTTGTTATATTCTTTGCTAGTTAAATTTGAAATATTTTTATTATATTTTTTACTAGTTATATTTGAAACATTTTTATTATGTTCTTTGCTAGTTATATTTTTATTTATTTTTTTTATATAATTGTATTTATTATATATTCTTATACTAGAATCAGAACTAGAACTAGAACTATAACCATATGGTAATTGTATAATATCATCATCTATTTGTAAATTATTAGGATCATGAATTATAGTCAGATTATATTTGCCAATATTTATATTGTAAATTTGTATGCTTTTTTTATGTTTTTTATGACTTTTAATAGATCTATTAATCATTTTATTATTATTTCTAATTATATCATTATTATGTTTAATTATATCACTATCATTTTTACTTTTTTCTACAAATTTTTTTGTTTGATATGTAGATCCTTTATTGTCCGATATATTATTTTCTTGATTTTTAGATTCATTATTTTTCCTTGATTCTTTTTCTAATAATTCTTCGTTTAATTCTCGTGATTTATTTGATTCTTTTGATATTTTGTTTGTTGTTTTTCTCGATATTTTTGATTCTATTGATATTTTTGATTCATTTGATATTTTTGATTCTATTGATGTTTTTGATTCATTTGATATTTTTGATTCTTGTATTTCTTCAATAGGAACACCTGAACCTTGTTTTTTTCCTAAATAAGCAAAATCCCAATTATCAGGTATATGATGCATACAGTTGTTTAAATCTTGAATCAAATTTTCACTAAAAGTAATATCATCTTCTAGTACTAAAATTATATTATAATCATTTTCTACTGCATCTTGGACTACTTGTATATGACTTTTTAAACATCCATAGGCTCCTAATTGAAAAGACCATTTAAAAAATTTATTAATATCATCTTCTGATGCTCCTAATTTTAAATATTTTTTACGTATGATAGGTTTTAATTTATCGTATTCTTCTACATGAATAGGTATTTTAGCATTGAACGCATCAATATATTTTATTTTATTGAAAGGTATTAATTCTAATAATTCTTTAATTTTTTTTTTCCGTTCGTGTTTATTTTTTAAATTAATAACATAAACAGCATCTATTTTATTTATAAAATCATCCATTACTTTATGGTATTATACTATTATATTATATAAAATATTATTAACTAACAAAAAAAAAGTAAAAAGCAAAAAGTAAAAAGTAAAAAGTTAAAAGTAAAAAATAAAAATATAATGATAACGTAAGATAACAAGATGATTAATAATACATAAACATCAAAATAAAATAAGCAATAATTCCAAATAAAGCCCCAAAATAATATTTATTTCTCATTGTTTTGTATGTTTCTAACCATAATTTTATTTGATCTCCATTTAAATAATCTAACATATATTTTGATTTAGGAACTAACATATAATATAAAAATTGCGTTGATAATATTATCGCCAAATAAATACAAATTGAACATATCCTATTGCCTAAAGGTCCATTTATATTATTACCCTCACTATTATTTACATTACTATTAGCATTACTATTACCATTTACATTTACATTTACATTTACATTTCTACCATATTTATAATAAATTAAAGCTAAAACTATTCCTAAAATTAAACCAATATAATAATTATATAGTCGTTCTTTTACAATATCGGAATAAATTTCTAATTGTGTTGGATCTAGGTTTTGCTTTAATTCTTCACATGGCTTACATTGTGATATTGTTGTATATAAACTTGCTCCAATAAAAAGCAATGCTATGAGACATGGTATATCTATTTTATTTTCCATTATATTATAATTATATATATTTTTATCTTGGATTTTTAATTTATTACAAATTTTGTAAATTATTGTTTAAATCATTTAAAATGTTTTTTTTGAGTATTTAAAAAAGAAAAACATATTTTATAATATTATATTATTATATTATTATTTTATAATGAAAATTTATAATGATATTCGTGAAGCAATTATTGTTACAGATATAAATGGAATAGTTATACAAATAAATGAGTTATTTAGTAATATGTTTGGATATTCTGAAGAGGAAATTATAGGTCAAAACATAAATATCATTATACCGGAACCATATAGATCAAAGCATAATAAATATATAGAAGATTCTAAAAGATCATTTGATATAAAATTATCTAAATCATATAGACATGTAATGGCAAGTACTAAATCAGGTAATTTGATACAAATAGAAATGACATTATCACATGTCAAAAATAATTATGTTACTATAATAAGAACAATAAATTCAATTAATCATATTTTAGATGGTTTTATAATAATTGATCCTCAAGGTGTAATAACTGTAGTTAATAAAAATATCAAAACAATTTTTGGTTATGATGATAAGGATATTTTAAATTCTAATATTAAAATTTTAATACCAAATATAACTTTAGATAATAAAAATTATACTGAAAATATAGATGGTATAACAAGAGACAATAAAAATATAAATTTATTTATTTCTTACAATATAATACATTATAATACAATATATATTATTATTCGAGACGTTAGTTTAGAAAAATTACAGTTACAAGCTGCAATAAAAAAAGCGAATGTTGCTGATGACGCTAAAACTGCTTTTTTGGCTAATATGTCTCACGAAATAAGGACTCCTATGAATGGTATATATGGAATGTTATCTTTATTAAAAGATACTAATTTAGATCAAATACAACAAGATTATATTAATATATGTTTAAAATCATCTGAATCATTAATGACATTATTAAATGATATTTTATTATTTTCTAAAAGTGAATCATTTAAAATAGAATTAGAAAAATTAGAATTTTCTTTATTGGAAGTTATAGAAAATGTAGTATGTATAATGAGCACAAATATTACATGTGAGCAAGATTTAGATTTAGTTTATAATATCGAATCAAATGTCCCAGATAATTTGATTGGTGATGCATCCAGATTAAGACAAATATTAACAAATTTATTAAGTAATGCAATAAAATTTACTCAATTTGGCGAAGTTGCATTAGAAATATCCCTAGTTAGTGAAAATCCATTAATGTTAAAATTTGAAGTAAACGATACAGGTATTGGAATATCTAAAGACCAAATGGATAAATTATTTATACCATTTAATCAAGCTGATGCTTCTACTACTCGTAAATATGGTGGTACGGGTTTAGGTTTAGCTATATGTAAAGAATTAGTACAATTATTTGATGGCGAAATTAAAGTGAAAAGTAGATTAAATAGAGGGACAACATTTAGTTTTACGGCTAAATTTGAATTAAATCCAAACCCTAATGTAAATACCGATACTAATTATAGTTCCTTAGATAATAAAAACATAATTGTAATTGATGATAATGCCGTAAATTGTTTAATGTTACAAAATTTATTAAAAAATTATGGTTGTAATGTTATAACTGTTAGATGTGGTATTCAAGGAATAAATGAAGTTCAATTAGCTAAATTAAGAAACAAACCTTATGATATAATTATTTTGGATTATCATATGCCAAATATTAATGGTTTAGAGGTCGCCGCAATATTAAAACAAAAATACGAAAATGATACAAATATTTTGATGTTAAGTTCTTCTACAAATAAAAATTTTATAACTGAACATGATTGTATAGATCATTTTTTATCTAAACCAATTAAAAAAAAAATATTATTAGATACGATAGTTAGTTTATTAAATAAAAATAATGTAAAATTACCTATAAAACATAATTATGAAATAATAAAAAATAATACAATTAATATTAACGATAAATATAATATTTTAATTGTAGAAGATAATCTTATCAATAATCAAGTAATTTGTAATTTATTAAAAAAAATAGATAAATGTAATACCATATCAGTTAATAATGGTTTAGAAGCCGTAGAATTAGTTCAAAAACGAAATTTTGATCTAATTATAATGGATATACATATGCCAGTAATGGACGGATTACAAGCTACTAATATAATAAGAAAGACAAACAAAGAAATACCTATAATCGCATTAACTGCTGATATCTCAACAGATTTAAAATATACTTGTTTAAATATTGGCTTTAATAGTTATTTAACTAAACCAATATCATTTGATTTACTCAAAAATACAATTAACACTTTTTTAAACAAAAATAAAAATAATAACAATAACAATAACAATAACAATAACAATAACAATAACAATAACAATAACAATAACAATAACAATTTATTACATGCAAGTCTTAATTGTAGAAATTCTAGTCCAGATATTATTATTAGTAATAATAAAAATATCACTATCAATAATACTAATAACAACATTAATAACAATACTAATAATAATAATAATATCAATAATACTAATAACGTTAATAACAATACTAATAATAATAATAATATCAATAATACTAATAACGTTAATAACAATAATAATGACGATAACAATGATACCAATTATATTAATGATATTATTAATAATAATACCAATGATACCAACGATACCAATAATAAGAATGATAATATTATTAATAATAATAACAGATATGACATAGATTATAAAAATAATTTCAATAACAAAATCGATAAAAATAATTCAGATATTGATTTAGAAGAAATGATGGATAAAAAAAGAATAATTAAAAAAAAATCTAAAAACATACTAAATAACAGTAAAATAGAAAAATATAAGAATACTTTTTTAAATTCTTCATTACCAATGATTACTTCAAAGTATAGCAAGGATATATTCAAAAACAATTCTGAACCTATAACACATTTACCTATAATAAATTACAACTTGGACATTATAATAATTGATGATATGTTTACCAATCAAATTATATTAAGAGAAAAATTAAAAAAATTAGGATGTAGGGCATTATTATTTACGAATGGCCAAGAAGCTATTAATCATTTAATAAATAAAGAACATAATATAAAAATAATATTTATGGACTATCAAATGCCGATTATGAATGGTTTAGAAACTGCGAATGAATTAAAATTATTAGATATACATATTCCGATCATAGGTATGTCTGCTGATGATTATTGCAAAGCATTCGAATGTAATATTGAGAAAAATGCTAATGTAGAAAAAATAATGAACGTAATAAATACTATAAATACTGAATCAATTAACCGAAATCCAAAATTATTAAATAAACAATTTTTATATGATATTATTGGCAAAGATAATGAAGAAATGAAAAAAGAATTATTATGTGAATATGACAAAAATTTTAAAGATTGTATCAATAATATTACTGAATGTTTAGATAATTTTGATAGCATTAAAATAAAAAAATATGCACATACATTAAAAGGAGCTTCAGTTCAATTGGGTTTTGAATTATTTGGTTTATTTTGTTCTAATATTGAAAATATCTGTAATGATTATTTTATTAAATCTAAAAATAATATAATAAATGATATCATGGTAAATAATAATATATTTATAGATAATATTAATACATATAATAGTTTGTTAAGCAAATATTACAAAATATATTTAGATACAGTAAAATAATAAAAATAAAAAAAATAAAATATATACAAATTATATACAAATGCAAGAAGATTTGCATACTTACGATCCTAAAAATTTATTGAACAAAATTCAAATTAAAATAAATGTTTATAAATTTAATACAGACATATTAACATTGATTTACACGAATAATAATGAAAATAGTAGTAGTAGCGTTAGTAGTAGCGTAGCAGCAGTTAGTAGTAGTAGCGTAGCAGCAGTTAGTAGTAGTAGCGTAGCAGCAGTTAGTAGTAGTAGCGTTAGTAGTAGTAGCGTTAGTAGTAGTAGCGTAGCAGCAGTTAGTAGTAGCGTAGCAGCAGTTAGTAGCGTAGCAGCAGTTAGTAGTGTAATTAATATTTCGAAAGACGATTATTTAAAAAAATTTGAGGACATTGAACAAGTTAAAAATTTTTTTAGTGATTTTAACAAATGCAAATTTTTATATAATGATACCTTAATAACTTTAGAAATGTGTGAAAATGATTTAATAAATGAAATAAGTTATCCATTATTCCAAAAAGAAAATACAGAAATACAATACATATTATCAACGGCATCTAGCAGGATCAGATATCCATTAACAAATATAGCAGGTTTGGTTCCTATAATATATAATTATAACAAAAATGATAAATTATACCAACAATATGTAGAATTAATTCAAAATTCTAGCGGTGACATAATTTCTGTAGCAAATGATTTAATAGATATATTAAATTATAAAAAAAACAAGGTAATTATAAAAAAAGAAGAAATTGACATATCAAAATTAATATTGTCGACTATCGAAATATCTAAAAAAAAGAACATTGATAATAAATTAACATTGACATTTAATGTTAATAGTAAGGTTCCTAAAATATTTTATTCTGATAAAGATAAAATAAAACAAATTTTATTAAATTTATTATCTAATTCTTTGAAATTTACAAAAATGGGAAGTGTAATTATATCCGTTCATGTAGATAAATGTATAACATTAGAAAATGAAAATAAAAAATATATTTTGGTATTTAAAATAGCTGATACCGGCGTTGGTATTAATCCTGATAAACAAAAAATTATTAGAACTTTATTAAAAAATAATATTGAACAAAATACAAAATTATCAGGGTTTGGTTTATATATATCAAACTATACATGTCAAATGTTAGGGGGGAAGTTATGGTTTAATAGTATCGTTGATATTGGAACAGTATTTTATTTTAGTATTGAATGTGTAAGTTATTTATAACGAGCTAAAAGTTATTTATAAAAGTTATATGTAACGATTTGTATCACCATACCAAACACATGAAATTATACTTTCATTATTTATTTTTTTTTTGAATTCATATATCCAATAACTACAATTTTTACTGTAATAATGTTGAATTTCACATGTTATATTATTTTTTTCTAAACATATATAAATACCTTTTATATAAAATTTTTCTACATTTTTTTTAAATGGTTCAATATTTTTATAATAGTTTATTTTATTATTTACGTTCTCGTCTCTAATCGTATCGTGTGATAACATTTTGTCTATCATTTTAATAGCTTCTTGTTCATGTTTCAACAATTTATTAATATGTTCTAGTTGTATATTTCTATCAGGATAATAATATACAATAATATCATCCATATCAATCATATTAATCATATTAATCATGTTATTTAATCCTTTGTTTTGATTTATAAAATAAAGGATATATTAAATAATTATATTTTCAATTTTAAAAAGCTCTTAAAAATCTAGCAACTTCATGATTAAATTGTGTATCATCATTTATTAATATTTTTTGATTTAGACCACGATTTTTTTGTAATTTGGAACATTTAGGACATTCTGCTGTCATTACTACTTCTATTGAATCAAAATCAGTTAAATTCATTGGTTTTGTAATTCTTCCTTCATTTACTATTTTCAAATATCGTTTTGCTGTTTTAGGTCTAATTTGCGGTTCTTCAAATTGACATGTGTTATACATTGCCTCAATTTTTATTGCATAATCCTTATCATTTTTACGTTTGTTAATTGGTAATGCTAATTGTCTTTTAATTTTTGTACTAATTGTATTATATTTGGATGCATAATATTTATGCCTACGTCTAGTTTCCGGATAATCATTTAATTGATGAATACCATAAACTATCGCAAAAATAAAAGTAATAACCAAAATGAAAGCATTTAATACAATACTAACAATAATACTATTTGTAGAATTACTTTTTATAATAATAATTAATAAAGTAGCGCTAGTCAAAGAACCTAAAATTGCCCCTAATATAACTTCAACAATTAAAAATGCATAATGGACATTATCATTATATACTGCTTCTTGTTCATGCATCCATCTATAACCTAAAGATTTTTCCCCGACATTACGAAATAATGTTACAATTTTCCAATTCCATTTGTCATTATCATTGATATCCAAAGTTTTTATAGTCTCAGTATGAATTTCTTCTTCTAAAGGCTCATTTTTTGTATTAACATTTTTGATTATATTATTCATGTTAATTTCGATTTCATTTGTATTAATATGTTCTATAGAATCTTCTAAATCAGACATATTTATTAATATTGTATTGTTGTTTTATATTTAATAAAATTTATATAAAATAATATTTTCAATTTTAAATTATATAACCTCATGGCTAAAAATTATTTAGTTGTTGATGATTGTTCGATAAATAGAATGGTTATAAAGATACTATTAAAAAAGAATGAATGTAATATAACTGAAGTTAATAACGGTCAAAGTGTAATTGATTTAATAAAAAATGGCAATACTTATGATATAATATGGATAGATTTACAAATGCCTGACCTAGATGGTATAGAATGTACTAAAATATTACGCGAGGAATATAATTATAAAAATCATATAGTAGGAATATCTGCATATGCTGATGATGAAACACGCGAAGAATGTATAAAATCTGGCATGAATTATATGATACCAAAACCAATAAATGAACATCAAATTAATAAAATTATAAGTAAATGTTTATTAGATTAAAATAATAAAGTAAATGATAATGTTTAAAATAAAAAAAATATATAATATGTTAATATATAATCATGTATTTAGTAAAATTAAATAAAATAGGTATCAAAGATATAAATTTGGTAGGTGGAAAATCTAGTTCTTTAGGCGAGATGATACAAAATTTGCCTCATGTTAAAATACCTCCCGGATTTGCATTGACTACTAAATATTATGAAAAATTTATTAAACATAATAATTTAAAAAAAACAATAAAAAATTTATTAAAAAGAATAGATTATAATGATTTAAATTCGTTAAATTATTATGGTAATTTAATTAGAAAAAATATAATTAATGCTGAAATGCCATTAAAATATATTTCGAATATATTAGATTATTACAAAGAATTAGGTAACAATGTAAGTGTTGCTGTAAGATCTAGTAGTACGGCCGAAGATTTAGAAATGGCTTCTTTTGCTGGTCAACAAGATACTTATTTAAATGTTGTTGGTATTGATAATATTTTGTTTGCCGTAAAAAAATGTTTTGCATCTTTATATACTGACAGAGCTATTAGTTATAGAAACGAATTAAATTATAATTTACCATTACCATTAACAATATCAGTTTGTATTCAACAAATGGTTAGATCAGATAAAGGATGTTCTGGCGTAGCATTTTCTTTGGACCCTGAATCTGGTTTTAAGGATGTTATTGTAATTAATGGTTCTTATGGTTTAGGTGAGTCAATCGTTCAAGGTCATGTATTACCTGATGAATTTATTGTATATAAAAATACTTTAAGTAAAGGTTATAATGCAATAATCGATAAAAAATTAGGTGTAAAAAATCAAAAAACAATTTATCGAGATACCAATAGTAATGACTCAAATAATGGTATTGAGCAAATTGCGATTATAGATAATAAAACATTTTGTTTGGAAGATCCTATAATTATTCAACTAAGTAATTGGATAATGGATATAGAAAAATATTATAATAAACCTATGGATATTGAGTGGGCCTATGATAATGAAAAATTATACATAGTTCAAGCGAGACCGGAAACTATACATTCAAATAAACAAGTAAAAAATCATATTACTGAACATGTTATGGAAAAACATAATATTAAACCAATTTTAACTGGTGTTGCTGTGGGTAATAAAATAACAAGTGGCGAAATTAAAATAATAGAATCTATAACTGATACTGATATAGTATTTAATGAAGGTGATGTTTTAGTTACTGACATAACTGATCCTGATTGGGAACCATTAATGAAAAAAGCTAGTGCGATTATAACAAATAAAGGTGGAAGAACATGTTTTGATGGTGAGACAATGGTATTAACTAATAAGGGAATAATAAAAATGTGTGATTTGTTTAATAAAAAAGAAGATATTCTAGTTCCTTCTATTAATCGTACAACTTTAAAAATAGAATGGAAAATGATTGAACATGTAATGAAAAAAAATAGTCAAACAATTCGTGTTTATATTAACAATGACAAAAGTAATTATTTAGATTTAACTGAAGACCATAAAATGATAAATATCATAGATAATGAAATAAATGATATATCTATTACTGAAATAATTAAGACTAATAATACTTTAACTTGTTTAAAATATTTACCTAAATGTATAAATTATAATTTAAGTAAAAACGAAATATATAATAAATTGGAAATTTTAATAAGCAAATATGTTAAGGATATAAAATATGATAATGTTAGTTTAGAAATTGATAATTTTGAAATTATTCAGGAATTAATATATTTATGTTTAAGATTGCGAATAAAATATAATATAATTGAAAAACTAAATAATTATACTTGTATATTGTCAAATATTGGTTTTAATGATTATTATTCTATGAATGTTGATTCTGATTTTAATATTAGTGATAATTGGGTATATAATTTGACTGTAGAAGATAATCATAATTATGTAGTTTTAACAAATAATTATTGTCCTATTTTAGTGAATAATTGTCATGCTTCAATTATAGCTAGAGAATTAGGTATAAATGCTTTAGTTGGAACAAAAAATGGTTCAACGATATTAACTAACTATATTAATAATAATAATGATAAAAATATTACTGTTTCTTGTGCCGAAGGTGAAATAGGTTTTGTGTATCCGGGTTTAATACCTTATACACAAAACGATACCGATATAAATAATTTACCTTTAGTTAAAACTAAAATTATGTTAAATATTGCATCTCCTGTGAATGTTTTTAAATATGCAATGTATCCTCAAATTTCTGGTGTTGGTTTAGTAAGAGAAGAATTTATAATTAATAATTATATACAAATTCATCCTTTGGCTTTAATAAATTATAATAAATTAGATAAGGCGACACAAAATGAAATAAATAATATAGTAAATTTAAATGTTAATAGTTATACTGAATATTATATTAATAAACTAAGTTACGGCATAGCAAGAATCGCTGCTACTTTTTATCCAAATGATGTCATTGTAAGATTTTCTGATTTTAAGAGTAATGAATATAGAAATTTATTAGGCGGTATATTTTTTGAGCCTAATGAAGAAAATCCGATGATAGGTTGGCGAGGTGCATCAAGATATTATAGTGAAGATTTCATAGAAGCATTTAAATTGGAATGTAAAGCAATATATCAAGTTAGAAATATAATGGGTTTAACAAATGTGATAGTAATGATACCTTTTTGTAGAACGGTTAAAGAATGTAAAAATATTATCGAAATAATGAAAAGTGAAGGTTTAAATAGAGAAGATGGTTTAAAAGTATATATCATGTGTGAAATACCTTCAAATGTAATATTGGCTTCAAAATTTTGTAAATATGTAGATGGATTTTCTATTGGTAGCAATGATTTGACGCAATTAACTTTAGGTTTGGACCGTGATTCCGAATTGGTATCACATATTTATAAAGAAACTGATAAAAGTGTCAAGTATATGATTAAAAAAGCGATAAAAACATGTAAAAAACATGATGTAAAAATAGGAATTTGTGGTCAAGGTCCTAGTGATAATCCTAAATTCGCTCAATTCTTAGTAAAACAAGGTATAGATTCAATTTCGGTAGTTCCTGATTCTTTAATTAAAACTATCTTGGCAATTTCTGAAGTTGAAAAAAATATGTAATTAAATTATTTAAAAATAAAAATTGAATATTTTTTTTTATAATATGTCCATTAATATTTATACATATACATTAACAATGAGTTGTTCCAAGTGTTCTAATTTATGTAAAAATATACCTTCAATCAAACCTAATGGTGGCGCTGGTGTATTATTTTTAACTAATGATAATAATAATACTTTCCTTATATTAGGAAAAGAACGAGGTGGTAATTATCAAGGATTATTTAATATTGGTTGTGGCAAAATGGACTCAAAAGATGGTGGATGCCATATTTATACAGCTTGGCGCGAATTTCATGAAGAAATCAAATACTATATGCCATTTAACTTGTTCTTGCAACAAATTACCGGTTATATAGTATTCCAACGAACTCCAATATTTATATTAACTATTGATAATGTAAATGTTGGTAAATTAGACAAACTAGCTAATGATGCTATTAATACTCCATCATTAGATTGGTGTTTGCAAGAAATGAGCGAAATAAAAAAATTTAACGTTAATAATATTAGTAATGACATAAATATTTCCTCTTTTACTAAAGCGGTTTTTGAAATGTTTTGCCGAGGTCTTGTTACCAATATTAATAATCAACACAATAACAATAACAATAACAATAACAATAACAATATTCAACTCAATTCTCAAGTTTCTCATAACTTACCTTCAGGATTATCTGAAGAAATACGAATTATACCTTTTAACATGTATCAAGTTCGTGATTTCAAAGGAAAACGTTGTGGTAAGCCAAAACCAACAGTATTAGCCTTCCCTAATGGACCGAATGTTGATACATATGGTTTTCCTTGTTGCAAAGGAAATAACACAAAAGTCGATGAGTTAATGAAACAGTTCAACATTCCATTACGTTGCAAAAGACAGTATTATCGCATAGAAACTGATACAAAAATTATTCACGCTAATATTATCTTGTGTAATGGCCTTTCAAGAAATCATTTTAATGATCTTTCTCCCGAATGGTTTGTGATTACTGATATATTGGAAGGAAATGACTATTTAGCTATCCAAAGTATTCATGATAACAACAAATATTTAAGCTTAAATAGTTCTAATATTGTTGAAAAACTTGTCAACGTGTTTTTGAATATTTAATTTTTTTATAAAAAATATGAATATAATTAATAAATTAATTATTTAATATATAATTTATCATATTAAATTAATTATTTAATATATAATCAGTCATATAAGTTAAATAATTTGTCATTGATTTGTATCCAGGTAAATAATTTACATCTATAATGGCATATTTTTGTTCATTTATTTTAATTATATCGTAACCAAATAAAGTTAATCCAAAATGCAAGTTAATCAACATATTTAAATATGGTATGTCAATATCATGTAATAAATTTATTATTAAATTATTTTTTTCTTGATTATTTAAATTTAATGCTTTGTTTTTAATATTACCAGTATTAAAATAAACTATTTCATCATTTAAAGATACAGAATTTTTTATCACTATTTCATATTTCTTACCAATTACATAAATTTTAAATATAATACCTCCATGTTCATAAAAATGTTGAACTAAGGAAGGTTTTGTTATATATTGTTTAATATTAATATCACTATTTATAATACACATATCATGAGCATAATTAACACCGAAACAATTAATTGGTTTACAAATAACAGGTTTTGGTAAAACATAAGGTTCTAAACCAGGTTCTAAATACACATACTCAGGAATAAATAAATTTTTTACATGTACAGTAATATTTTGCAATTTATCAGCCATAATTAATCTATTACCTATATCATATTGATATTTAATAGGATCTCTAACTTGATTATTTGTTGTTAAAAAATTTATAATATTGTTATTCACTATGTTATGTAAATATATTTCATCTAATTTAGTAATAATTTTATTAAAATTATATTTATTGTAATTATCATTATCGAGATGAATAAAATGAATATTAATATTTTTTTTTAATGCTTCTATTTTTATATTTTCTATTAACTTATTAGTAAACAAATCATCATATTTATTTTTAAAAAAATATAATCCAATATAATAATTCATCATTTATATTATAAATTATAAAATAATTAATAACCAATTTCCATAATAAAAGAAAATTTTTTATCAATGTTACCATTATTTTTATATGTAAATCTCATTACAGTATTAGCAGGAACAGGACTAGCTTCTATTTTATTTTTTCCAACCGTTATATTTTTATCATTAACTATTAATAAATTTTTAACGCGATAAATATAAAACTTGACAATATTATTAGTTACAAAACTGTGACTAGTAGGATTAGTAAAAGTAATTACTCCTGTGTTGCTAATACTTTTTATTTCACCTAATTCGTCAGTATTTACACCATCCGTTAATTTTAAATACATACCAGGGGAAACAGTAAAATATGTAGTTGCCAAAGACAAAGTAGTAGCTCCAATATCAACATTATCAGCTAATAAACCCGCAGTACCATTAGGGGCAACATATACATTTAATTCATCGCCAATATTATTTAATGTTGCCATATAAGTTGTAGTATATATGCCAACATTATAAGGATATGTTATATCTTTTGATACGGTAGAATTAGCAGGAATATTTATTTCATAATAATCAGTTTTAAAATATTTAACGTCTATAGTTGTATTTTGTTTTATTACCATTACTTTGTCTTGTATAGTTCCAATAACTCTTGAAGCATCAATATTTACCTCATGAGTATTATTATTTGGACATGCAGTAGGTAATGTTGATATGTATCCTGTTTCAACAGGTATTCCTTCTGTTATACATGGAAAAATATATTTATAATAAGATGTCATTATATTTATAAAAAAGATAAATTTAAATTTAATAAATATTTATATTATTTTTTATTTTAATTGTTCAATACTAATTGACGCAGAAACTAAATTAGTATAAGTTGCGGCAGCTAATAATGTTGGGGTAGCACTAACTACACTTGGCAATGGACTTACTGAATTACTTATAGCAATAATATCTATTACATCTCCGCTATTTAAATTACTAATTGTATTCATAAATGTTGGTACGATATGATCTTTTGGTTGTTGTGATTGTATATGAGAACCTAAAATACCCGCGGAACCGTTTAATCTTAAACATGTTTCTACGATTGAAGCAGATGCATTATAATCTATCATGACTGTATATGTTATTCTAAAAGTTCCTGTAGCATTAACCGTTATTCCTCCGCTAGATATGGACCAAGAACCATTAGAAACAATAAAAGTATCTATAGGTACTTGTGTTACTGTTGTATTTATTGTCAATTTTGTTGTGGTAGTTCTATAAGCTAAAGCATAATTCGATAATACTGAACCAGGACCAGTAGGGCCTGTTATTCCGGAACCTGTAGGACCAGTAGGTCCCTGTGTACCTGTTGGTCCTGTTATTCCCGGACCTGTAGGACCAGTAAAACCTGTCGCACCCCTTGTTCCTGAAACACCTTGAGCTCCAGTAGGTCCAGTTTGACCTTGTGATCCTTGAGCTCCAGTAGGTCCAGTTTGACCTTGTGATCCTTGAGCACCAGTAGGACCAGTTTGGCCTTGTGTTCCTTGAGCACCAGTAGGTCCAGTTTGACCTTGTGTTCCTTGAGCTCCTGTAGGACCAGTTTGACCTTGTGTTCCTTGAGCACCAGTAGGTCCAGTTTGACCTTGTGTTCCTTGAGCTCCTGTAGGACCAGTTTGCCCTTGTGTTCCTTGAGCTCCTGTAGGACCAGTTTGACCTTGACTTCCTGTGGGCCCTGTGACACCTCGAGTTCCAGTTGCGCCTTGAATTCCTTGAGGCCCTGTAGGTCCTGTAGGTCCAGTACAACAACATAATTCTAAATCTTCTAATTTACATGTTAATAACATAATTTGTACGGCATTATTAGGAACATATACTACACTAGCCATCATATTATTTGTTAATAATGGAATATAATTCGGATCTGTTATAGTATTTTGGGCATTTATACCTTCTTGCATTATAGTTCTTACATTTGCATCCGTATAAGTTAATCCATCATTTAATATTGTTACTGTATTTGGATTTATTGGATCATTTGGATTAGTTTTTGGACTAGATAATAAAGTCCATATAGCACATTCTATATCGTTTGAGGTATAGCCTAAATCTATATAATTTGTTTGCAGATTTACAATATATAATATCGCATTCAAATAAGTAGTGTATATATGACCAGTTCCATAATCAGGCGAATTAGAAAAAGCTGTGTCTATTACTGAATTAATATTACTATCCAGAATTGATACTATAGTTCCGGTATATTCAGTTCCAATATTAATATTATCAAAAATATCAATACACCAACAATTATATAAGCCAGTAGGATTAGTACTTGTTATTAAAATATTTTCGTATTGTTCTTGCGTAACATTAATATTAGTATAAGAAGGATAATTAGGATTTTTGGGACTACCTGTTGAACCAGGGGATGATATAATATATTTTATAGTATCATTAGCGGTACTACTAAATTTTTTATTAAAACATTTTATTTTATCCAAATCACACAAACATAAACCTGTTGGTCCAGTAGAACCTGTAGGGCCGGTAAATCCTGTTGCACCTTTTATCCCTGTTGGTCCTGTTGGTCCTTGAACTCCTGTTGCACCTGTTGATCCTTGAGATCCTGAAGGTCCAGTAGGCCCTGTTACACCTGTAGCACCTCTTATTCCAGATACTCCTTGAGCTCCTGTAGGTCCTGTTTGACCTTGAGAACCTGTTGGTCCAGTTTGACCTTGTGTTCCTTGTGATCCTGTAGGTCCTGTTTGACCTTGACTACCTTGCGCACCAGTAGGACCAGTTTGACCTTGACTACCTTGCGCACCAGTAGGACCAGTTTGACCTTGACTACCTTGTGCACCAGTAGGACCAGTTTGACCTTGTATTCCTTGTGATCCTGTAGGTCCTGTTTGACCTTGATTTCCTTGCGCTCCTGTAGGTCCAGTAAATCCGGTAGGACCCGTAAAACCTGTCGCTCCTCGTGACCCTGATACACCTTGAGCTCCTGTAGGTCCTGTTTGACCTTGACTACCTTGAGCTCCAGTAGGTCCTGTTTGACCTTGAGCTCCTGTAGGTCCCGTTTGACCTTGACTACCTTGTGAGCCTGTAGGCCCTGTTTGACCTTGATTACCTTGTGAGCCTGTAGGTCCCGTTTGACCTTGTGATCCTGTAGGACCCGTTTGACCTTGTGAGCCCGTAGGACCAGTTTGGCCTTGTGAGCCTGTAGGTCCCGTTTGACCTTGACTTCCTTGTGATCCTGTTGGTCCTGTAGTTCCTTGATTACCTTGAGCACCTGTAGGACCTGTTTGACCTTGATTTCCTTGTGAACCAGTTGGTCCTGTTGGTCCAGTTGCTCCTTGATTTCCTTGAGCACCTGTTGGTCCAGTTTGACCTTGATTTCCTTGTGATCCGGTAGGACCTGTTTGACCTTGATTACCTTGAGCACCCGTAGGTCCAGTAGCTCCTTGATTACCTTGAGCACCTGTAGGACCAGTTTGACCTTGATTTCCTTGTGAACCAGTTGGTCCTGTAGGACCAGTTTGACCTTGATTTCCTTGTGATCCGGTAGGACCTGTTTGACCTTGATTACCTTGAGCACCCGTAGGTCCGGTAGCTCCTTGATTACCTTGAGCACCTGTGGGACCAGTTTGACCTTGATTTCCTTGGGCACCTGTAGGACCAGTTTGACCTTGATTTCCTTGTGAGCCTGTAGGACCAGTTTGACCTTGATTTCCTTGGGCACCTGTAGGACCAGTTTGACCTTGATTTCCTTGGGCACCTGTAGGACCAGTTTGACCTTGATTTCCTTGGGCACCTGTAGGACCAGTTTGACCTTGATTTCCTTGTGAGCCTGTAGGACCAGTTTGACCTTGATTACCTTGTGATCCTGTTGGACCTGTAGCTCCTTGATTACCTTGTGGGCCGGTCGCTCCAATTGGTCCAGTTGGTCCTGTAGAACCTTGATTTCCTTGGGGACCTGTAGCTCCTTGATTTCCTTGTGGGCCTGTTTGACCTGTAGAACCTTGGTTTCCTTGTGGTCCTGTTTGTCCAATTGGTCCGGTTGGTCCTGTAGAACCTTGATTTCCTTGTGGTCCTGTTTGACCAATTGATCCTGTTGGTCCTGTTGGTCCTGTAGAACCTTGATTTCCTTGTGGTCCTGTTTGTCCAATTGGTCCTGTTGGTCCTGTAGAACCTTGATTTCCTTGTGGACCAGTAGCTCCTTGGTTTCCTTGTGGTCCTGTTTGACCAATTGGTCCTGTTGGTCCTGTAGAACCTTGATTTCCTTGTGGTCCTGTTTGACCAATTGGTCCTGTTGGTCCTGTAGAACCTTGATTTCCTTGTGGACCAGTAGCTCCTTGGTTTCCTTGTGGACCTGTTTGACCAATTGGTCCTGTTGGACCTGTAGAACCTTGATTTCCTTGTGGACCAGTAGCTCCTTGGTTTCCTTGTGGTCCTGTTGGACCTGTAGAACCTTGATTTCCTTGTGGACCAGTAGCTCCTTGGTTTCCTTGTGGACCTGTTGGACCTGTAGAACCTTGATTTCCTTGTGGACCAGTAGCTCCTTGATTTCCTTGTGGACCAGTAGCTCCTTGATTTCCTTGTGGACCAGTAGCTCCTTGATTTCCTTGTGGACCTGTAGGTCCTTGATTTCCTTGTGGTCCTGTTTGACCTATTGGTCCTGTTGGTCCTTGGTTTCCTTGTGGACCTGTTGGGCCAGTAATTCCATTATCACAATTATCACCTTTAGGTCCTGTAGGTCCTGTAATTCCATTATCACCTTTAGGTCCTGTAGGACCAGTTATACCTATATTATTACAATTACAATGATTACAAATTGGATTTTCATGACTTTCACATTTTTCATGCCATTTACCATTTTTACAAAAATAAGTGTTACCTTCAGTGTCAGTAATTATTTTCTTTTGACACGGCAAATTACGATATTTTAACGAGTTATTACAACAATAAATATATAAAATATGTTTATTACAAATATCATAAAAATAATAATCTTTATCTTGTATAATTACCCATTCACAATTATCTTTAATAAATAATGAACATATTGATTCAACAAAACAATAAGTATAATCATTTACTGAAGATAATTCGCATATGTTTGTTATGGCAATACCTTTATATTTTAAATTAATAATATCAGGAATACAAATATTAACCCTTATCCATTTAAAATTTACATATTCAAATGTGATTTTTTTATTAGTATCATATATTAAATTACCTGAACCTATTATTTTTTTAACTACATTATTTTTTACACTGTATATGTTATTTTTATTATTGTCATAAAATATATAATTAACGTCATTAATCATTACCAAATTATTATTTACATTTTTATATAAAATATTATTTAGTAAAATATATTTTTCATTACAATAATTTGCATTACCTTTAATCCTGATGCCATAATATTTTATAAATATTTGATCACAATTTTTGTTCATAATATATATTAAATTTTAAAAAAAAAAAATCAATAACATTTTAAAAAATAATTTAAATCTTATTTAATATTCTTTTTGACATATTTATTTAGTAGACCATTTACTACATTATTTTCTGATTCTTCAAAAGTTTTTACACCTTTTTTAATCATTCTTATTTCTTGCAACATTGATAATAATGGCGATATGTCTTCATTTCTAATAATTTTATAAAATATAAACGGATAATTTTCTACAAAACTTTGAAATTTATTACACATATGATTTTCGTAATTTTTATCGTTTTTATTTCTAAACTTGCCTCCAGGTCCTAATTGCTTATCCATATATGACAATATATTTGTTATCTGTTTTACCATTTCATCAGGATCTACCATATTAACAGGATCTAGTTCAGTTTGATTACATAAATTTTGAAAATCTTCTTTAGTTATTGTTTCCATTATAAATATAAATATAAATATACACTATATAAAATAACTATAATACTAGACGCATTCAAAAACTAAATTAGCACATATTTTTTTATATTTATCAACTACTAGAATTTTATATTGTGTAGATATATTAATATTTACATCGCAGTTTAATTCTATTAACTTTTCAAAATATGGTAAATGTAGTTCTTTAGTATTATATATACAATTTATAAACTTAATTTTAGGTATATTACTAATTTTATTTATACTATTGTAAGCACAACATAAATCGTATAAACAGGGATAATCGTTTATTTCAGTAATATAATTGTATTCACATAACAGGTATTTTAATTTTGGATACGAATTTAATTTCTTCAGTTTATTATTCTTACAATCAAGTTCTATTAATTTATCAAATTTTTGGATATTAGTTATGTTATTATTTTCACATTCTAAATATTTCAAATTGTTACATTTCAAATTTTCTATTTTTTCTATTTTATTATTACTACAATTTAAATATTCTAATTTATCATAATTATTTTTAGTTAAAAAATCCAAATTCTCAAATTTATTATTAGAACAAGATAATTCAACCAAATTTAGAGGCAATTTTAGTTCTTTTATTTGATTATGACTACAATCAAAATATTTTAAATTTGTTAAATTTGAAATATCTAGAATATTTTTTAATTTATTACCACTTATTGATAAATGTGTTATGTTATTTTCCAGCAACGGTATTTCACTTAATTCCATATAATTTAAATCTAAATAACATTTTTGTTGATTAAATTCTGACATCCTATATTCTATACTATCAGACATTTCATAATCTTCATCATACATCTTTTTACTTTCGTCGTCTAATATGTCATAATTTATATTTCTATATTTTTTATATTTTAAATCATTTCTAAATATTCTTATTTTTTTAGACATATATTAATAAAAAAATTTAAAAAAAATAAGAAATAAACATTGACATTTACATTGTTTTTAAGCTTATTATTTATTTTATATGCCAACCAAATTATAAATTGCACTGATTTTCAAAATATATATGCTAATAATGATATTTGTGTAGTTGTTATACTGTTATAAAAAAATAAGTCACCTAAAATTGTATATTTTTTTAAATATTTTTTTTAGTTTATCTAACATTTCATTTATTAAAATCATAGAAGTAAATATTTCACCATTTATCTGTTTTTCTATTTTTTTTGATTTTAAACAATCATTTATTAATTCTAATAATTCTTTAGGTTAAGCCTTTTAAAGACATTTTAAATTGTTATATTATAAAAAAATAAAGCATATGATAATAATTATAATAAATTATACATCTTTATAGCCAATAATTTTAGTTTCTTTTATTAATTTAATTTCATTTTCAGATAAATTATAATAATTATAAACTTCTATATCAGTCCATACTTTGTTTAATGGAGGTAATGGAATCCATTTACATGTTTCTTTACTAATATGTTGAGATGATTTTCTTAAAGATAATAGGAAATTAGGTAATTTACATTTTAAATAACTTAATAATGATTTTGCTTCATTTTCTGAACTTACTTCAAATATAACATAACTTTGATTACATAATTCATTAGGTTTTCCAACAAATATGTTTCCGAAACCACTATGAGCTTCATATGCTGCTTCTGCTGTAATAACCTTCCATTTATTAAAATCTCGGTTTTTTGTAATTTGATTTTTTTCTATGTATTTAACAAAACCTTTTTGTTTAGATACATAACATAATAATGAAGTGTCAGATTTTGTATCTATTAATTTTTTATCATTTGAATTTATACCTGAATATGATTGACCTATAAATATATCACTAATTGATTTGTAAACACGTATTTTATCTATAATATTATAATATTTTTTATCTACAAATACATCATATTTATTTAATTCTAATTCAGAACCATTATAATTACACATACCAACATATTCTTTGTCAATCAAAAAAGAATTTATACCACCTTTAATATCTACTAAATTACCAAATATTTTTTTTGCATCATCATAATGTTTTATATATACTATATCTGTCCTTTTTAACATCATAGACCTAAATTTATCTAAACCTTTGCCACCTGAAAACCATCTAGAAGGAACTACAAAAGTTAATATATTACATTTATCTAAATATAACTCAATAAATTTATTATATAATGCAGAAGCAGAACCTTTTTTAGTTTTTAATTCTTCATTATATGGAGGATTTCCTAGAATAATATCAAAATTATCTTTATTAAATACTTTTAATAAATCTATTTTTAATGTATCACCTTCATATAGATTTAATTTATATTCATTATTAATATCGAATATTTGTTTAATTATGAAACAATTTTTTTTATTCAATTCGCCAAAATATAATTGTTTTTCTAATATATGTTTTTTTCTCAATTTTAAATCTTGTATTTTATCTTTTAATCCTTCCATTAATTTGTAAAACACACATATATGAAAATTTCCCATGCCTGAGCAAGGATCATACCAAGTTAATTTTTCGTTAGTGTAAATATTTATATTATTTTTAGAAAAATAATAATTTTCTAAATCTAGTAACATATTATTAATAAAATTTATAGGAGTAAAAACTTCACCATACATCTTTTTCTCTTGTGATTTTGGTTTTAAGCAATCATTGATTAAATTTAATAATTCATTAGGTCTGTCTAATAAGCTTTCTAAAGATAATTTAAATTGTACAGATATCAAATAAGTATTTGAAGATTTATCAAAATACTTATTTGTTATGTCATGAATAATATTTATCAAATCTTTTTTATTCCACCAAATTAAACATTGATCATCAAATATTTCTAATAGTTCTTTATTATTTTTTATAATATTTAACATATCTATAAAATCTTTATTTTTATTATTTATAGTTAAAATACAAGTTAATGGAATTACGTAAGGCAATACATCTTTCGTAAAGGATATAATAATTTCTTTTTTAATATCTTTTTTAATATCTTTTTTAATATCTTCTTGTTTAATTTTTTTTTTACCAGAAGGTAAATCTTGTATATCTTCATCGTCAAATTCAATAATTGTTTTTACCTTGTTATCTTTTAATGAACTAGTAAAAGTATTATTTAACAATTTTTGTGTAGGATTATCAAAAGTAACATAATCATTATCTAAATTTTTCAAAAGTGTTTTAAAATTATTTATTGGATCACTTTTCCATATTTCTAATATTTTTTTAATTATTATATCACTATTTAATTCTTTGTTTAACATCATGTCAATATCTATATTAATTAAATTATTTGATATTAAATATTTAATTTTATCTTCTAAATTATTATCACTTTTATGAACTGTGTAATTAATACAAGTTTGTAAAACTCGACTAATATTTAAATCAACGACATAACCATATTTTTTATTTTGTCCTTCTGTCATACATCTATACATTTGTTGCATAACTTTATCAGACGATATAGTATTATTCATCAAAATTACCACGTCACAATTATCAATAGTAATACCTAAATTTAACATATTGCCAGCCAATAAAATTAAGCCCGCTTTATTTTCACTTCTAGCAATAATTTCTTCTTTTAAAATTTCATCCTTTATATCTTTTGCTAAATCGGTATTTTTTCGATTAATGCATAATACATTATAATTTTTAAGTATTTTATCTTGTAGCATTAATTTTTTTAAATTTTCAGAAATTAAATTAATGTTGTCTGATGGCAAAAACCAAATTTGTATATACGGAACTCGGGAACAAGTATTATTGATTCTTGTAAATATTGATCTATCTTCAGTTTTATAATCTATTTCTTTTTCTGATCCTGAAATATATCTTAATATAGTTTTTACTTCATTAGTATAAGCAAAAATATTTTCTTTATTTAAAGAAAATAAAACATCAAAACTAAATCCATAACAAGAAGACATTATTTTTTGTTTAATAATTTCATATCTTTCTTGATCAAACATATTGGTAATCAAAAATAAATTTGGCATATTTTGATAAACTTTAAAAATATCTTTAATTGTTAATCCTAGATCAGTAAAATATTTTATGGTATTTAAAATATATTTTTCTTCATGTTTTTCTTTTAATTTATTAATATTATTTTCATCAATTAATATACTTTTACAAATTTGTTCGTCTTCTAAATCCCAAAATAATTGACATTCTTTAACTATTAACCATTCTTTTAATGGTTTATTGTATGTTGCTGTTAAATATATTTTTATTGTATTTTTTGATGAGTATGATTCTAAAATATCTTTTGACAAATCTGTTGTTCCAGAAAAATGATTTTCATCAAAACCAATGATATCTAATTTTAAATTTTTAATTTTTTTAATAGTTTCTTTGTTAATATATTTTTGTAATAATTGCTTTGACATTATAAATATATTATTTTCACTTATTTCAATATCATTTATCATTTTTGAACATTTAATATTATGAATTTTGAAAATATCAAAATCTTTAAACTTATTAAATAAATCATCAGTAAATTGCGGCAATGTTTCTGTAGGAGCAGGAGTGATAATTAATACATTTAATTTATTTTTTATTTTTAATTGTTTATTAATAATACCACCTAACATATACGTTTTACCAGAACGACATTTGCATCCCCATAGAAAAGTTTTATTACCTTCTTCAATTAAATCACTTGTTTTTTGTGTAATTAATTCTTGATGGAACCTTAATTTTAAACGTTCTTTTGAATATATTCCATTCCAATCTTTATCTATATTGTTTAATATATGTTGCTTAAATATCAAAAAATATTTATTCAAATCAGTTTTATCTAAAATATTATCTTCTGTCATATGCTCAGTAATATATGAACTTGATTTGTTCGTTTTTTTAACTTTATTTAAAACATTTTTTTTATTTGGAACGACGATAAATATTTTATAATTTTTGTAAATATGTATATTTTTCAATACAATAGCCATAATATTTTGAATGTTATAATAATTCACTGACTTTTGATTTTTTATATCGTTATTTGTTTTTGGATATTTAGAACTAATAAATACATACGTATTATCATGTTTATTTAATAACGTAATATCAGAACAACCACTAGATTTACCACTAAATACATTTTTATTTAAATATTTATCAAAATTTTCTAAAACTTTGAGTTTTGCATCATTGGAATTACCAATTAGATGTTTGTATTCAGTATTAGGAAATATATCACAAAAACCAAATTTAATAATAATATCAAATAATCTTTCAAAAATAAAACCTTTTTCAGCTTGCGTTTTATAACTATCTAATATTTTATCAACGCTTTCAAAAGTTATGATATAATTAATAAAATCCTTTATATTCATAATTTATATTTATATTTACTGTATATATATCATATTTAAGATATTTTAATCATTTTTATTTTTGTAAAAAAATATATAAATACCATTATTATTGTTTATGTATGAATAGACGATAACTTTTTCCACATAAACTACATAATTATAAAAAACAAAAACAAAAAATTAATAAAAAAAACAAAATAATTGTTTATCATTACGTAATACACTTAATTTAAAAAATAAATACCCGAATCCATATACATTGACAATTTATTATAATAATTATCTTGTATATCAAATATTTTGGTATTTTTTTTAGGACTTAAATCAAAATTTAAAGTTTTTACATTTACTGTATTTTTTAACATTGTTATAAAATTTGGATTTTTCGATGACCACGTATAATCATCATGTGTTATTAATTCGTAATTATTGCAATATTGAGTAAGTATTATACAATTTTTATGAATATCAAATTTTTCTTCCGGATAATATATGTAAATATCTTCGTTATTTAAATCTAAAATTATTATATTTATGTTCAAAAAATCCATAATAAAACGAACAACGTAAAAACTAATATTATTATTATGTATGTCTTCGACAATATCTTTTTTTTTCCATTTTAAATTTTTATAACAAAAATAATCGAACAATTTCAAATGATTTAAATTATACAACATATTAGATTTAAATTCATTAATACTTTTTTCTTTTTTATTATTCTTATAAAAATCATTATCAAATGCATTTAATATACACGCATAAAATGACAATTTGTTATTATAAGATCCATTACGTTTCAGTTTTGTTATGTCATTACCAAAAAAGTTTTTTATTTTTACCGGTAATTTTTCTATTGTATCAGTTTTACCAGGACTTAATAAAGTATATGGTTCTTCTTTTTCTTCTTGTATTATTTCCATTTCAATAGTATCATATGTTTTCATATTTTTAATATAATTACATATATATTCAAAAGTTATTAACTTTGACATTATATTTATTTATATGTTAATATATTTATATATATTAGTTTAATTATTTCATTTTTATTTTTCATGTGATTTCAAACATTCATTTATTAAATGATATGTTTCCTGTTTTAAATTTTGAAAATATATATGAAATCCACAATTATTTTGCATTCCATTTTTAATACATTCAGGTTCATGTTTTTTTAAAATATGATATATTTCATATAATATACTTTTATCAGTAATACTTTCAATACGGTTTTTTAGACCATCTTTTCTATTCCAATCAAACTTTTTACATTTATTTTCTGATTTTTCATTATTTTCTGATTTTTCATTATTTTCAGAGTTTTCGTTTTCTGACATCTCGTTATTTTCTGACATCTCGTTATTTTCTGAATTTAATATTTCCGAGTCCTCTAGCATTATATTTAAATAAATAACATATTATTTTACTTATTTTATCGCATATAAAATTGAAAAAATATTTAAATTTATCTAAAAAACAATATATAACAAAAAAAATAATATTGTTAATAATTATCAATAACACTTAACGATGATCAATAACACTTAACGACGATCAATAACACTTAACAATAATTAATATTCATTTTTTTAAATATTAAATATAATATTATTAATTATTAACAATATTATATTTAATATTTATTTTTTCAAATAAATGGATATCATTTGGATTAAAATTACAACAATCGGGATAAAATTTATCCACACTTAATTTAAATATTTCATCAAACATTTCATAACATCCTGATTCCCCTATATTATATTTCAAACCTATCATATCTGGACCACGATTAATTTCAACAATCCATAATTTACCATCTTCATCGAGAAGACTATCATAAGCTAATAAATTAAAACAACTTTTATAATTTTCATGTCGATTCAATGGTCTTAATTCATTTTTTACTGAATTTATCGTTTTTTTAACAATTGTTATAATTTGTGATTTCACTGCTATAAATTCTGGACTATTTTTTTTGTAAACATCAGAAAACATACAAGTAACATCTTTTTTAACTTGGACAGGATCAATATCAACATGTTGACTAACTATGTTTACCATTTCCAAGTTAGTTAAATGTTTCATGTCATTTATAATATTTGATGGCAAATTTTTATATTTTTCGTTAATATTATCATCATAATAATTTAACATTGAAAAGTATAACATATAATCAGTATATAAATATACATTCATAATTGAATTATTATTACTAATATCAAAATTATCTAAATCACTAAATGTAGGTAATTTATCTAATACAATTAATACATAAAAACGAATATTATATTTTTTATATAAAATTGTTGGTTTTTTAGTAATAAAATCTAAATAATGAGAATTTGATGTTTCATTTTTAAATAAATGAGGTTTATCAATATATCTTGATATTATCCAATATTTATATTTTTTAAGTTCTTTAATTATTAATTCTTGACCATCAAAAGTATATTGGTTAGTTTTTCTACACAAATCAAAACCCGTTTCGCTAGAATCAATTATATATTTCGTTATGTTTTCTATTACCGCAAATGATTTATTAAATATTTTTATTCCTAAACCTCTAGAACCATGCACTGGCTTTACTATCCATTTTTGAACATCGTTATATTTATGCATTGCATGTTTTATTTGATTATATAACTTTTTTCTGTCATTCGTATAATAAACTATTATACTTTCTGGATGCATTTTGTGTGTATAACTGTCGCCATACCTATTAACCATTTTTTTATATAAACCATCTTTACTGGCCAAATAATAAGTAATACCTTGAATTTTATTAATTATTTTTGCTTTTTTCATTCTGTCAGATATTTTATAATTTATTAATTCATCATAATAATTCATACTAGATTGAGGTACTATATAACGTTCTCTTAAACCATAGAATATGTCAATATCATCGAACATATTCTTTGTTCTAGTAATATATTTTCTAGAATTTAATGCATCAAATATAAATCTATATGTTTCTATAATAGATTTTGGAACATAAAATAATTTAGTAATATTAGTATTGTTTTTAATATTATCATATACATTTATAAAATTATCTAATTTTTCCTGCCTATACAATGGTTCATATACTAAATCAAGCGTTTTTTGTATAATTTCTTCCATTACTACAAAATAATCTATCCTTCTTGGAATGTTATAATATCTTGTTTTAACATTAAATGCAGGAGCACCATTCATTTCTATTATTTTAATATCACCTTTTTCGTTAATTAATGCATCAGCACCATAAATATGAAATCCTACAATATCATTATAACGATTGTCTAATTTAGGATTTTTTAATATATTATCATTATAACATATCAAATCATCTTTTATAGTATCAGTAATACAATAAAATATTTCTTTTAATTTTGCATATATTTTATTCTGTGTTTCTTCATCAAAAGAATTTAACCAATCTTCATGAGGGACGAATCTAGTTTTTACAAAAATTTCATCAGCATTAGGATTATCTGGATCCATATAATTAGTTAAAAATTCTTCTTTTATTCTAATATCACCATTAAATCTTTTATCAGCTCGATAATTCATAAAATCTTTATAAAAATATGATTTTACTTGTTTGTTGTTTATTTTTACTACTAAAAAATAAATACGATTTGATATAATATATCCATCATATAATTTAGGCAAAAATACTTCTGATATTGTCCAACTATAGTATTTACTTTCTTTAATATGAGATATAATGATATCTTTATCGAATTTATCCAATACTAAAATACCACTAGATACACTACCTTTATCAGGTTTTAATATTACACTCATTCCATCAAATTTATTTAATATATTATTAATGTCATTATTAATATTATTATTAATATCATTAATATTATCTTTATTTAATTTAATATATTTAACAATGAAATCATTAGATGAAAATTTATCGTAAAAACTAGCTTTATTGGAAATATAATGATCAATGGAATTTAATAAAAATCGATAATTACCATATGATTTTGTAAGAATACTTGTCGCATTTGTAAAAGAAAAAGTCATGTACAAGTTATTTAATGCTTGATTAGTTGTTAAACATTGCCAATTACCACGTTTATTTAAGGCTTCTATTACCAAAGGATAATAATCTTCTATTCTAGAACCTGAAGGAGCTTGGACTACTTCTATTAATTCCGGATCATTTAAATGTCTATCAAAATTTTTCATAAATACACCTAAATAATAATTATGAATTTGAATATTTGGTTTAGTTGGATTAATTTTTAATAAATTAAATTTAGAATTTAAAAATTTGTTATAACATGTCATATATAATTATAGTAATTATATAAATTAAAAAAAAATATCCAAAAAATTAACAACATTTTTTATAAATTATTTTAATATTATTTGTAATATTATTTATAATATTATTTATAATATTATTTTAATTAAATTATGATATTATTTAGTAATATCACATTCTTGAGGGTATGGAAACCATTTATTAAACTGGTTATTGTCCAAGAAGGTATCCGTAGAATCACTAGATACACTAATATTTGTTCCTGATAATTGACCATTGCATTCATTATTGTAGATTTTATTATTACTCGATCTAACTATTTTTGCTAAACTTTGCGCTATATCTGGATAAACGGAATAAAATACATTGGTATTTATATTTATTTCTTTACTATTTTCTATCCATACACCATTTGTAAAATATGACATTTTATTGTTTGCTATTTCAATATCAGAACAGCGCAAGCAATAAATACCAAAATTATCTGTTTGAATAAATTTATTATTTAATATTTTTCCTCTAATAATATCATTTGCTTCAATTGCATATATTTTAGAATCATAAATATAATTATAAGCAATCAATAAATAATATTTGCTAGCTACAAAAGGTCCATGTTCTAATTGGTTTGTTATTTTAATACCTGAATAATCGCATTCATAAATTCTATTATATTTTATTTGCAAATTATAACATGGCAAAGATACGTGAATTCCATTCGTTCCTGAATCATATAATAAATTACTAGTCATAAATGTATTTTTACACATATATATAGCTACTTTACCTCCTCTTATAACATTACCAGTAAATATACTACGATTTTGTAATGAAAATGATACACTATCACCTGACCAAGATGAATATACGACATTTTTTCTAAACACATTGCCATAATCTAAATTACTTGCATTATAAGCATCTAATGTTTCTTTACCTTCAGTTAAAAAACTAGGTCCAGCATAATATATAGTAAAATAATTATTGTTACCATAAAAATGGCAATTTTCTATTTTAGTCATATTTGCACTAGCAACACTTAATGCAATTTTACTAGGATGAGGAACATGTACGGATATATATTGAATTTGGACATCCATTACATTTTTTAACGACAAGCCATCTTTTGTTATATCTTTTTGAAAAATATGAACTTTACAACTTTCTTTACTTTCTCCTAATATTTTGATACCTGATTTCGTAATTTGTAAAACTGATTTTAGATAATAGTTTCCATCAGGAAAAATAAAATTGTTTATTTTAGGATTGGCAGTTAATAAATCATCAATATATGATTCGGGAACTACTCTAACGGTTTTGGGATCTGTTGGATCAACTAAGTATTTTGTAGACATTTAATATTATAACCATTATATTATATTTTATAAATTACGTGTTTTAAAAATGAAATTAAAAATTTAGAACAAATATATTTATTAATGTTGCAACTAATTTATCAATATTATATAAATAATGCTAACACAATTATTAAGAGAAAAACTTGAATTAATTAATATATTTAATGAAAAAATTAAAACATATAAAATCAATAAACATTTGGAAAAAACACATGTATGCTGATTTTATACATGGTAGTGATGATATTAAATTCGTAAATAAATTAAAATCAAAAATGTTTAAAAACGATAACTATGAAAAATATAATTATGATAATTTATTTAATAGAAAAAATAGACAATATAAAATTACAAAATATTTTGAAATATCAAATAAAAATATAAATGGAATTATATATGAGTATATAATACATATATTACAAATAATAATACCATGTTTTCTTGCATTAATTATTACGTATTCTTTAATATTAATCGGTATATATTTTATTGATCCTAGATTCAACTTGTTAGATTCAGTAAATGGTCTTTGTATAATAGTTCGTGATTTTTGGTATTTTTAATTGGTTGGTTCATTCTTAGTTTTAATTATTTTAATGATTATACTAAAAATTATGATACAGCAAAATAAATAAATATTATAATATACTAGATCATGTATTAGTGAGTAAATATTGCACCATTAAAGAACAATTATGTTAATTTTTTATTACAACTAGTTTTCTTTTTATTAAATAATTAAAAAAAATGAAAATAATATTTATTAACAAGATGTTTAATAATTATTAAAATAATACATCTATTAAATTAATATATCTAATAAGCTTTAACGTATATATAGTTAGTAATACTAATGAAATGTCTTTTATGGACATTTTATTATATGGTAATAATATTAAATTAGATGAATGTTCTGAGCCTAGAACATTTACTAACAAAAATATTAACAATGATAAATTTATTAAAATCGATAATTTTGTTCCCGTTTCGTATTTTTTAAAAAAGAATATACCTCTAGGTCCTTTTAATGCTAATAAAATATTTACTAGACCATATTATGATGTTAAAATAACTGAATTACCAAGTATTACTAATTTTGAATATGTAAATAAATTAAATGCCGAAGGTTATCATGTTTATAAATATTTTATCTAAAATTTCATGATCTCTGATTTTATATTGCTCCTTTATTTTTTGTCTTTCTTTTCCCTTATTTTTGTTACCTTTATTGTTATTTTTTTTATTTCGTTTTCTTGTTTTTCTTTATTGACCATAATTTTTAGGTCTATATACATATAAATTAAGATTTTATATTATTTGAGATTTATTAAAATTATAAAAAGTAATCATAACGGGTATATTAAAAATATGAATATTTGTTTAATAAAAAAGTAGTTAAGACAAAACAAAAACCTAAAATAAATATTAAAAGTAATCAAATAAGATCATGGATAGAGTAAGAATTAAAATATTTTGACAATAAAGATCATATTGTATATAATTTTGACGATGATAAAAAATATTCTTTGTCTTGATACACTAAAAATTCTTGATTACTTAAAATCGTGTATATCCTATCAAAGAAAATTATCGTCAAATAAATTATGTTAAAAGAGCAATTAAATAGATTTAATTAATAATAAAGATTACTTTTTTTATATTTAATTATAATTTTTATGTATTAATATTATATAATGAATAAAACTAAAAAATTAGAAAAATTATTAATGCTTAAATTATATTTAGAGCAAGGTAATGATATTAATATTGACGAAGTTACGTTAGCTAATTATATTTTCTTTATTAATAAAAAAATTAAAAAATACAAAAACATAGACCATGATAAAACATCAAAAAGTATAAACACATCACCTATATTAAATTATGGTGAGATCATGACGGAAAATGACGATGCCGATGAGGTCATAACTGAAAATTATGATACTGATGCAGAAAGACGAAGACAAGAAGAAGCAGAAAGACAGAAAAGAAGACGCGCTAGAGAAGAAGCTGATATACGAGCTAGAGAAGAAGCTAACAGACGAGCTAGAGAAGCAGAAGAAGCAGAAAGAATAGCTAGAGAAGAAGCTGATAGACGAGCTAGAGAAGAAGCTGATAGACGAGCTAGAGAAGCAGAAGAAGCAGAAAGAATAGCTAGAGAAGAAGCTGATAGACGAGCTAGAGAAGCAGAAGAAGCAGAAAGAATAGCTAGAGAAGAAGCGGAAAGACGAGCTAGAGAAGAAGCAGAAAGACGAGCTAGAGAAGAAGCTAATAGACGAGCTAGAGAAGCAGAAGAAGCAGAAAGAATAGCTAGAGAAGAAGCGGAAAGACGAGCTAGAGAAGAAGCTGATAGACGAGCTAGAGAAGAAGCTGATAGACGAGCTAGAGAAGCAGAAGAAGTAGAAAGAATAGCTAGAGAAGAAGCGGAAAGACGAGCTAGAGAAGAAGCAGAAAGACGAGCTAGTGAAGAAGCAGAAAGACGAGCTAGTGAAGAAGCAGAAAGACGAGCCAGTGAAGAAGCAGAAAGACGAGCTAGAGAAGCAGAAGAAGCGGAAAGACGAGCTAGAGAAGAAGCTGATAGACTAGCTAGAGAAGCAGAAGAAGCAGAAAGACGAGCTAGTGAAGAAGCAGAAAGACGAGCTAGTGAAGAAGCAGAAAGACGAGCTAGTGAAGAAGCAGAAAGACGAGCTAGTGAAAAAGCAGAAAGACTTAGACAAGCTAGAGAAGAAGATATAATTCATAATTATTGGAATATGAAATATAATATGCCAAACAAATTAAATAATTATGAAATTACTGCTTATAATAATACAAATGATAAAATAACAAGATTAATGAATATTTGTCATTGGGGAGCACCTAGCAGGGGGGACTCGCCAAAGACAATATATGTATTGCGTAATAAAAATAACGATAAATATATTTGTTCGGCAACATATTTTAATCATTCAGTTTTAAATATAAATAATGTTAAATATCAGGGAGAACTTGGTTATGTGTGCGTTGACAAGGATTATAGAAATAAAAGTTATATTGAATATTTATTAAATTATGTATTAGATAATTTAAATAATGACACATGGCTATGGACAGATAATGAAGCTATTTCGTCTTTTTATAGCACTTTTGGTTTTACTTATATTAGAAATCATTCGAATAATTATAATATTAAATATGGAAATCACTTTAATATGGTATATAAAAAACCTCATTTGATATTAACCGATGTAGCACCTAGAAAAAATAATAATATAAAGTATTATCAATTACCATGTTTTGACCAAAATGTTTATCGCCATTACAACGCATGTGGCATTTATAGCGTGGTTAATATTTTATACATGATGTATTGCATGAAATACGATATGCAATGGTATAATATTCAAAATATTAACGATAGAACTATATATTTTAACAATATTAATGCTTGCGCAAAATTAATGAATCACATGTGTAAAATGGACAATGTTGATTATATTAACAAGACACAATTTAGTATAAATAATAATAAAATCAAGTATTTCGACGGTTGTGTTGAATGGGCTGGTGTTTTAAATGTTCAAAGTTTATTAGAAGAACATGATTTAAGTTATCCTATTAATCATATACCTTTAAAAAATGTAGATAACAAAACGTATATAATGCCTATTGATTCCCTACCCGCCCCTCGTGAATACGAAGGATATAAAATATATAATAATATTGATGATTTAATAAATGTAATTATGGTATCTACCGATTGTTCTACAATTACTGATTTTTGCGCGGAACAATTGGGCAATTTCGTTCCATACCTTCTTGTCAAAAATATAAATAATGATGATTTAAATGAAATAATCATGAGAACTTCATTTAAAATTAAAAGAATTTTTAATTTAATATTAAATTTAAAAGAAAGGAAAAATTATATACTACCTTTGCATATTGATAATAGTCGTCGTGATATCGGTCATTGGTTTTCTTGCGTAATCTTAAAATTAAATAATGAATATCATGTATATTATGCAGATTCCATTACACCAACTAATATGTATAATATATACAAAATCACCAATTTTTTAATTGGTGTCAATATAAAAAATGTCGCAAAAATTATATTATCTATATTGCAAACTTATATAACAGATATAAAGTATAATAATGGTAATAATATAAAAATGCTAGAATATGTTAACGGATTAATAACCAGTTTAAAAAAAATATCGTTGATAGCACAAAATCAAGTATGATATTTTTATAATTTAATATTTTTTGTGTTATAAATAAATTAGTAAAATATAAATATTTTATTAATTGTAAATTATTTTTCCGAAAATATTTCAAAAATAATTTACAATTAGTAAAATATAAATATTTTATTAATTGTAAATTATTTTTCCGAAAATATTTCAAAAATATTTAATATTTGGATAATAATTGCATAATAAAAAAGTTTTTAAATTATAAAAATAAATATATATGAATTATATATATAAATATGGATAATTTAAAAGATAATAAAAATACAAGTGATGATATAGATGAATTAATTAAATATATGAAAATTGAATATTCATATCCTAGTGTAAATGAACCAAATTTTCAAGAAAAAATTTATAGAAAACGAGAATTTTATGGTAATAAATATCCTGAAAGAGATAACGTAGAAAATTATGAAAATGTCAAAGAATATCGTAATAAAATTTGTGCCAGAAAGTTTGCATTATATGAGCATCAAGCATTATTAAGTAATTTCATAAACATGGAAACGCCGTATCGAGGTTTATTGGTTGTTCACGGAACAGGAACAGGCAAGACCGGAGCAGGTATAGCTATTGCAGAAATGTTTGTAGATTTAGTAGAAAAATATGGTAATAAGATATTAGTTCTAGTTCCAGGAACCTTAATTAAAGAAAAATGGAAGAATGATCTCATTAAATTAACAGGAAATAAATATTTAAGTGAAGCAGATAAATTATTAGTAAATGAAGCCGATAAAACTAGAGCATATAAAAATGCTTTAAATACGGCATTACAATATTATAAATTTATGACACATAGAACATTTTATAGGAAAGTAACAGGTGAAAAAAGTACAGAAACAGTAAAAACCGATGATGGTAAAGTTAAAAAAGTATATAGAAAAGATCAAGAAGGTGAATTCGTTAGAGAATTTTCAGTTGATAGAATATTACAATTAAACAATACAATTATTATAGTAGATGAAGCTCATAGATTAACCGGAAATCAATATGGTGATGCTTTATCTAGTATAATAAAAAAATCAATTAATTTAAAAATAGTCTTATTAACAGCTACCCCTATGAAAAATTTAGCAGATGATATAGTCGAATTATTAAATTTTATTAGACCTCAAGATGATTTAGTAAAAAGAGAAAAGATTTTTACAGGAGACAAAAATCATACTATGGCTTTGAGACCCGGTGGTTTAGAATATTTGAAAAAAAAAGCGCAAGGATATGTATCATATTTACGTGGTGCAGATCCATTAATTTTTGCTAAAAGAGTAGAAGTAGGTGAGAAACCTAAGGAATTATTATTTACAAAAGTAACGAGATGTATAATGTCATCTTTTCAAAATGACGCTTATACTAAAATTGTAGAAATGGCTAGTGATGCTTTAGATAAAAAATCGGAATCAGTTGCAAATTTTGCTTTCCCAGCTTTATCAGAAAATAAAAAAAGTTTAACATCAGTATCAGGACCTGAAGGTATTGGTATTTTAAAACAACAATTAAAATTACATTCAGAATTATTAAATAAAAAAATAGCGGAATTATTAGGTGTTGAAAATAATGTTAATGAAGAATTTATTACTTATTCTGATGTTTCTAAAACAATTACAGGATCTATTATGAAATTAAAATATTTAAGAAATTTTTCAAGTAAATTTCATGATGCATTAACAAACATTAATAAATTAGTATCAGGTCAAAAAGGACCTAGAACTTGTTTTGTTTATTCCAATTTAGTGAAAGTAGGTATAGAATTATTTAAAGAAGTATTATTACAAAATGGCTATTTAGAATATGAAGAAAATTATTCTAATTATAAAATAACTGACGAAACACTATGTTATTATTGTGGAAACAGTTTATTACATCATAAACAAAATAAAAATATAACTGATCATGAATTTTATCCAAGTACATTTATATCTTTTACAGGTAAAAATCCTGAAGATACTGTAGATATTATAGCTCAAGACAAACAACGAATATTAAATTCAGTTTTTAATAATGTTAAAAATAAAAATGGTAAATATATTAAATTAGTTTTAGGATCAAAAGTAATGACTGAAGGTATTGATTTTGCAAATATAGCAGAAGTTCATATTTTAGATGTGTATTATAATTTTGGTACGGTAGATCAAGTTATAGGTAGGGCAATAAGAAATTGTTCACATATGAATATGATTAATGATAGTTATAAATATCCTGAGGTTCATGTTTATAAATATGTTGTAGCATTAGAAAAAGAACTATCTAGTGAAGAAAAATTATATCAAAAAGCAGAACAAAAATATTTATTAATAAAACAAGTAGAGAGAGGTATTAAAGAAGCCGCTATAGATTGTCCTTTAAATAGAAATGGTAATATATTCCCCGAGGAATTAAAAGAATATAAAGATTGTGTTAGTCCAGGACAACCAAACCCAAATAATAAAGTAATATGTCCTCAAATATGTGATTTTACTGATTGTAATTATTTATGTATGGATCCATTGTTAAATTCAAAATATTATAATAAAGAAAAGAATATTTATAATAATTTATTACCTAACGATATCGATTTAACGACTTTTAATAAAAATATGTCAAAGAACGAAATAAATAATGCAATTGAAAAAATTAAAGAAATGTTCAAAATATCTTATATGTATAAAATAGAAGAAATTATTGAATATGTAAAAGATACATATGCTAAAGATAAAAAAACATTATTTGATGATTTTTTCGTATTAAAAGCATTAGAACAATTAATACCTGTTTCTGAAAACGATTTTAATAACTTTAAAAATGTAATTCACGATAAACTTAATAATCCGGGATATTTAATTTATATTGGTGGTTATTATATTTTTCAACCATTCAATCAACCAGAAAATATTACTATGTATTATAGAACTAATATTCATAAAGATTTTGTATCAGGTTTAACATTATATGATTATATTAATAATGTTGATAAATTTGCAAATATTAGAAATTTAATTGTCGGTGAAAGTAGTATTGAAACTGAAAATATTAGTGTTGCAGATGCTAAATCATATAATTTTAATGATGTTTTTGAATATTATGATAATCGCGAGGAATTTGATATAGTAGGTGTTATTGACAAAGAAATGTCCAAGAGAAAAGGTAAAAATGAATTAATGTTAGCTAATAAAGATGTTTTCAAAATACGAGAGAAAAGGGACAAAACAACCGAGAAAAAACGTGGTGTTGGTATTCCAAATTTATTTGGTGCTGTTTGTATAACGGCAAAAGATAAAAATTATTTAAAAAATATATCTAAAAAATTAGGTATTAGTGACGGAAGTAAAGTTACTAGGAATTTATTATGTTCTAATATTGAAAATAAATTATTATTTATGGAAAAATACTCAACTACTAAAGCTAAAAATAAATTCACTTATATGATGATACCAAAAGATCATCCGGTTTATAAATTCCCTTATAATTTAGAAGATAGAGTAGATTATTATAAACAACAATTATTAGAAAATGTTCATAAAAAATTACATATCGAAGTTAAAACTAATAATATTAAAGTAGATAATATACCTGTTAATACTTATACTATGATTATTAATGATAATGAAGAACTCGCAAAACATCATGATTATTTAAAAGAAAATTTTAATGCCGTTAAAAAAGATAAAAAATGGATTATTGAAATTAATTAATAAAAAAAAAGATTTTAAAACAATAATTATTATTTGAAATAAAAAATATTAAAATTTTTTTTATATCTTAAACAATTGTTGTAATATTTTCATATTGGATAATGTACTTTGTTGCATCAAATATTCGTAATAATATTTTAGTTAATTCTGTATGATTAAAAATATTTTTGTTTTCTGTACATAATAAATATAATTTATATCTTTCTTCATTAAATAATGATATGCGAGTTTGAACAATATTTTTCCTAACGAATTTTTTGATATCTTTGCCCCAATCTTTCCCCGCAATATTCTTTCGCAATTTTACTTCTGAATAAATTTGACCATACGTTTCACGACCTAAACCATAATCACTTAACTTTTTGAAATATTGTGCTTGTTTTATAATAACATTAATTTCATTAGTATTTGGCCAAGTATAAAAATGATGTTTTATATTATCAATAATACAATCGATTAAGCCCATAATAATGCAATTTTTATTATTACACGTTTGTCGTTCGTGACACAGAATTATATCAGAAACCATACGTATTTTTATTAATATATTTTTTATTGTTTCTTTTTTATTGTTTTTATAATCAAAGTATAATTTTAAAAGTTCATGATTAAAACGCTGAATTCTGGTAGATAAAATTTTGTTTCCATTATGACAAATCTTATTAAAATCATATTTGTCATAATTATTTAATTCCATATCATAATCATTTTCTTTATTATTATCATATATTTGTTTCAAAGTTGTTGCTTGTTCCAAAGCTTCACTTAAAGTATCAATAGGTTCATATTTATCAAAGAATGATAACAAATCCATAGGATAATCATTATCTAAATGACAATTTTGTTGTAGTTCAATCATTTTGTTTGTAGTATTTTGTATATATCTTAAAGATTCACTATAAAAAAATAATTTCAATTTTATTAAAAAAAATGAAAAAAAAATTATAAAGTTGGTAGAATAATAATTAATAATTAATAATAATAATAGTTAATAATATGTTTAAAATCGTTCCTACTAATAACACTGGTATTCATACTAGATTTGGTAAATTCAAGTCTATTAAATCTCCTGGTTTAAATTTTAAAATACCTTATGTTGATAAAATACATTTGGTATCAAATAAAATACATCAATCATCATTTAATTTTCATGTTCCTGCTAAGGATGGTTCTTTATGGATTAATATAGCTATACAGACTCGTATTAAACCCAAATTATCTGAAAAAGCATTTTATACTTTAGATGATCCTAAAGAACAATTAAAATCATTAGTAGAAAGTGAAATTAGAAATAGTATTCCTAAAAAAACTATTTTAGAAGTATTAACATCACAACAAGATATCCATGATTAATGAACATGTTGGTAAAGAAATTCTTAATTATGGTTATGAAATTAATAATGTTCTTGTTACTGATATACAATTACCAACAGAAATTGCCAATGCTATTAATAAAGTTAATGCTTCACAAAAAAATAAAGCTGCTATTAATGATTCTGAAGCTAATTTTATTTTGGATATGTTAAAAAAGCTGAGGCTGAAAGAAAGAAAACATTACAAGGTGAAGGTATGTCCTTACAAAGATTAGCTATTTTGTCTGGTTATGAAGAAAGTATAAATAAAATGTCAAAAGAATTTAATATTGAACCTAATAAAATATTAGATTTTGTTTTAACAATACAACATTTAGATACTATTAATACTATTGGATCAACGAATAATAGCAAAATTATTTTCCTAAATCATGAACCTATTAATCGTATGTCTTCAATATTAAATAATAGTCATGTTGAAAATAATAATACTAATAATAATAATAATTTGAATAATGATAATTTGAATAATTATATCGTTGATGATATTAATAATAAAAAAGAGTAATAATGATAATTTGAATAATTATAGATAATTTAAATAAAAAGAATAAAACAAGAATAAAATAAATTAAATATTTTTTATTAAGAAATAAAAATGAATTTAAAAACATATATAATAAAATATTTATTCATATAATATATAAATAAATATGAATATAACAAGTCCATATATTTCTACAGTTTTATATTTTTCAGTAATGTTAAAGCCTGATCAAATGAATGAAAATATTTATAATAATTTAAAAGAAAATATAATAACTCAATATAAATCAAAATGTTATAAAAATTATGGTTATATAATTGATATAATAAAAATAATTGACAAGAGTGATGGAACATGTGATATCAATAATACAGAAAGTGGGGCGAATTTTAATATTATGGCATCAGTTATATTATGTAAACCATTAAATGATACTTTTATATTGTGTCAATTAGAAAATATTACTAAAGTTTTAATAATGGCAAAAAATGGTCCTATTAATGTTATTATAATACCTGACCGCATGCATAATAATTTTATTTTTCAAGGTAATGAATTAAAATATAAATATAATGATAAACAATATAAACCTGTTGTTAAAGATGATATCGTAAAAATAAAAGTAGAACAAACAAAAATTGTAAATAATGCTGAAAATATTACCATTATGGGATATTTATATGATATGGCAACTGAAAATGAAATACAAATGTTTTATGATGAATATTATAAAGCTACTAACTTTTTAAAGTTAGTAAAATAAATGTATTAAATCATTAATTATAATTATTTTTTTATCATTTTATTTTTACTCGTAATTATTTTTTATTATTAATTATTATTATTACTCGTAACTACTTTTATTTTTACTTGTGATTATTTTATTTTTAATTGTAATTATTTTTACTTATAATTATTTTTACTCGTAATTACTTTTATTTTTACTTGTAATTATTTTTTATTATTGATTATAATTAATAATATTATTATATTTTTTTATTATTAATTATTATATTTTTGTTAATTTACTAATAATTTATATTTAAATATTTAATAACTATTACAATTATTAGAACTTGAATGAGTTTTTTTGACAATGGAAAAAATTATAAAAAAACATCATATAATAATTTAAATTACTATAAAAATATGCACTGTAATAATTGTGGTATAAAAGGTCATTTGTCTAGGAATTGTAATAAACCAATTACGAGTTATGGAATTATTTTAATTAATATTAAAACTTTAAACAATAATAAAAAAATGCAAATATATGATATTTTAAATGGTCCATATACTTTAAATGGTTCTAATAATATACAAATAAATTCTCAAGAAACATTAAAATTATTTTGTGAATTAAAAAACTGTATAAATTTTTTAATGATATCAAGAAAACATTCAATTGGTTATACTGATTTTTTGAGAGGTAGATATAAGAGTGATGATATTAATGGTATTTGTTCATTATTTAGACAAATGTTAGATTCAGAAAAACAAAAATTAAATACTTTGACATTTAAAGAATTATGGGATGATATGTGGAGTTATGATACTGAGCAAGCCGTGAATTCTAATCGTGTTTATAAAAATGATTATATTAATGCACAAAAAAAATTTGAGAAAATAAAAAATAGTACGGAAGAAGGTATATTACCATTAAGTTTTTATATTAATTCTGAAAAAACAATTTATACTTACCAAGAATGGGGATTTCCTAAAGGGAAAAAAAATTATAGAGAATCAGATTTAGATTGCGCTTTAAGAGAATTTACTGAAGAAACAGGATTAGAAAAAGAAGATATTACTATATTTGATAAAATAATGCCAATAGAAGAAGTATTTTTAGGAACTGATGGAATAATATACAAGTATATATATTATGTTGCAATGTATAATAAAGAAACAATAGATTTTAATTTAGATAAAATAAATGAACAAGGAGAAATAGGAGATATTAATTGGTTTTCTTGTGAAATGGCTGCAAAATTAATACGAGAACATCACGTAGCCCGTATTCATATATTAACAAGTATTTATACACATTTTTTAAATTTATTGGTAAATAATAATAACATAATTAATATTTTTGCTATTGATGAAATTATGAATACTGAAAATAATGATAATAATGATAATAATAATAATGTTATTGATAATAATAATGATGTTAATAATAATGATAATGTTAATGTTATTGATAATAATAATAATAATATTATTGACAACAATGATATTATTGATAATAATGATAATAATTATAAAAACTGCTAATTATTAAAACAAATTAGTTATAATATTAACCTCTTAAAAGATTAAAATAATTTTAAATAAATTTGTCATCTTGTTTTATTAATTATTTGTTTTTGATAATTACCAAAATCTAGATAAAACATTATAAAAAATCATAGAAAGAAAATATCCTCATCAACATCACAATTTTTTATTTCTTTATTGCCACTAGCTAAATAATCAACACCATCATCATCATCATCGTCATATTCTATTTCCAATTTTTTTTCAACTGTCGTATCTGTTATAGTATTTACATAATCGGATTCTTTTTTAATTAAATGTTGATCATCTTCTATATTATCTGTATCATTATTAATAAAATCTAAATGACCATTCATTCTTAAGGAATTTATTTGATTTTCATCATATTTTAATAATGCTGCACATAACATGTCATCATTTCCAATTGTGTTTAATTCACATAACATTATATCACCAACATTAAACCATACACGCTTATAAAATGATCCCGGTATTCTACAACTTCTTTCTTTACCATCGGAACATTTAACTTGTAATCTTTTGCCACCAACTTTTTTAATAACTTGGGCATATAATTGTTTAATATCTGCTTTATTATCTGCTAATATTAGTTTTTCTACTTCTTTTTTATCATAATTTGATACGCGTTTTTGTTTTTTATGTTTATTACCTCCTGAAGTATTTTTGACCATTATAATTAATATATTTGTATATGTATAAAATAATATAATACGCGATTGATTTAAAATATCATTTTTTTTTCATTATATACCTAAAAAACTTGACTTTTTATTTGTTCTTGGCTTTGGATCTGCATTTGTTGTATCTTGAGATTTTCTAGTGTATTTTCTTTTTGGTTTTTCTTGAATTTTGGTGTCTTCTATTTTTTCTTGATTTTTTGTTTCTTTTACTATTTCTTCAACTTTTGTATTTTTTCTAGGTTTTCTAACTTTTTTGTCTACTATTTGTTTAAGTTCTTCTATTGTTTCTTCTTTTGTTTCTTCTACTATTTCTTCAACTTTTGTATTTTTTCTAGGTTTTTTAACTTTTTTGTCTACTATTTGTTTAATTTCTTCTATTGTTTCTTCTTTTGTTTCTTCCTTAGCTGCTTCATTAGTTTCTGTTTCCTTAGTTGCTTCATTAGTTTCTGTTTCCTTAGTTGCTTCATTAGTTTCTGTTTCCTTAGTTGCTTCATTAGTTTCTGTTTCTTTAATTTTTGTTTTGTTTTCTTCTTTAATAGAAGTAATATTATCGTTATCATTATTTTTAGTTTTTTTTTCTGGCATAATAATTGTTTTTAATGGATAACCTTTATCATCTATAAAACGATTAAATTTGGTAATAATATCAAAGTGATTTTCGATATTATATTTAATTGTATTTTTAGCAAATTCTTTTCTTTTTTCATGTGATGTTTCAGATAATCTAATATGAGATAGACCATGATCTTCTTGATTATCTGATGACATTATACTTTGGAATGCTATAACCAATGTTTTAATATTCCATGCGGGAATGTATTCGTTTTGATGATAGGATGTTGCCGTAACACAAATATTTTTATTAATATTAAATCTACCTGATGGCGTTAGCATTCTAATACTACCCGCTTTAAAAGGATATCCATCATCTAAAATAATTATACCTAAATAATAACCTCCTTCATAATCACAATTTTTAAAATTTGTTAACAAGAAGTACCATTTATTTAAATCGTCAGGATCAGGATAAGCATCCATAAAGTCTTCAGGATTATTATGTAGCATTTTCATATCATTTAATCTTCTTCTCAAAAATAAAGCTGACATTATTATTATATATAGTATTAATATATATAAGACCATTGTATTTATTAATTTGTTAAAAATTCATTTTTTTTTTATAAAAGTATAAATAATCGATAATTAAATTAATTTAGTCCTTTAATATACTTGGAATACCTTTTCAAACTTTCGGTATTTTCAGTTTCTATTAAATCATCACTATCATTAAATTCGGCTTCTTCGTCATTATTTAATAAACCTACTGCTTCATAATAATTATAAGTAAAATTTTTATAAATTGGTAATATTGACATTTTTATTATATCACTCATATTTTTACCTTGTTTACATAAATCAGAAAATAATTTATCGGCACACATATTGGCATACAAAATAGAAAACCAATCGTAATCATCAATGAAATATTCTAACAAATCTGGATAAATTGTTCCGTTGTTTATTTCCATTTCTTGATTTTTGTTAATTATTTTGTTTATAAAATAATTGTTTAATTGTGTAAAAATAATTATTAAATCTTTCTTTTTTTGTTCTTCTTTTTTATTTTTATCTTCTATGATTGATGCTATTTTATTTATAAAATCCGGCGTATAAATTATGATATCATAAATAGTTAAAGCACAATATCTCAAATCAATAATATTATTTGTTATTAATTTATTTTTTTTGATATTATTAACCATATCTTTTTTCTCGTTTATTAATGCCATTATTATACGGCTATCCCAACATACATAATCCATCAATTTTGTTATTAATTCTAAATTGTCTTTTGATACATTGCTACCGCTTAATATTTCATATTTATTTTTGTTTAAACATGTATGAATAGCATAAAATATATTTTTAAATATAATTGAAATACTATTATAACTACTTGTTTTTCTATTAGACATAGTAATCACAATATAGGGCAATAACGTAGCATTTTCATATTTGGCCCAAGAGTTTAATATATAACATTCACTTAACATATTATCTAATTCTATTATACTAATTTTTCCTATTTTTGTATTATTTTGAAATATCTCGTAATCATTATTATAAATATCATTTATTTTCTTTTTTTTTATTAATACAAAATTTATCATAAACAAATTTTCAAATATTTCTAATATTGCTTGTAATTTTAAACTATATTTATTATTATATTCATTTAATTTATTACAATAAAAATCTATATCCCAAGTTCCTATTTTTGTTTTTTTTTCTTTTTGGACTATATTTATAAAATCTTGACATTTTATTAAATTAAAATAATTAGTTAAAAATTCTAACATTGTTTTAATATTCATACTATTTAGTGTAGTATTTCTATATTTAAATTCTGTATAATTATTAAAACCTAATTTTTTAGAATATTCATTTCTACAAATTATTAATTTTGATAAATTTATTATTTTATTATAAAATCTCACTGAATTATATAATTCTATTTTTTTCCTTTCTGCTTCATTTTCCGAACATTTCATCAATATTTTATAAGTATCCATTTCTATTTTTTCACTAGAATTATCAATATATAATTCACTTTCCAATTTATTTAATACTTTTTTTATTTGTGATATTTGTTGATTTTCAATACCTGATATAATGTATCTGTCAAAAATTCTTTCGCAAAATTTGATATCATCACGGTCCATATTCGATTTATGTAATTTGTAAAATTTTATTAATTGTTTATATATATCTTTATCATTATCAATATTATTTACATGTTGGTTAATTTTTAAAATAGTAGTTTTAAAAATATCTTTTTTAATAGTATTTAACAATATTAATAAATTATAAATATATGAATATCTTGAACATTCATCCGAAATAAGAGATAAAATTTGTTTATCTTTATTAAAATTATTAGTAAAATTAAAATCTTTTACTAAATTATAAGTTTTTATTGAATTTGTAATATAATTATCTACTAATTCTGGTATATTATTAACATTATGCCAATAATTAAACATTATATAATGTTATAAATAATAATAATAATAGTATTTATACACATGATTTTTTATTAAAATCATAAATAATTATGTTATTTTAAAAATATCATTTTAATATTATTAAAAAAAAATGAAATTAAAATTAATAATAATATATAATTATCATTATCATAATAAAATTATCATAATAATTATAATAACATTAATAATATATGCACGATTTTGAATATAAATATATTTTCGATAACAAATACGAAACTATTCAAGAGACATTTCAAGACGTTTCTATAATTTGTAAAATTTATGAAAATAATGTCGCTGAATTATATGAGATATTATATAATAATAACCCTGAACAATTTTGCGTATGTATTAGATCTATTGCTGAAAAATTATATGATAATGGTTGTAAAGAAATAATACAATTATTATACAAAGATGATTATGAAACAATTAAAGATAAAACTACATGGAAAATTATAGATAGGCATGATTGCGAATTTCAAGATTGTATTTATAACAAGACCGTAATAGTATCTTGTAATATTACTGAATTTATAGATAATATAGCTTATGCCATGGATTTAGTATAAAAAAAAATGATATTTTTTATTATTACTATGAATTTTATATATAATTATACATAAATACATACAATAAATAACTATATAATGGAAAATATATTAACAAAAGACGGTAAAAATTTATGGGAAACTTGGGAAACTTGTGAATATTCTGAAAAATTTACGAGTTCTTATTTTGATGAAGATCAAGATTCAAATAAAGAATCAAATAAAGAATCAAATAAAGAATCAAATAAAGAATCAAACAAAGAATTGGACAAAGAATTGGACAAAGAATTAGAAAATAAACAAGATGAAGATGTTAAATTAATTGATGAATTTGAAAATATGAATTTATCAAATGATTTATTACATGGAATAATATCTTATGGTTTTGAAAAGCCATCATTTGTCCAAGCATATGCTATTCAATTATTTAATTTAAATCGTGATTTAGTAATACAATCTCAATCAGGAACTGGTAAAACAGGGACATTTATAATTGGTTCGTTAAACAAAATAGATGTTAATGTTAATGGTTGTCAAGTATTAATTATTTTACCTACTAGAGAATTAGCTAGACAAGTAATGTTAGTATGTCAAGATTTAGCGTGTTATATGAAAGTCAAGGTTTTATTATGTGTTAAAGAAGATAGACATGTTAATTATAATGAAATTAAAAATATTATTAACAGAAATCCATGTGTAATAATTGGAACACCTGGTAAAATTCATCATTATATGGAAAAAAAAATAATAAGATCTGATAATATGAAATGTTTAATAATGGATGAAGCTGATGAATTATTAAAGGATATATTTTTAGATAATATACAATATATAGTTCGTTCTAGTGGAAAAATTAATATATGTTTATTTTCTGCTACCATGCCCGAACAATTTTTAAATATGACAAAACAATTTATGTTAAACCCAATTATAAAAACTTTAAAACCTGAAGAAGTGACATTAGATGGCATAAAACAATATTATATTGTCATAGGTAATTACAATGAAAAATTATTGATCTTAAAAGAATTATATAATAAAATATCAATTAACCAAGCAATAATTTATGTAAATTCTAAAAAAAAAGCTAATGAATTAAAAGCTGCATTAATAAATGATGGTTTTACTATTTCAGTTATTCATGGAGGTTTATCTACTGAAGATAGGAATAATATCATGTCAGAATTTAAAACGGGAAAAACAAGAATATTAATATCTACTGACTTATTATCTAGAGGTATTGATATTCAACAAATTTCATTAGTTATCAATTATGAATTACCTGATATATCACAAATGTCATCTTATATTCATAGAATTGGTAGAAGTGGTAGATTTGGTAGAAAAGGAACGGCAATTAATATTGTTCATGTCAAAGAAACATATAAAATAAATACTATACAAAATATGTATCATACTATCATTAATGAATTACCAATGAATTTTACTATTTAAATATCATTATTTATAGTTAATGTTTGTTGTCTATTATACCATATATAATTATATATGAACAACCAAGATACCAATAAAGCTACAACAAATATTGTTGCTGATTTGTTTAATTTATCAGTATTCAATATTACTAAAAATATAACAAGTATTAATAATATATTTTTTAATTTTTTAACACGATTAGATTTAGTTCTCATATATAATAATAAAGTATATTTTATTTATAGTTTTATTTGTTTTATTATTTTATTATAATTTATTTTATTATTTTTTATTATTGTTTAATTATTTTTATTATTGTTTTATTATTTTTTATTATTGTTTTATTATTTTTTTATTATTGTTTTATTATTTTTTTATTATTGTTTTATAATATCTGAATTTTTTACGAAAACGCCAATTAATATACCATTTTGTATTAATTCTGTAAATACTTCGGTAATTAATTTTAATACGTCAATGTAAGGTATTGGTATTTGAACTATTGATAGTATTATATCAATTATTGACATAAATACAACGATAAAAATTAATATCCAAGACCATACACTTTTAACGCCGCTTAAATATAAAATACTGACCGTTATAATAATATTTTGTATAGCCTCAGTAATTAATTCTATTCCTAAATCTGCAATTCCTGCGGGAACACCTGCTACACCTACAGTTGCCGCATCTGCTGCAACTTCTACACTAGATGCACCAAGATCAGTTATAGATATTAAAATTGATGTAATTATTGTTATTATAAATATTATATTTTGTGTTTCCATATATAATTAATGTATATAATAATAAATATTAATTTGTATATAAAATAATTACACAATTACTTAATCCCGTATCAGATACTAAACCAATTGCATCACCCCTTTGAAAGTATTCTGTTTGAGGACCGCTTATCCATTCTACTTTAAATGAGGCCGTTGGATAATTTTGGAATAAACCTGTAGCATTATTAGGCGTCCTATATACAATATTATTTGTAGGTATTAATAATGTCTCACCCAATTTAATATTTATACATGATGGATTTGGCATTGTAATATTTGATGACGTAGCCGAAAATCTAATAGTAGCCATAACACCCGTACTACCACTATTAGTTACACCTGATGTATATGATCCATAGCGTAAATTCATTACATAGATATTAACTGTTCCTAAACTAACACTTGCATTATTTGATAATTGTAAAGAAAAACCATACAATAAACCTCCAAATATAGGGAAAATAGGAACTTCATTTGTTTGTTTATTTATACCTATTAAACTTTGGAAACCTGCTGAATCACCAGAAAAATAATATTGTAAAATACCATTTATAGGTCCTGTAGGTCCTGTTAAACCAATTGAACCTGTAGGTCCTTGTTGCCCTGTTGCACCTGTAGGTCCTCGTTGCCCTGTCGGTCCAGTTATTCCTTGACCTGTAGCTCCTGTTTCCCCTTTTTGACCAGTAGGACCTGTAGAACCTGTATCACCTTTTTGTCCAGTAGGACCAGTAGCACCATTATCACCTTTAGGACCTGTAGGACCTGTAGCACCTGTATCGCCTTTATCACCTTTAGGACCTGTAGATCCAGTATCACCTTTAGGACCTGTAGATCCAGTATCACCTTTAGGACCAGTAGAACCTGTATCACCTTTAGGACCTGTAGATCCAGTATCACCTTTAGGACCAGTAGAACCTGTATCACCTTTAGGACCTGTAGATCCAGTATCACCTTTAGGACCAGTAGAACCTGTATCACCTTTAGGACCAGTAGAACCTGTATCACCTTTAGGACCAGTAGAACCTGTATCACCTTTAGGACCAGTAGAACCTGTATCACCTTTAGGACCAGTAGAACCTGTATCACCTTTAGGACCAGTAGAACCTGTATCACCTTTAGGACCAGTAGAACCTGTATCACCTTTAGGACCAGTAGAACCTGTATCACCTTTAGGACCAGTAGAACCTGTATCACCTTTAGGTCCAGTAGAACCTGTATCACCTTTAGCACCAGTAGAACCAGTATCACCTTTAGGTCCAATAGATCCAGTATCACCTTTAGGACCAGTAGAACCTGTATCACCTTTAGGACCAGTAGAACCTGTATCACCTTTAGGACCAGTAGATCCTGTATCACCTTTAGGTCCAATAGATCCAGTATCACCTTTAGGACCAGTAGAACCTGTATCACCTTTAGGACCAGTAGAACCTGTATCACCTTTAGGACCAGTAGAACCTGTATCACCTTTAGGACCAGTAGAACCTGTATCACCTTTAGGACCAGTAGAACCTGTATCACCTTTAGGTCCTATAGATCCAGTATCACCTTTAGGTCCAGTAGAACCTGTATCACCTTTAGGACCGGTAGAGCCAATATCACCTTTAGGACCGGTAGAGCCAATATCACCTTTAGGACCAGTAGAACCTACATCACCTTTAGGACCTGTAGGACCTGTAATTCCTGTATTTAGTCCTGTTGGACCTGTTGGTCCTGTAATTCCTGTATTTGGCCCTGTAGGTCCTATTGGTCCTGTTGGTCCTGTTAAGCCAGAACATGTACAATGTATTTTGTCTTTGCAAATAAAACAACAATTAATACATAAATATATATTACCTGATAATAAATCTAAATAATAATTATATTCGCAATTTCCTAAAACAATAACATTATTATTTACGACACGATATATTTTCATACTGCAAATATCATAAAAATCATATTCACAAGGCGATTGAATATATATAATTTTATTATCTTCAAATTTAACAACAATACCAGAATTTATTATTAAATAATAATCATATTTATGACATTTTATATCGCATATATTTTTTACTGCCAAACCTTTATAATAAATATTTAAATAATTCAAACAAGAACAATTATTTTTTTTGTTACATTTTATTGTTTGACTTGATTCATCACACGAACCAGGATAATTAGTCTCAATTTCGTTACAACCTATTTCACCATTACATATTTCGTTACATATATTATCATTACATTCTGTAATACTTTCTGTAGTTGTATCATTATCACAATTTATATAAATATTATTTTCAACGCGACAATTTTGGTATTCTGAACTATCATTACAATTATTATTTTTTTTACATTTATTGCAATTATTTTTATTACAATTGCAATTATTTTTTTTGCAATCATTTTTTTTATATTTTTTCCATTTATTATTAACATATATATAATTATTTTTTCCATCAGTAATTTTTGTATTATGAGTCAGAACATATAATTGTATGTTATTATTGTTAATTTTGTATATTTGTTCTTCTAATATGTCCATAAAATAATACGAATTCGGAGCATTTATTTGAGACCAATTATCATTTGTTGCTTTATGTAATTTTAATGTAAAATAGTCTAATAAATACAAATTTTTTGCATGGTATAAAGTTTTATATTCTATATTATTATTTTTTTTGATAAAACCTTTATAATCTAGTGATATTTTTTTTAAATGTTCCATATATAAAATAATCTATATAAAAAATTTATTTTATGAGTTATAATTATAAATTTAACAATGATCAAAATAAAAAAATCGCCCTTGTTATTAACTTTGTATAATGGAATATATGCCTTAATTATTTTAGTCTATATTTTTGTTTCATGTATGGTCTTATTATATAATTCTTTTTATAATGAACAATTTGATAAAAAAACTGGCGATGGTACTAGTAATGGAACTAGTAATGAAACTAATGATGAAACTAGTAATGGAACAAATAAACAGAATTATATTTATGGTAATAACAAGAAATTAATTATTATGTTTATAATAAATTTTATAGTTGGTTTATCTTTAGTAATTAAAGGAATTATATTTATGAAAGCTCAATGTTCAGAAAGAGAATATTATAGAAAGTTAAAGGAATGTATTGATTTTTAGTTTTATTAGGTATTTATAAAAATATTTATAATATAATATAACATGAAAACAAATAGATATATTTATTTGAGTTTATTAGAATTATTTGTATTATTAATAACATTGCCATTAATAATATATTTAATATATTTATCATTCATTACGAATGATTTTTATAAATTTATAATTGATTTATTAGACATTACCATAAGAATTATATTACCATCAATCATGATAATTTTTATATTTTTACTATTACAATATAATAATAATTTTAATTATAATCAATTTAAACAATGTTGTGACGAAATATAATAATAATATTTATTTTTTAAAAGAACAAGATAAAAAATAAATTCATAAAAATGATTTAGAGAAATTTATTTAAAATAATCTTCCAAACTAATACGACCTTCATTATTAGGAATTGTATCAAAGAATGAACCATAAAAAGTTGGAAAATGACAAGTTTCAACTTCGATATTTTGATCACATTCTTCTAACGCCAAAAGAAAAGCATCAGCCATTTTACCGGGAATGGTATTGAAATCACCACATGCATATGCACTAGGATATTTTTCTAGCAAAACAATGAGGTTCTTTAAGGCCAAATAAGTTTTTGATTCCCTATTGGATCCATTAAAATCAATTGGAAAATGAGTGAACCAAAAATATTTTCCTTCCAAAACAACACCAACACATGCACAACCGTTTTGATCATTAGGTAAAATGTTTTCTACCTTGAATTCAATTTTTTCATTTTCAAAACCCAAAGTAAAAAAACCTAAACCAAAAGCCATTGGATGAGGATTATTTGTAAAAGTGTCTTGATAAACGAGACCGGGAATATTATCGCAAATAATATTACGCATTTGCGACCATTCAACAACTTGAGAACTTTCTTGAATAGTTTTTCCATTAAATGAGGATCTTCCAACTTCATTAATACACAAAAGAATTTGTGAATTCTGATCATCTAAATCTGCAATTATTACTTTAATAAGATTACAGATATTAATTACACGTTGGTAAAATGGAAAGCCATTCATATTCGCCCTAACTGAATTATCAGAGGAAATATGGATCGAGAAAGTTTTTTTACCATTTAATTCAGAGGTAATGACAAAAGGCAAATGGTCAGTAGTTGAGTATTGTTCCTCAAGAACATTTTTGACAATGTTTTTGATGGATTTTTTACCAAATTTTCTACCTTTTAAATCGTAAAATTGAACGGACAATTTATTTCCTTCAGGAAATAAAACATGATCTAAATATGACGCGGGAGAAACTGCAGTACCAGGAACAACACACAGGTAAGAAGAAAGTTTAGAGACAAGTTCAAGTTTAGAGACAAGTTCAAGTTTAGAGACAAGTTCAAGTTTAGAGACAAGTTCAAGTTTAGAGACAAGTTCAAGTTTAGAGACAAGTTCAAGTTTAGAGACAAGTTCAGAGGTATTAAAATTAGACATTATTGTTTTTGTAGTTATTATTAAATGTTCTATCTAAAGGATCCACTTAAAATATAAATTTTCATTTTTTTTTCCATTGACCATAACATAAATGTATTAACTACAAGATAAACTAATCAAATAAAATAAGTATTTAAGAATAATAAAAAATATTATAAATTATAATTCTTTTAACGTGATAAAACATGATAATTTATATATATATATATATATATTATGTTAACTCGTTCTTTTTTGTTTTTATATAAGCTTTCTATAATCAAATTTAAAAAAAATATATATGACATTTTTATTTAGTATATAATAATGCCTTATTACTTTATTATTTTTATATATTTACTTTATAAATTCGAAGATTATTTATAAAAAGCAATTATAATAATTTATAAAATTATCATGCAAATCAAATTTTATAAAACATCGTCATGAACAATGTGAATATAAAAGACATTATTATTATATTTTGATAAAATCAAATTAAAAAATATTATGATAAAATATAAATGTCATTTTTATTCAACAAAGGTATTATATTGGTTTTTATAGGTATAATAATATTAATTCATTCTTTAATATATTTATATTATTATAAAATTAACCAATTATCTAACGAGGAAAATAAAATAAAAAATAAATTATTTGGTCCTCAATTATTATTGGCATTATTATTAATTATGTATATTTTTATTTTTGTGTATCATGGTTATTCATTTATTATCTATTTAGGTCATTTAATTACTGATGGTAAAATTGAAGCTAAATTAATAGAAAAATGTAATTATACAACCTTTGAAAAAAAAATTACAAAAAATATCAGTTCAAATGTAAAAAGTATAAAATCAAAAGTAAAAAATATTAAAAATTCACTTTAATTACAGTTCAAACATAAATCATTAGCAAAAGTATCATCGCGGGAATTTGGACAATTAGTTACGTCACAAGACATGTAAGATCTAGGATCTACATCGGATGACCATCTTAATACGCCAGTGTCACTAACTACATTATATAAACCATCACCAGCATATCTCGAGTATGCATGTCTAGTAGGTAAAGTAAAACCTCTTAAATCTTGGTAATGACCTCTATACAAATCAAATTTACTAACATCTTTGGGTTGCGGTATCGCTTGTTTTGGAACACTATCCATATGTTCATAATTATCATCATCATCATTACATGTTTTTATTGTTAACCATAATATAATTACAAAAACAATTACACTTAAAAGACAAATTTCTAAAATATAATTCATTATATAATCATATAAGAAAAATATAAATTATTAATATATAAAAATCTATATATTAAATGTCAGAAATATTACCAATGATATACAGATTAATATTAAAAGAAAAATATAAAAATATTAAAAATGATAAATTTATCATTTATGATGATATTAATTTGGATAAAAATATATTAAGTAAATACAATATTTTAACTAGTAATATTATTTCAAATTGTGATTTATTAATATTAAATTATGATGATAATATTAATAAAATATTAGAAAACAATAAAATTACAACTATATTAACTATTACAAAAAAAATTAATCTAGATAATTTACCTGTTATAGCTTATTCATATCATAAAACTGAAAATAATTTGTATTTGGTATTAAGATATAAACTTTTATAAAAATATATATAAAATTTTAATAATATAGTTATTATATGAACAAACAAAATTTAGAAATATATACTTTATGTCGTTCAGGAAATCATGCTATTATATTTTGGCTAATACATAATATTTGTGATATTGAGAAATTACAAAAATATGATGGTATGTGTTATTGGAATGATGATTGTAAATTATATTTTTATAATAATTGTAATCATATTAATTATAATTATTATGTTGATAATTATAATTATTTAATAAAAAGTTATGAGGATATAAATAATATGAATAATACAAATGATACAAATAATACAAATAAAAAAATAATTATAGTTCGTGATTATTGTAATTTTCTAAGTTCTAGATATCAGAAATATAACAATTTATTAGGTTTAAATTCTAGTTATTTACAAAATTATGACGACATTAAAAATTTATGGATACAATTATGTTATGAAATAATAAATAATAATGCAATTGGTATTATTTATAATAAATGGTTATTAGATAAAGATTATCGTGATAATATAGGTAAAATTATTAATATTCCTAATATTAATGATAATATTACATATGTATCTGATATTGGTGAAGGAAGCTCGTTCATTGGTGTAAAATTAGATGATAATAATAATTATTTGAAACGATTTAATAAAGATTTATTTGTTAATAATATTGAATTATTTGAAAAAATTAAATATGATTTTGAAAACGACAAAGATATTAAATATATACATGATACATTATTTAAAAATTGAAAATTTTATTTTACAAAGAATATATTATATACAATATAATATAAAGTAATATAAAATAATATATGGTAAATAATCATTTTTTTTCCCCTTTGCAATTGAACTATCAAACACAACATCACGATTATCGTTTTATTTGTGTCTTAGATTTTGAAGCAACATGTGATGACGTTTCGAATTATGACCATGAAATAATCGAATTTTCATCATTACTGTTAAGATACTCGCCAAAACATAATAATTATATAACTGAAAGCACATTCAAAAAATATTGCAAACCTAAAATTAATAGCACACTTACTAAATTTTGTACGAATTTAACTGGAATTACACAACAACAAGTTAATAATGCTTCTAATTTTCCTCAAATATTAGAAGAACATAAAAAATGGATAAAAGAAAAATGCGGAAATAAAAAACCAATTATTGCAACAGTTGGAAAGTATGATTTGGAAGTTTTTATGTATAATGATTGCAAAAAATGGAATATTAATAATATTGATGATATTTATAAACAATTTATTGATGTCAATTACATTTTTCAAAATTTTTATAATATTCCTCATGGTGGATTAAAAGGCATGTTGAAAACGTTAAATATAGAATCACAAGGTAATTCACATAATGGTTTAGATGACTGTATAAACACAGCTCAAATTATTATCAGAATGGTAGATGACGGATTTATAGTAAAAAAAAATTTAATATATAATATAACAAAATATTATAACATTTATTTATCATAATTATTGTAATAAATTGTAATTATTTATTTTAATAAAATTATTATTTATTATTTATTATTTATTATTAAATAATAAATAATAAATTGTAATTATTTATTTTAATAAAATTATTATTTATTATTTATTATTTATTATTAAAATTATTTTTTATTATAATATAATATAATATAATATGTTTGATAAAAATCACGCTAAAATTGGATTCTTTGCCATCGTAGTATTTTTACTATTGGTGATCCTTGGTATTGTTGCTTTCCATGCTTATGCTTTTGTTACTACCAAAAATGGTATTAATGTAGGTGCTGGGGGTTCATTCTCAGTATTTGGTTCTAATGATAATGACAATGATAATTATAATTATAATAATATCGAAAGACCTTATTATTAATTGATTATTTATAATTCATAATTCTGTTTTTTTTATAAAAATATAACTTTTTACCAAGATTAAATTATTAACACATTTTACCAAGATTAAATTATTAACACATATTATTATCAAAATATTTTAATAATAGCAAAATTTATTCATTTGTAATATTAACGTTATAACGTTATGATATTATTATTATTAAAATAGTTTCTAATAATAATTGTTATCAGGTTAATTGTTACTAAGTTGGTCGTTATCAAGTTGGTTGTTACCAAATTGATCATTATTAAAACATAATAATAATAACTAGTTGTTTGTCCATCATATTTTTTAAAATTTAGTGTGACGTAATTATTTTTGAATATGAATAAATTTATTTTATGTTGTTTATTATTTTTTGAATTTATTTTGTCATCAAATATATATATAATAAATTTTATGTCTATAATTAGTTATGATTATGAATTAATTAATGAAAAAAAATATAATATGAGTATATTACATTGTTTATTTGACCAATACTTAATAAAATCAGTAAATGCAACTATAATTGATCATTGTGAATTTTTTACTACTATGTTTAAAAAATATATTGAAGGAAATCAAGTTATTAAAAATATAGATAACTTAATAACTCGAGCCGCTAAAAACTACGATGAAATTAAGGATAATTTATCTAAGAATTATGAGACAAATAATATTAGAGTATTTAATCAATCTAAAATAAATCTTACCGAATACCAAAACAATCAAAAAACATTTAAAAAAATTTATACAAATATTAATGATTATATTGTATCTATTGATAGCAGCAAAGCTATAAATGAAAATTTTATGAACCAAAATAATGATAACTTTAGGCCAGTAAATTTTTACGTTATTTTATTAAACACAATCAAAAACGTTTTAATAACAAAAATTAATCACTATTTTCAAGATGACCAATTTGTAGTTTTTGCCTCGTGTAATAATCTAGGTCAAATGATTAATTTTTTATGTGAAAAAATTGACGACAAGTATAATATTTATATGTTTAATATGAGCAACGGCTTGGAAAAGCATGTAGGAAATAAAAATAGTTTTAAATGTATTATAGCTAATGAAGTTACAAAAGATATTGTTGAAAATTTATTGGTGTTTGTATATTCAACGCATATGTTTAATATAACTATTGATATGTTTTATGAGACATTAGAAAAATTTGTTACTTATAATTTTAAAAATGATACAATTATTTATGATGAGAATTTAGAATATGTCGATAAAAATAACAAGATAACTATTCCTGAATCATATTATTCTTTATATCTTCTAATAAAATTCTATATTTATAAAAACGGTACAAAGGATATATTTAATAATTTTTGGTATATTTCTCAAGTTTCATCTATAAATTTGATTTGTGAATATATTGATAGTTATATTGAAAAAAATGATTTTTTACCTGAATTATTCAAATCATATATCGATATTATTCAAGTTTATATTAATAAATTCGCAAAAAATACTCATTTTTCAAAATGTTTAAGTAAATATGTTATTAATATGGATTTATATAATAAAATAAAAATTTATTACAATAATTGTGTTAACAAATACCCCATTAGAAATATTTCAAATATTGATGAACAAGTTATTGATCAATATCCTTATGATAATAAAGTTATACCAAAAAAAAGTAATGACTATTTAAGTAATATTAATGAAAGTGAAACAGTTTTCAAGTTAATAGAACTATATGCAAAAAATATCGGAAACTATAATTCAGACTTGGAATTTTTCATTATTAACAAAATATTTGTATTCAAAATAGCTAATAAATTTAAGGAAACATCAGATGAATTATATAAAAATTTTTTACAAAAAGATATCAATATATTAATTAATTATGTAAATAAAATACTAGCATACAATTATAAAATAAATATTACGATCGATAAAACTTTTAATATATTAACAACGGTATTTTTATCAATAATTATTAAAATTAATGAATTTAATGACAAAAAAATATTTACAAATGAAGTATTTAACAGCGATACAGAAGAGGATTTATTTAAATTAAGGTTTTATAAAATTTATGGAGCTAATTATCATGATGTTTTGTTAGTATTAGATGAAAATACTATTAATTTATTATCCAAATACAGAAAATTATATGATTTGACATTAAATATTGTTATTACAAAAGATAATGACACAGATAATTATATACATACTATAAATGTAAATAATTTTTACGAGTTAATAAATTTAGATTATGATACTTTTGATAATGGAAAAAATATATCTGGCATATTAAAATATTTATTATTATTTAATCCCCATGGCTATATATATAATGATCAAGGCATTATGCACAATAATCGAAACAATTACATTAGAGAAATAATAAATAATGAAAAACAAGACGAGAAAAATAAGGGTAATATTTTAAATTTTGTTTACGAACTTAATAAAGAATCTGAAACCGATAAATTTATAAAAATATTTAGTCCACTGAATATTGAAAAATTAGATTCTGGTTTAAAGACAAATACAGTGTTGCCGGTAACTTCGTCGATAAATTTTTTCGATAATATTGCAAATCTTATAAATTGTGATGAAATAAATATTTATACTTTAAATCAAATGCTCATTTTAGATATGGTTTTCAGTATATCTGGTAATGGAATTTATGATAATGTCATAAATGATATTAGTGATATGTATAAAAATTTAAATAAACAAAGTGATATGAATAATATTTATATCAATAATAATATTTCAATATTTCAAAATATTAAAATAAATAAAATATTTAGTGATGCAAAAATACAATATTTTACTAATGATACGATTGTTGGTTTGGTATTTTTATTGTTATTATTTAATAGAAATTGTTTAAATGGTAATAATCTAATAATTGATAATTTAAATGAAAGAATTAATAAACTCGAAACTGAAAATAAGGATATTAATATAAAATATATAACTATATTTAAAATAATTATTAGTATTTTAACGGAAACTAAACATAATTTTATAAATTATTACGTTCAAAACAAAATATTAAATAATCAACCGAATAAAATTGATAGAGCATTATTTTTATATCTTGAATTATTTTTCATATATGCAAATGTTTATAATCCTGAAAAATATAAATTATATTTGAAAGATTTAGAAGGAGAATATATTGATGATCAACTTAATAATATATTAAAAAAAAATAACAGTTATAAATTTATTAAATACGATAAAAATCATATACACATGAAATTAGGAAATGAAGAGCATGTATTTTTTGTGCAGCGACATAATATGTATGCTATTAATAATATCAAAACTCATGTGGATATTATTGATAAAAAACATCTTGAAAAATTAAATTATGACATAATTTTAAATTACTTTATAAATAACTATATTTTTAAATTTAATAACAAACAAAACAATAAAAGTATTTATGAAGTAATAAAAAAAAATAAAAATACTACCAATAATATTAAATTTATTTTACAAGATAATACATACACTTTTCATATTGACTATAATGATCATATATATGAACTAGTTCATTTTAATGACATTAATAATGAGATTATTATCAACCTTGTATCTAATTTTGGTAATTCTATTATAATTTTCTACTGTCAAGATAAAAAAGAATATCTTGTAATCTTTACCAACACAATTCATAATAATGATGAATTATTATGTATTATTAATAATAATAATATGAAATTTATTATTGATAATGTTGTTTACAATGTTGTTTCTAGTAATAATATGTATAATAAATGGGTTTATTGTATTCCATATACTTACTTGGTAACACATGATAATAATAATTACAAAATATTATTAATTGAAAATATCTATCAATATAATATTTTATATTACAATATGATTACAAAAAGTATATTCTATAACGAAAAAAATGATCAAACTATTGATAACCAAAAAAAAATTATTACAAAAATCTATGATATAAATAGTTTAATTATTAATAAATGTTATTTAATAAATATACATACTTTTGGTTTTAATTTATATTTTAATAATATTAGGGCTTTAAAATTATATTATTTATTATGTATATTTTATAATAAATCCGATATTTTAAAAGACATTACATCTTTATTCGTGAATACAGTTGGTAAAATTAAAGGATTTGATATAAAAAATAATTATTATTTAAATTATGATAATATGTTAAATTCAGCTATTGCTAATGGCCTTAATAGTCCATTTAATATATATTTTAAATATGTTTATGATTTAATCTTTAGTTTGCCTAAAATTGATACGACTAGTAAATATTTGAATCTTATAAACAATAATTATCATTATAATTACGACATAATTAACAAAAATATTAATCAAACAAATTACGATATTGATTTAACATTATTTTATAATAATTATATAGATGAATCATTAGAAAAAATTATATTAGAAAAACTTGCAAAATATAAAAGTATTAAAAAATTAAGATTAAAATATTATGAACTCGATAATAAAAAATTCTTAAGTCAAATATCTATTAAGAAAATATATAATATAATTAATGAAATATTCGATAATAGTGGTGATAGTTTATATATTAAAAAAGAAATGTATAAATTAATGTTTATTTTGGTTTTAGATCGTTGTTATTTAATTAATACAATGACTACAATAACAAAATCAGAAATAAATATTGATGATAATATTTATTCTGATGTCGTTAAAAAATTTGAATACGGAACTTGTAAAATAAATGACAATGGCAATGATATTATAGAAATGCATGATTTAGTATTTAAAATATATAACAAAATTATAGATGAAGAATTAAATAATATTTATTATGATAGTATATTCAATAATAATAATATTATTGATATTATTATTGCAAATCGTAATACATTTTATATTATTTTACAAATAAAAAACATATTACAAGTGTTTACTAATATTAAAAATGTAATAGAAAACAAAAATTGTTACGAAATACATAAATTAAAAGAACCAATTGATCCAAATAGTATATTTACCAACGTAAAAAATACAATAAGTAAAATTGATAGTTCTAATGTATATGAACCATATATAACAGGTACAAGATCAATGGAAATAATAATTTTTGAAATACTTTTTGCTAACTTAATCAGGAAAGAGCAATATGATGTATATAATCAAATTATTCAAGAAATTAAAGGTATAAACAATCCTTATTCTATATACCAATTATTAATGGGAAGAGGTAAAACATCCGTTATATTACCATTAATAATATTAAAAACCATACATGATATTGATTTTAATGATATTAAAAACATATTACTAGTTTTTCCCGAACAATTATTAAAACAAGCAAGAGATGATATTATCAGAAATTATTCCGCAATAACAAATAATTCCTTAATCAAAATTATAGATCATATACCTAGAAACGTATCACCCCAAGTTTTAAATGAATTATATGTAAATTTTAATTGCCATAAAAATAACAAAAAAAATATAATATTATGTGATAAAAACATAATACAAAGTATTAAATTAATTGAAATATCAAATAAATTACCAAGTTCAGAAGATAATGATATTATAGATGATGATATTTTTGAAGATATTAAAACTGAAGGCGATATTATTGAAGGTATTAAAACTGAAGGCGATATTATTGAAGGTGATATTATTGAAGGAGGTAATGATGAAAAAAATGAAAATTTAATAGCACAACCATTAGCATTAAAAAAAGTAATCGAAACTATTAAAAATGAATCTTTATTTATATTTGATGAATTTGATTCGAGTTATGATCCATTAAAATCTGAATTAAATTTTCCTTTAACAAATGATCAAGACGATCGTGATTGTTCAATAGTTGCAGACTGTTCTTTCATAGATATGGATTTTCTAGACAGTTTAACTGATTGTATTATAGGTGAACAAAATGTTATTGATTTCTTTAATGATTATAATGGTGTTAATAAACTGTTTTTGGACAAATTTAGACAAACTTATATAAAATGTTCCAAATTATTATATAATTATAAATATGGCTTTCCTAAAATAATAAATGGTGAATATTCACATATTGACAAGTTTTTTGCTGTTCCTTATAGTCATGTTAATCAACCATTAAAAAAATCCAATTTTTCTGATTTTGATATTAAAATAATTTTAACATTATTATCTCATGTTAATTATGGTAAATTACATAATGGCATAATGATGCGAAAAGAAAATCTTGATTATATTTTAAAAGAAATTTTAGGATATATAAAAATAGTTGATGATAAACCATTTACATTATTGATGACCGAGAATGTATACGGAAATTATATAAAAGATATAATAGATAAACATTTTGACTTATTTTTAACTATTAGACCTAAAACAGATAAATATCAAGAAATATTATCCAAATTATATGATGATATTCTTAATGATAACAAAGTATCTGAAATTAAAGAATTTATAAAGCGTCATTTAAAAATATTAATAGGTAACTTGAAACTTAATATAGAGCAATATAATATTTCATTTATTGATGTTATTAGTAAAAATGTATCTAAATTTAAAACAGGATTTTCCGGAACTGTTAATATTAACCTTCCTATATGGTTAAATGACAAAAATGAATTTACTAGAATAAAAGAAATAGAAAAAGATAAAGCTAGCACATATGTAGCAATTTTAGGTTTAACAAATAACGATAATAAAATACATTTATTAAATAATAATAATAAAGATGAAAATTATGAGGATATTATAGCTCAACAAATATTAAAATTAATAAAAGCCAATAATTATAGTGTTCTTATTGACAGTGGAGCTTTTTTCAGAAATAAAACTACTGATAACATAATTGAATTTTTATCTACAAATTTAATAACTAAAAAATATTTTATATACATGGACAATGAATCAAATAAAAAAATATTCAATAATGAAACAAAAACAACAACTAATTATTTGGGTCAAGTATTTAATAATTCTGAATTATTTATATATTACGATAATAAACATATAGTTGGTATAGATATTAAACAACCATTTATTTTAAAGGGATTAGCAACTATTAATAATTTTAATAGATATACTGATATTTCTCAAGCTATATATAGAATGCGTAATTTGAATTTTGGACATAGTATTGATTTTATATTAACAAATGAAGTTAATAATTATATTAAAACAAAATATAAAACAATTAATCGATCACAATTATTGATTTATTTACTTGAAAAAGATACAAATTATATTAATGAGGTATCAGGTATGAAATATATTTTACAAAATATTAAATATTTGCTTAGAATTATTAACGATAAATATTATAAAGAAAAAAAATACATTGAATATGAGTATTTTGGAAAAAATAATGATTCAGATGAATCATATTATATACAATATTTAAATGATTATATAGGAAATATAAAAAATAAAAATGTTTTTCTATTAATAAATCAACTTAAAGAAAAAATTATTAATATAAAATCAACACGCAAACAAGAATTAGATATAGAGTTAGTATTAGATGAAGAATTAGATGAAGAATTAGATGAAGAATTAGAAGTAGAAGAAGAAGAGGAAGAAGCTCAAGAACAAGAAGAGGAGGAAGAACAAGAATTAAGTCAAGAAAATCAAGAAAAATTTGATTATCCGGAAAAAATCACATACGGCCACGAATATATAGATTTAAATGGCGTTAATTTAGCGATTGCTATACCAAATAACACTGACAATGATATAAAAAAAAAACAATACCAACAAGTTCCACAAATATTAGCAGATAATAATATTTATATTTCTTATAATAGTATTAACATAAATTTGGATCCTACCCAAAAGTACACATTTAATAAATCCGTAAAAATTAATACGACTCATAATAATGTTTATTATGTTTTTCTAAATGATAACTTTTATACAATGACGTACAAAGAATATATGTATTATAAAACAATTACTAATCATATTGGTAGTTCCATGTGTAGTGATATTACTGATAATGAAGGTAAGCAATATTTTTTAAGATACTTGTATGGAAAAAAATTAAATTTTACACAATATCCATTTTTACTGAAATATATTTTTGATAATGAAAATATTAAAGATAATATAAATTATATAATAGATTATTTTAAAAGTGCTTTTGGTGCTTTTTCGCCATCTGAAAACATAATACAATATATAATAGAAAATTATCAGGATTATGATGAGTTTCTTAATAATTTTAATAATATGCCAGGTGAAGACATTGCAGGATTAATATTTGGTCAAGTGTTTTCCTTAGATGATCAAGTATTGGATGCATTGGCAAATTTTTTCAATGCCCCTAATAATATTGTTGATAGTCAAAATATTATATCTGGTGGTTACCTTGATTATTATGCAAAATATAAAAAATACAAACATAAATATCTAAAATATAAAAAATCAATGATTATATTATAAATTATTTGCAATTTATATTTGAAAATATACAATGTATATATATATAAACTAAATTAATGAAATTTTTTTATAGCAATTTTGGTATAGATTATGTTTCACATAATAGATCGCAAACAGATTATTTTTATCCTCCGTATAATTATTTTGATTATAATTATGAAAATTATAAAGATTATTATATTAAAAATAATATGACTTTAGCGTTATATATTTCAGAAAAAAAACCCGATATCATTTGTCTATGCGAATATCCGCAAAATTTACTAGAGAATAATAAAATTATATTCAATAATTATAATATTTACCAAAAAAAATATCATATATCAGAAGAAATAGCTATAGGTTATGTATCTGAAAAAATTTTTTTAAATTTACTTTTAGAACTATACATATTGCATTTATTTAATATGTTAACATTAGAACAAGCCAATAAAGTAGCTTTTTATATAAGAAAAATATATTATAAAAATGCTGGAACCGAATATATAACATATACCGATTTTGAAAAATATTTTACAGATATTAATAATGAAGAGTTTAAAAAAGCTTTCGCAGAAAAAAAATATTTACATATTAATATTTTTACTAATGAGGCTAAAACATATTATAGCAATTTTGAACTTAATATGCAAATTAGTTTATTTCTTAAATATCTTGATACTGAGACATATAATTATAAAGGTCTAGTTAAAGAATCACCATATTTTTATTACCAAGAAAATAAATATTCATTTTATAATATATACAAAAAAATTCTCGACGAGTACCAAAAAATAAATTATCAAGACACTGATTATAGTTTATATTATGATTTGATAAAATGTTTTACTGATTTAAGTAATGATGGGAAATTAATTATTACAATGGTAGATAAAAATTTAACATCTAAAAATATTATTAATTCTATTAAGACACATATAAGAACAAATTTAATACAAATAAATGATTTATATTTGTTAAATATACATAAAGGAAATTTTTCTACACTTCAAGAAATAGAACAATTTATTAATTTAGTTGCAAATAGAAATAAAAATAACAACATGCAATTGTTAATTATAGGCGATTTTAATATGGCGTCATCAGATAATTATGATACACAATACATTATTGATTTATATAACAAATATGGTAATTATAATAATAATAAAATAAAAACAAATTATGTAATACAATATTTTTATGATAATTTTAAAAATTGTTATAAATCTTCGGGATTTGCCAAAACTTTTCCTGCATTAAATATGTTATTATTATCTGATAAATATACTATTAATACTGAATTTAATAATGAATTTAATAATATAAATAATTTATTATGTAATATTTATTCTTTTGAGAAATCATCACATAGAAATATTGAATTTGAAATTCAGGTAGCAACAAATGATGAATTAGTTAATAAATTAAATAATTTACAAGAAGAAATTAACAAGTGTAATGCCAATAAACAACAACTATTCGAAATATTAAAATTAAATGACATTTCGTGTAATAAAGAAACTCATAATAATTGTATAAATGATGTTTTAAAAAATTATAATAAAAAAATTCATGAATATCAAAAAAAATATAATTCTATTAACAATTATATTATTAGTTCCAATAAAGAATTAAATAAAATGACAAATATTAACAAGATTGATAACCAAATAACAAATTATTTAAATAACATACGTAATTTTAATAAAAGAATAATGTCATTAATAAAAGAATAATGTCATTAATAAAAGAATAATGTCATCGATGAAAGAATAAAATCATGATTAAATTTATAAAATCACAATTAAATTTATAAAATCACGATCAAATTAATAAATTATCTTGTATAGTTTCATATTTATAAATATTTTTTTTATCAATATCTTTCAAATATTTTTCGTATTTAAAATCTGATACTTTTATAGGATCATTAATTTTTATATCTTCATATATTTCCATAAATTTATTTTTGTCTATATTATTAAATAATTGAAAACAAATATTTTTATATGTTGTTAGATATGTTTTATTTTGTATAGTTATTGGTTCATATATAAATTCAATGCCTTTTTCTGTGTCAAATTTGTCTAAATCTTTTATTACATTATAAAATAATGGTATATTTTCTAAATCGTCGCTAATATAAGGTTCTAAATCATATTCAAACATCATCGTATATAAATATTCAAATGTTGAAGACAATTCGGTAGCTAAATATTTTTTTTCACCTGTAAATACAAAATTACAATATTCGTTAGTTTTATTATTTAGATCGATTATAAAATTAATTTGGTCTATATCTTTTAATTCATAAAAACATTGTATTAATAAAATACATAATATTTTTGTATCTAGATACTTTTTTTCTATATTTCTTTTGGTATCTAAGCGAAATATTTGTTGTTTTATTGGCGCGTCACTTGTATTATAAATATTTTTATCGTAATTAATTTGAGAACTTATTATAATTTCATTATTTTTATAAGTAATATTATATGATAAATATTTATTATTTGAATCCTCGCTAAAAAATATTAATTTTTCTAAATTATATAATGTATTTTTATTATTGATATAATTATTACTATATAATTTGTTAAAAATTAATTTTTTATCAATCAAAAAATTTTCAAATTCGTTGATTATTTTTTTGTTATTAATTATGTTTTTATCAATTATGGTTTTATTATCAGATTTTGATGATGTTGATGATGATGATGTTGATGACGTTGATGATTTTGATGATTTATATTTTCTTTTGTTAATTTTAGAATCTAAAGAATTACTATAAATACCAATAGTTTTGTATATATTTAAAACTTCAATTACTTCGTTAATCATTTTATCATATTTATTTTTGTATGATGATACCAACAAATCATTTAAATTATTAATAGTTTTGTTAATATTATCATCAACTACTTCACCATTTATATGCGCATCTGTATATTTTAAAGATTCATTTAACTTGGTTTTCAAATCTTCATCAATGTCTTCTAAATCTAAATTTTTTCTTAACTTTTTATATTTTGTTCTAATTTTTTCTTCATGATTAGACAAAGTATTTTTTAAATGTAATAATATTTCTAACTTTTTTATTTCATCAGTATGATTATTCATTATATATATATAATATATTTTTATTGATAATTTTTATTGGTAATTTTTATTGATAATTTTTATTCATTGTAAATAATATTGTTACTTTTTATAATTTATTATAATCAGTATTGATTTTTTATATTATTTTGTATATTTTATGATTTATAAAAAATCAATATATTTTTATTATTTTAAAAATTTATCCTAATAATACTACCTAGATAATTATTTTTATTTATTTGATAACTACCATTAGAATTATTAATAAAACGATTAAGTATATTTATAAAAAAAAATGAAAAAAAAAATTTAAATTATGTTTAAAGTATAATATTAATATAAATATAATAACTAATGACTATAAGATGTGCTAGATGTGGCAATTTAGGCCATTATTCTGATAAATGTGAAACACAAGATTTACATTGTTTTATATGTGGTCCTGGCCATATTAGTAATAATTGCCATTTTATAAATTGTAAAAATTGTTCCGAACAACATCCTACAATATTTTGTCCTCTAGTAAATCCAAAAAGACAACCTTGCAATAAATGCAGTTTATTTAGTCATTTAGAAAAAAATTGTTTTCATCAAAAATGTGATAATTGTGAAAGTTTTAAACATTATAGTAATCAATGCCCTAATTTACCATGTTTTCAATGTAAAAGCAATGAACATGTTGCAATAGATTGTAAATGGTGCAAAATATGTGAAAATTATGGTCATGAATTATTTGAATGCGAAAAACGTATTTGTTCTTTTTGTACAAAAATGGGACATTTAAAACGTGAATGTCCTGAATTACAATGTTCAAGATGTAATAAATCCGGTCATAATGAAACTAATTGTTATACAAAAATATGTGATATATGTAGCGAATTAGGTCATTTAAAATATAATTGTACAAATACTACATGTAGTTTTTGCAATATTAAAGGTCATACTAATTTTAATTGTCCTAATATGACATGTTCTTTTTGTGATGCTAAAGGCCATAATTATAAAAATTGCAATTTAAAAGAATATAATTTTAAGTTGGCTTAGATTTTTTATAATTTAGATATATTTTAAATTTATTAATGTTATTTCTTACAAATTTAAATGCATTAAAAAAATTTATAAATTTTATATATTCATCATAGTTCAATATTTTTACATCCTTATAGTCATACTCTATCATATCAGCATATTCGTCATAATATTCTGATTTAGAATAATTTACATATTCGTTATCTTTTATAATATTTTTTGTTTCTTTATTATTAAAAATATCCCAACCAATTAAAAAATTAATATTGCTTTTAATAACATCATTATTTGGCAACATTTTAATAAAATCTTCAATTATACCAAACAAATAATAAATATAAATATCTTTATATTTAATAATATCATTTTTAGTTAAAATTTTATTAAATTCATTATTTGTATCTTGATATGTTTTTAATGAATTTTCAAATTCGATCCTTAAATCTTTATTATTAACAACTTCGACAAACTCATTAATATTTTTTTCTGTTTCTTCTGTTATTTCAGTTTCTTCTTCTAATTCATTTTTATAGTTCAGGTATGTTTTTAGTTCAATTAAATTATTTTTTGCAAATTTAAATACGTTGATAAATTTTATAAATTCTTTATATAATTCCTGTGTTAAAATTTTTGTTGTAGAACGATTTTTTATTTCAGTACCATAATTAGTATTAATCATCTCGCTATACTTGTCATAAGCCCCCTCACTAAAATATGTTTCATTATAATATTTTGTGTTTAAAACACGATCGGTTCCCTTATTATTAAAAATATCCCAACCAATCAACAAATCAATATTACTTTTAACGATATCATTCTTAGGCAATTTATTAATAATATCTACGACTACTTCAAATAAATAATACTTGTAAACATTTTTATAAGCCAAAATATTATGCTCCTTTAAAAATTGTTTAAACACATTATCATCACCATTATACTGTATTAACATATCTTCAATACCGCCCCTCAAATTTTTATCATTAACAATTTTGACAAAATCGTCAAATTGTTTTTTTGTTACTTTTTTTATTCCTCCTAATCCAGACGTTATTTCTAAATCTTCTCCTTTTTTTGGTTTATCATCTTTACCAATTTTCGCATTTACTCTTCGAGGACGATTTACAGGTTTTTCTATTTCTCCATCTTTTATTGTTAATTTTAATTTATCCGTTGTGAATATGATTTTATCATCATTTTTCATTTCAACGATTGCTTTATAATTGTCTTTTATTTCTTGAGATAGTTCTTTAATTACGTTTATACTATTCTTATCTTTATCGTTAGTATTATTACTATAAAATCTATATAATAAACCTTCGATATAACTATAATAATTAAAATACGATTGCAAAAATGCATTTGTTTTAATTTTACTTGCAAATAAATTAAAATATTCATGTATTTTTTCATGGACATTATATGTTGCTTGTAAAATACATATTAAATACAAGATTGTTAAAGTATGAACATTTTTTTTATTATCGTATACGTATTCACCTGTTTTATAAAATTCAGGGGGATTATTTATAACAAATTCAAGTTTTTCAAGTATTTCGTTTAATACATTTTCAGGAAATCTTAAATTATTATCGATATATTGCATAAATGACCAAAACAATATTTCTTGCGATTGCTTGTGATTATAACCACCCGTTTCTGTTCCAGTTATATATGTTAAAATAATATTTTTTATATTGTTAATATGCGTATCATATAATGGCAATAAACTTTTATCATCTTCTGTGATTTTTTTTAATAATTTCATATGTAATATCAAATCGGTTGGTATTTTGATTACTCCACCGTAAAATGGTTCTAATATAATACTACTTATATATGTTAATTTTTCGCTAGCTATATTTTTACCTTTTGTTATATTATATGACGCATCAATGTTGGCATCGACTTTTCTTCCTACATCATTATAAATTATACGTTGTAATTCACGATTATCAGTAAATAGGATGACAATATTGGCTAGTTCTTTGAGTGCAGAAAATGTTCCGTTAAATATTTTTTTAATTTTATATTTAACACTATTATTAAATATATTGTCATAATATTTTATAAATTTTTTATTATTATTAATAATATTGATTATACGTTTAGTTTTATTATTAAATGATTCAAAATTATCAAAAGTTGTCTTATTAACTAATCCGAAAAAAAGTTTTTTCATTATAGTTTCTTCCATAGGATATAATAATATGTAATTTAATGGGGCATATTGAGAAATAGGAACAACAGTATCTATTACACTATTTACAACTAGTTTTTTTTTTAGCATTCTAGAATCTAAATATAATATATACGAATTTGATATAATCTTGTCTCCTTCCTGAGGTTGTTTTAATTTTTGACCGTATAAACCTTCCTTAACACAACATGTTCTATTAAATTCAATATTATTAAATATAAACGATTTTTTTTGTACTTCAACATTTGTTTTTTTATTATTAAGGACTATATTAAATAAGCCACCTATTATTAAATCACCGTTAAGTATTTTTATAAATTTTTTCTTGCCAATACTATTTTCCAATGAATTTATTATTGTTTGCAATCCCATATTTTTTTCCCTGTTATAAATACATACATTAATAACATTAAATTTTTCAAACTCCAAATGTTGATAAATTCCATATTCACTTTCATTCGCAAGACCTTCAAAATTTTTTATCGGATTTCCATATTGTTTTTTATATATTATAACAAGTGAACTATATATTGGTTTATCGTTATATGTTCCTATTTCCTTCATATCACAAATTATATCATATTCCTCATTGTCTATAATATTTTTAATTTCTTTTACATTTGATCTATAATTTTGTAATAAAATAAAATCATATTCAGATACTTTTGTTTTTAAAAAATTTACAAAATTATCATATACATTTACATTACCAAGTTTTTTATTCTTATGCATATTATCAAGGTTAAAAGACATAATATTTATTTGTTGATAATCGTCATCTTTATTTTCTTCATCTTCATCGCCAACTTCATCTTCATCGCCAACTTTAACTTCATCTTCATCGCCAACTTTAACTTCATCTTCATCGCCAACTTTAACTTCATCTTCATCGCCAACTTCATCTTTATCGCCAACTTCATCTTCAATTTTATCTTTATCGCCAACTTCTTTTACTGCAATTTCTTTTACTGCAATTTCTTTGACTAATTTATTTTCGCTAAATTTATAGATACCATTAATATAATCTTTCCTATAATAATATAATAATGTAAAATTATTTTTTAATGTAAAACCATCGAATACCTGTTTATTAACATTATTTTGTTCATTATTTCTATATTTTTTAATATTATTATCACCTAAAATATTTACATAATAATAATTAAAATTTTCGTCCGCTAATATACTAGCATAATGATTATCCCTATGCATTGTAGCCCCCATTAGTACATATTCAGTGTCATCATTAGTAAATTCTAACGGAACAATTGCTTCATTTTGTTTCCCACTGTTTTCAAACACCAAAAAATCATATTTTTTATCAAATTTTAGTGTTTTAATGTATCCTACCATATCCTCATCGTATAAAGCGTTAGATAGTTGTATTGTATATTCATTTTCGTATTTTTTCGGTTCCAGAGCGTTAAGTTTGTCTATACCATAAACAAAATCATAATTACTATAATTATACACATTCTTGTATATGTAATTCATAATATACATACATATACGTGGATCGCCTGTAGAACTTGATTTAAAAAAAACACAATCTCGTTTAGTCGCATGTGTTTTTTTATTATTATATTTTATAAATTTTATACAACATTTATTAAAAAATTTCCTTATTTTTTTATCAACATTTATATTACACTCTTTATCACTTACCAAACAACTATAATATTCGCGTAACTTATTAGTTATATCAATTTCAAATTTTGCATATTTTTTTTTATTATCATATAATAAATTACGTGTAATAGGCGAATATATACATAAAATATTTACCAATACTGTATCAATCCAACATGAATTGGCATTCCATTTGAATTTATCTTTTATTTTATTTATTAATGAACTTATCGTTATATCACTCGTTTTAATATTTATTTCGAATTTTTTTAATTTAGTGTCAAGATCTAATGGCTTAATTGGTTCTATTGGTTTTGGTTCGAATATTATTGGTGGTTTTGGTTCGGATATTATTGGTGGTTTTGGTTCAGATGTTTTTATTGGTATTATTGGTATTATTGGTGGTTTTGGTTCAGATGTTTTTATTGGTATTATTGGTATTATTGGTGGTTTTGGTTCAGATGTTTTTATTGGTATTATTGGTATTATTGGTTTCGTTGGTTTTATTGGTATTGTTGGCTTTGTTGGTTTTATTAGTTTTGTTGGCTTTGTTGGTTTTATTAGTTTTGTTGGTTTTGTTGGTTTTGATGGTTCTGTTAGTTTTGTTGGTATTGATGGTTTTATAGGTTCTAAAGGATCTAAAGGATCTAAAGTTTCTAAAGTTTCTAAAGTTTTTATTATTTTTTTGTTTTTTGTGATTTTGTAATCTAGTTTTTTATTATATATTGTAATGGTTTTATACACATCTAAAATATTTTTAATGTTATCTATTGTTTGTTTGTATTGATCATTAGGAACAATATCATTTAAATTTTTAATATGTTCGTCTATATTTCCTTCTGTTCCATTTTCTAAATACTCGTCTATAAATTTAAATGTATTTTTTAAAATTTGTTTATCGTCTAAAGTAAAATCATGATTATTGTCTATATCTAAAAGTGTTATTATTTTATTATATTGTTTTTTTATCTTTTGATTGTAGTCAATTATCATTTTTTTTAAAAGTAATAATTTTTCTAATTTTTTTATTTCTTTGTTATTCATTATATATATTATTTTTAAAAATTATTTAGTCATTAATAATTAACAAGTTAATATTCTTATTTAATATAATATTTATTAAACATAAACATAATCATAAATATTTTAACAAGCAATTATAAAATAAACAAGGTTATATAATCTAATATTCATTATAACATAGATTTTAATGATAAATTAATAAAAATATAATCAAGTATAATGATTTAAAATTTACAATATATATTACGTAATATAAAAATATTACGTTTGGTATAATGTTGTGTAATAAAAAACCTATGATAAAATTAACAATAAAAAAGGAAAAATAACAGGATGTATCATTTTAAATAATTATAAAAAAAAACAATAATACTTTTGCTTATTTTAGAAAAATATAATAATTATAAAGGTCATTATTCTATAATTGGAGGTAATTTAGATAAAAATAAAGATTATTATATTAAATCAACTTTAAGAGAATTAATTGCATAAAATACATATTAAAGATTTTGGTAAATATTTCAAAGATAAATATAATAATACTAAATATTTTGGTAAACACCAATAGGTATAGTTCCTAAATTATCTAGAACTGAAAGGTAAGAAAATATATACTACGAGATAATAAGAAATTTACCATTACGTTAAAAAAACTTTAGATATAGAATGTATTAAATTAGTTAATCATCTTACATCAGAAACGAATACCATTATAATATGCTATTGCAGTATTAAAAAATAATAATTTATATAATTATTTATAATTAATTATTTATATTTTTGGTTATTATTTTTTATTATACTTGTATATATGACTAATTTTTTTGAAAAACCATTATGGCCATTGATTGTATTCGTAATATTTTATATTATTATGGATGTTCTAGTTTGGTTTATAATTTCTTATAAAGAAAATAAATGTATGGCAAATACTTTCGTATTTATTAGAGGATCAGCCTTAATATTATGTGGTATATTTTTAAGTTGTTTAACATTGTTATTAAATTTAATAAATTATAAAATTATTAATATGAAAATAGGAACTTTTATTTTATTATTATTTGTTAGTTATTCAATTATTGGTAATATTTACGGATTATATGGTATTTTGACTAGTTCTGATCTTGGTTTAACACTTGGTTTTGATGGTAATTATGATCCTAGTTGCGATAAAAATATTAATATTTGTGGCAGATTAGTATCGTTATGTTAATATTTTTATTATTATTTTAATTATATTTTTTGTTTTGTTTTGTTTTGTTTATTTTTTGTTTTATTATTTATTGTTTTATTTTTTTTGTTCCTTGTTTTTATTTATTGTTTTTGATAATTTGATTACTATTATAAAATAAAAATGAAATTTTAAAATTAACTGATATATTATATTATTAATTATATATTAATAATAGTAAATAATAGTAAATGAATAAGATAAATAATAATTATTACAAAAGATCTACAAAGATTGAATTACCGGAAGAATATAAAAAATTTTTAGTTGATCGCGAAATATTATCTCTTGTCAATGAATTACCTCAAAGTTCTTTAATAGCGCAATTAATAAATATTTTGGAATCACGAATCTATAAATATTTAACTAATCCAGATTTAAAAGATTTTGATGACAAGACCAAAGTTAAAAAATTAGATCCTTGTATTTTTAATAGAATTATGGAATGTATTTTTTTGTTGGACTTTCTAAATTATCAATTTTCTGATATCCAACGTATTTCAATATTGATCACAATTGCAGACTTAACAAGTATCAAAAATAATGATAATGATAATATTCATCTTGTTAATAAAAAAAATATAAAATACGATTATGATAAACAAAAAATAAATGTATTAACAACTCTTATTGATAACAATTATCATACTTGGATAAAGTTAATTTTTGAAATTAATGGCAAATACGAAAAACTTGCAAGAATGCCATTTGAAGGCATAACTTTTGTAGTAAAAGATACGATACATAAATATTATAATTCTAATTCTAATTATGTAATGTTAAATGAAAAGGCATTTTATCACTTTTTGACTTATTTATACGAGTCAATATATAAAGGCAAACAATTATTCTTCACGTTATTCTATAATAATTGTTTTCTTAATTATAAAATAGATACAATTATAAACAATGAAAGTAAACTTGTAAATAATAAATCTATTGAATGGCATTATTTTAATAATAAAAAAAATTTACTAGAACAAGCTGATTATAAACAAATTTTACCGAAAAAGAAAACAATAGAATATGTTGAAATTGACATAAAAAAACAAATGGAACAAATTTTATTAAATATTATAAATTATTGTTCATATAATACAGTTATCAAAAATGTTGCAATTATAGACGATCTAATAACAAATCATAATTATTGTTTCGATATTATTACTGGGTCGTTAGTTAATGCTAAACCATTAATAATATTACATCTCATTAAAAAGTTAATAGAATTCGAAAAATATGAACAAGTTAAAAATATTATTATGCGTTGCCAAAATAAATATCGCACAAATGCTGAAGAATATGATATTATTGTTTTAATAATATATGATTTATTATTAACAAAATATAAAGATCAGGAATTATTAGACAGTTTATATAATTTTGATCATATTGGCTCAATTTATAGATATCAGATGAATAATATAAATATAATACACTTGCCGACACATTATTATGAAAAAATTATAAAATTTTATGATTATGATTTTAATATAAAGTTATTCGAAATTTCTGGAAATACTAAAAATGATAAATTTGTAAAATTTTGTTTGCCATGTCTATCATTATATTTAAAACATGATAAAATGACATCAAAATATTTATATAAAATTTATACTACATCAAATTTAGATTTAATAAATTCTGTAATTGATAATTATAATGTTTTACCTGATAGTGAATTATTAACTAATTTATGTATTCATTATAATACACATAATCATCGCAATCATCTTTGCGATGATTGTATAAATATTATAAAATCAATATTCACATATAAAGTATTTCCTCAAAATGATATCTTAAATATTATTTACCAATCAAATAATCAACTAAACACCAAAATAGCATCTTTATTATTGAATAATGGATTAACTGTCACAGAAGAAAATTGTGTATTATTGTTACATAGTAAAGCAATAACATATAATGATCTAATAACACATAATATTGAATTTAATGAAAATATTTATTACAAGTGTTATGAAAAAAATGCCCTATTGTATGATACTACTGATGTTGGAAATATATCAACAATTTTTAAACTTCGTTCTATTTGTGTTGAAAAACCTAGAACTAGAGTTTCTAAAACAAAAAATAAAAATAATTTTGTTAAATTAATTAAAGATAAAAAAATTTTACCTGATAGATATTGCTATGAATTTGCTTGTTATTCAAAAAATACCGATATTATTGAAATTTTTGAAAAATTAAAGTGTGTTCCGACACCATTAAGTATATATTATACGCTTAACAAAAATTCATCTGATCTTCTTAATAGGGAATATAAATATTATGATACTAAAATAAAATATATATTATGTTTGGCTCAAAATATCCAAACACAAGAATATATGAATAAACCATATTCTGAATTCGAAAATTTTGACGAGTTTTAATTAAAAAAACTCTTAAAATAACTTGATAGATTTCCTATTAAGCTTTGTGACATATCTTCTTTTTTTATTTCTATTTCATCACTTAAAAAAATTTCACTCTTACTTAATTGTTTTGATATCGTTGTATTAATATCAATCATATCATCAATATTTATTTCTTTTTCTATTAATATTTCTTTAATTGATTCATTATTTTCTGCTATTTCATTAGCTATTTCATTAACTTCAGCTATTTCTTGTTCCGAGTTATTTATTTGTTCCAATTTATCTACTTGTTCCAAGTTAATTTCTTGTTCAACTAATTCATCATTATAATTATTTATATCGTCGCAAAAATAACATTTTTTCGCATCCTCATCATTATTATATGTTACCCCATGTTCAGGACAAACAAATATACTATATTTAAATTCTTCTGATATTTCATCCATAAAACTACATTCATCATCTATTTCTTGTACTTCTTGTTCTTCCTGATCTGAAAATGCATAATTAGTATATAGTTTAAAATCACATTCATTATCTGCATCATTATCATATTCGCTATCTGAACTATTAAAATATTCAGTTTGTTTATCTTCAGGATATTCTGGTTGATTATCTTCAGGATATTCAGTTTGATTATCTTCTAAGTATTCAGTTTGATTATCTTCAGGATATTCGGGTTGAATATCTTCAGGATATTCGGGTTGATTATTTTCTAAATATATTTCATTATCTTCAAGATATTCGGTTTGATTATTTTCAGGATATTCGGTTTGATTATCTTGCAAGTATTCGATTTGATTATCTTCCAAGTATTCGATTTGATTATCTTCCAAGTATTCAGTTTGATTATCTTCTAAGTATTCAGTTTGATTATCTTCAGGATATTCTACTAAATACTCTGTTTCTCCATATTCTTCTTCATTAGGATATTCAGAATTAATACACTCACCAAAATTATAGTTGTTTTGTTCATCTGAATATTTGCTATCCATACTCGCATTACTTATAATTTCATCACTTTCTGTCCATTCTGAACTTGTATCAGCTTCTTCATCTTCATCATCATCTTCGTCATCTTCAGCATCTTCGTCATCTTCATCATCTTCATCATCTTCATCATCTTCATCATTATCTTCGTCATCTTCAGCATCTTCAGCATCTTCGTCATCTTCATCATCTTCATCATCATCTTCGTCATCTTCAGCATCTTCGTCATCTTCATCATCTTCATCATCTTCATCATCTTCGTCATCTTCATCATCTTCATCATCTTCATCATCTTCGTCATCTTCATCATCATCATCTTCTTCTTCATCATCATCTTCAGTATCTTCATCGTCATCATCCTCATCATCTTCGTCATCATCATCTTCATCATCATCTTCTTCTTCTTCTTCTTCATCATCTTCATCATCTTCAGTATCTTCATCTTCATCATCATCATCCTCATCGTCATATTCGTCATCATAATCAGAATCATCATCAAAATCATCATTATTGACATCATCATTGTCTCCGTTATTATTATTTATATTATCAAAATCATTAATTTCGTTGTCGTTATTATTATTTATATTATCAAAATCATTAATTTCGTTGTCGTTATTATATGGTATAAAAGTGTTACCCATAACATTGTTTAAAATTTCATAATACGAATTACTATTGTTAATATCTTCTGAATCACTTGAAATATAATCGGGTATATTTTCATAATTCATAAATTTATTTACTTGGTTGTTTATGTCTTGATATCTTAATAATGGTTCATACTCGTTATTCATTAGTGATGCACACCATTTATCGAATTCTTCAAAGTCTAAAAAAATTTCATTTTCCATTTATATATATATGAATATATATAAGTTTTGACTAGATACATAAAAAAATTGAAAATATTATATTTTTGTTTTTTTTTATAAGTTTAGATAAAAAAATTGAAAAAAAAAAATTAATAAAATATTAAATATTATATTAATAATTAAATAAACAATGGATATAATATTCAGCACAATTGACCAAATATTACCAGTTATATTATTAATATGGCTACCTTTAGATGATTATACTTTGAAAAGTGTGTTAAGTTATTCAATTTCAAAATTAATTGTTGAACTATTAAAAAAGATATCAAACACATTAAAAAAATATGCTACGTATTTCAAATTCTTAAATTTTTTCAATAAAAAGTATATTATTATAGATTCAAAACTACTACAATATGACAATTTACTATATTATATAACCGATAAATATATTAAAAATATTCTTGGTTTTAATGCTTATTATGATGATGATTCAGAATTAAAATACAAATTAGAAGAATTAAATACCATAAGCTTGGAAGATATTTTTGATTATCAGGGCAATAAATATAAAATATTTTTAACTACAAACAGAAAAGAAAATGAAAAATCTAATAAAATATCAAATGAAATAATTATTAATGGATATTGTGACATTAATATATTAAAAGAATATGTTAATCATGTTTTTAATTTGGTTAATGATACTACTATTAAATCCGAAGTCAATATCTTGAAAATATATAATTTATCATTTTTAGAAACTGGCAAAAAGAAAAAAAAATTACAATCATCGCCTTTTAATGGTTGGAAAGCTACTCATGCTATTACTAATAAAACTTTAAACAATACTATTTTGTCTAAAACTGTAGAAAATGAATTTGTTAATTCTATTGATACTTTTATTAATAGTTCTGATAATTATAAGAAAAAAGGATTACCTTATAAAATTGGATATATATTACATGGGGAACCTGGTTGTGGTAAATCTTCATTAGTTAAATCTATTGCCTTAAAATATAAAATTCCAATTTTTGCATTGGATATTGAATTAGTTAAAGATGGAGAAACTTTATTAAAAATTATGAGATCCATTAATAATTACGTCCCTGCCGGAAAAATACATATCGTATTATTCGAAGATTTTGATCGTTCTGAACTTTTTCATAGATATGGAAACCGAACAAATATATCAGAAAATACAATTTTAAATATTTTGGATGGTGTTGATGAAAATCATGGGAGAATTACTATTTTTACCGCAAACAATGTACAAACTTTTACTAACATTAAAGCATTAATTAGACCCGGTCGTATTGATAAAATTATAAAAATTACATTTTGTGATAAAGATCAAATTATTAGAACTTTGCAATTATTTTTTGATAATAATAATATATATGACAACATTAAAGATAATATTATTATTACGCCCGCAAATTTAATACAAATTATCATGTATGTTAACAAACCTGAATTAGTTATTGAAATATTAAATGATATCATAGATTTTAATAAATTAAAAAATGAAGACCTTTGTGATAAATTACAAACTTATTTGGAAAATGATACATTGACATGTAATGATAACATAAATATTATCGATAATAAGAAAATCACTAAAAATATTGTTAATAAAAATATTATTAATAAAAATACTAACAAAAATCGAATAAAAAAAAAAGTAATTAAAGATAATAGAACAATTTTAGTCAAAATATATGAAAATATTTTAATATACATTAAAATGATTGAATTACATTTACAAAATATTAATGTTAATAATGATATTAATATTAATGTTAATAATGATATTAATAATAATGCTAATAATAATATTATCGAGGATGTAAAAAATGTAACTGATAAAATAAAAGCAAATCTAGAAACATTATATAAACATAAACAAATTTTATTTTCTCAATATGGTCAAATAAACATAACGATTAATCAAAATTTAGAAAAATATTTAAATGATAATGATATTACAAATGATATTATATGTATTGATCAATTTAATATTTTAACTTTAAATATAGAAAAACAAGGTCAATATGCCAATGCATTACTTAAAAAACATAATATCAAAAAAGTAATCGATAAATATGGGTGTAATATTATTAATTATTTACATTATTGTTTTACTGGATATAATTATCGACAAATTCATGATAAATATAACAAAGATTTAGTTAATAATTTAGATAAAGATCAAGATTTTGATGAAAATTTAAATCAAGATTTAAATAAAGATTCAGTTAATAATTTAGATAAGGATACAAAATGTGATAAAAAAGATAATTTAAACGAAATAGAAAATAATTCAAAAGTTAATAATTCTGATTATGAACAAGAATTAGAACAAGATTCAGAACAAGATTCAGAACAAGATTCAGAACAAGATTCAGAAACAATGATTTCTGAATGGAGAAAATATGATTGGAGCGATGTTATTTATTCTGATATGGATAACTAATTCTTAATTAATTATATAAAAATAATTTCTTATTTTTTTTATATGAAACTTTTTATTTTTACCTTTATTAAAAAACATAATTCATATGGTTATGTTCCTATAATATTAAACGAAAAACAAATGGATATGTATTGGAATAATGATAATATTTTTTTAAATAATGTTAATGGAAAACTTTATTTATTAACTGAAGAACAAATTTTAGAATATAAGAAATTATTAAATAAATTTGATACAAAAAAAATTAAAGATGATTATTTAGTAAATATGTATTTACCTTTTAAATATAATAATAACATTTATTTTGTTAAAAGAATATATTTAGAAAATTATTTTATTAAGAACATATTTTAATAAATAAAATTATTTAATGTTTTTTAGATGCTCTCTTTTTTGATGCCTTCTTTTTTGAACTTTTTTTGGATCCTTTCTTAGAACCTTTCTTAGATCCTTTCTTAGAACCTTTCTTAGAACTTTTTCTAACTTTTGGTCTTGACATTCTAGATAAACCTTTTTTAGTTTTTAAGTAATCAGTTACAAATTTCAAACATGGGATTGAAGCAATTTTTTTAATAAATTGTTCTTGAGTTAAATCTTCAAATGATTGTTCTTTTTCACCAATTTTTTCTTTAATAAAGTATTTACCTTCTTTATTTTTTTTACCAATGTAACTTACTCTTTTGTTATTACACATTTCGTAATATTTAAAAAAGATTCCGTCTTCTGTGGCATTAACAATTTGTTTTGTAGATAACAACGTTTCTTTTCCTTTGTGTTCAGCTTTAGATATTTTTTTTGACATTATATATTTAATATTAGAAAATATTATAAAAAATATTATAAAAAATATTAATAAAATATTAATAATATATTTAATATTAAATATTAAATATATTATATATTTATTTTACAAGTTGGTATAAATGCTATTGGGTCTTCTGACCAACCTTGGAACAAATTTATTTTATTTTCAAATATTTTATAATCTTCACCTAAAATAGTTTTGTAATAATCTGTTATATTACCTTTTAGTGTCATATTTAATTGTTCTATGTTTTCTTTATAATCTATTCTGAAATTCAAATCACCACCAATTAAGTTTATACATGGTTTATTTTGTATGTATAATTCATTACATTCTTTTACCATTTCTATTAAACCTTTAATTCTTTCTTTATAACCTAGGTCTTCCACTTTGGTATTTATTGGTAAATGAGCACCAAATACATTAAATACAATTTCTTTATTATCAATTATCAATATAAACGAAATACCTACAAAACCTTTTGTACATATCAAATTTAAACATTTATTTATCTTTTTTTTTATTATTATATTTTTATTATTATTCTTATTATTATCATCGTTATTATCCTTGTTATTATCCTTGTTATTATCCTTATATAATGTTTTTTTAATATAAATACCTAATCTGATATTATATTTTAAAAAAAATAATCCTGTTTTTTCTATAATAGCATAGTAATCTGAATTATCAATTTCCATCGTCTTTAATAAATTATCATTCATTGTTGTTTCTTGTTGGCATATTATTATTATATCATAATCATTTACATTATTAATTAATGTTTTATAATCTTGTGTTGTTGCATTTTGATTAAATGTTAAATATATTATATTCAAATTAATATTATCAATAATTATATTGCTTGTATATTTTGTTACATAATGATCACTATTATTTAAGGAATGCATAAAAGATTCGTATTTACTACTTTTTACCTTTATATTAATATATTTATGCAATATTCTATCACAATAACTTGGTATTCTTTTTAAATTATATATATCTTGACAACTTGTAGAAACACATTTTTTAATATTCTCTACATCAACCTTTTGTTTATCATTAACATTTGGTTTACATTTTTTATTACAATCTTGATATTTTTCCATATTATATTATTTTGATAAAAAAAATGTAAATTTATAAAAAAATTAATTATAAAATATCAATATAAATCTTAATATCGAAACCATTGATATTTTTGCATAACATGTATTTATTAAATCCTGGTTCAAACGTTTCATTACAATTATAATTATCGTTATTATCTGGTTTATGTTTATTAATAGAATATTTGATCCTAGTTGCAATAATATTTGCATAATTATCTAATAGCTCGTAAAAATCATCAGATCCTTCAATATGAATTAAAATTTTATTCCATTCTTGTAACATTAAGAATTTTCTGTACTTTTGGATACTATTCATTAATAAACGAATAGTATACAAGTCCATAATTAATTGTGTTTCTTGTGTGTCAATTGATACTGCTTGAAAGAATTCTTGGTCGATTAAAATATTTTTATCATTTTTATTAATTAATTCTAATTCAATATCAAAGTATGTATTATCTAAAACTATTAAAAAACCATCATCATCATAATTTAAAAATTTGTCTTTAATAATGTTATCAATATTTTTATTAATATATTGTTTTACTAAATTTGATTTTTTACCAAATACTTCACCAATTGTTTTATTATTCGGTTTTACTTTATAATTTACTACTCCTAAGATATTTTTATAAGTAATGTCTAAAGAATTAGTTTGTTCTAATAATTCTGTAATATCTTGAAATTTTTCTAAATTATTATAAACAGTAATATTTAATAACGGTTTTTTCAAACTAATTAATTTATCTGATCTTAATCTATTAACTAATTTAATAACATTTAAAATTTTTGAAATCCATGTATAATCTTGTGATTCTAAATCGATAATATTATTAATATCTTTATAATGACATAATTGAGCATATTCTTTTGGCACTTTAATATTCAAATTAGTAATTGCTTTATAAATGTATTCTGAGTAAAAAGGTAAAAAGCTTGATGTAATAATTGTAATATTGATCAATGTATTTGCTAAAACTAGTATTGTCGATAGTCTTTCGTTATAATTGCCATTTTTAATTCTATTTCTAATGATTCTGATATAAATATTATTTAAATCATTAATTAAAGATTCAAAAATCGGAAAAATCTGAGTATTATAATTATTCAAATGATATAAAATATCTTTCTTAAAATTATCTACTCTAGATAAAATCCATTTGTCAATATTTGTTAAATTATAATTTTCTAAATTTAGTTCATTTATATCATAATTTTTTTTAAATAATTCCGTTGAAATTATTAAAAATTTTAAAGGTTCTAAAAACTGAATAATTTTTTTGTTAATGTTTTCAATATCAGTCATATTAAATTTAGTCTCACAACCTCTAGAAGCTGCTGAATTAATTAAATATAACCTGATTGTATCTGCACTATATTTTTCAACTAATTCAACCGGATCACTATAATTTGCTAATCGTTTGCTAAATTTCTCGCCTTTTTCATTTGCTAAAATACCGGCGCACATTACATTTTTATAAGGAATAGTATCTTTTAAAGCGCTATGAATTACCATTAATGAATAAAACCACCCCCTTGTTTGGTCCAAACCTTCGCAAATAAAATCAGGATTATCACAGTTCAAATAATGAGATACTGAACCACTCTCAAACCAACAATCAAATACATAAGGACCAACTAATTCCATTAATCTACCTTTAGAATCGTAAATTTTTAAATTTCTCACATCATTATGTAAATCAGTAATTTTAACATTGGCATAACTTTCTAATTCCTCTACTGACCCAAATACTTTTACCTCGCCTTCTACTTCGCTACTAACTACTTCACTACTAACTACTTCACTACTAACTTCACCACCTACTTCATTACTAACTTCATTACTAACTTCGCCACTAACAACACCAATACTTTTAAAATAACAAATCGGAGTCCCAAAGTATCTTTTCCTACTAACGCACCAATCAGGAGATTCAGAAATCCATTGAATCATTTTATTAACAATATGTTTAGGACACCAATTTACTTTTTTGCAATTATCCAACATTTTTTGTCTTAACGGTTCAATTTTAATAAAAATTGCTTCAGTTGCCCTGTAAATCAATGGAGTATCAGTTCTAGGACACATTGGATATTTATGAGCTACGACTTGTGTTTTAAATAATTTATCATTATTTTTTAAATATTCTACAATACTTTTATTTGAATCTAATACAAAAGTATTATAATATTCTTTGATTTTTTCAGTAAATTTACCTTCTTCGTCAATCGGGCATAAATCATAATTTCCAATATCTGAAATATTAATAATATTATTTTTTAAACAAGTCTCGAAATCAATTTGACCAAAACCAGGACTAATGTGAACGATGCCTGTTCCAGATTCATCTACCCAATTATCACTAATTATTCTAAAAAATTGAGGTAAATTATAGTAATTAAAAATTCTTTCATATTTAATGTTTAATAATTCTGAACCTAAAAATTTTTCTACAATTTCGTATTTATTATTCTTGTCAAATACGATATTTAATTGTGATTCCATTAAAATATATAAATTTTCTAAATATAATACTTTCACATAAATTTTATCTGGATTGACACATAATACAACATTACAAGGTAAAGTCCAAGGCGTCGTTGTCCATACTAATAATGATGAATTGTAAAATTTATTGTTACTAGAAACCAAAGGTTTAATTTTAACATAACACGTTAAAGTATTAATATTTTTATAATTATCCGCTTCAGAATTTGAAATCACACTACAACATGCTGTAGAATAAGGCATAATTTTATATCCCAAATATACTAAATTTAGATCATGCATTTGTTTAAAAATTTTTAAAATAATGTTCATAAAATCTTGATTACATGTTTTATAATTATCATTAGGATCGTATAATCTACCCATAGAACTATAAACCCCTTTTTTTGCAGTCCATACTTGTGAATAAGTTGCAATTAATTGTAAGCATACATTATTAAATTTATCAATTCCATAATCATTAAAATCTTTTCTAGTTACTAATTTTTTTGATTCAGTAATATCAATGTATTTTATAGCTGCCATTTCAATCGGAAGACCATGACAATCATATCCTAGTTTGATATTAATGTTTTTACCTGTTTTAAATACATGTCTTAAAATAGTATCCTTAATACTTGCTACTAAAATATGACCCCAATGTAAATTTGGTGAATTAACAAATGGTGGGCCATCTACAAAATAATAATTATCTTGTAATTCATTGTTAGATTGGATTAATTTGTTATAAATATCTAGAATATCTAGATCTTGTAGAAAACTTGTCATATCTTGTAATTTAGGTCCGTTAAACTTGTCCATATTATAATTTGATAATTTTGTAATAAATATCAATTATGATAAGTTTAATTATAAATTATTATTTCAATTTTTTTTATTGTTTTTATTAATACAAAAAGCGAAAAATTTTATTATAAAAAAAATTAAAAAGTATTAACTAATTGTCTATTATATTCGCAAGAAAAATATCGTATGTTTTTTGCAATTTCTATATTTGGCATTTTAACAATTTCAGTCTTGTCCATTTTGAATATTTTAATTGTTTCATTTAATTCAGATATTTGATTTATTGGATTATTAGAAATATTTAAGTATTCCAATTTTTGAAATTTGTCAATATTAATAAATTTTTTCATCATGTTATTTTTTATATTTAATTTCGTTAAATTATTGTATAATATTGCATTATAAAATATTTCATCTTTATCTATTTTGTTATATGATATGTTTAATTTTTTTAAATTTATCATTTTAGAAAAACTTATTTGATTCAACGAATATACATGTATTTCATTATGAGCGACAGATAATTTTTTGAGATTTGTCATACTTAATATACCATCAGGTAAAAAATGGAACTTGTTATTATCTAAATTTAATTCTTCTAATTTTGGTAATTGATTATATACTTGTATAGTTGTTAATTCATTATTTCTTAAATCTAATATTTTTAAATTTGGCAATTGATTACTTAAATAAATATGTGATATTTTATTATTAGATAATATTAATGTTTCTAAATTAATAAATCTTATTATTGTATGAGGTATATTATATAAACCTGCATCATCTAGATTTAAATGTAATAAATGCATAAACTTATCAAAAGTTATTGTATGCATTGGTATCGTCATATACCTTTTGTAAGTATAATGATCCCATACACAAGAATCAAATATATCATCGCTTATTGTATTATAATTTTTTATTTCTATTTCTTTTATAATTTCCTTAGTTTCTTCCTTAGTTTCTTCCTTAGTTTCTTTCTTAGTTTCTTCCTTAGTTTCTTTCTTAGTTTCTTCCTTAGTTTCTTTTTGAGTATTTATAGCATTCGGAATATAATAATTTAATCTGTTATGTTGTATATTTTCTATAGGTATTGATGATATATTTTGAGGTTTGGTATAGTTTGAAAAATTATGATGTTGTAATGTTGGATTTGTCATAACATTATAATTATTATTTTGTGATATTGTATTTGTCGTAAATAATGGACTTTGAGGTCTAATATTATCTTTTAAATTGTTATTGCTTTTTATTGGCTTGCTTTCTATTGGCTTGTTTTGTGATATTGTATTTATCGTAAATAATGGACTTTGAGGTCTCAAATTATCTTTTAAATTGTTATTACTTCCTGTTATCTTGTTCTGAATCTTGTTTTCTGTTGTCTTGTTTTCTGTTAATATTTGTTCTTTTTCTTGATTTGATTTATTATTGTTTTTATATATATTAGAAATTTTGGATAATAACAAATCTATACATGGCATTTTATTTTTTTTTTCTATTACTATCGTATTATCTTTTTCTATTTCATAACCATTAATTTTTTTCCAATTATTATTAGCAATTTGCTGATTATTAGCTCGAAATTCTAATGCATCCGACATTATGATTTATTAATTATATATATATATCGCTATGTTTATTTAACATTATTAATTTCATTTTTTTTATTGATTATAAAAAAATGAATTAATATTACAATAATTATAAATACTAATTGTAATCTATAAATATTAATATGTCTAATGCTAATTTAATAAAACAAATACAATTGCACACCAAAGAATCATATAAAGCACGATTATATGATAATAAGCCTATTAAAACTATTGCCAACTATGGTTTAAAAAATGGTCAAATTGCTATTAAAAGAGAAGAAAGTGAATATTCAGGTTTAGGAATAAAAGCAACAGTAGATATATTGCCTTTATTGACTGATAGGAGAATTATAAAAGCTTTGAATAAAATAGATACTTCTTTGGAAAGTGTTGTGTCTATATTAAATCTTTCTCAAAGTGTTATTAAATATGGAACAAATATAATTTATTTTGTTATTAAAAAATGGTTACAAAATTGCACAAATATTGACGAAAAACATTATAAACATTTTGAATGTTCTGAAGTTGATGATAAAAATTTAATTGACTATATATTATTAACTTGTAGCGATCCTATTAATGCTAGTTTTATTATACATAGTGTCGGTTGTAATAATAATATTCCAATCGTTCCAGAAGAATGGATTGGTAGATCTTTTATTAATGCAAAAATTTTACATTCAGAAATGGATAATTTAGAATGGAGAATCGGAAAACCACCTGTTAGTTATTGTTGCACTTATAATCTTAATATTATACAAAATAAATATATTAATTTCAATGATATTACTAATAATTATGATTATATTTTATTATGTGATAATGTTTGTGATATTATCGCTACTAACGCTACTAACTCTACTAACGCTACTAACGCCACTACAAATTTTAATAAAAATAAATACAAAAATTATTCGTTCCTTAATTTTGAATCTGACAATACTAATATATTACTTGTCATTAATCCAAAATCTTTTCCAAAATTTGTAAAATCTGATTATGATGATATTTATAATAATTTTAATAATGGAAAAAATAATACCTTTAAAATATTATTTAACAAAGTATCATTCTTATCATCTTGCTTACAAAAATGCATTCGCAGAGGACCTGATAATTCATTATTATTATCAGATTGTATTAAGAAAATGCATACTTTACCACCATATAATTTACCAGAACAACAATATATGCAAGTTTCTAGCGCAAAACAAATTGCATGGAGATTGTTTATTTCTATTATAGAAGACGCGATGCCATTTAATACACAAAGTAAAAAATTATGTTCAATGTTTGATTTGTTTTGTTATTCATTATTAATGTATTTGGATTCTACATTGCAATATGATAATATAATATTGAATAAACTGATAAATACTGCTTTATATGTCCAACAAAACAAAGAAATTTTTAATTGGAGATTAGGTAAAGAAATCGAACCTGATTATGCTATTGATAAAAATGATTTAATAATATCTTCTTTCAAGTTAGCATTAAAAACCATACCTATGATGAAAGGAGATAAAACTATGATAAAAAAAAGTATAGATTATGTTATTACAAAAAAAATACAATTTAATGAATTGAAATTTTTGAAATTAAAACCAATAAATACTGAAAAAACATTAGAAACTTTAATTGTATCAAATGATATGCATTGTTCACCTAATTTATTATTATATGTTCAAGCATCATTAAATAATATTCCTAATGAAGAATACAGCACTATGAATATATCCAAAGATATATGGAATACTCAAAGTAGTTATAATTATAGATTAAATAATCAAGTTAATATAAAAAATAATATCATACAATATTGTCAAAAAAATATGTTTAAAATATATAAATTTAATGATCCTGAAATTAATTTTGAGAAATTAAATACACAATATATTTTCGAAGATATCAAAAATATATCTAGATTAGCATTTTTATTAATATTTGGACAAAATTTGAGTTTTAATAATATCGTAATTTCTTTTAATGAAAAAGGTTTTAATTTTAAAAAACGTTATAACACTAATTTTGAACCTGATTCAAAATATCAAAAATATTGCGAACAACTTTTACAAGAATATCAAACACCTCACTCAATAAATTTATATCAATTACCATCTTCTTATAAATGGAAATTTGAATCACCAGTTAAAATTAAAATTATTAAAAATAATGACAAGTTCATTTTTTGTGTTAATGATATACAAACTGATATTTTTAATGGAACGCCTTTTATCGAAAAATGTAATAATATTGATATTTATAGACCAGATAATATATTAAGTTCATTAATTAAGGATGCTTTGTATTTAACAAATAATTATTATCATAAAGGTTTCAAATTATTAAATAAATTAAAATATTATGGTAAATATTATTATAATTTAAACACTAAATATACTTTTGATTGGAAACAATATGCCTTTAAAATACCTAAAAAAATATGGCAAAATATTTATATCAGATTAATTTCAAATGAAAATACTATTACCATTTATCAAGTTACTAGATCAGGCAAAAAATTAAATGCGGCTTGTGATTATATTTATGAAGGACCTATTATGCGGATATTATTATTATTTACTATTTTGTATAGTCAAGTTATTCAAATCAAAAATGAAAATATGATGACGTTTAATTTAAATAAAAATGTTCCTGAATATATGATTTTATTAAATGATATTGATAAATTATTAAATCAAGTAGTTAGTAGCGAAGTAGTTAGTAGCGAAGTAGTTAGTAGCGAAGTAGTTAGCAGCGAAGTAGTTAGTAGCGAAGTAGTTAGTAGCGAAGCAGTTAGTAGCAAAGTAGTTAGTGAGGTAAAAGATGAAACAAAAAAATGTCAAGGTATCGTATTAACCAAAACTAAAAAAACTAGAACGCAAAAAATTAAATTGGGAATAAATAATACGGATGTAATTAATAATAAAACAGTAATTAATAATAAAAATTTAAATGATAATCAAAATGTCGTGATAAATATAAAAACACCATTATGGCAACATCAAATTTTGACTTCTAATAGTATGGCAAATGGTTTAATTAATGGTAAAAAAGGTTTTGGAGATGCTGCTTCAGTTGGTTCGGGAAAAACTTTGACATCATTAAATACATTTAAACTATTAGTTGAGAATAATATTAAAAATAATATTACAAATTATAAAGGTTGTTTAGTCCTAGTTCCAAATATGCGATTAATTGATACTTGGATTACTGAAATCAATAATCATACTGAAAATATTAAAATAATTCAACAATATAGTAATGGTTCTTGGTCTAATGATATAATTACTGAAAATACTATAGCTATAACTACTTTAGGTAGAATTAGAGATACACCTATTTTTAACTTGTGGACACTAGTTATAATTGACGAGTGTTTGTCAGTTCAAAATTCATCATCATTACAAACTGAATCTGCATATAGACAAATATTATTATCTAAATATGGAGTGATTATGATGAGCGCTACATTTTTTAGAACTCGATTCGATAAATTATATTACATGTTAAAAATGTTTAGATCAGGTTATCCTGAAACAAAATTATTCTTAAATACTATTATCAATGAACATGTATTTTGCCATATTAAACAAAGTAGAAATTGGATAACAAATATTAATGAATTTAATTTAGATTATGTTAATAGGCAAAAATATAATAAAATCAAAAACAGTAATTTACCTGTAGATAAAAAATATAATGCATTATTAAGAGTTGTTAATATGGATTTTGATTTTTGTGAAAGTGTCCAAACTATTATTAATAAAGTTAATAGAAGATGTTTAATATATGCAAAAAGCAAAGCGGAAGCCGATAAAATTAGTGCATATTGTAAAAATACGAGTAAATATCCTGAAAAAAATACAAATGTTGTAATTACTTATCAGGAAGGAACCTATGGATTGAATGATTTAATTGACTATGATACTATTATTACTAGAATGAATCATTTAGATATAATTATACAACAAAAAGGACGATTAGATAGACCTGGACAAAAAAATGATAATTTATACTTGGAATATGTTATGGTAAAAAATACCATAGATGAAGCGTGGAAAATTAGAAGCGATATTACAAATAATTTTTATAATAATTATATAGTTCCGTTAAACGAATTTTATAAATTGGCAATAGAAAAATAAAAAATTAATTGAATCTTGAAACTAGAACTGCCATTGCTATATATTCTAATTCATACATTTCAACTGTATATTCTATTTGTTTATTATCAGGTATTTTTTCAAGTTTGAAATTATACATACAAGGTGTGCTTTGTTTAACTTTGTTTGGTTCGTATAAACGAAATTTTTTATTGTATCGCTTAGTATTGTTCATTTTTATATTTGTATTTTAGACTAGCTATTTAAAAACGTTAATTTCATTTTTTTTTTAAATCTAATAATTATTAGTTAATAAATATCTTTTAATCCTTCTACAAAATGTTATACACATTTTTATTTAAATATGTCAAAATATAAAAGAAAGTATCAACTAAATTTGAAAATTATTTTTTACATAAAAAATAAAATAGTTATTATAGATCGATATATAAAAATTTATTTAATTTTTATTAAATAAAATATCCTTAGATATTCTCAAAAACAAAAAGAATGAACTCATAGAATTATTAATAAATTTCAAATTCATGGATTTTTGAATTACTAGCAAATTATTTTTTTTGCTTAGATAGTCTAATGTAATTTTATCTTTTTCTTCTCGGGATAAATTTTTATTTTTATTTATTAATCCTATTACATCATATTTTTTATTTATTGATAACATATTATTAATATCATATTTATTTATTATTGTTGATAATAATTTAAAATTTGATGTGTTTTTACAATAATAATACATTGGATATTTTCCTTTTTTCGAAAGATTTACATAATCTTTAACATAAAAATGAAAATTATAAAATTCGTATTCAATAGGTAAATTTCTTTTATTTATAATATGTATTGGATTTAATCCTTTTTTATTAAATTCGTTGCTATTTTTAATTAGAGTATAAACGTCCCAACAAAAAAGATTAAAATTTGCATGTTTAGCTAAATAATGCAATGCAGTATTACCTAATGAATCTGTAATTTTATTTTCTAATAATTCTTTACCAAAATGAATTATAAATATTTCAAACATTAATGGATTTTTTGCTAATAGATGAATCATAGATTCTGATTTTTCATTTAATTCAAATAAATCTACTGAATTTTTTAATATTTTAATTATAATATTTATGTTTTTACATTGAATACTTAAATATTCACCTATAGTTTGATCATTTGTAAATTGATCATTCAGTTTTATTTTTACATATTTTTGTAAATTTTCAAAATTATGATTTATTAAATCATTCAAAAAAGATTCTTTGAACATATTATAAGGTTTCATTGTTCCATATTTATATATTTTTATACCTTTTTCGTCAAATTCATCTATTAATTCAGTTATATTTTCTTTAATTTGTGTTGCTAAAGTCATTTGTAATTCTATTTGTTGGTCTGTAATTGGAGATTTAATATAACTAGTTAATTCATTATTTTGATTATACGATTGAGTAATTTTATTATTTATTAAAGCTTCTTTGATATAATTTTCTATAACTTCCTTTTCATATATATAACCATCTTGACATATTACCGGATCACGATATATACAACCTGATAATGGACATGTAAAGTATTTAAAAATTTCTTGTGATTTCATTATTATTAATATTATAAATATTATTATTTATAATAGTAATTTACACGCGATATTAAATTATTTTCATTTTTTTTTATAATTATATATAATGTCATTTTCTCAAATTATGTCAAAATATGGTCAAACATCTAAAGGTCCTATATTTGTAAAACCTGAACAAAAAAAAAATAATGCATTTCAATATGCTTCTAGTTTAATAAAATCTGATATTGATAAAGTAGATAGTGATATGATACAAGTAACAAATGAAATACTTAAAAATGGTTGTATTTATTTGCCAAATTTTATATGTGAAACAAATAATTATGATTATTTTGATAAAATTAAAAAAGAATTAGAACCTGAAACAAATGTTATTCAATGGTCAAAACATTACAAATTTGAAAATCCTGAATTTTCTAAAACATTTAATGAAATTATTGAAAAAATTAAAAATCATTTTAATGTCGAAGTCTTGTGTACTAGATTAAATTATTATAAAAATGGTAATGATTATAAACCTTTACATCATGATTCACATGCATTTTCTAATAATAAAAAAGAAAACTTTACTGTAGGTATCAGTTTCGGAGCAAGTAGAGAAATTACTTTTATGCATGTCAAAAGTAAAAAAAAATTTAATTTTCCTCAAAATAATGGCGACTTGTTTGCTTTTAATGATATTATCAATAAAGAATTTATGCATGGTATACCTAAAGCAAATATTAATGTCAAGGAAAGAATAAGTATTATTGCTTGGTGTAAAAAATAAAAAATATATAAAAAAAATTATTTCGGTTTATAATATAAATGAACAAAAATAGTTTCTTTTCTTATAGTTCTTCCAGTGTATTACATAATAATAATGGCAAAATAAAAGGTAATACTAAGCAACAATTAAATAATAATGGTGTTAAAAAATCATATTATGAAGAGTATGAAATATTAAATGGTAAAAAAAATATTATTAAAAAAACTGGTTTACCATTAAATGATAATTATAAAAAATATAAATTAGTTAATAAATAAGATTTATAGGATAATTTATTTAGATTTTGTTTTTTTTGTTGATTATTTTATTAAAATAAAAATGAAATTATAATGTTAAATTTATAATAATATTGTTATAATAATTAATATATTATTAATAAAAATATCGTTAATATGAATACTGTTAATAAAGATATCGTTAATAAAGATATTGTTAATGAAGATATTGGTAATGAAGATATTGGTAATGAAGATATTATTAATAAAGATATTATTGATAAAAATACTCAGAATGAACTTATAGCTGAATTATGTAAAGATAAATTATTTGCTAAAATGAATGAATGGCAACATGTCATAAATAATAATGATAGTGATAGTGATAGTGATGATGATAATAATAATAATGATTACGATAATTTGAATACTGAAATGTATTTATTATATTGTTTACATAATAATAATTTTCCAAATTATAAAGATGCATTTAATCGTATATCATGCATTCTTACTAGGCTAATTATTATTAAAGATACATTATGTGATAATTTTTATAAACAATACTTGAATTATATTGATTTGTCACCTTTAGTTATGTTAGCAACTAAAAATAATTTTATAAAATATGCAAAATATATATCAGAAACTGTTTCAGATAATTTAATTAATTTACTAGAAATAATAAATAATACTTATTTTACTTTTGATAAAATAAAACCTGTATATAAAATATTTCATTATATAGTAACTTTATACGTTGGTTTTATAATATATCCTGATACAAAAACAAATGAATTTATAAATACATTTTATAAATTTTTTACTGAATATAATGCATTTATGGAATGTCAAAAACATATAAATAAAAAAGTCTTTAAACAAATAATAGATTGTTTCAAGACTTATTCGTGTCCACGTAAAATAATTGATATAAATCCCATTATTATTTCTTTTTCAAATTCAATAACACACATCAAGAATGATATTCATAGATTAATAAATAATTATATAGAACGTGAAGATTATAAAAGTGATCTTTTTTCCATAATTACCAATAACACTTATAACTTACTTAATTATAGTTTAGAAGAATTTTTTTTACAAGAATATTTTAACACTAGTTTATTAAATATAGCATGTGATAATGGTGATTATAATACTATTTCATATTTATTAAAAAAAAATGTATTCCCCACGGAATCTAATTTTAATATGTTATGTAAAAGTATTTATGCAAGATATATCGTTACAAAGCCATATACATGCTATAATTTCGTTGAGATAGTTAATTATTTCATAACAAATTTAATAAGATTAATACCAAAATTTTATAGTTACAAAATTAGTCCAAATGAAACTTTTACTGAAATTTTTATATATTTATTAAAAAAATTGGACTTGACAGATGACATAATAGATAACATAAGTAAAATCGCTAACTTGTTATTAAATAATAATTTTAAAATAACGAATGAATTAATTTTATTATTAATGCTCAAAAAAAATGATATTTTTAAAAATATCAACATTAACGAAGATACTTTTTTTGAAATTCATAATATGTATAAAAACAGACACAAATTATGTGTAGATAATTTTAATAATCCAATACATATAATGCGAATAATGGCTCAGACTACAACACTTACCAGGTTCAAAAATTATATCAAAAAAAATAATATTAAACCAGATAGATATTGTTTTGAACTCGCGCATTATCATAATAAACCTATTGAAAAATGGTTATTTAGTAATAATTGTTGTCCTACAATTGGAATTATTAAAATTACGAAACATCATCAAAATGCAGAATACTATGAAAAAATTCTAAATGAAATACAAACTCAAGAATATATGTGTAAACCATATGATTTAGTTATTTAGTTATTTAATTATTTTTTATAAAAAAAATGATATTATTTTCTTAACTTTTTGTTATGTTCATTAATTTATATAATTTATATAATTTATATAATTTACTATGAATATACAAATAGATAATTTAACTAAAACATATCCAGAGATTTTTAATAAACCTGATATTGACAAACCATTGGAATTACAATTGTTAGAATATTGTGATAGACATAATTATATTGGAGATATTGCTATACCTTGCATTCTTTATAGAATTATTTTAATAAAAAATGTATTAAGTGATGATTTTTATAAAACATACTATAACGATGAAAATATGATCTATAATGGTTATGGTTATAAAACAAAAAAATATAAAGACATTAAACCATTTTTAATGTTGATAACGGAAATAAATTTTGTAAAATATATTGAATATTCAAATATATTGTTATCAGATAAATATAACGGATTATTATTTACAAAGTTATTTGATCTTTATGATTGCAAATATGATAAACTCAAAGAAATATTAGATAGTTATTTAAATTGCATTATCACATTATATTGTGGTTTTATATTATATCCTAATTCAAAAACACAAAATGCATTATTTACATATTATAATTTATTATCTATACATAATGTATTTTGGAATTTGTATAAATTCGATAATGTTGTTTTTACAAAAAATATAAAAATACCAAATAATTATAATAACATAGATGATGTCCGAAAATCTATTTTTGAATTAATACAATCATTTGATATAGATAAATACGAACGATTGTATAAAATAGATTTTTGTCAAATTATTAGAAATATTACAAAAAATTATTTTAACAGTAATATCACTAAATTATTTTTTTCAAAATTTGATTATCCTAATAGCTTAGATATTGCATGTAATAATTTTGATCTTGGAACAGTTTTATGTTTGTTAGAAAAAAATATATATCCTACTGAGACAAATTTTAAACAATTAATTGATAACAAAATTATAAATTCATTGATTACAAAATATCATATTAGATATTATGAATACATATTAGACAATTTAAATATCATTATACAAAAATTTTATAATTATAAAATATTACCAGAAGAAAAATTTATTGACCTATTATTAAATATTTTGACAATAATTATTGATGATTGTGATAAAATAGACCATTATAATAAACATATTAACAATATTACATCTATTGTCGAATTTTTAGTAAATCATGGTTACCAAATTTCTCATAAAATAGTTCTATTACTAGTCCATAGTGATAGTAATGTATTAAAAAACATTGATGTATCAGAAGATTATTATTACCAAATTTATAAATTTAGTAATAGTAATTATAGTTATGACAAATTATGTCTTAATAATTTTAAAAAACCTTTACATATTATGAGAAATATGTGTTTCGATAAAAAAACAACAGTTACTCAATTCAAAAAATTTCTTAAAGACAATAATATTAAACCTGATCGCTATTGTTTTGAATTTTCCAGTTTATATAACACAAAAATAGAAAAATGGTTAATTAAAAATAACTGTCTTCCCACTATTAACTCTTTAGGACCTTTATCTAAAAAAAAACAAGCATATTTAAAAATTTTATCAGATGCAATGCAAACACAAGAATATATGTGTCAATCATATAATTTTAAAATTTAATTATTTTTTATATCTGTTATATATAAATTATATATTTATTTATAATATATAATGTCTAAAAGAGATAGTCTCAAGTATAAAATTAATCCTGATTTATCTGATTATGAAGATAATGAACATAGTATTACACATCAAAAAAAACATCAAAATTTAATTTATAATAACAAAAAAAATAACGCAAATTTAGAACAAAATATTATTAACATGAATAATAAAAATAATAACAAAAAGAATAATAATAAAAATAATAAAAATAATAAAAATAATAAAAATAATATTAAAAATTTAATCGGTGAGCAAAAAAATTATTATTCTATAGACATAGAAGTATATGGTAATTATGGTATGGATGAAATAATTGCTTATATTAAACATGAATGGGTAGCTTATAAAAAATTATATAATTATTGTGTATGGCTAACTTGTGATGAGGATATGATACAATTATCAGAAATGTTTATGGAATGTAAATTTACTTTATTTTGTAAAGGTGAATTTTTTATTGATGCTTATCATATTAAAACTTTTCATAATGGTTATATGAAATATTTAGATTGTCAAGTGTCATGTAAAGTAAATATTACTTTGCCTGATAATTCAGTTAAGCAAACCGATAATAAAGGAGTTATTATTTTAGATAATAATTTAGAAAAAATTCTAGTTCCTAAAGATAGAAAAATTAATATTTCAATTAAACAACAATTAGATATCGCCACTGATTTATTAGTAGCTTTAGGACAAAATGTTTCCAACATTGGTACTGCTTTTACTGAAACATTATTGGCATCTAAATTATTATCTTCTTGTTTGGCTATCGTTGATATGTTGCATCAAAATTATACAAAATATGGAGATAATAAAAGTAAATGTTATAATTTGAACTTGAGATGCAAAAATATATTAAATACTATGCAAAAAATACCCCCTAATATGTTAAATTTATCATCAGTTGTTAATGTTGTTTCTAGTGTTAGAAATGCATTAGATTTAATAAATGAATATAATTCTAAATGGAGGATTACCAAATTCTTTTCATCATCGAGATATCAAGATTTATTTATAACTGTTAATACTGATTTATCTAATTTTTATTACGATTTTGGCATTAATTATACTATTAATCGTAAAACTTTTGAAATTATAGGTAGTAATGATAATAGTGATAATGGTAATGGTATTGGTAATAGTAATGATATTTTAAGTCCAAGTTATAGCACTAATACTAATTTAGATAAATTATAAAAAATATGTTCATCTTTTTATTAAAAAAAAATTGATATTTTTTTTTTAATTGTGTTAATTAATATAATAATTAACATAATAATTAACATAATTAATATAATCCTAAATATGGAAAGAATAAATAATCCTGTTATATTTAATAATGATGAAATATCAAAAGAATTACAATTATTAAAATATCATAGAGAAAAATGTAATAAAAATAATTCATGTGATCATTGTTCGTTCATTCTTACTAAAATTATTTTGATAGAAAATGTATTACCTGATATATTTTATAAAATATATTTTGACGATCATAATGCAACATATAAAAATATATCACCATTTGTTATGTTAGCCACGGAAAATAATTTTATAAAATATGTTGAAAATTCAAATATTTTGTTTTGCAATTATAAATATTCTTTTTTTGAAAAAATGAATTATCCAATTAATATTAAAAGTATTAAAGCCATATTTGATAATTATTTGAAATTCATATTGACAATGTATTTTGGTTTTATAATATATCCAAATTCTAAAACACAAAATATATTAAATAAATATTATGAAATTTTAGCATTGTATAACTTTTTTTTGTGTTTAGCAGAAAATATAGATGGCATATTTAGAAATCGTACTATGGTAAATTGTGGGGACCATTTATTTGTTAATGGGGATCAATTTTTAGAATTTATCGAGTTATTATCAAATAATGACGAACATGAGGCATTATTAAATAATGTAAAAGTTAATAATAGTTATGAATTATTCTTTAAAAAAAATTATCATACAACTGTAAATAATATTATGGCTCATAATGATAATATTATTACAAAATATTTCATCCAAGATTTTGATTATCCTGAATTAATAAATATAGCATGTAAAAATTGTGATTATAGGACTGTTTTATATTTATTAGAAAAAAATATTATTCCAACAGGAAAAGATTTACAATCTTTATATGATAATACATTTATTTCATCTTTACACGCAACGGGTAAACCTATTATAAATGGTACATATACTTGTTATTATGACATTTCAAAAAATTTAGATTTTTTGAAATATGTATTTAAATATCTTGATATATTAATACCAAAATTTTATAATTACAAGATTCATACTGAAGAAAGTTTTATTGATTTCTTGTTAAATATCTTAAAATCAATATATCATTATCGCTTAGGTAATAATTTTTCACCTTTTCAATCGATACATAATTATATTATACCATTTATCGAATTTTTGGTAAATAAGCGAATCGAAATTTTAGGAGAACAATATGCATATAAAATAATATTATTACTTGTTCATAATAAAAATAATATTTGCAAAAATATTGAAATCACTGAAGAAATGTATTACCAAATTTATAAATTTTATAATTTTTACGAGCGTCATATTGACGTTATATATATAGATAATTTTACAAATCCAATACACATTATGAGAAATATGTGTTTTAATAGAAATACTAGTGTTTCAACATTCAAAAAATTTATTAAAGATAATAACGTTAAACCAGATCGTTATTGTTTTGAGTTTGCTAGTTGTTATAATAACAAAATAGAAAAATGGTTATTAAACAATAAATGTTTGCCGACAGTTAGATCGTTAGGATATTTATCATCTCAAAAAAGAAAGTTATATTTACAACTTTTAGTAGATGATATTCAAACACAAGAATATATGTGCAAACCTTACGAATTTTAAAATCAGGTGTAAACTATTTTAATAGAAAATACAATTTGTTATGTTGAAATAATTTTATTAACGCAAATCTGTTATAACTTTATATTTTGAATTTTATTATCTTATGTTAGTTGTTAAATATTAGTTGATAAATATTTCAAATTTTTAATATCTTTATTATTTTTTTCATTATCTAGATTATTAATATTTTTTTTAAATAATTTTAACCAATATTTTTTATAATAATTATAAAACTTATCTTTATCACAATTAATATATCTGAATATTGGATAATTATTATTATCATATTTTTTAGTTATTATATTTTCATATATTTTGCTTATCGTTTTTGTATAATTTTTTTCGTGTATTATTTTTTTGTTATGGATTAATAATATTATATTTTTATTATCATTTGTCGTAATATTATTATTTGTCATAATATTATTATTTGTCGTAATATTATTATTTGTCATAATATTATGTATTGAATTTTCAAATTGGTTAAATGTCATTGGTAATTGTATTTGCAAGCAAACATAACAATTATAATATATTGTTGTTTTCTTGTTTGATAGTTTAATATTTATATAAATTTTTTGCATATATTAAAATAAAAAATAATAATATAAACTAGTTAAAAATATTTATATTAAAAATTTTATAAAAAAAATGGTAATCATGCAATTAGTATTATGAAAAACAAAATGCTAAAAAATAGCACAAGTTTTGGTTTATTTTTTTGTTTTGGTGTTTCGGGATAAAGATATGACATAGAATCTTTGGGAATATCTAATTGTTTGTTTATTGGTTTATTATAATTGATTATTATAATAAAGTCATTTATAAATTTTCATTTAATTATTTACCTTGTTTATTATTTTAATAATAATTATATAATATATAATATTAATATGATACCTTATACTTGTGATAATTGTAATATTATTTGTAATGATTATTTTCATAAAGTTGATGAATTAATTGCAAATAATATTCCTTTGTGTGAAAAATGTTTTTATAAGACTATGCTTAAATATAAATTTATCACTAGAAAATTTACTATACCTGAAAAAATGTTGCAACAACTTAATGTTAGAAAATTATATAATAAATATAATGGAACTAGGTATTATATAAATGATATCAAAAAATATCTTAAAAATAAAAACAATGGAAATTATAATTTTGGTCTAAAATATGAAATTAAAAATATCTTAAAAATTTTAATAAACAAAACTAGTACAGATTTAAATTTAAAACCGGATTACTTGGAAAATTTAGATATTATGGATATATTAGAAGAGTATGCCAAAACTAGTATCGATATATATGCTGATGCTAATGATATATATATTAAATATGTAGCACCGGATTTATTTTGTATGAGAGCAAAATTAGCTAAAAAAGAATATATCGATAAATACTTGTACCAAATTTACAAAGATAATGTTAAGTATATTATTAAGGAACAATATTATAAAAAATTATTAACTTTAACAGAAATTGAAAAAAAACAAACTTTAATAAATGAAAATACTTTTATTGATACTTTAGAAAAAATAAGTAACGAACATTGTTTAATTTATTCTTTTATTGAAAAAAATAAAAGGATTGATTTTTTAAAGCGAGATATTAAAGAACATATTACTTGTCCTAAAAAACGTGGTATAATATTTAATACTTTGAAAAATAAATATTATTCAAACATTTTAAATAATATATCTATAACACATGATGAATTAATAAATAATCTTAAAGTAATGAACAGAAATTTACAAGTATTTAATTTATTAACTACAATATCTCATTATTTACGTGTTCCCATAAAACAAGGTATTCAAAATTTTATATATTTTAGAATATTATATTTAACATTCTACGACGAGTATGTAAGAAAATATGTTAATTATGGAACAACAATTGACATAGATATTAATAAAGATGATATTACTGTAGATAAAAAAAAATTGTCATATTTAGAAATATTATTACTTTATACAATTATTAAATATAATTCAAAAACTTATCGTGACATACCAAAAATAAAAGAATACATTATTAAATCTGTTAAAAATAGAACTGGTCCTGATAATTTTCTTTTGTATGGCCATCATAATATTTATAGTATGGTTACATCTGAAACGCCAAAATATAATACCATATTAAAAAACATAAATAATCTTGTTAATCATTATGAACATTTGGGATATTTTTATTTGATTAATTAGGATTATTTTTTATTATTTCGTTATTATTTGTTATTATTATGCTGCCTTCAATATACGTATAGCTTTTTGAAAATTATTTATATGTATTTTGGTATGAAAGTAATATTACCCCTAAGGGGTAATATTATATAATAAAATTAAATTTATAATTTTTAAAAAAATATTCTAGATAATAAATTTATGGACGATTTTTATGTAATTGGTTAAATTATAAAAAAGATAAAATAAAACGAACTTTGATAAAATCATATGATAAAAATATAGATTATGAAATTATAAAAGAACAACAAAAAGTAGGTAATGTTCTATTAATGCATTTTATATATTTTTATAATAAAATTGATTTTTATAATCTAATACATATAATTAATAATATCTTAATATATAATTATGTCTAATAAAACTGTTAATCAAAATATAGTATCTTCCATAATAGCATCAATTACTGCGGAACTATTGACAATACCAATATGTACTACTAAAACTAATTACCAGACACAAATTGTAAATGGATTATCAATAAAGGATTATTGTAAAAATATTTATAAAACTCGAGGTATTAAAGGATTTTACAATGCTTCCATTTATGCTTCCATTTCTCAAACAATCTCACAAACAAGCAAATATACTATTTATGAATATGTTAAAAAAAAAAGAAATAGTAATACATTATTAGATAATATGATAAATTCTGCTGCTAGTGGTTGTATATCATCTGTTCTTCATCATCCATTTGATTATGCTAAAATTAATACACAAATAAATAATAATACCTTTGATATAATAAAAAAAAATGGTATATTTATTACATATACAGGTTATTCTAAAACATTACTTAGAAACATATGCACTAGTATCGTATTACCTATTAATGATCAATATAAAAAAATTTATTTAAATAATACTAACTACTTCGCAACTAACTTTGCTACTAACTTTAATAAAGATTTTATTAATATGTTTTTAGGACCTTTTAGCGCTTCTGTTACTAGCACTTTTATTTTGTATCCATTAGATTTTATAAGAAATAGACATATGGCTAATAAAAAATTATTTTTAGGTTTTAATATTTTAAATTATTATCGTGGAATGAGTTTAGGATTATTTAGAAATGTATTACATTTTGTTACTTTCATGAGTTCGGTAGAACTTATTAAAAAATATTATTGATGAGCACATTGAGCTACTCTGGGACCTTGTTCTTCATCTTCATCACTATCATAACTATTAGTAGTTTGCTCTTGTTTTTTTTCTTGATATGAACATTTTTCATAACTTACTTGACAAACTTCTTTAGGACAACTAAAGTCATAATCTTCATATTTTTTATTTGTTAATGATTCATATATAATTTTTCTAACTTCTTGTGGTAAATTATTATTTGAATCATCATTTTTTAATGTAACTACCATATCACCATAACCAAATTTATCTTGAAATCCTTCATTTTTAATAATTAAAGTATCTCCATGTTGATAACTCGATTCTTTATTTATCAAAGCTAATTTACGACCATCTAACTGAGTAATAATTCTATTAAAACCGCAAAATAATTCTGCTAAAGATAATTTTAAATCAATTAATAAATCATTATTAACTTTTCTAAACTGAGGATGTTGAGCTATTTTAAATATTATTTCGATATCTTTTCTATCTCCTGTTTCTTTATATACGTCACCTTGATTTTCAATAAGAACGCTATTAACATTTGAAGCTTGAAATTCTAATGTATAAGGGGTTTCCATAATTTTGCTTCCATTACAAGTTTTACATATTGCTGCTGTAGTATCTATACGTTGCCCTTTACATTTTTTACAAGGCTCTAACATACCGCTCATAAACATAAATTGACGATTATTGTTTGATATTCCTGTTCCATTACAAGTTCTGCATACATGATTTTTTTTATCTGCAAAACCTGTATGATCACATTTATCACATAAATTATCTCTTTTTATTTTGACAGAAATATTTTTTTTATTATAAATATCTTCTAATGTTACCTCATATTCCATACATTGCTTGGGTTTTTCTTGTTTTTGTTTTCTAAAAAGTTCTGCAATATCATTATTACCTTGTTGTTGTTGCATATTTAAACCTTCTTCACCATGTTTATCATATATTTCACGTTTAGTTTGATCTTTTAGAACATCATATGCTGCATTAATTCTTGCAAATTTTAAGGAAGCTTGTTCTTTCAAATTAGGATCAGATACCTTATCAGGATGTTCCTTTCTGGACAAATCTATATATGCTTTCTTGATCTCACTTTGAGTAGCTGTTTTCTTGACTCCTAAAATATTATAGTATGACATTATAATTATTAATATTGGTTATTATTTATAACATATTATTTAAAATTATTATTTCATTTTTTTTTATTAATATTATTTTATTTTTTATTATTGCGGAATAGCTTGCATATTTCCTCAAAATAATTTATTTGTATTTTTTATTGAATTTTCAAAATATTATACTTTAAAAAAGTTATTCAGAACCTCTTGGCTTAAGAGTTTTATAATAAATCATAATTGTCTTCATAAATATGTTGAACAAAATGAGCACGTTCAAAATAAGTTTTCTATTAAATTATTTTTTACTAACTAATATCAATGGAATACCAATAGATATGCAATTTGTAAAAATAAAATTAAATAATTATCCGTTAATAGGAAAACATTTTAAGAAAATAAAATTTGGATTCAAATAAATGCAAAAATATAAATAAATATAAAAAATATAAATAAGTATAAAAAATATTTTATGGACTTTAAAATTTCTCGAAATTTTTAAAAATATGATAGCAAAATAAAATGTGATTTAGTAAAAAATCTATTTTTTATTTTAAATTAAATGTAATTTTTATTAATTATGTATGTATTAATCATTTTTTATAAAATTAAAAAAGTTGAACACATTAAATTAAATTATATTATATTATGTTAAAAATAAATATTTTAAAAATTATAAAAAAAATGAATATTTTTTATGAACCAACAACAAAATACACATAAATAATTTTCAAAAAGTTTGACAAGTATTTAAGACAGTGTAATAAATATAATAACATTTTTATTACATAATTTCAAAATCTGAAAAAGTGTAAAGTAAAATTTAATTTTTTATATTTAATAACCTATTTATAAACAAATTTAATAAAAAATGATATTAATACAAAAATTTTAAAAATTTTGGGCCCTTTTTTTCGGCCAACACACAGGGTTTTATATGTGTGTTGGCCGAAAAAAAAGGCCCATTTTTTTATAAAAATTTTGTTATTCGATACATTTTATATCCTTTAAAAATTATATTAAAAAAGATATACGTATATACATTATTTAATATTATCATATCATTATTTTTATTAAAAAAATAATAGTAAAAAAATCTTAAATAAAAAGTGTATAAGCAAAAAGGTCATTTTTTTAAAAACACATTCATAATTACCCGTTTTGCTTATACACTTTTTTTAAAAATAACAACAAAAGTGTATAAGCAAAAAGGTCATTTTTAAAAAACACAGTAATAATTACCCGTTTTTCTTATACACTTTTTTAAAATAACAACAAAAGTGTATAAGAAAAACGGTAATTATAAAATATCAAGTTAACCATTTTTGCTTATATACTTTTATTATTAATTTATAAAAGTATATATGTAAAAAGGTCTTAACTATAAATATTTAATTTTAATTAGGATCTGTTTGCTTTAGCATTTTTGTTATTAATTTAAAAAATTGTGTTTAGTAAAAAAATATTAATAAGATAAAAATATTAATAAGATAAAAATATTAATAAGGTAAAAACATTAAAAAAAAATAAAATATAATATAACGTGTTATAAATATTATAAATATTAAATACATATAAAATGGTAGTAAATAAATTCAATTGTATTTATTGTAAATATGAAACTAATCGTAGAAGTAAAATATTGCGGCATAATGACACAACAAAACATTTAAAAAAAGTTAGAAATTTAACTCTAATTGATACCGAAAATAATAATTTTAATATTCAACATGATAATTCTGATAATATAAAAAACAAAATAAATAAGGTAGATAAAATATTGGAAGTAAAAAATAAATGTATAAATGATACTGTTCATAATAATAATAATAATAACATTATCCATAATAATAATCATAATAATGATATTAATAATGATGAGCGCGATAATACAGATAACAATAATATCATTGACCATGGCCACAAAAATGACAATATTGATAGTAGCTATAGTGATGATTATGACGATTATGATAATTATGACGATGATGTTAGCGTGAAATATTTAATAAAAGATGATAAGAATGAGGAAAAAATAATAAATAATTCAAATAAACACAATTTAAAAAAAACTAAAAAAACAAGACACGAAATTTATAAGGAAAGTTTTGAAGAAAGTTCTGAAGAAAGTTCTAAAGAAAGTTCTGAAGAAAGTTCTGAAGAAAGTTCTGAAGAAAGTTCTGAAGAAAGTTCTGAAAAAAGTTCTAAAAAAAGTTCTGCAAAAAGTTCCGAAAAAATTTTGTCAATAAATAAAATCAATAATGATCAAAATATATTAAATGAACATAATGAATATAAAACTAAATATGAACAATTGAAAAATGAGTATGAAATACAAAAAAATAAAATTAAAAAATTGGAAAAAAAAATACGAAACAAAAAAAAAAAATATAAATTATCATTAAACAAAATAACAAAACAACATAATAAAGAAAAAAATGATATAATGGATAAATTATTAATGATGAATATGACAACAATAAAAAATACCGTTAATTATAAACCATGCATATTAAATATATTAAATGAATCTAATACAACAACTTTACCTTTGGATAAAATTAATTTTTTTGATATTCTAGATAAACATTTTATTAAATCTAATAAAATAAATACACAATTATTACCACAAAAACAATGTAAAAATGAAAATTGTGATGGCAAGTGTGATAAAATGTATATCTGTCCAAGTTTGCATAAGATACCGAAGAAACTTGCCTCCTTATGGAAAAATAAAGATCCAGATTTGTTATATAATTTTATAATTGATGCTATTACAAATTATTATAAAGAAAATAATGTTTTACCTCCAATTATAAACACGGACACGAGTAGAAATAATTATCTTCTAAAAATAAAAGATGGTGATAATGATATATGGATTAATGATAAGAAAGGTGTGAAATTTATAGACATCATTATTAAACCTTTTATGGATTATCTTATTGTATTACTAAATAAATTTAATAATCAGTTACTTAAAAATATTAAAACCAATTCAAATGTCTTAATTACTAAGGCAATTACATATTTTGAAAATGAATTAAAAGAATTGGAAAAAAATAAACCTCGCAAAAAACAAGATTATAATGATCAAAAACGAATTTATTTGGAATATATTGACACTTTCAAAAATTATAATAATAATATTTTAATGCAAGATATTAGTTATGTACTTGATATTTGTTATGAAAAATGTTCAAATATTTATGAACAATATTCAGATAAACGAGAACAAATAAATGCAGAAAAAGTATTGGTATATGGTGTAATTGATTGCTTAAGTAAAACAAGTTTTATGAGTAATATTTTAACTAAATTATCTCCTCATTTTTATAAAACACATGATGATATTTTAACAATAACTAGTAATTAATTTTTTTGATAATATATTTTATTTTTTTTATTATTATGAAACATAATTTATTTTAATACTATTCATCATAAAAATAAATTATTATGGTCGTAATTTCCTTATAATACCAACTCGTTTTATTAATATATTATTACATTTTGTGCATCTTAAAACTTGTATAACTATTATAATTCATATAATTTATATTTTAACACATATGTTTCAAAAAACTCGTAATATGTTCCGCGAACACTTTATTATAGTGTCCATTAACAATAACTTAAAATACAAGCAATCAAATGATATAAAATAAACAAATAATTACGAAATACAAAAAAAAAAATACAAAACAAAAAAGTATCAAAATAATTTAAAAATCTGGAAAGTGTAAAGTAAATTTTAACTATTTATATTTGACAATTTATTTATTTATGAACAAATTTAATAATAAACGTTATTGTATGAAATATTATTGTTGTGTTAATATATTTGTTAATTTATTCTGTGTATTATCATAAATTTTGTTTGTCCTTGTATAAAAATCTGGTTGACACTAAAAAAATAATGATATACTATATTTTGCGTAATTTTTGATTTAAATTTAAACTATTATAAAATATATATCACTATGAGAACAAAAATTGAAATAAATGTAAAAATGAATAATCGTAATATCCCTAGTGCTGTTAGAAATGCTGTATGGAACATATATGTTGGGAACGACATAAAACAAGGGATTTGTTTTTGCTGTAATACTGAACCAATCACAACCGCTAATTTTGATTGTGGACATGTGGAATCTAGAAATAATAATGGAAAAGCAACTATACAAAATCTCAGACCAATATGTGGATTATGTAATAAATCCATGGGAACAAAGAATATGGAAACATTTATGGAAAATTCTGGATTTAAAAAAAATATAAATTGGTACGGAATTAAAAAAGATAGTTTTGATGATATCAAAAATGATGAATTAGTCAATGTTAAAAATAATGATTCAGTAAATGTTAAAAATAATGATTCAGTAAATGTTAAAAATAATGATTTAGTCAATGTTGTTCATAATAGTGCGAACAATGATTTAGTCTATGTTAAAAATAATAGTGTAATCAATGTTAAAAATGATAATGGTATTAAAAATAATGGTTTGTATTATTGTAAATATTGTGATTATAAGGCTTCAAATAATTATAGATTAGATCGTCATTATGAAACACCAAAACATTTAAAAAATAAAAAAAATGCCAGAATGATAACAAATACTAGAACGATAACAAATGCCAGAACGATAACAAACAAAAAATCAGAAAATATAGAAAATGTAAAAAATACTAAAAAGACAAATAATAAAAAGGAAAAATGTAAAAATTGTGAAATCCTAAAAAACGAATATATTTTATTAAAAAAACAATATGAAAATCTAGAAAAAAATTTGCAAATTAAAGAAGAAAAATATGATACATTAGTGGATAAATTATTATTGCAAACCAAAGAAGAAAAATATGATGCGTTAGTAGATAAATTATTATTACAAACAAATGAAGAAAAAAACAAATTATTTGATAAATTATTATCTCAAACTAATAAAACTCATAATAATACATACGTTACTGAATTATATACATTGAATATATAATATAATTCAAATTATTATGTAGAACCATTAGTAAATATTGATTTTTTGATATGTTAGATAAATAAAAATAAAAAATGTAGACATAAATAAATTACCTAAAAAAATGTTTATTTAATGAATGTAAAGGTAAGACCTGAAAGGCAAATGTGATAAACAATACATTTGTCCTAGTAAATGCATTATATAACAAAAAATTTTTAATATGTGGAAAAATAATTCTAATGCTTATACTGATTATATATCAAATATTCTAATAAATTATTATGATAATGATAATAATAAATTATTACCAATTATAAATACTGACGTAAGCTTTGCGGACCTTTAGGTAAGTAGGAATACATTTTATTTAAAAATAAAAAATGGCAATGATGAAGTTTGGATAAATGATAAAAAAGGTATAAAAATTAGTGATATTGTTATAAAACCATTTATAGATTATATTGTATCACTATTAAATGAATTTGATAAACATATAAGTGATAATATAGAAAGTAATGCAAATATGTTAGTAACAAGTGTTATGAAGCATTTTGAAAATGAAATACAAAATCTAAAATTATGTAAGCCTACTAAAAGTAAAAAATTAATCGAGTATCGAGAACAAAAACAAATATATTTAAACTATATCAATATTTTTAAAAATTATAAAAATAACACTTCCTTAATGAATGATGTTAATGATATATCAACAATTTGTATGGAAAATTGTCGTTATTTGTATGATCAATATAATAAGTATAATGTAAAATTTTTTGCAGATAAAGTTGTAATAATAGATATAATAAAATACTTGAATAAAACAGGATTTATTAATACGATATTAACAAAATTATCACCTCACTTTTATAAAACACATAATAATATTTTAGAAATAATAAAATAAAAAACATTCATTATTATTAATTTTTTTTTAAACTTACAACAACAATATAAATAATACCAATAATAATAAATTATATGCCAGAAGTAGTAGAAGTCCAATGGTTAAGAAATTATTTTTATCAATATATAGGTTATTCTTTAGTTTCTGTAACTGACAAAAACAATAATATTAACACAATAAACCAAAAAATTAATAATGTTGATTCGAAAGGTAAATTTATGTGGTTCACCTTAGATAATTTGTATTTAAAAATAACTTTTGGTTTATCAGGAATATTAAAATTAGAGAAAGATAATACTACTAAATATACTATAAAAATGTCAAATAACAATCAAGAAATATTAATTTATTTTAATGACCAATTAAGTCGTGGGTCGAGTGTATTAATAGATAATGACATAAGTAAAATAAATACAATAGAAAACGATTTATTAAAACATCCTTTAACTTTAGATACTTTAAAAGAAAAAATTAATAATTTATTGAAAAAAAATATCAACAAAAATAAAAAAATAATACAAATATTATTTAATCAAGATAATAAAGGAATAGGATCAGGTTTAGGGAATTATTTAATATGTGAAATTTTACATAGAGCTAAAATATCACCTCATACCAAATTAATTGATATGGAGCCATATTTACCGAATTTATTATATGCTATAAATTATACATTACGATTATCATATTTAACCAACACAGAAGGATATTTTAAAAAAATGTCTATACCAATAATTAACTTTATAAATAATACGAGAAGTAATATAACAAATCACAATGATATTAATTTTTGTCAAATTGAATTAAATAACGATATTTTTAAATATAATGTTTATAAGCAAAAATACGATAATAACAATAACCCCGTAAAAGTAGAAATAATATATCAAACTCGCAAGTGTTATTATGTTGATATATAAAAAAAATGAAAAAATAATTTTTAATTTAATACTTTATATTCGTAATATATATAAACGATGAACACAACAAGCGCTCAAGTATACAACAAAATTAACAAACAAGTCATACCAAAAAAATATGACGTTGCCTTCTGGAAAAAATTGGAAAAATATGTATATTATACTTGTTATGATCGTGAAGATTCCCATGGTCATGGTCATATGAAACAAGTAGCTAAAAATAGTTTATATTTGTGGTATATCATGAATTTCCGTGTTCCTAATGGTAGAATTCCTGACGAAGAAACATTCGGAACTATATTGATTGCGGTCGCATGGTTGCATGATGTAGCTGATCACAAATTTGACAAAAGCGGAATATTGAAAAATGATGTTAGGAAATTTTTAACTGATAACATTCCTACTTATGCAGAAATTATCATGGAATTGGTCGACCGTATTTCATTTTCCAAACAAAAAGCCATTGAAGATTTACACGGTAAAATCAATTGGAATGATTTGTTGGGCGAAGAATTTGCTCTGATACGCAACATAGTAAGCGATTCAGATAAAATTGAAGCAATTGGCTACGGTGGAATAACCAGATGTTTGCAATACGGCCATGAAGTATCAAAAACAAAAAATAAGGTCGAAGTGATAAATCATCTCAAAGAACATGCAGAACAAAAATTGTTAAAATTACACGATCACTATATTTTAACTAACGAAGGAAAAAAAATATCAAAATTATTGCATCAAGAATTTTGTGATATATTAAACAATGATGATTTACTAAACGAAATTTACGAAACTAGTGTTGCATAAATACTAGTTAATATCTTTTATTTTTTATTTTTGTGTTTTTAAATAATCATCTAATAAAACTACAATATTTTTCATTTCAGGTGCAAATATTACTTTTAAATTCAATATATCTTCTTTAACATTAGAACATTTATTTTTGTCATACTTGCCATTAATTTGTGCCGCATTCACAATTTTTTCAAATTCTTTAACATTGAAATATTTTGAAATATATCTTGTATTAAGTAAATGATATGAACCTGTTAAATTATTAAATTTTGCTTCAGATTGTTTTTTATCAAAATTGGTTGAAAATAAACAATAATAAGCAACTATATAAATATAATTATTTAACGTAATATGTGTGGCTTCAAGAAAATTATTTTCGTCTACAGCAGATTTTATATTACCTATAATTTTTGTAATAGACCCCTTTCTTATTTTATTTATTTGATTACTTATATAATCTTTGGGGACTTGTATATTTTTATTTAGAAAATTATTAATAGTGTCTTTGGCTAAATCAATCATATATTTTTTGTCTTGGTCATTATATTCACCCCAAAAACCCCTTACCTCTGATCTAATTGTAAAATTAATACATTTAGCCATTACGTCTAAATTTTTATCTCCCTTATTTTCAACATTAGCTTTTAATTTATCTATATCTTTTTTCCATTGAACACATTGTGGTTTATCCTTATTTGATCCAATACATGTTTGTTTATAGTTTTTTTCTAATTCTTTTTGTTTATTCTTTTGCGCTTCGATAGAACTTGAAGTTTCAGCAGCTTTTTTACTTGATTTAATTTGAGTTTTTAATGCTTTATTCTCAGTTTTTTCAGTTGCTTGCATTTTTTTAATACTATCTGTTGTCCATTTATCACATATTTTTTGAGCAAATGGATAATAATCCGGCTTAAAACAATTATTTTTGTCACTTTCAATAGCTTTTATTTTTTCGTCGGCTAAAATATCAAATTTTTTCTTAAAATATTTAGCCATATATTTTTCACAATCTTTCATTATTAATGGATATAAATTATCTTGGTTCTTATTTTTTTCCAAATTTAAACATTGATGTTGAAAATTTTCTAAATTTCGTTTAATATTATTTAAATTTTGTTGTTTATCTTTATTTTTATCCTCACGTATTGCCGCTTTGAATGCATCTAACGCAGCTTTTTTTCGAGAATTTAATGAATCATCTCTTTTTTTAATATTATCTTTGAAAGTATTTATAGACAATGACATTTAATTATATAATTATATTATACAAAAAATATAAACTAAAATAAATAAAATTATATATTAATTTACAAACAATTAATAATTTTTAAACTTAACATATCTATATTATTTTTTAAAATATTATTATTCAAGTCAGTATTTAACGTCCATTTTAATATAGAATTTTTATGACTTAATATTATTTTCAAATCCAATTTTATTACAATATAACCATCATCATTTATATCTAAAGTGATTGTTTCCATATTTTTACTTAATTTGACTTCAGCATATTCAGTATATTCCATATATAATTTTTTAATTTTTTTTTGTTCGGTATTATTATTATATTGTTCATACAAATTAATAAAAATATTAGAACATTTATTTCCATTTATTCCTAAAATTAATTGTATATTAGTAAAAGTTGAAACATATATTTTTTCCAAATAATTAGTAAATAACAATTCATTATTTTTTTTGTTATATTTTTTATTTACTAAATGAAATATTGCAGATTTTGTATAATTTGGTTCCACTTCAGTATCAGAATCATTATCTGTACAAGTAATATCATCAATGCTAGTATTTTTAATAGATGAACAAGAAGTTGTACAACTTGGATCATTACAATTACCTTTAGGTCCTGTAGCGCCAGTAGGACCTATATGACCAGTTGGTCCTTTTGGTCCTACTATGCTAGCTCCAGTAGGTCCCGTAATTCCTTTTCCAATTGGTCCTGTTGGTCCTGTAGGTCCCGTATCCCCTTGGTTACCTTTAAAATTACAAATTTTTCTCCATTTATCATCACAATATTTTAATATTATACATTTACAACAATCAAATAATAAATCACCTTCACAAGCTCCAAATTCACTAATATGACAAGTTTTAATATTAACTGTGATTAATTTTTTATCTTGCAAATCATAAAAATAATAAGGTCTATCATCTGTTCTACAAATATATTTCCAAGCACATTTTGGTTCAGTTATCCATTCATATAATTCTAAAGTATCAGATGTCAATATATACTCGTCTTTGTTTTTATTCTCAAAATCATACAAACATTTAGAATTAATAATATATCCATAATAACAAAATGGTATCGTATAAATTTGTGTTCCCCTTAGACCTGTTGGACCTTGAGGACCTTGTTTTCCATCTTTACCATTTTTGCCAGGACAACCTTGGATACCTTGACAACCTTCAGGACCGGTAGGACCATTTAAATTACAAGCTATATACCAACCTTGATTCCATGTATACAAGTCTTTATGAACACAATCAAAAGCTTGACCATATTCAGTATATAATGTTGCTCGTCTAGATTCATTTATATACCATATATTAGATTTGTAATAATCGAAAAAATAAAATGGTAATTCAGGTTGCATCATTTTTCGCCATTCCCCATGTTTTTGTTTATATACACAACCTGAATAAGTGTCTAGACAATATTTTGCATCACTATTTTTACATTTTTTATTAAAATTACATGTTGTTCCTTGATACATTACATTAATTGTTTCTAAACCAGAACCTGTAGGACCTGTAGGTCCAGAAGCACCTAAAGGTCCAGTAGGTCCCAAAGGTCCAATATTACCTGTAGGACCAGTAGGTCCCGTACAACCCGTATTAGAACCTGTAGGACCAATTGGTCCAGTAGGTCCCGTATTACCTTTTTTACCTGTTGCACCTATAGGACCTTGATTTCCTTGATCACCTTTATCACCTTTATCACCTTTATCACCTTTATCACCTTTATCACCTTTAGTTCCTGTATGACCAGTAGGACCAGTAGGACCAGTAGGACCAGTAATACCTTTTTTATAACAACTATAATAAGATGGTATATCAGAACATGAACTAGATTCAATACTGTGACATGATTTATTTTTGTTATAATCACTAATGTTTTTATCATTTAGATTAACATTAGAATTTTTTTTAACTATATCATTATAAGTAGGACATTTATTGTTCATATATATATAATAATTTAAAAAAAAATATAAAATGATAACAAAGTATTATATAAAAATAATTATAAACAACAAGTGTTAATTAAGGAACAATACCGACACAACATAAAGCGATGCGAAAACCACTATCTAAATAACTTTGTGTTTCTTGATCGATAATAATATAACTTGGTTTATTTTTTAAATCTAAGATTTCAGTACAATATACTCTTGTTGTAGTATTTGATAATGTTCCTATACCATTATCACCAGAAATAATATAATTTTCTTCTGATACCGTGTTATCTATTAAAACAGGAGCAATACCTAGCCATTCAGTAGCTGTATAATCTTCAGGTCTATCAGTTCTAGGAACATATTGTTTATTAGGATCAATTGAATCACTATTTATTTGTTTTTTTTTATATATAATATTATTATTATTTCTAATCCAATCTTCTAATATTTTGAAATTTCTCAAATTATTATTATATTGATTATCTAAATCAACATATTGAGCACTTAATTGTTCTACATTTGTATTTTTTGTTAATTGTTCAATAATCATATTTTTTTCATTTTGTATGGCTTTAATATTATTTTGTGTATCAATTAATTGTTTTTTGTAATTATTTTTCAGAATTTCATAATCATCATCAATAACTGTTTCAGTAATAGGCGTTCCCCAAACATCTCTTAAAACTGACCCATGCCATTTAAATTCAGCGCCACCAGTTAATAAAGCACAAGATTGCGGCGATCTAGAAACAAACCAAGGTTTTTCTCCATATCTACATACTCTAACGCTAGTCCCCTTAACTAATTTTAATAATCTACCAGGTTTTATAATACCATATTCTGAATTTTTCATTAATTTAGTCAAACCAGGAATAGGCGTATTAGAAACTATAGGTCCTTCAGTAATAATAGACCCTGTATTAGTATTAATTTCCCATCTAATACCTGTTCCATCACAACCTACCACAGTATTACTAAATCTTGGACCTATATTGCCAATATTATTTAAATTTGAAGCTAACATTACTGATTGATTAACATTTTGATAGTTAATAGGTAAAGAAGGATTAGAATTGGCGCAAGCAAAAATACAATTATTTTGACTCATATTTTGTATATTCATATTAGAAGTCCCTGAAATGAATGAATATTGAGAATTAGAACAAGCTAAATTTTCATTAACGATACCGCTCACATTGATTGAATTTTGTAAATTAGTATTTGTAGAATTAATAATAGATGTATTAATTCCGTTAGTAATAGTATTAGTATTACCGCCTAAAATTTTAGAATTTTGTGAAGCAGTAATACTTGCATTATTAGCATTTTCTACGGAACTAAAAGTCGATGTCGCGTCAATTAAAACATTTTGAGAAGTAAGAACAATTTTATCATGAGCAGTAGAAACTACAGCTAAATTAGTATTAGGGAAATTAGAATCTATAGCAGGAACACGTAATTGATTTGGATTACTATTATTATAATTAAGTGTTTTGTGTAAATCCAATATTTTATTAGTAGTAACTTGTGAAGTTCCAGAATCTATACCATTATTATATACACTAGTTATGCCACCAGCAGGTCCAATAGGTCCTGTAGGTCCAGTAGGTCCGTAACCTGTTGGTCCTTGACAACCTCTTTTACCTTTGTCACCTCTACATCCTTGATCCCCTTTACATCCTTTTTTACCTTCAGGACCTGTAGGACCTTGTATTCCTTGTATTCCTTGTATTCCTTGAGGGCCTGTAGGTCCATAATGATCAATATGATAACATTTACCTTTAGGACCTGTAGGTCCATATGGTCCTGTTGGTCCTACTTCCCCTTGTTTTCCTTCACAACCACGATGTCCTCTTTCACCTGTAGGACCTTGAGGACCAGTAGGACCATTAGAACCTACAAAAGCATCACCTTTAGGTCCTGTAGGACCTATGTCACCCTTGTCACCTTTATCACCTTTATCACCTTTATCACCTTTATCACCTTTATCACCAGTATCACCTTTTGGTCCTTGTTTGCCTCTATGACCAGTAGGTCCTGTAGGACCTATATAACAAATATAATCACTTGAACTAGAACAAGATTTAGAACTAGAACTAGGACAAGAAGAATTAGAACTAGATGAACTAGAACATTTTTTTTTCTTTTTACAAATTAATAATTTATCGATTATTAAATTATTCAAATAATTTTGCCATCTCAAATCAGCTTCTAAAATTTGATAATCAGAAAATTTGTGTGTACTTATAATTATAGTTTTAGTATCAGAAATTTCAACTCTTATAGTCATTGCATCGATAGCTTCAAAATCAAAAGACTCGAGAATATTATTTTTTTTTAAAAAATGATTAAATTGTTCTAATATGGTTTTGTATAATTTTTCGTCCATTATATAATATATATATACATAATAACATATTTTTATTATAACACAATAAATAAAATTGAAATTAAAATCCTATCGCGTGTATAAAATAATAAAAGAATATAACAGTATATATATAATAAATAATATGAACAAAGACACTTGCAACAAAAAAGACACTTGTAACAATGAAGACACTTGCATTGGTATTGATTTAGGAACAACTTATTCATGTGTAGGAGTATGGAAAGATGGAAATGTTGAAATTATTTCAAATAATTCAGGTAACAGGACAACACCTTCCTATGTAGCTTTTAGTGATACTGAAAGATTAATAGGTGATGCTGCAAAAAATCAAGCAGCAATGAATCCTCATAATACAATTTTTGATGCTAAAAGATTAATTGGAAGAAATTTTAACGATAGTGAAGTTCAAAATGATATGAAATTATGGCCTTTTTCTGTAATAAATAAGGATGGCAAGCCTCATATTCGTGTTACAATTAATAACGAAAATAAGGATTTTGCACCTGAAGAAATTTCATCAATGGTATTAAGTCATATGAAAGAAATTGCCGAAACATATTTAGGTCATAAAGTATCTAGAGCAGTAATTACAGTTCCGGCTTATTTTAATGATTCTCAAAGACAGGCAACTAAAGATGCAGGAACTATTGCAGGATTAAAAGTAGAAAGAATTATTAATGAACCTACAGCCGCCGCTATTGCTTATGGTTTAAATAAATGTTCAGATGGAGAAAAAACTATTTTAATTTTTGATTTGGGAGGAGGAACATTTGATGTTACCTTGATGACCATCGAAGATGGAATTTTTGAGGTCAAAGCAACTAGCGGAGATACTCATTTAGGAGGAGAAGATTTTGATAGTCGTATGGTAAACTATTTCATTCAAGAAATTAAGAAGAAATTAAAAGTAGATATTTCAAAGAATGCTAGAGCATTAAAAAGATTAAGAACGGCATGTGAAAGAGCTAAAAGAACATTATCAAATTCAGCAGTAGCATCTATTGAGATTGATGCTTTACATGATGGTCAAGATTATTATGATAAAATTACTAGAGCAAAATTTGAAGAATTATGTAATGATTTATTTAGATCTACTTTGGCCCCTGTAGAGAAAGTATTAAGAGATGCTAAAATCGATAAAGGTAAAGTTAATGAAATTATTTTAGTAGGAGGATCAAGTAGAATTCCTAAAGTTCAAGAATTATTAACACAATTTTTCAACGGCAAAGCATTAAATAAGAGTGTTAATGTAGATGAATGTGTAGCTTTTGGAGCAGCAGTTCAAGCAGCCATTTTATCAGGAACCAAGGATGAAAAATTAGATCAAGTAGTATTATTAGATGTAGCACCTTTAAGTTTAGGTTTAGAAACAGCAGGCGGAGTAATGACACCCTTAATTGCTAGAAATACTACTATACCTACTAAAAAATCACAAATATTTTCAACATATGCAGATAATCAACCAGGAGTATTAATTCAAGTATATGAAGGAGAAAGAGCAATGACTAAAGATTGTAATTTATTAGGAAAATTTGAATTATCAGGCATTAGACCAGCTAGAAGAGGAGAACCTCAAATTGAAGTGACATTTGATATTGATGCCAATGGTATTTTGAATGTATCAGCAAATGATAAAAGCACTAATAATGAAAAGAAGATTACAATTACAAATGATAAAGGAAGATTATCAAAAGAAGATATCGACAGAATGGTTCAAGAAGCAGAAAAATTTAAAGAACAAGATGAAAAATTAAAACAAACTGTAGAATCAAAAAATAGGATGGAAAGTTTGTTAGCTTCTACCAAATCATCATTACAAGAATACAAGGATAAATTTTCTAGTGAAGAGTATGAAGAATTAGAAGAATTGATTTCAAATAATGAAGAATGGCTAAACACTGAAGGATTAAATAGTGATGCTTCAACAATTGATAAAAAGATTGATGAATTGGCTACCAAGTTAAAAGATTATGCAGATAGATTAACACCAGCTAGTCAAACGCCCGAAGGTGGTTTTGATCCATCACAATTTCAAATGCCTGAAGGTTTTGATCCATCACAATTTAAAATGCCTGAAGGTTTTGATCCATCGCAATTTAAAATGCCAGAAGGTTTTGATGCTTCTCAATTTATGAAAAACATGGGAAAAAAAAATAATAATTCAGAACCATCAGTAGAGGAAGTTGATTAAATTTAATTATTATTAGTTTAAATTATTTTTGATATAATTATTTTTTATATAATTATTTTTTTATCTTAAAAAAAATTGAAATATAATAACTACAATATACACATTATAATTATTAGTAAAAACACAATGGGAAACAATTATTCACAATTTAACGGTTCATTATATAATTATAATGGAAATTTAGTTGAAGATAATATATTAGATAATTTTAAAATAACGTCTAACATATTAGGAACAGGATCATCAAGTACTATTTTTGAGGGTTCATTTTTTGATAATAAAATAGCTGTCAAACGAGTAAATAAAAGCGAAGAAGAAACAGTTATATCAGAATATCATATAACAAGATCATTAAACCACGATAAAATAGTAAAAACATGTGGTCTGTTTTATGATGATAAGTATTATTATTTGTTACTAGAATATATTAACGGCATAACATTATTAGATTATTTGGTTGATAATTATGACAAATTTACTTTAATTAATAAGTTAAAAATAATAAATCAATTATTAAATATTATAAAATATTTACACGATTCAAATATAGTACATCGTGATATAAAATTAGAAAATATAATGTTAAACGAAAATACTTTTGACGTTAAATTAATAGATTTTAATTTTGCAACAGTAACAACAAATATTTTATTAACAAAATATTGTGGTTCCATGTTATATGCGGCGCCAGAAATAATAGATCATTTGCCTTATTTAGGTAAACCTTCTGATATTTGGTCATTAGGAGTGATAATATATATGTTGTTCAAAGGTAAGCCATTATTTGGCGATGATAGCAAAACCCATGCATCATTGATATGTAATAAAATACCTATAGATTACACAAATTTAAGTGTTGATTGTATAAATTTTTTAAATTGCATGTTAAAATATGAGCCAGATAAAAGAAAAAATATAGATGAAATAATAATAGAATTTGATATTTTTGATAAATTATGTTTGAAAGATATAATTAGTCAAACAACAACTAATCAATAATTAAATTAAGAATCGATAACTAAGAATCAATAATTAAATCAATAATTAATAATTAAATTAAGAATCAATAATTTAATTAAGAACTAACATTAGTCAAAGGAAATTTTACTAAATGATTTTTTATGTCCAAGAATTCTGATATTTTTAAATCAATATCGGTATCATTATCTAAATCAATTACTAATAAATTATTTTTATTTTTAAAATAATTAATAACTGATTCATTATGATCAATATATTTTTTTTTACAATAATCGTTATTAATGTTACCATCATATAATATTTTTCTAAATACAGTTATTTCATCATTAAAATATTTTTTCATAGAATTTAGCCATTTATCAGGATTTCTAACAAATAATATAAATTTGCAATCAAAATTTTGATCAAGTTCCTTATACATAATTGGCCATGGATTATCACTAAAAACTTGATATTGGTTATTATTAATAAATTCAAATAATTTATCTTTATAATTTTCTATAAACAACAAACTATTATTTTTAAAATAGTAATCAGATAAATCTCTGCATTCATTAATATTCATATTATAATTATTGACTTGTAAATAATTTAAAACACAATTAGTATCATGAATACTATTAAAACCTAAATTAACCATATATTCATTAAAACTAGTAGTAGCATTTCTTTGGAACGATATATTAAATATATAAACCATATATAAAAGTCGGAAAAAAAAAATGAAAAAAAAATTATAAATATACAACATTTATTATATTATTATAATAAAAGATGTTAGAATATAATAATATAGTAACTAGTTTAATAATTTTTACAAGTATAATATTTAATTGGAATATCCTATTATTCGCATTATGTTCAAATGTGAAAGATTATAATATGAAACTTGCCGGATATATATTATCATTTTTATATATATGGTTCAGTTTGTTTGATATTATAATTTTATCATTATCAACAATTACATTATATTGTTTAATGACGAATGAATACAAATTTGATAATTTTTGGTATCCATTGTTCAAACAATTACCTTATAGTGATTTGATTGAAAATAATATTTTCAATATTAGAAATAAAATCTATAATATTTTTACAGTTCATGAAAATAAAATAAATCTAATAAATAATTATTGTAGCAAGGTAAATAATTTCATAATTAATGTTATTATTAAAATTCGCGATTATTGTATTGAACCAAGTATAAATTTTATATTAAACAATAAAGATAAAATTGGTAATTATTTAAAAAACAAAACAAACAAAACAAACAAATCAAAAAAATTAACAAAATATGTTCATGATAATGGTTATGAAGATGTATTTGCCGATGAGGATATAATTACAAATGTTAATAATTTTGCTGATACATTAAAAAATTTACGTAAAGACGTAGAAAAAGATATTATAAATAATTTACAACCAATTAATGATAATGAACAAGATGAAAATTTGGATAATAAAAATTTGGATAATAAACAAGATGAAAATTTGGATAATGAAACCGATAGCCAAGAAATAAGCGAACACCAAAAGTTTGAATAAATATGAATAAACATGTTTTTTTTTTATAATACAAAATAAAAATGAATATTTTAATTATTTTGTAATATTTATATAAATATATAATAAATATTATATATATATGTTAATTAAGAACATTGCCAGTATATACGGTGGTAATAAAAATGAGTATCCGGGATATGATGAATTTAATAAAATATATAATGAAAACAATATTTATAAATTAATAGATTTATATTTTAAACAAAAAAATAGAATGTTTAACCATTTAATATATTCATTTGATAGGTTAATAGAATATGATATTATTACATTTTTAAAGAATGAAAATAATCATTATTTTTACGAGGCTTATGACAATAACATGATTTACAGATATAAATTTATCTATGATAATATCGTAATAAAACCTCCTCATAATGAAAAAACAAAAGAATTAATATCTCCTTATGAGGCAAGATTAAAAAATTTAACATATAAATTATTATACGAATGTTCTATTTCTCAAATACAAGAAATAGAAGATATAAATACAAATACTATAACTTCAAAAATATTAGGAACGGAACATAATTTCCCGATAGGTTATGTTCCGGTAATGACAGGAACAAAATATGATACGCCGAATATCAAAAAGGAATTTCAAAAAACTGAATGTAAATTTGATCCTAAAGGATATTTTATAGTATCAGGTCAAGAAAAAGCATTAATGTCTTTAGAAAGATTAATAGATAATAAACCATTAGTATTTATAAAAAAAGAATCAAATACAACAATACATACAGTGCAAGTGAATTCAAAATCATTTACTACTGACATAAGGCAAATAATAAATATCATATTAAAAAAGGAATCAATTTTAACAATTAAAGTTCCAATTTTACAAGAAATCCCCGTTGTAATATTATTGAGAGCATTAGGAATAGAATCAGATAAAGATATAATAGATAGTATAGTATATGATAATAATGATAAAGATATGTTAAGTTTAATGCGTATTGTTATTGAAAATTCAAAGAATGAATTTGGAAATAAAATATATTCACAAGAAGATGCATTATTATATTTATCAAATAAAATTAGAACGACAAGAAAATATAAATATAATGATAATGATCCAGAAATAAGAAATTTAGAAAAACGAACTTATTTGATGAGTTTATTTAATAATGCATTACTACCCCATATGGAATTTAGATCGTTACTAGAAAAAGCGAGATATTTTGGTTTAATGATAAATAAATTATTGCAATGTTATTTAGAAAGAATTGGTCCAGATGATAGAGATTCATTTCAAAATAAAAGAGTAGATTTACCAGGTAATTTATTATATGAAGTATTTAAACAAAATTATAAAAAGATGTTAGGTGAATTAACTAAAATTTATAAAAAACGAGACAAGGACAAGCAATTCCATATTAATCCTCCTGTAATAATTGGCCAATTAAAGATCAGTATAATAGATCAAGGTTTTAAAACAGCATTATCGAAAGGAACAATAGATAATAAAGAGGGTGTATCTCAAATGTTGCCTAGAATGTCTTATTTACAGACAATAGCAGCTTTAAGACGTATAAATTCTCCTACGGCAAAAGCATCAACAAATAAACTAACAGGACCAAGACATTTACATCCATCACAAATAGCATTTTTATGTTATATTGAAACTCCTGAAGGTCATAATATTGGTTTAATAAAAAATTTTTCTTTAATGGGATCAGCAACTATAATGGTTCCGGATGAATTTAATAACATAAACAAAATATTAGCAACAAGAATTATAAGTTTGTCAGATGTTCCATATAATAAGACAGGCAAATATACCAAAGTATTTTTAAACGGTATTTGGTTAGGTTTTACTAAGGATCCTGTAGGTTTAGTAAAAGAATTAAGAGAGTTTAAAATGAAAGGAACAATAGATAAATATACATCAATAGTATATGAGATTAAGTCAGAAATAGAACAAGATGTAAGAATAAATTGTGATAGTGGAAGATTAACTAGACCAATATTATGTGTTAATGATAAAAATGAATTATATTTTAACGAATCACATTTAGAAAAAATTAATTTAGATGCTATTGACAAACCTGATCATATAAATTCTTTCAATGATTTTATGTATAAATATCCAAATGTGGTAGAATTTATTGATGTAGATGAACAAACAAATTCATTAATATCAATGTGGCCGAAGAATTTATATAAGGAAAATTTAAAGGCAAATTCTTTACCAATAGATACAAATATAAATGGTATAATTATTAATAGATACGACGAAAATCTGTTTATAAGATATAATTATTGTGAGTTTCATCCTTCAATGCATTTAGGTTGTGTAGTATCAAATATTCCATTATGTAATCATAATCAAGGTCCAAGAAATATTTATCAATATTCACATGCAAAACAAGCTATGGGTATATATGCAACTAATTGGATAAATCATAGAATGGATTCAAGTTACATATTATATCATACTAGCAGACCTATAGTATCTACTCGTAATATAAAATATATTAATACTGATCAATTACCAGCAGGTGAAAATGCAGTAGTAGCATTATTATGTTATTCAGGTTTTAATCAAGAAGATTCGGTCATGATGAACCAAAGTGCTATTGATAGGGGATTTATGAATTCATGTAATACAAAGAAATATAATTCAGAAATCAGAAAAAATCAAGAAACATCAAAGGACGATATATTTAAAAAACCAGATCCAGCATTAGTAGCAGGCTTAAAACATGGTAATTACGAAAAATTGAATGAAAGAGGTTTTGTTCCTGAAGAAACTACAGTATATACACATGATGTTTTAATTTCTAAATTAGTATCAGTTCAATCATCTGATTCAGAAAAAAAATATCGCGATTCTTCAGAATTATATAAGCAAATACCTCCAGCAGTAGTTCATCGAGTAATACCTAATATTTATAGTGCAGATGATTATGAAATGATAAAGGGTGTTTTAAGAAGTGAAAGAATACCTCATATAGGTGATAAATTTTGTTTAACCCCTGATCATGATGTATTAACAAATAACGGATGGATACCAATAAGCAAGGTAACATTAAATCATTGTGTGGCAACTTTGAATGATAATAATACATTATCATATGAAAACCCCTTAGACTTGATTCAATTATATCACAATGGTCCAATATATAATATAGACTCGATATGTGGTGCAGTATGTTTATCGGTTACTTTAAATCACAAGATGTATATTAAAAAGTATGGAAATAAAAATTATGAATTAACGGAAGCATCAAATATTATTGGTAAAAATGTTCAATATAAAAATACATGTGAATTTTTAATGAATAATTTAATGGAATATTTGGGTTATGATATAAAAAATTGGTCCTTAATATTTTTAACAGTTTTGATTCATGGTAAAATGTATAAAGATAAAATATTAATAAATATAAAATTCGCTCATATTGCAGATTCTATAGTTAAATTTTTTAGAGAAATGGATATTGAATATGAATATATTGAGGATATTATTGTAATAAATAATAAAGAAATTATAGAATATTTTAAAAATTATGGTTTATCATCAATACATAGTGAAACTGATACAATAGATAATGGAGTTAATGGAGAAACAAATGATGATATGGATAATGAAACAAAAGATAACGACATAAATTATTATTTACCAGATTGGTGTTTTGAGTTATCTAAATCTGAGGCTAAATATTTTATAAATTTATTAATAGCATCAAGATTAATACCAAATAACAATCATAATGTAGTATTTACAAGTAAAAGATTAATTGATGATATACAAAGATTATGTATTCATGCAGGATTTGTATGTTCAGTAGTTCAAGATGGTATATATTGGAAGGCAACAATAAATGAAAATTACGATCCTTTTGTAAATATAATAAATGACAGAGAATATATTAATATTTATAATGGTCATGTTTATTGTTTAGAAGTTCCAAATCATATTTTTATGGTTAGAAAGAATGGTAAATATGTATGGACAGGTAATTGTTCTAGACATGGTCAAAAAGGAACATTAGGAAAAACTTATAGACAATCAGATATGCCTTTTACATCAGAAGGCATTACTCCCGATATTATAGTAAATCCTCATGCTATTCCATCACGTATGACTATGGGTCAAATATTAGAATGTTTAGTTGGTAAAATAGCCGCTTTACAATTCCATGAAGTTGATGGAACTCCTTTTCAAAAATGGGATAAAGAAAAACTAAAGGATACTTTAGAAGCTTTAGGTTATAATCGTGATGGTAAAGAATATTTATATAATGGTATGACCGGAAAACGATTAGAAGCAGATATATTTATAGGACCAACTTATTACCAAAGATTAAAACATATGGTTTCAGATAAAATACATAGTAGATCTACAGGTGCTGTAACCGTGTTAACTCATCAACCTCCTGAAGGTAGAGCTAGGGATGGTGGTTTAAGATTTGGCGAGATGGAACGTGATTGTATGATTGTTCATGGTTTAGCTCAATTCTTAAAAGAAAGAATGTTTGATACGGCGGATCCTTATAATGTTCAAGTATGTGATTTTTGTGGATACTTTGCTCAAAGAGTTAAAACAAAATTATCAAAAGCTTATACTACTAACAAAGATGTCTTTATGTGTCCAAATTGTAAAAATAAAACTGACATATCAACAGTATGTATACCTTATGCTTGTAAAATTTTATTTCAAGAATTATTAGCTATGAATATTGCAGTCAAAATTAAAGTTCCTGATAACAAATATTTAGGTTAATAATTATTATTTACTTATTATTTTATTTACTTTTTATTTTTATATTTACTTATTATTTTTTTCAGTTCAAGTATCCAATATTAATAAATTCTATTGATTTTAAAATAAAAAAATTTATTTGTGTATCGCAGCTTTTGTTAATATTTTTTTTTCCTCCAAATAATACATGTCACTCAAATTAAACAGAAAATTACCATCGCTTAAATGAATAGGTGTAACACGAAAATTATCACTTATCAATTCTCGCATTATTTTTAAATCAGATGTTCTTTGTGCTTTTAATAATATAATACAAGGAACTCTGTTATTCATGTACATTAACATATTATTATCAAAACAATTACCGGTTTCACAATTATAAATTTTTATTCTATTTGATACCATATACATCACGATGCGATTTTGTTTATATATTTTTTTATTTACAAAATAAAAATTGTGTAAATTATTTTGTGCTTCATCACAAAACAACAAATATTTTTTTGTTTGTAACATGCTTATTGACTTTATAATCGAACCAACAGTGTCGCAAGTGCGAACTTGCTGTAATTGCTTGTCCAATTTTGAAATATTTATAATTATAAAATCATAATTATTTGTTAAATTATGTAATTTTTTAATTGGTTTCTCTTCCAAAGAATTATCTAAAATTGGTTCTAATAACACGCTATCAAAAAATTGGTCAAATTTAGCTATTAACTTTAATATTTTAAATTCCATATAAATTGTATTATAAATACAATTATTTATTATGTGTACATTAATAATTTTTTATTTCATTTTTTTTTTAATAAATGACATTTTTACAAGTTATTTAAATATTATTTAATATCCTATTTAATGGACAAATAGCTTTTCTTAATTTCGTATTATTATTACGCTAATAAACTTATAAAAAAAAATCTTGACTTGCTATATTTAATATTATTTAATAATTATTTTAATAATTGAACCATTTGATACCTATTTCATCTATGCCAATTTCATTTAATAAATTACAACAATATATTTCTATTCCATAATCATATTTATTTTTGTAATCGCGATATTTATCATATTTAGTAAAATCGAAATATATTTTACTTAATTGACATAACTTTGCTAAATCTTTAATTTCAGTTCCAAAAGCCAATATATCAGGATTTAAGGCCATATAATTTTTAATATCGTCAATACATTTAGAATTTAATTTTTCATCAAATTCCAATATATTTTTATCCATGTTAATTATTTCATTAATAACATTATCGTTGTTAATATCTAAATCATGAACCATAATTACATGTTTTTTTAAATATTGTATAAAAAGTGGTTGTTCCATTACCTTATGTTTAAATTCGGCAGGTCCGGCGATAATTAATGCATTTTCACATATACATTTAGTATTATTGTCAGTCATATAATGTTTTACTAATAATTCTGTTGTTTCTTTAACACAATGCAATTCTCGTCCTTCTCTTTTTCTTCCAATTCTAGCGGAACTTGATCCTCCTTTACGTTGTTTTTTTTGTAATTCGATTTCGACATTTTTAATATTATTTATTTCATAATGATTTCCTGTTTTTATTATATTATAAATTTTAATTAAAGATCCTGATAATAATGCTATACCAATTATTTTTTTTTCTTCATACATTTCTAAAATTAAATCTAAATGCCATCGTTTATCACATATATAATTAGAATTTTGTAATTTTTTAGGTGGTTCTAATATTATACAATTGTCTTCTTTTATTAAGCTAAAGACAAGACATGTTTGGCTTAATAATTCCTGAGCATAACACAATGCCATTTTCATTAATATTATTATAATTTTTAATATTATAAATAGCAGATTTCAAAGAACTAAGAACATCTTTTCTTACCAATTTTGATTTAATATTATTAGCTGTTGATATTTCGTAATTCAACTTGTTAATCATCAAATTTTTACTATTATTATCAGTATTTGGCATAAAAATAGTTACCATACTTGTACCATTCTGACTAGAACATTCAGACAGTGTTTTGACAGTTTCCATTATATATTATATGTTTATATTATATGTTATTTATAATAAATATATGATTATATACAATAAAATTATCATTTTTTTTTTCAAAAAAAATTGAATTTTAAATTCTTAAAATACTTCATTATGTTTCTTTTAAATATCAATACACAACTCAAACGACACAACAATGAACTCGAACAACAACAACGACAACAACGTATACAACACACACGCCATCAAATTAATTTTCAAAGACGGAAAAAAAATAACAATACCTCCTAAAAAATTACAGATAGGAAATCTTGAGGCGGAAATAACATTGCCTTTTTCCATGACAAAAGAAGAAATAATACCATACATTCAATTCCATCAAGGTATGAAATATGATCCTATTGAAAATCTAGAACAATTCAAAGAGATCATGATTTATGAAGATATGCAAGATAATGATATTATTAATTTTTCTGAAACATTATCATCATCATTTGCTCCTACATTTTCCAACTTCCAATTTTCATTGTTCGGTAAAGGTCCAAAAATTTGCGATACACTAATTAAATTAGACTACGAACAACACTTGGGATTGTTTGCGACAAAATATGTAGACAATCTGACTTGTGAAATTACAAGATCTTTTTGGTGTCCTAAAGGTGCGCAACTTCCTCGCCATTTTTTCGATGAAAAACCAATCTTGAGCAAGTATTATGATGATGAATTACGTGAGCGAAGCGGACCTTTAGGTGAGCGAAGCGGACCTTTAGGTGAGCGAAGCGGACCTTTAAATGAGGATGATAAAATTGTTATCGATACTTTTTGGGACGACGACACAATTTGTTCTATCAATTATCCAGAATTCTTTAAAAATAAAAAACTTGTATCTTTATATAATGCAATAAAAAGAATAAATTTGCAAAGAGAAACAACACGAAAACAAGTTACTTGGAATACATACAGATTAGCATTCTTCTTAAATGACCTAGTATTTTGTATTGGTGCTGCATTTCCCGAAGACTTCACAACATTCAGTTCTGAACATTTGCCAGATGTATTTATTAATCAATGTGTTAAAGCTTATGCTACTAAATTGTTATACACTGATAGTATTAGAGAAAGGAATGTACCAAAAACACTTTATACTATGTTCGACAAATACAAGACTTGTCAAGTTCCAAAATTTCTTACGATATTACAAGGATTTTGTAATACAAATCCAGAGATAGTAAAGATTATTTTTTCGAACAAAGCCTATTTAGCTCAAACACACAAATTATTGCGAGAAAACATTAAATATGCATCATTACCAAAATTACTCGGAAAAATTAACCATGACATTTTTTTGAATTATTTGCCAAAAACTTATCACGAACTTCAAACTATTTGTGATAAACGTAATTACGAAAAAATACTTTACATTGGTAAATTAACTGATTTGTATAACAAATTATCTCCTTGCATTAATTCATACAAAACCAAGAAAGAACATTATTTGATTGATGAATTTATTAATGGTGATTATGCAAAATGCAAAAATTTGTCAGGTAATTACGATAAAGATGGAATTACCAATGCTGTCTTGCATGGTGAAAACGGTAATCAACAAGCGATTCTCATATGTGAATGGTGCAACAAAACAATTGAGCAATTGAAAACAGAATTGAAGATGGCATTAAAAAATAATTAATTTTTTTATTTTTAAATTTAATTAATAATAATATTTAAATCATAAAAATTATTATATTATATATGAACAATCAAATAATTGCATTTTTAATAAGAAATTATATCTTAGCTAAAACAAGATTATTAGTATCATATAATTATGTTAAAACTTGTTTTATAAATGTAGAATCAATACAAGGAATAAAAAATGGTAAGAAAACTAATTTATTTTTAAAATATTATATGATTTATTGGTTAAATATGTTAATATTATCACTAAATTATTTTTCAGATAAATTAACCAATTTAAGTTATTGTGTTGGTAATAGTTATGACAAAATATACATAAGAAGAAATAATTATGACAACGTAGAAAATAGCATATATGAATATACTAATGAAAAAAAAATATCCCTATATGAAGTAATTAAAAAAAAAGTAATATTGGATCAAATTAAAAAAACAAAGGCCCGTATATTTACTACAATAAAATTACAAAATATGGATTATTCGTTAAAAGATTTATTGATTTATTATAAAGATTATGAAGGTGAATATAGCAATACCTTAAATAACATATTAGAATTTAGTAATATAAAAGTATCAGACGATGAACAAGTAGAAATAAATTATTCTGAAATGAGGAAGAAAATACACGTTGTCATACCATATTCGGAATTAAAAGATCATCATATAAACTATTTGTATAATACTGACTTTTTATCAATAATTAATAATATTAATTAATAATATTAATATAATTTTTACCTGTTCAATTTAGTTTGATATTTTTGTCATTATAATAATTGATATTTTTGTTTTTGTCCTAGTTTTTTTTATAAATAATAAAATTGAAATAAAAAAAGTATATATAAATTAGTATAATATATGTTATTTATACATGTTAAATTATTACGATTCGGACTCGGAAGAATATGAACAAATTATCCATACAAATGAAAAAAAACCATGGATAGAGAAATACAGACCGGAATTATTAGATAATATAATAGGTCATGAACATATAATTAGTTCATTACAAAATAATATAAAAAAGAAATATTTACCTCATTTGTTATTTTATGGTCCTCCTGGGACTGGTAAAACTAGTACAATTTTAGCATGTGCTAAAGAATTATACGGAAATAATATAAATTATATGACATTACAATTAAATGCATCAGCGGAACGTGGTATTGATGTAGTTAGGAAAAGAATTAAAAATTTTATAATGGCAAAAAGTTTATGTTTTAAAGATCAAAATATTTTTAAACTTGTAATATTAGACGAAATAGATGCAATGACTCCAGATGCTCAATCTATATTAAAAAAATTAGTAGAAACACATACAATAAATGCGAGATTTTGTTTAATATGTAACTATATTGAAAAAATAGATTTTGCATTAAGATCAAGGTGTACCATTTTTAGATTTACGGTTTTACAAAAGCAAGTATTAAATGATAAAATAATTGATATTATAAATAAAGAAAAAATAACGATAACAACAAAGGCAATAAACACAATAATTGATAAATCTAATGGTGATATGAGAAGAATAATGAATCAATTACAATCATTAAGTATGGTTTATAAAAAAATAACTGATAATGATGTAAATGATTTTTATGGTTATACTACATCTGAATTTATTAATTCAGTAGTAGAATATTTATTTAATTCAGATTTTAAAACATGTTATTTTAAAATTTTAGAACTTAAAAAGGAATATTCGATATCTATTGGTGAAATAAGTATTGAAATATTTAAATTATTTTACGATAAATTATTAAAAAATAAATGCAAAAATGCAATAATAAATAATGTTGATGATTTAATAATACAAAAAATTATTATAGAAATGAGTATAATAGAACAAAATCAGAATATAGCAACAAATGATAATATTCAATTAGCATCTTTAATTTCAGCTATTAAAAAAAATAGTTAAATATGTTTAACCATTTTTTATACAAACCTGTTTAAATTAGTAATAATTAAAAAAAAATTGATTATAAATTTATAAAATTATAATATATAAATATATATACCATTTATATAATATATTAATAATGAGCACAGATACTTTAGAAGACAATATAGTTGATAATGGACAACAATATACATTTATTAAAAAATATGTTTTATGGGCTCATAGTAATACTAAAGATCCAAATGCTTGGGGAATTGATAGTTTTGACAAAGTAGTGACAATATCTAATGTTTCAGAATTTTGGCGATTATTTAATAATTTCGAAAAATTTGATTATATTAATAAACATTATTTTTTAATGTTGGAAGGCGTAGTTCCTTTATGGGAACATCATACTAATTCACAAGGTGGAACGTGTTCATTTAAAACAAAAATCCAAGAAGCAATAGACATGTTAGTATTTTTAGCCGTAATGATGACTTTGGATAATATAAAAGATGATGTAAATGATGGTAATGATATAAACGGTGTGTCAATAAGTCCTCATGGACCAAGTATTATAGTCAAAATATGGAATAAGACTGCTGATGATGATTTTGAAAAAAAATTGTCTAAAAATATAATAAATAAATATGGTAAATTATCTATTACTTATAAAAAAAATGCAAGCAAATATTAATTTTTACTAATAATTTTAGAAATATTATTATTTTTTTTAGTTATCATTTTTTATATTTTTTTGGTTTATTATTTTTTATATTTTTTTTGGTTTATTATTTTTTATATTTTTTTTGGTTTATTATTTTTTATATTTTTTTTGGTTTATTATTTTTATTAATATAATTTTTCGGCATTTTCAAAAGTATCTTCTATTTCTCCTTGTGGTGTAATACATAATATTAATCTACCAATAGGCAATACATATCTTAAAACAAGGGGGGCATCATTTTTCATAAATATTTCTACATCAGTAGATAATGATTGGAATTTGGTAAAAGACACTAAATGTTTTAAACTAAAAATACCTGATACTAATTGATTAGATTCCATTTCAGTTTTATTGGTAAATGAAATTTCATTAATATAATCATTTTCATTACCATAAACTGAAGTTCTGTCTGCATTATCTCCTCCGCATTTAAATATTAATACTTTTGGTGTACATCTTAAATCTACATATTCACTAATTAAATTCATTTCCCTACATATTTTATGGAATTCTTGTGATTTCATAACTATTTTTGCATCTACTTCAGAGTCTTCAAAATTTCTAGGTTCTTCTTCGAAATCTAATAATTTCATTTTAATAGTTGTGTATTTTTTACTTGGATCAATATTTTTAATTAATATATTCATATAATTCATTTCATCATCGTCTTGAATTAAAGTAATATAATCATCCTTATCAATAATTTTAATATTTTTATAAAAATTAGGTATATTCATACTGAAAATATGTTTTTTTTTTCGTAAATAAAATTTTTTAAAATATTTAGCTTCTAATTTTAAATCAATTAAAATTGTTTTATTAGCATCAGTTTGAAATAAACGCATATAACTTATATTTTCTTCTTTGGTATTAGAATCCATATTTTCAGTAGTTGTTCCATCATCTTCTATTTTTTTACGTTTTCCGACACATAAAATACAAACATCAGTTAAAACATCCTTTAATACTTCAAATGTTGTTTTAAAGGCTCCAGAATGTTCGCACTCAATATCGATAATTTTAGTCATTTATATAATATATAAAATCGTTAATATTTATATGCTAAAATAATATTAAATAAATATATTTTTATTTCAATTTTTTTTTATAATAATAAATATAAACATAATGAATTTTACATTAGTTAATCCATATATAGAAGGTTCCTTTGAGAAATCATATAAAGCAAAATCTGCATTGGAAGCGGCTAATAATTGTTGGTCATCTTTATCTAAACATTTAGTAAATCACGTTCCTCAATTTGCTTTTACTATGAAAAATACCAAAACGGGTGGTTATTCTCACTTCCATGTAAAAGAACATAAAAATAAAAAAGATAAAATAAAATATACTTTGGAAGAAATTCAAGATCAAAATATTAATAGTAAAGATTTGGATCTTCATTTAAATAAAAATCAAGAACATAATAAAAATTTAATTGGTGGTAGAAATCGTCATTGGGATGATGATTCTAGTGATGATTCTTTTGATGATTATTACAAATACAAAAGATATCCATTGACCCCTTTAATGCCAATATCGTATTGGAGTTATTATCCTGCGTGTTATAGAATTGATTATTTATATATTCCTACATTCATTGCGCCAATTGCCCCTTATATTAATATTTATGGTTACATTGGGTATTATTAATTTAGTATTTTATTGATTATTTTATTATTTTATTATTTTTTTTGTTTTAATAAAATATAAATGGAACAAAATTATTGTACAAAATATAGAAAATATAAAACTAAATATCTAATACAAACAGGTGGTGTTAATAAAGCAATTATGTTAAATATATTACATAATGGAAATAATACTAATTATCACATAACTATATGTAAAGTTAATAATTTCCAAGATAACCAACATTATCTAAACGTAATAAATGATTTAATACAAATGTTCTCAAGTTTAATAGAAAATAAACAATATACACTAGTATTTTCAGATTGGTTAGGTTATAATCAACAACAACAACATGGAAATTCAGTTTTAATAAAATCTTATTTAGCAAATTACCTTGGCCTTGAAACATTTAGGTTATGCGTGTTCAATCATATCAAAACTCAAATTGATTGTAACAATCCGATATATGATGGTTTAAGTATTGATACAAGTAGATACAATTATATTAGACAAAGCAAATCAAATGCTAAAATATATTTACCTGCTGGTATGTCTGACATGCATATTGATATTGGTGGAGACTTGAATAATTTGAGTATGTTTAATATTAATGTTAATAATTGGCAAGGTTCGCAAACAACTGTTACATATAAATTTCAAAAATAATTACATCATAAAAATAATTATAACACATTTTTTTTATATTTATTTTATATAATGGAAAATAAATTTTGTGGTGTAGGCAAAGTACCTAAAGGTAAAACAAGGGGATCTATGATTGATTGTGTTAAAAAAAGTCAAATAAGATATTATGGTCTTAAAAAAATAGATCCTACGTTAATCGCGGCTAAAATTTCTACCGGACCTAGTATAAAAGATGTTAGACGAGATATGATCGTAATTAAGGCAAGATACAATAAACTAGTCAGTAAATTAAAGGTTGCGTTAAGTCAAGAAAGAAAAGAAGAAATATTTAAAGAAATAAAACAAGTTCAAAAAGAATTTGAAGCAGCAAAATCTAAATATGATAAAATGGTTGCGGGAACTGAAACAACTAAACCGACTATTACTTTAGATCCTTTAAAAATAAAAAAAAATGCTATTAAAAAATCTAAAGAACTTAAAAAAGAAAAAGAAAGGAAACAAAAAGAAAAAGAAGCAAAAGAAAGAAGAAAACAAGAAGAAAGAGAACGAAAAAAAAATATGAAAAAACCATCTAAAAAAACTACAAAAAAAAAAACAAATCAGAGAACTAAAAAAAGAACAGCTTATGAAGTATCTAAAGCAAACAAAAAATAAAATAATTCATAAAAATAATTCATAAAATAATTCATAAAATCATTATTAAAATTACGATTTGTTAATTTATTCATGATTTTTACTAATCAATTAAATGACTATTTATATTATAATATTTCCAAATTTTATATTGTTATCATGTTAATTATTTTATTAATAATATATTATCAAAATTTTATTTTATTTACTTTGTATATAATGCATTATTTTATTTTAAAGTTTATTACATTTATTCATTTACTAGTTGTATTATTTATTGCGCTAGTTCCATTTTTGAACATGAATTATTTATTATTATTACATGCCATAGTAGTTCCTTTTATTATTATGCATTGGTTATTAAATAATAATACATGTGCATTAACATTGGCGGAACGAAATTTAAAAAAAATATTATACAAAGAAGTAGATGATGAAGAATGTTTTACATGTAAATTAATAGAACCTGTATATGACTTTAAAAATAATTACGATTCATTTTCAAATTTAATATACATTATAACAATAAGTTTATGGTTAATTAGTGCAGGAAAATTAACATATAAATATAAAACTGGAAAAATAACTGAAATGATGGATTTATTTACTTTTTAAGTAAATGAATTATTTTTTGACCAATAAAAATAATCACTTTTATTAAAATTATCCATAGTTATTTGAATATAAGATATTATAATATCCCAAATTGTATCGATTATTTGTTCGTCAGTTAAATCTGACGTATTTATAAATTTATTTATTTTCATATTTTTTATAATATTATCATAATTAGGAAAGGTATATTCATACATTTTTGTTTTAAACATATTATTTTCTAATAATTTATAATCATCATTATACAAATCATTACCTTTTTTCTTTTCTAAAAAGTTTATTCTTTTTTCAATGCAGGTTTTTTTACTCATTGACAAATGAATTTGATAATTTATATTAAAATTAATAAATTTTGGATCAACATTAGAACATGAAATTACAAGACCTTTACTTTTTAAATTATTAACATCATTGTTAAATTGATCCCAATCTATTGCTTCAGGATTATCCCAATCTATAATTTTAATTTCATTATTTTTATGTTTTATAGTTATTTCTTTATTATAATCACTTTTATAATATTCAAATTGATTAATAAAAGGTATATTTAATAATTTACTAATTTCTCTAGCTACTTTAGTTTTTTTACATCCAGATATGCCTGAAATTACAACTATAAATTGGTTATATACTTTAATATACGCTTCTAAAATATTCATATATAATATACCATATATTTAATTTATAAAAAATTAATAAAAATCCATGTTAAAAATAATATTATAAAAATCATTATAAATGTTATTATAAATATTAAAAATGATATTATAAATAATATTATAAATTTTATATATTTTATTTATATTTTAAATATACTTTTTCTGATCTACATATATAAGATGCATACAAGTAGATCATATAATTTAAGCAAGCTAAACAAATATAGAAAGAAAAAAACTAATGCCAAGAATGTAAAAAAGTATAATTTTTATGATAAAAAAGCAAAATATTATAGTAATATATTATACGGTGGAGCAGAAGAAACGGTATATAAAAGTTTGAATGATGAAGAATTTATAAACATTGCATTAGCCAATTATGAAAATAATTATAATGAACAAGATCTTGACGTACAATTATATAATATAATTGCAAATGAATATAACAATGATAATAATATTAAGACAAGACCCGATTTAGAACAAATTATTAGAGCCGTGACATTTTATTTACAAGATAATGAACGTAATGAGTTGAGACAACAATTAATAGATATGAGTAAAACAGGACAAACTAAAGAAGACGAAAATTTATTTAATAATCAATTGAAAACATATGAAAAAAATATTATTGAATTAATGCAATCAATTAAGAATTCTATAAATTTAAACGATGTTAGTCAAGATTTTAATAATTCTATAACTGAATTAGAAAATAAAATAAGGGAAATTCAAGCTTCAAATATTAACACTGATAAAATATCAGCCGATTTAGTATCAACCCAACATAATATAATGTTAGAGATGTTAAATTTATTAAAAGGCCGTAGGTCTGCCGGAGATAAAATTAAACAAATTAAAGATAGATTTGATGCAATTACAAAAAGTGTTGATACTAAAATTGAATACATTAAGAATGTCACAAGTACAGATTTTGCGGCTCAATATGAAGCAATGTTATATGTATATAATTATTTAATTAATTTAATAAATAGTCAAGTTCCAGATAATAGTGATTTTGATAAAAAACAACTAGATATGATAGACACACCAGGTTTGAAAAAAGTTTTAGCAAATGTATATGAAAAACGTGATCAATATCTTGAATCTTTACAAAATCCAGAAAATGAAAATACTTTGAATAACTTTTTCAATACATTAGAAGAAAAAGTTCAAGGTATTAACCCTGAAACATCAGAAGAACCATCAGCAGAACCAACTGACGAACCATTAGTAGAACCAACTGAAGAATAAAAACTATCTGAACTTAATCCAGATTTAGACTAATTAATTAATTAATTAACAAGTAATCAATATTTTTTTTAATAAAAATGAAAATATAAATTAATTATATAGCCAGATTTAATTATAAATTATAATAATATAGTAATAAATATAATGTTAGGCATTGTATTATTAAGCATTTCAGGAGGCTTATTAGCTTTAGAGGCAGTAAATTATTTTTATTATAAAAGGACAGTAAATTTTGTAAATCAAAAAACATTAGACATATACGATAATAAAATGGATAAAGAATGGTTAAAAAATTATTGGATAATTAAATTATCACCTGATGATATTAAAGAATGGATTATGAAGACTTTATGTTATAATAATGGTTCTACTTGTAATAATTTAGATGATTATTCAGCAATCCCTAGGTCAAAAATGTTAAAATGGATAGCATATCACGTATATTTTAAATCATTTAAAAAACTAAATGAAGATGAAGTATTAGAAGCAGAAAAAATATTAGAATGTATAGAAAAAAAAATAGAATTTAAATTTTTGGATTATGAAACATTAATAAGTAATAATATTTTAAAAGAATATTTAGACAATCTTAATATTTTAAAATTTGGCAATAGCAAAATAGAAACTAGTTATAAACCTATGATAATATACACTACTTTAAATACGGTCAAAAATATATCATACTTGTATTTAAAACAATTAGGTTTTATAAAATTAAAAATGCCAAAAACAGGTATGGTTTATTTTTATTATAAAAATAAAGAACATAATGAAAAAACTACAATATTTATTCATGGCTTAGGATTTGGAATAACACCTTATTTGAGTTTTATAAAATCTTTAACTTTAACCAATGATGTAATTGTTCCCATTTTACCAAATATATCCAATATGGAATTTCATAGTATATTTACAAGTTTTGATAATCAAGTATTTTTTCCCCAATATGATGATATTAGACACGATTTTTTTCAAGTTCTAAATAATCACGATTTATATAATGTTACGGTAATTGGTCATAGTTTTGGAACAATTATTTTAGCGTTACTATTAAAATATGATCAATTCAAAAAAAGAATAAATAAAACAATATTCATAGATCCAGTATGTTTCATTGATGATTATCATAAAATATTAAATTATATTAAAAATCCGGATGATAAAGGTTCATTATTGGTATCAGCTTTTAACAATATAATATACAAAGATGTTTATGTTAGATATGCTACTCAAAGATTTTTATATGGTCCTGAATATTGGATATATGATTATAATATTTTAACTAATAATACTCATGTCTTATTATCTAGTGACGATAAAATAGTTCCATCTAATACTATACATAAAAAATTAATGCAACATAATATACCTTGTATGTATATTGAAACCGCTAGCCATGCAGATGTATTTAGTTCAAATGAATTTAGTGACGTTATAAGTGTATTAAATAATATTGTATCCTTAAACTAAAAATTATAATAATAAAAATTATTAGAATTTATTATAATAATAAAAAATTATAATAATAATTAACAACAATCAATAATAATAATATCTTAATTTATATCATACGCTACCAAATAAGAATTAAAATAATCCCTATCATTTAAAAAATTTTTTATGAATTCTAACTGATCAGAACTAAAAATACTATTATCAACTTTATCAATATTATTTTTGAAATTAATGAATTCTTCGCTATTCATATTGGCAATATTTTTTAAGATATTAAAATGTCTTTCTTGAAAACTAGCCATTATTTGATGATGTTTATCAATCATCCTTTTTGTTTCATATGAACTTAAACTCGTTTGAATTACATTATTATTTATTTCATCATTATTTAATTCATTATTACCAAAGTCATTATCTGGATCATTATATTCATCATCGCTATAATCATCAAAACTATAATCTTCCTCATCTTTATCATTCACAATAGAAGTCATAGTAGTATATACACGGGGAGGGACATATTTTTTGGTATATTGTTTTTTTGTTTTTATTACTCGCCTTGGCTTAGAACTATTTTTGGCTTCTTTTTTTAGTTCTTTTTTAAGTTCCTCTTTTAGTTCTCTTTTTAGTTCTGTTTTTTCTTTTTTGATTTCTTTTTTTAGTTTTTTTTTTGGTTCTTTTAGTCCTATTTTTTCTTTTTTGATTTCTTTCTTTAGTTCTTTTTTAAGTTCTTCCTTAAGTTCTTTTTTAAGTTCTATTTTTTGTTTTTTGGTTTCTTTTTTTTCCTTCTTCAGTTCTTTTTTCAGTTCTTTTTTTAGTTCTTTTTTTAGTTCTTCTAGTTCTATTTTTTCTTTTTTGGATTTTTGTTTTGGTTCTTTTTTTAGTTCTTCTAGTTCTATTTTTTCTTTTTTGGATTTTTTTTTCGGTTCTTTTAGTATTTTTGTTTCTTGTAAAATTTCGATATACGGTGTAAATGATTCATCCAAAGAACAAAGATAATTTTTTAAATCTTTGCCAATGATATATTTTTCATTATCATTATAAATATTGAAAATAGCATCTATGTATGTAATGGTATTATTTAATATGCCATTGTATGTTAATAAAACGTTAGGTAATTTTTTAAACGAAATATTTAAAAAAGTAAATAAACTTTGTTTATCATAATTATTAATATATGGTTCAAATATAGATAAATTAGTTAAAATATCTAAAATAAATAAGATATCCAAAGTATTTAAATTATTTGGTGGCGTATTCAGCATACTATTCAATTGATTGATAGACCATACATTATTTTTAATTATATAAGTATCTTTTAACATTAGACTAAAATCAACATATATTATCGTTTCGATATCATTTACTAAAAATTTTCTATCGTTATTTAAATAATATAATAACTTGACTATTATATCAGGTATCAAATTATTATTTCCTGAATTTTTTAAATGTGCTTCAAAATTTAATAAAAATGTTATATCATCGTCACTATTAAATATATTTTGTGAATCTTGATTTACAATTTTGATGTCTTTAAAATCGCTAGGTATTTGAAAGGAAACATTATTTATTATTATAGTTAAATCATTCAAGTAATTACTGTGTATATTCATATTATTAACTAAAATTTTATTAAATGACATTATATTATGTAGTATAAAAAAAGTATATATTAAATTATTAATATTAGATTTAAAATATCAATTTTTTTTTATTTATGTTCGGCCAAAAATTCCAATACAATATCAAAAGGTAAAAATTCCAATTTTTCTAACAATAAAATTGTTTTCTTGTCAAAAGAATTTTTAGGAAAAAATTCAAAGAAACCATTAAATGAAGTAAATTGTTTTAATAACTTTAAATTTTCTTTATCTTCATCAATGATATTAGTAGCAAGTTCTTCCAAGTTATCTTCTTGATTTTCTTGAACAGGTTCTTGAGAACTAACAATTTCATTAAATTTTTCTAAAATAATTTTTTCGTTGGAAACGCTATCAATCTTTTTGATTTCAGTATTTTCAACTTTCTCAACAATATTTTCTTCTTTTTTATCTTCCTTGTAAAAATAATCAGAACTTCCCGCAATTCTAACCTTTCTTACTGGTTCATCAGCTTCTGGTATATAATAAGGAACTGGAGGTACTGGAGGAATTGAAATTTTTAAATTTTCAAGTTTTTCTGGCAAATCGCAATTTTTTGATTCTTGACCTTCCAAAATTGGTCTTGTATGTTCAGAGATAACGGCATTATTATCAAGTAATACTTGCAATTGTTTAATATTATTTTTGTAAGCATTAATCCATGATACCAAAACATCAATTCCTAAAACTGTTTCATCGCCGTCACTACACGATACAGTAAAACTTTCATTACCTACAGGACCATTTAATTTTATTAAAACTTCATGATTATCAAATATCAACGTAACAGTATCAATTGTGAAAAATGAAGAATCACAAATATCATCTTTGATAGCAGATAATGTATTTAATTTGAGTAAAGAAAAATTCATAATGTTCTTAAAGAAAGTAATAATTTCTTGAATATCAAATTTAAATTTTCTAGTAAATTCTAAATATGTAAATGTTAACCAATAATTTAGATTTTCATTATCATGGGGTTCAATTAAGATACTCAAATCAGAGAATTTTTTAACCTTGATTAAAACATTATATGTAGGCTTGCTGGGTTCAATTCTGAGGCCTTCCAAATCTTGTAATTTTTTGATCAAAGTAATGGCATTAGACAATTTGTTTTGAATATTTAATCCGGGCATTATATATATTATTTAGTATTTATTATGTTTTAATATTATGAACTAATTTTCAAGTTTTTTTTTCAATTTTTTTTTTAATATGTCATGGCATAATAAGGGGAATTAAAGAAAGGATCCCGTTGATATGCATATATAGGCCTATTTACGTCAGTATATTTAAATCTATAGGGATCTCCTTTTATACATTTTCCTGTTCGTTTATCTTGATCAATTACCCAAACACATGATAAACAATCTTGACATTGGCCAAATGTTTTACCTTTACAATCTTGACAATAATAAACACGACCTATAGCATCAAAATTTTCTTTAACGTTAAAATGATAATAAATAATAAATATTATTATAAATATTATTGTCATTAGCGAAACAAAATAAATTAGCATATTTTTTATTATATTATATAATAATATAATAATATGAATAAAATTATTTTGTATTATGCAAATTGGTGCGGTCATTGCGAAGAATTTTTACCCGAATGGAAAAAATTGATTTCCTATATAGAAAATAAAAAATTACCAATAGAATGTGAACATTACGAAGAATCAAATATTCCTAAAAATATATCCGATGAAATAGAAGGATTTCCTACAATAATTATTATCAAAGAAGGCAAAAAAAGTTCATACACAAAAGAAAGAACAAAAGAAGCAATATTAAAAGAATTTGGAATAAATATTGAACAAGATTCAAAAACTGAAGGTAATAAAGATGATAATATTACAATAACTTTATTTCATTGGAAAGATTGTATGCCTTGCAAAATGTTTATAGGAACAGATGAAAATCCAGGTGAATGGCAAAAATTTAAAGATAAAATAGATCAAGAAATAAAAAAAGGAAATCATAAAATAATGTATCGTGAATATGAAAGAAGTTCGATACCAACAAAATATAAGGACGATATAGTTTCTTTCCCAACTCTATTAATTGAACAAAATGATAAAAAACCTTTGAAATATACTGAATCTAGAAAAGCCGACAAAATATATGATTTTTTAATTTCTTTAACCTCACAATCAGGAGGATTTGATAATATGTATTATAAATATAAATATCAAAAATATAAATCTTTGTATAAAAAAATTAAGAATAAAAGTAATAACAAATAAATATCAAAAAACAAGAATAATTAAAAATATAACAAGAATAATTAAAAATATAATAAGAATAATTAAAAATAAGAATAAAAAAAAATATAAAATCATAAAATAATTAATAAGATAATAATTATTAAAATCATAATAATTAATTATAAGACGATAATAAAAATGGACTGTCGACATTAACTAATTTGCCGGAACATAATTGAGGTATTTGTGTATATAATTTTTTAGCTAACCATGATTTCATGGTAACTATTAAATTTCTATAAGTTATTTCGTCTTTATAATTTGCAATAAAAGATGCGGTCATTGCCCCTTGGTAAGTGTATGTACTACCAGTTTTAATATATGCATCTGCTGATGTTTGACTATCTTTACATCCGCTAATAGTTACAATATTACATAATGTATCCTTATATTTACTATCTGCCGTATATAATTGTTTATCAAAAGTGTATAAATATTTCAAATCACACATAGTTCCACTGTGACAAGAATCACATAAAATGGTCAATGATACATTTTTGTGCATTTTATCAACTAAATTTATTCTGATATTGTCATCAATAATAAATCCACTGTTAAGAAAATCAATTGGAACTAGAGCTTCATCATATCCATCTTTTTCGTCGCCATTTTTATCAACAACATTTGTTCCATGACCTGAATATGAAATAAATAATTCTACTTTTTTATCAACATTATTTTGAGCAAATTTTACAAGTTCATTAAATTGATATTCTATATTTGCCTTATTAGGATATAAATTACCTTTTAAATTATCATTCATCATGATCATATCGCTTTCCAAAAAGTATTTATTGCTTAATAAAAACTTTTTTAAATTCATTGAATCATTTATACAACCATTAAGTTCATTTTGAGAACCGGTATAATTGATACCTATTAACAACGCTTTTTTAACTATTGACATTTATATTATATTAAAATATATTATTTGTTAAAAAATTAATAATAACTATAAATATTTACTAAATTATTTTATAAATATTTTAAAATAAAAAATCTAAATATAATTATATGTTTATATTAATATTATTATTATTAGTTACATCAATTATATTTATTATATATTACAAAAATTCCAAAACTGAGAATTTTTTAAACATGCCAAATTATGAATATCATAATTATACTGATATATATAATAAATTAACAAACGACGAAATAAAAAAAGATTGTTATACTTTAAATTCTGATGAGTGCTTGCAATGTTCTAATTGCGGTATTGGTATAAAAAATAATTCTGCCAGTTGTTATCCCGGTGATGTTTATGGACCTTTATTTGATTATAGTATGGATACTTGGATATATAATAATGATTATGATAATTATATATTTGGCGAGCTTAGCGGACCTTTAGGTCCTTCTAAAGGTGCAAATATAATAAGTGCATATAAACCATGGAATCAAGATTATAAAAATATAATAGCTGATCCTATAGCTATGGCAACATTGCAATAATTAATACTTTTCATTTATTTATATAATTTCAAATTTGTATAATTTTGTTATAATATCACGATTATCGAATTTTATATTATTTTTGGATTTTATGATACTAAATTTATTAATTATAATTTCAACAATGTAATAATTATTATTTTTTGTATAAAAATATATCCCACTTTTGTTATAAATTAATTTACCATCATTCATAATAAAATAATTTATAATATTACTAACATTACTAAAGTTATTAACGTTATTATTATTTATTGAACATAATTTTTCGATAATTACATCGAATAAATTATCATCGTAGTTAATTAATTTTGTATTATTTTTTAAATAATTTGTAATTTTTATATGATTATTGTCTTTAGGTTTATTTATAATATTTTTTTGATTATTTATGATATTTTTTTGATTATTTAGGATATTTTTATCTAAATCTATATTATTAAATATTTTGTTATTTAAGATATCGATAATAGCATTTTTATTTTGATTAATTGCTATTTGTGAGAATATTAATAATATATCGGTAATTTTCCCTTTCATAAAGTCATATTTAATAAAATCATTATCGTTTAAATATTTTATCATTCTACCATCTTTTTTTAATACTATTGTCCATAATTCAGTTGTCCTATTTTTGATATATTTAATGGCTTTTGTATTTTGTTTTAATGCTAAAATGCATAAACTTTCATCACAAAAACTATCAGGAACATATTTAATAGCTAGGCCATTATTTAGAATTGCAATTTTACATAATTTTAAAGTAATAATATCAGGTTTGATATATTTTAATAATAAACCATTTTTTTTAAGAACTAACTCACACATAAAATATGTTTGATTATGAACATATTGTATTTCCTCGGGATTTTTTTTTAAAATCTCATGAACAATATTTATTTCTTGATTATTTAATAATGACATAAAAGAACAATTTTTAGTACACATAAAAAGTGCCAACATACATAATTTAAAAGTTTGTGTTTTAACGTATTTTAAAGCCATGAAATTATTTTTAATAGCGTCTATACAAATATCATCAGTTTGGTCTTCGACGTATTGTAATGCTAAACCATTTTGATTTACTGCTATTTTTGCTGTTTCATGATCTTTAATTATTAAATTAATATTATTGTTAATATTATTAATATTATTGTTAATATTATTAATATTAAGATAATTATCGTTATTGTTAATATTATTGTTAATATTATTGTTACTATCATTAGTATCAAGATGATTATTATTAATATTATTGTTAATATTATTAGTATCAGGATAATTATCGTTATCATATTTACAAATATTATTGTTATCAAGATAATTATCATTATTGTTATTATTGTTATCAATCATAAATTATTTTTATGTATATATATTAATTTTATAATTTTATAAAAAAAAATTGATAATAAAAACATTAATAATATTATATATAATTATTAATATTAAAACATGGTAATAAACGGAATAGAATCATTAACGAAACAAGATATCAGAATCAAACATTTATTAAAAAATAATTCGATTGATCATGATAATAAAAAAATTTTAAAAAAAATATCAAGAAAATCAAGAAAGAAAAAATTTTTTACAAGGTATAAACCAAAATGGTTATTTTGTTGTACGAATTTTAATATATTATATAAAAAATATTACGAAACACAAAATTATGAACTAGCAATACAATTTTTAGAATTAGAATTAACGTGCTATATAAATTATTTTTACGATGATTTACAAAATAATTTTCGTTTATATGATATTACTTTGTATTATTACAAATTAATAAATCTTCATTATATTCTTAATAATATACCAGAAGTTATACGTTATTATAATATATTAATTGATATCTTTAACTTTTCTAATAATTATAATAACGTAGCAATAACTTACGAAACACTCGCAACAATAGATCCAAATAATCAATATAATTATTATTATCATGCATTAATATTTTATGACAAAGCAAAAAATATTCCTCATATATATGATAATATGATTAAACTTGGAAATTTAAGTGTAAATTATCAAGAATTTAAAACAGCATTATTTTTCTACAATAGTGCATTAAATTTAGATTTTCATATGAATAAATCATCTTTAATATTTTTAATAATATTATGTAGTTTATGTGATAATAATTATATTTTTGCTCAAAATTTTTATAATGATAATGTTAAAAATATTAAAAATATCAATATTTCTAACCATTGTAGAAATACCTTAGATAACTACTCAATATTAAATGTTAATTATGTTAATTATCTTATAAATTATTATTCACAAAGAACTAATAAAAATATTAATACCATTAGAATAATATTATTACAAAATATAAAAATTAATACATTAACATATATTTATAACAATAACAATAATAATTATAAATAAAAACACAAAAAGGGCAAACGGCTAACAATATATTCATTTTTTTTATAAAGATATATATGCGTATCATATTAGCATTCTAATATACTTTTTATTATTAAAAAAAAAATGATTTTTTAATATTTTAAGTATAGAAATATTTAAATTATAGGTTATAATATATTAATTATAATTCAATGACAACAATATGTAATACTAATAATAATTTTGATAGTAATTATAAAAAGTTGCGTGAATTCCTTAATAAGCATAATATCAAGTCGAATCCTGAATTAAAAGGTAAAAAAAATACTCATACTGAAATTAGTTCAAAGTATTCTAATACATTTTGTATTGAAGATGAAGAATTAGAAGATTTTATAAATTTATATAGTCAAGTAGTTGTATCAAGTTTATTGAGTAAAAAAAAATGTGAATTAAATATATTAGAAAGAGTAAGAGATATAACGCCTTTTCTATTAGACATTGATTTCACATATAAAACCAGTGAAAAACGTTTATATGATGAGAGACATATTTTATATGTATTAAAAAATTTTAGGCGAGTAACAGGTAAATTTTTTGAACCATATGAGAAAAAAAAATTATTTGCATATTTATTAGAAAAACCAGTACCATGTCCAGATATAAAAGATGGTGAAATATATGGTTACCGTGATGGTTTTCATATAACATTACCATATTTTATGGTAAAAACTGATGTATTTAAAAATATATTAATTGAACTGGGTAAAATAATTAGTAATTTTGACAATGAAGAAAATCCTTTTAAAGAATTACAAGATCATATAATAATGGATAAAAGCAATAAAATAATAGATACTACTATTCCAACAAATAATTGGTATATGTATTATTCACAAAAACCAAATGGTTATAGATATATTTTAACAAAAAAATATGATGGTAATTTAAATAGTTATGATATTACTAACTCAGCAAAAAATATTACTGATTTAATAAAACGTATGAGTATAAGAAATAAATATAATGATCAACTTGTTCCATTAAAAAAAAATCTAGAAAAAATAAATCAAAATCAAAATCAAAACAAAAATCAAAATACAAAAAAAAAGGATAATTTAGATGATTTAGAAGATTTAGATAGTAAAACATATTCAGATGATACAACAAAAAGTCCGCCTAAAATACAAAAATTAAAAACACAAACACAAGCTATGCAAAGAAGAAATGATTATATGAAACCAGAAACAATGGCAAGTTTGTTAGTTCCATTATTAAATGATGAGAGAGCTAGTTCATATGAAACTTGGCGTGATGTAGGATTTGCATTACATCATACAAGTGATAAATTATTTCCAGTATTTGATAAATTTTCTCAAAAAGATAAAGCAGCTTATAAAAAAGGTGGTGGTTCAGCAGGGTGTAAAAAGTTTTGGGATAAAATAAAACCAGTTTCAGGTTCATGTTTGAGTATTGCATCAATATTTTTATGGGCAAAAACAGATAATATAAAAGGTTATAGATTAGTATTGAGACAACAATTATCAAAATTATTTGATGATGCAGCAAATTGTTCAGATATTAGTATAGCAAGAATAACATATAATTTATATCGTTATGAATATGTTTGTGCATCAATTGATAATAATGTATGGTATCAATTTAGAGGTCATAGATGGGAATGTGTAGAAGCAGGTTATACTTTGTTTGACAAAATTAACGTAGAATTAACAAATTATTTTGCCGAAAAACAAAACTCGTTGGTAACAGGAAACATAAATTATGATGTAAATGAAGAATTATTAGACAGACGATTGGAAAATCAAGATAATGAAGATGCAGACGATAATATGGCAGCAGATTTAGATACTGAAAGACTTAAAACATTATCGAAAATAATATTAAAATTACATGATTCTACTTTTGTTGAAAAAGTAATGAAAGTATGTAGAAAGTTAATGTATCGTGAGAAATTTATGGATAGTTTAGATGAAAATCGTTTATTACTTTGTTTTGATAATGGTGTATATGATTTAAGGACACAAAGTTTCAGAAATGGAACCCCGGATGATATGTGTAGCAAAACAACAGGTTATAGTTATCCAACAAATTATAATATTAAAAAGAAAAAAATACAAAAAATAGCTAAATATTTTGAACAAGTATTACCAAAGCCTGAAGTAAGAGAATATTTTTTAAAATTAGTAGCAAGTTTCATCGATGGTAATAATCCTCATCAAAAGTTTTATATATCTACAGGTAGAGGTGGTGCAGGTAAAACACAAACATTAAATTTTATATTGGCAGCATTTGGAGAATATGCCGGTGTTTTACCTATTACCTTATTAACTAAAGAATCTAAAGGTGCAGGTTCAGCTCAACCAGAATTAATGGATATTAAAGGTAAAAGATTTATATTGTTTAGCGAACCTGAATATGGAGACAAAATATATGTCGGTTTATTAAAAAGAATAACAGGTGATGAAAAAATTAAGGCAAGAGGTTTATATGAAAAAAATCTAATTGAATTTTTTCCTCAAGCAAAATACATGTTATTATGTAATGAAGATTTACCAGATATTCAAAGTACCGATACAGGTATTTGGAGAAGAATGAATGTTATCCCGTGGATAGCTCAGTTTTTAGCAAGTCAAGATGTAAGAGTTATTAACGGAGTTTCATATTATAGAGGTAAACCATTAACTGAATTTCAACATTTAAGAGATCCAAAATTACCAGAACAAATGAAAACATGGCATAAAGCTTTAATGTGGTGGTTATTAAATGTTTGGTATCCAAAATATTTAGAACATTTTGAAGAACCCGATGAAGTAACAAAACATAGCAGACAATATGAAAAAGATAGCAATGTTCATTTAGACTTTGTAGAATCTACATATACTGTTACAGGATTACCAGAAGATAAAATAAGTATAAAAGATTTCATAACAGAATTTAAAACATGGTTAAATCTATATAATTCTAGCGCCAAAATAAAAGCAAATAGAAAAGATATCGAAAATTTTATTAAAAGATGGGAAAATCCTCAAGTCAAAATATATAAAGATTATATTATAGGTTTAGCTTTTAGTGGTAATATTGATTTAGATGATTCAGAAATACAAGATTATATGAAGGGTCAGGAAACAACTAAAATGAATATTAGTGGCGAAGCAATTGTAGTTAATGAAAAAGTTAATGAAGAAATTAATGAAGAAATTAATGAAGAAGTTAATGAAGTTAATGAAGAAGTTGATGAAGTTAATAGCGAAGTAGATAAATTAGAAGAATTAAAAATAACTAAAAAACAGTCAAGGTCTAGAAAATTAACAAATAAAAAAATCTCCCAAAAAATAGAATCTGATGTCAGTGACTATTCAACGGATTTAGATAGTTCTAAAAGTTCTAAAAGTTCTAAAAGTTCTAAAAGTAATAAAAAACTCATTAAAAACAAGAAAATTAATATAAAATTTTGTTCAGATTCAGAATCAGAAGAATATGTAGAGGATTATTAACAAATCAATAATTAAAATAATTTTAAATTAATATTTTTTTTATTTTTAATATTTTAAAATACCATATTTTGATAAAATAGTATGAATTAAAACACCATAACCTACAGCAAATATATTTTTTGGTCGCCAATATACTAAACCTAAAATACCTGTTAAAGCCAAATGAACAAGCTCATCATGACCTTCACTTACTAAATAAAACATATAAACACTAGAACATAAAGTTAAACCAAATAATGCATCTTGTAAATATTGTTTGCCTTTGTTTTCATCTGAACTATAAGGACTTATAAAACGTAATACAGTAGCAATTTTTGATTGTTGTGTTTTGTTTGTAATATTTTCATTTAGTCTTGACATTTTGTTATTTGATATGGATTATTATTTAATATCGATTGTTATAATAAACCAATTTATAATTTATAATTTCATTTTTTATTTTAAATTTTAAATTGAATTATAAATATTATTTTATATTTAAAATAAAAAATAAAAAATAATATTAAAAATAATTCAAACAAGCTACATAAGCTTGATTTATCGCGATGCCAAGACCCATTGCGATAAAATTTTTTGGTCTCCAATATGCTAAACCGGTTAAAACAGTTGCTAACACAGGAACTCCATAATAGTTTTTATCACCAATTAAAAAACAAATATAAAAACTTGTACACATTGTAATACCATATAGCAAGTTTTTATAAAATCTTTTTTCAGTTTTATGATCACAACTGTATGGATTAAAAAACCATTTTAAAGCACTTTTTACTGTAATATCATTAGCTACAACACTTTTAACGCTCCTAACGTTCATTATTTAAGTTATTATTATTGTCATTATTAATTGCACCAATTGTAAATTTATAATTTCATTTTTTTATAATAAAAAATCCCATTAAATACTTTTACGAAAAAATTTGGAAATCAAAACACCTATCACAGAACCAATAGTCCAAGCACCAATATTTTTTGGTCTAAAATAAGTATTTAAAATTAAGCAGGAAACTATCATAATCGATACAAGAGGTTTATTTTGAGAATTTGAATCCAACAAATAAACACTAGAAAATATACTAGTAATCATAGAAAAGGTATATGAGGCATTTTTTATACATCGAACTTTACTATTACGATCTTGACTATATGGTTTTAAAAATCTTGTCAATGAAAATGGATTAGTATTGTTCATTTAGTAATATTATAATAATCTATTATAATATGGTTTATTTCAAGTTTTTATTTCATTTTTACATTTTTAAAATAAAAACTAAGATAAAAACTAAAAATAAAAGAACATTCTATAAAAATAAAAAAAAAAGCTGACCATTCTAATAATTGTAAATAATTATGATTAAATAATTTTGGTTCTTTTATTTCGTCTTTAATATATCTATTTATTAATAATTAATTTATTAATGATTAATTTTTTTTTTGTATACCTTTTGTGTATGTATTTTTGTAATAGTAACTATCAATATCGTCATTATAGAAAAGATGACAAATATTATCATATCTATCGTAAATTATAGAATATTGATCATAATCAACGTATTCAGAATTATATTTTTGATCATCAAAATATTGATTATCGATAGCTAAATTTCCAGAATGTCCGTAAAAGAAAAATTGGTATTTTATTTTACATGTTTTAATTATTCTATTAATATCTAATATAAGATCTAATTTATCTATTAAAAGATAATCTAATTTTATAAATTCATTAGTTTTATAAAATCCATCAGAAAAATCAGAATAAAATATATATTTCTTGTCAAAATCATTATCCATTACTTCAAATACAAAAATACTAGTATAATTTAAACACAAAATATTTTTATCTTTTGTGTTTAAACAATGCATATAATAATTTTTATTATAATCGTATGCGTTAGAATTATTACGATGGATAACTTCGTATATTTGATAATATCTTTTAAAACCTAAATAACGTAAATTTATTTGTCCCAATGTTTCATATATTTCTTGATCTAAACATATATGTTTTTCTAAATGTTCTGAAAATATTTCATCGTGGTCTAAATTTTCTTCTAATAATTTTTTTAATATTATAGTTTCTATTTTAGATAACTGATTATTTATAGTATATTTATCAGAATGTTTTATATTAGAATAATCTTTTTCTAATAAATATGAATTATCTGATGAACTAAAATAAGTTAGGTTAATATTAATCTTTTCTAAATATTCAAATTTTTTTAAACGTTTCTCCAATAGTTGTAAATATACATAATTACGATTTAATAATTCAGGTTCTTCTTTTGCAATATCTTTCGCGATATCTATTTCAAACATATTAATTTATTGATTATTAATTAATAAATAATAATTATTAACAATATATAAAAAAATTAATCAATTTTATTTTATATATTAATTGATTTATTGATATAAATATAAAATAATAATATTTTAATTTATTATAAAAATTAAATAATTCTGAACATATGTAATTATTTAATATTTATTTTAATTCTTTTGTATTCCTTTTGTGTATGTATTTTTTATATATGAATCGCGTGTCCTTTCGGTCAAACTGATTATGTTGCCAGTCATAGTTATTCCTGCGTCGGTATAAACTGCGGTTGCTTGGCCAAAAAATTTATTACTGTTAATTAATTCATCTTTATCATTATAAAAATTATATTTATATAATATGGTATCTTTCATTGTAATTTTATTTTTAATTTTTAATACAGGTTCAAAATTTTCGATTGCAATATAATCTAATTTAATATATTCATCTGTTTTATAAAATGTACGAGAAAAATTAGAATAAAATATATATTTTTTATCGAAATTATCATCTAATACTTCAAATACAAATAAAATTTCTTCTCGTAATGAAATTAATCCAATGTCATCACATGTCTCAATACAATATATATAATCATGACAATCTTTATTAATATCGTAATTACAATTATAAAATTTGTCATATATTTTTTCATATATTCGATAATTTTTTTTGTAACCTAAATAACGTATCTTTATTTTTTCTGATAATTTACATACTTCTTGGTCCACACATATTTTTTTATCTAAATGTTCAGTGAATAATTTATCGCATTCTAAATTTTCTTCTAATAATCGTTTCAATATTATGATTTGCATTTTATCTAGACCTTCATAAATCATATATCTATCAGAATGTTTTATCACAGAATAATCTTTTTCGTCTAAATAAGAATTATCACGTGAACTCGAAAAATTACAATAATGTATATTATGTTCTTCCAAATATTCCAATTTTTTTAAACGTTTCTCTAATAATTGTAAATATACATAGGTACGATTATATAATTTGTCGTTATTTTCTACAGTATCCATAAAATATTGATTTAATAAATTGTTCATTTAATATATTTATTATTATAGGTCGATTTTATGATAAAAAAAAAATTCATTTTTTATTTATGTACACCTTTCGCATGTATTTTTAGTATATAAATACATCGTATCAGATTTTATACAAATATTAGTAAAATGAATTGAAGAATTATACTTGTAAAAAAATTTTTGAAAATTACTAATATAAAAATTATAAATCTATTTCAAACATATTTATAAATATTATTTTAATTAATATTATTTATAAAAAAAATCAATTTTATTTTTGTATACCTTTTATAAGTATATTTTTATTATACGAATGTTCGATATTACGTATATGGATAGATTCATTTAAAACCTCAAAATAGTCATTATTATTAATATTATTATTTTGATCATCAAAAAAATTAAACTCGTAATCATGTTCTTCTCTTTTATTAATATTTTCATGATCAATTTTTAAATGTGGTTCAAACTTCTCACTAGGAATGTAATCTAATTTTATAAATTCATTAGTTTTATAAAATCTTTCAGAAAAATTAGAATAAAATATGTATTTTTTATCAAAATTATCAACTTTGAAAACGAACAAAGTTGTATTATGTAAACTTATAGATCCAGAATCTTGAGTATTTAAACAATATATATAATCATGATAATCTTTGTTAGTATCATAATTTTCAATTTCTTCATATATTTGATAATACGTTTTAAAACCTAAATAACACAACTTTATTTTTTCTGATGATTCATATATTTCTTGATCTAGACACATATGTTTTTCCAAATTTTTCGCGAATATAACATCATGATTCAAATTTTCTTCTAATAACTGTTTTAATATTATAGTTTCCTTTTTTGACAAGACGTCAGCTATTTTATAATTTTCAGGATATTCTGGATAATTTTGTATTGATGTATCATTATACAAAGAAAAAATATTAAATAATTTACCCCCCATAATCGTTTTTGAATGATCATATTTTTTTAATCGTTTTTCAAATAATTCCCGAGTTTTTATTTGTCTTTCTAATAATTCCAAATACACATAATTACGATTTCGTAATTTTGGTTCTTTTATTTCTGTATCTTTAAATTCCATTCCAAATAAATTGTTTTATTATTAATTGATTTATTAATAATCAATATTCATTTATAAAAAAAATATTCAATTTTTTTGTATTCCTTTTATAAGTATATTTTTATTATACGAATCTTCGATATTACGTACATGGATAGATTTATTAAAAACCTCAAAATAGTCATTATTATTAATATTATTATTTTGATCATCTAAAAAATTAAAATTATTTGTGAAAGTGGTATTAATGTGCAACTGTAATTTAATTTTGTTGATTGCTATATAATCTAATTTTATATATTCATTAGTTTCATAGAATATTTTAGAAAAATCAGAAAAAAATATATATTTTTTGTCAATATTATAATCTAATACCTCAAATACAAATAAAGTTGTATAATGAAAACATAAATATTCTTCATTTTTTATATGCATACGATATGTATATATATTACAATTATTATCATAATCTTTATACATTTGATAATATTCTTTAAAACCTAAATAATGCAAATTAATTTTAGATGACTTATATATTTTTTGATCTGTACATATATATTTTTTCCATTGAACGTGGAAAAATATTTTGTTCTAAATTTTCTTCTAATAATTGTTTTAATATTATAATATTCTGTTTTGTCAGTTTATCAACAAAACTATATGTTTGTGAATGTCCTACTTTAAAACGTTTATTTTCTTCAAATATTTCTAATCGTTTTGTTAATATTTCTAAATACATATAATTATCATATAATATATGAGGTAATATTTCTGTATTTTTTAAAATATCTTTGTGCATTGTCATTTTAGTTTTAATTATTACTATTTAATTTTAATTATTATAACAAAGAAATATTATCAATTTTTTTTTTGTATACCTTTTATAAATATATTTTTTTCGTATACATCCAAATTTACAAACGAATGTATCCAACCATGATTATGTGGATAATTTATAATATTAACTGAAAAATATTTATTATTATTTATTGGTTTATTGTCTAAATCTAAAAAATTAAATTTATAATAATCACCAGTTATAAGCATATTTTTTTCAATAATTTGTAATTGTAATTCAAATTTATCAATTGTTATATAATCTAATTTTATAAAATCATTAGTTTTATAAAATCTATTAGAAAAACTAGAATAGAATATATATTCCTTATCGAAATCAGGATCTAAAACCTTGAATACATATAAATATGTTTTTTCTAAATATATATATCCTGTATCATTCGTATCTAAACAATATATATATTTATAATAATTTTTTTTAATATCATATTTTTTTAGTTTTTCTCCAATTTGAAAATATTGTTTAATACCTAAATATTGTAATTTTATTTTTTCTAATGATTTATATATTTCTTGATCTGAACATATATTTTTTTCTAAATAAGGAGAGAATATATTAATATGCTCTAAATTTATTTCTAATAATTCTTTTAAAATTATTGTGTCATTTTCATTTAAAAATTTTCTTGTTTTATGATTATTAGAATATTCTATTTCAGAATAATCTTGTTCTTCTAAATATTCGTTATTAGATGAAGAATATGGATAGGCAATAATTTTATGTTTTTTAATATATTCAAATTTTTTCAATCTTTTTTCTAATAATTGTAAATATACATAGTTACGATTATATAATTTTGGTTCTTCTTTTAATAAGGTATCTTCAATATTTATCATTATGTATGTTATTAATATTAATTATGTGTCTTTTATAAAAAAATAATCAATTTTATTTTTGTATGCCTTTTGTATATGTATTTTTTGTATATATTTTTTTAACAGAAAATGGCTTCAATTTAATTCCATTAAACCAATACCAAAAATAATCATTTACAACATAGTTTTTATTATTCGAATCTATAATAAATGAATAAAATTTTCTGTTTATTCTATTCTTTATTTTTGTAATCTGAAAACTAAATTCAGGAGTATTTTTCGTAATATAATCTAACTTTATGAATTCTTTAGTTTTATAAAATCTTCTTGAAAAATCAGAATAAAATATATATTCCTTATCGTAATTATTATTTATAATTTCGAATACAAATATAGTTGTAAGATAAATATTTAAAATGCCATTAATATTTGTATCCAATAAATATATATAATTTGAATAATCTTTATTATAATCGTAATTATTTACGTGTTCATAAATATTATATATATATTTAAAACCTAAATAACGTAAATTTATTTTTTCAAATGATTCGTATATTTCTTGATCTGAACATATATATTTTTCAAAATATTTTGAAAATATTTGCGTATGTTCTAAATTATCTTCTAATAACTTTTTAAATATTATAGTTTCATCCTTAGATAAGAGATCATTGATCATATATCTATCTGAATGTTCTATTTTAGAATAATCTTGTTCTAATAAAAAAGAATTATCAGAGGAAGAAAAACAATAATGACTATTACCATTACCATTATTTTTTTCTAAATATTCAAATTTTTTCAATCGTTTTTCTAATAATTGTAAATATACGTAATTACGATTTTGTAATTTAGGTTCTTCAAAAGTATTTTTAAAATCTAGTTCTGACATTGTTATTTATTATTAATACATTAATATTATTTATAAAAAAATAATCAATTTTATTTTTGCATTATTAAAAGCGTCATGATTATTATAACGACTAAAATCTACTCGTTTATTAATATTACGAAAGCTAATAATTTGTATACAAAAAACTATAAAGTTTTTGATGTTATTCATATTTTTGTATACGCTGTCTATATTATAGTCTTATTTACTTTTCAAGCATATATAAATATAAAAAAGCATCATACTTATCAAAAAAAAATAGTTTTTTATACATTTCAAATTTTTTTTTCAATTTTTTTTTCAATTT